TCTATCTGATCTGTAGCTTCTTCCATATCTTCTCTAGATAATCCAAATACTCTACGAATATATGATTCAGTAGCAGCTACAGGATCCATCTCTAACTGATCAGCATTGTTACCAGTAGCTACACCACCAGCAGATGCTACTTCATTATGAGATGTTTCATTAGTATCAGGTGTAACATCTACAGTTTCAGAATCTTCACCAGCTTCATCTACAGCTGTTTCATCTAGTTCTGTAACAGTACCAGTTACATCTTGTTCAAGATCAATCTCATCATTATCTGATTCAAATGAAAACCAAGGATTACGTCTTGCCATAGTTTATACTCCTATGTGTGTAAAAATAAATAATTACGTATTAAGTAACGAGTTACTAGTATACATCTCTTCAAGCTTACGCTCTATGATATAACCAATAATAGGAAAGAGATAATAAATATTAGCATATGAGATGTTATGCTCATATAGATTATCTGTATTATCAAACAAATATAAGAATCTATCTACAAAGTCATCAGTACGTTTATAGATATATCTTACAATTGTATCAATAAGAACACTTTCAATAGAATTATAAACAATTCCGCCGAATTTAAGGTTCATATCTTGATTCTTTCCATTCTTGATCTTTTCTATCAAAGATTTCGGGAAGAAATCAAATAACTCAGGAAATGAACTTACTTCATCATCATGAATTACATTGAATTTTCCTACGAAATAAGCATTGATTTCTGGAGTTAAGCGTTCAATTTTCACTGGTAAAACAAAAGTATTCCTGTAATTAGAAATAGATTGAGTTTCCACGCAACCAAAAACAGAACGTCTATAATTCACATTATCAATACCCATCTTGGGCTCTATAGCTAATAACAATCCATTGAAGTCTCTAAATACATGATTTTTACCCATGAATATATTCAAAAGGTTATCATAAATCTTGTATTGAGTAGTAACTTCTCTTGGAATTACTTGGTGAGATCTAGAGTCATCACTTGTGTTTGCTCTAAATACACCATATCGTTTACCTAACGTATTTATATTATAATTGTCCAATTCTTGACTTTTATTGCGTTCTATATCGTAGTTTTTACATATATAACCATCAATTTCTTTGTCATAAAAGAGGTTATTGAATACAGTTTCCATATGCTTATAAAGTTTTTCAAATTTATTTATAAGCTCTACTTCATATTCATCAAATACAGCTCTATAAGTAGTACCAATTAATTCATGTCTATAAATTCGTCTAGCAGCTATTTGCCCACTAGGTATCTTATAATCGGCTTTATAAAGCGTATATTCGCATTCAAAACCAGAATCATTTTCATAAGTAACAGTATTTACAGTAGTAACTTGATAGCACATGTTTCTACCATAATACTCCATCATAAACATATCACCTGGAGAAGGTTGAATAGTTCTTGGAAGTACTATAAAAGATCCTGTACTTATATATGATTGCTCATCTTCTTCGTTTTCGTTTTCTAAATTAGTTTCTCCAGATAATTTGATTCTGAAATTCTTGATTTCTATAAATTTCTTTACATCAAATGCTATATCTGAAGGTCCTGTTGAATCAGTATTGTAGTTATTAGTTGAATCATGTACAGCTTGATAATATAGAACAGGAGTCAATACTCCTACCATATTTATCATAGAAGATGCTTTCATTTTTAGACGTTCGGAAGTTATTTCCGACATCATGTCATCCATTTTACTATATGATTCACTCTCTTTTAGTTTTTCTACAAATGGAACGTTATTTATAAGGTCATTTCCACTATTTTTGTATTTAATAGGCATATAAAATCTCCTATTTACGTATATAATATTGTTTTTGTTAGAAGGACAAAGAAATATATTTTTTAAAAATATTTTAACTCTTTAGGAGGTTCTAAAAGCTAAAAATGTTAGATGTAAGTAAATATAGTTTTATTGATTTCTCAAAAGTAGACCAATCATCACCATTAATTTATCCACCAGATAGTGATATAAGTGGAGCATTAGAAAGAGATGGTATGGAATTTATTTCAAATCAATATGCTTCAGTAGTAGAACAAATATGTGGAGCATGGAATGATGAAGAAGTTTCTAAACCGAATTTTTTGGTAAATCTTATAATTTATCTAAGAACTGGCTTATTAGCTGAACAATATATAAAAGGTGAAATAGAATCTACAAAAAATAGTGTAGATGAAATATTAAACTCAGAACCAAGTAATGAATCTAAAGAAACATTAGTTTATTCTTTAAATATGATAAAGAATGCTAGAACACAATTTAAAGAAACTTATACAAATGTTAAAAATACATTAAATAATTTTGAAAATAATTTAACTACTGATTCAAAAAATGTGTTCGTTAATGAATGTGTAGAATCCGGTATTATCAAAAATACTACTGAGCAAAAAACTAAATTATTAACGATTATAACTGATGATATATACGAACTTAAAGATTGTATATATAGATCAATAGAAAAAATAAGTGAAGCTGTTGTTTATATGGAAAGAGCCATTAAAACTCTTAATGGTGAATCTCCAGATACAGTAGTTGACGATTTTGTCATCGATCCAGAGATGATTGATGTCATTAATGATAAACAAATCAATATACCTATTAATGGTAATAACCCTATAATTCGTAAGGAGAAATATATGGCTATATTAACTTCTAATCCAGAGTATACTACATTAAAAAATAGTATGAACACTGCGATTAAAAATTTCGTCAAAAATAATCCTAATTCGGTTAAATATTCAACAACTGATGCTGGAAAAGCTGTAATTACATTGTTCTTTGGCGAAACCCGTGATGTTGAACTTAAGGATCTTGCAAAAATTTGTATGGAAACCCTTAATGATGCTGACTTTGTAATTGATGGAATTCCTGTTACAGTAGTTAAATCATCTGAGAGTTATCTAGTATTTGAAGGTGAAAAAACTGCTGTTGAAACTGCTATTAAGACTAAAGCTAATGACTATCCTATTCTTGCTATTGTTACCAATCAAGTAGAAGAATTTGATGTAGATGCTATTGTTACATCTATTAAAAACGGAATCATTAATGTGTTTGTAGAAAATAGATCTACAAATATGTCTGATTTTAGTATCATTTTGGAAAAATCTGGTATCACTGTAGATGAAAATAGTGTTACTGGTAGAGTTATTGTAAATAACGATAAACTCACTCGTTATATTTCTGAACTCGAATCCCAAGATATTCCAAATTATGATGATCTTGAGCCACCTGAAGATGATGGAGATGATAGTGAAACTACTGATACACACACACAGGCTTTAGCAGCTATTGTTAAAGTATGTAAGAATGTTAGAGATATAGTTTCTAAGATCATTAGAATGAAGCGTTATAACAAGCCTCTTCTCAATGGCGATTTGACAACTAAACTCAACGCTGTTGGAATTGGCCTTGAAAGAGTTAATGAGGATTCTATCACATTCACATATTCTTTGGAGAAATATTCTGAAACTAAAAAGGAAAACTCTGATGATGTTGTAGAAGATACTGATGGAGCACAATATAAAGAAACCGAAGACAGTGAACCTGTAAAATCAAAAACATATTATGTAGCTGATGGTGATAACGCTTATAGAGCAGCCGAATGGGCGACCGATTTCGATTCTACTGAAGAATCTAAAGAAGAAGATGTTTATACACAAACAGAAGATGTAGATTATGATGAAAGTAAAACTTATTATGTAGAAGAGGCTGGTGGTTACAGAGTAACTACTGACGACGATTATACTCTCGGTGATGAAAATTCAAGATCTTTCAAACCTGATGTAACATACTATGAGCATTCTACAGTTCCTGGTGATCCTGAAACTGTCTATAAGTTCAAGTCCGATGTAACATATTATGAAAAAATCTAAATAAATTAAATAGAGTGGGATACAATATCCCACTCTTATATTTTATAAGTATAAAAAAGAAATATCTTTATAATCTGGATCATTAGGATCATAATACATTTCGCTATCTTTTTCTTTATATGAACCAAATTCACTATATATTTCTCCAATACCACCTTCAGATTTTGGATCTTTTATGGTTTGTGACAATAGTTCATACCATACACGTTTATTAAAATGCCTATATCCTATTATTTTACAAGAAGCATTATTTACCATATTATATTTAAGTAATTTATCTTTATTAGTACCAACTGCATCATCTATAATTTCTTGAAGTTTATCTATTTCATATTGAAATAAATTTATAGTGCATTTATCGACTATATTACCATTAGTAATCATTTTTAATACATCTAAGCAAGTATATTGTTTACTTTTAACTAATGGAGTATTTGGATCATCTTTCAAATAAATAGAAAATCTATTCCAGAAAGATTTATCATTTACTACAAAATTAAACTGATGTATTGGATATAAATTATCTGGTCTAACTAAATAACAAGTTATAAAATAAACTTCATCTCTAAGTCTAGTAAATTTAAAACAATGTCTATTTACTGCTTCTCCTGGAGTACCTTTTAAGCAATCTTGTATATAATAATAAATAAATTTGTTTGATGAAGAATTTTTACTGTTTACTAGATTATCCATTCTAGAAACACCTTCATCAATTTCTGTAGAAGAAAATTCTTCAAAATCTTTAAGACCCATTTAGTTTCTCCTTACATAATGTTTTCTTCTACTGGTGATAATGTATCAGCTTGACCTTCACCATAAATACGTTCCATTGCTACTGTAATAGAATGTCTAGGATCAGAACCTGTAACAGCAGTAAAGTTAGAAATATAACGTGGAATATCCATGTAACGAATCATCTTACCATTATAAATACCTTTTTTATAATATTCTTCAGCTTTTAATCTGAATGGTTTAGAAAAATCTTGTGGATCTCTAACTAGATTAGAAACAATAGTAGAAAGAGTAACGAAATCAGAACCCATAGAACCAGAACCATTCAAGAATGCACATTTAGACCACAAAGCCGATATTTCATCATATCTGATATCTTTAGGAATTTTACCTTGTAACATCATTTTAATAAAACTATCTACAACTTTAAAGTCTTTTACAAGAGATGTAGAGACTATAAATGTATCTCCAGTTAAGAAAACGAAATTATAATAAGTTTCTTTAACTAATGTTTCAGTCTCTATATCTTCACTAGTTTGTATACTTTTATTAATATGAGAAGGTTTCATAAATAAAATAGCTGGAAGTTTAGTTATAAATCTATGATTAAATTTAGTAAGATCTTCTTCCTCAGTATCATCAAAAATGAGACCTTCAAATATTCCAAGCGTTTTAATAGTAGTTTGATTTATTTCTGTAATACCATCGTTCAAAAACTGTTCAGGTAATTGAATAATCAATTTATTTCCTGTAAAGATAACTTCACCGCTATCAGTTATTTTAAAATATTTATTAAAAAGTTCTTTTGTTAACGCGTTCATTAATATAACCTCATTATAAGTATATAGGTTTGTCATTTTTATAGAAAAAAAAGAAACCGTAATAATACGGTACAGAAAACCCCTTATGGAGTTTTACTGTTTTTTAATAGTTACTTGATACCCCATCGTTTCTGGACACTGTCGTCCAGAAACCCTCTTTCGTCAGTTCTTTGTAGAACTAACCTTTGCGTAGGCCAAGATGATATGAACACCACACATTTGTGTGGCCCATCACCATCTGGGCCATAGCCATAAAACCATGACTGATTGAGAAGTATCTGCTCCCCAATAAATACTGGTTTCCCATTTGCAAGATCGGCCCATTGCCGATCATTTAGGTTCAACTTTTTCTTAACCTGATTCGCCAGGTCTTGCTTTCGCATATTATATGCGAATGGTGTTTTACCTCTAGATGGTGCAATCCACCTAGCTAAAGTTCTTGGATCCCCGGGGATCCTTTCGAATCTGCCGGATGATTCCAGAATTTTAAGACCTTTTTCAAGGTCTTCTTTAGAATTTGCCACCAGTTCTGCGTGGTGGCCGAAAGGCCTACCCCACTGATCACTGTTCCATTCTTCATAACGACAGGTTGAGTTTGCCGCTTTATTCAAAGCAGTAAACCATCTCTCTGCCTTTCCGCTAAACTCTGTACCACCAAGGTCATATCTAAATTTTTCCATAGTTCTTCCCTTGTGTTTATATCTCCTTTCGGTAGACCTCTTCTCTGAGGTGGGGTTTTATTTCTCTTATTATCCCTCTTATAATTATTATGTTTCACCTATACAGGTTACTTCATTAATATAATATATAATCAATCGGGGGGTTTGAACAGTACCTCGAAACAATTCTATATATCTTATATATTTCTTAGGAGAAACATTTATGATTTCTAGATCAGAATTAATTAGAAAACTTAAAAGAGAAATGTCTCCTGCACAATTTGCTTTAGTTTCAGAAGACTTTATAAATGAAATTTTGTATGATGAAGCGTTGAAAAGGTTCTCGAATTGGTATTGGATGCTTTGTGATATACGTATAACAGAAAAAGATGCTATACCTTATCAAGATTATAGTGGTAGAGTATATAATTTCTCTACTTATAGAATTCCTGATTCATTTGATATTCCTGGATTAGATTCTAGAGAAAAATTTACTTGGATAGATATAGAAGATTATCAAATAGGTGGAAATGATACTACTGATGTTTTAACTGGAGGAAACTTCATGTTAAACTCTATATTCTTAAATGCTAAATCAAATTTCCCTCATAACCGTTCATATTATCAAATAACGTTTAGAGAACCAAACTTATTAATAGTAAATCCACCACAGCAAGTACATAGAAACTTTAATGTTACTATGAAAGCTTATAGAACTCTTTCTACTATACCAAAAAATATGGAGATATACTTTCAACAATATTTTGTTGCATTAGTAAAGTATTATCTCTATATCCGAAAACAACACGATAGTGGATCACAAGTATTTGGTGGTATTGAAATAGATACTAAACTTGATGATTTTAAAGATGCAGAAAATAAAATACAAGAACTAGAAGAAATGTTTGAAAAAGATTATTATAAAGATTCTTCAACATTTGCAGTACAATGTCTATATCAACGAAAAGGATAAAAAAAAAATAAAGGTAGGATATAATCCTACCTTTATTTAATCAAGGTTTAGAAGAAGGTCTTTTATTTTTACTTCTTTTCAAATATTCATTTAATTGTTTCTGATCTTCTTCGGTCCATACCATACCAGATAAAATTACAGCTTCATCTTCTAGTATAGTTCCTTTACCTAACTTAATCATAATAGAACGTTTTAATGAATAATCTCCTAGTTTCATTATAGTTAAATAATTTTCTAGGGAAATATAACGGTAAAAATCGCGAGAATAATATTTACAAATTCTATTACCCAACATTACTATTTCATGATTATTTTTACGATATTCCCTTTTTCTTTCAAGAATTTTAGCATTATTCTTTTCATTATATTTTTTAAATCTTTCTTTCTCTTTATCTCTATTCTTTCTATAAGATTTCATCCTATATTCATTCACTTTATCTTTATGAGCTTCACGATATTTTTTATGATAATCTTTGAGATCATTTTTGTGATCATCATAATATTTCTTCATGTACTCTCTTTTCTTCTCTGCCATTTTTCATTTCTTCCTTATGTTTATAGTAGTATCATCTCTACTTCGATTAATAATATTAATAATAAGTACAATGTACTCATTAATATAATATATAATTAAAAAAGAAGAGGCGTTAACGCCTCTTCTTTTCATTAGTTACTGCATATAACAGATCGTATGAGATTCTTCATCGAAACTCAAATGACTCATAAAGTCATCAATATTCTCCAAAGAATCAAATGTGATCATAAACAACGCGGGATGTAAGAAGATCTGTCCTTTAGCAGGTTTATCAAGTAGCTTTTTATCAAAATGAGCGTACTCTGAATCCACACAGATCATTCTAAATGAACCATCACGATCACTTGGATTCTTATTAATCAGAACTAATGGCTTATCAGCTCCGTCAATAAGAATATATTTAAGTGATTCGATATTTACTTTTGGTTCTTTTGTTCCCTCTGGTACCTGGTCAATTGTAACATTAGGAACATCACCAGAGTTCATCTTGATATAAGGGTTAGATCCCATTCCATATAATGCAATAATAAAATTTTGTTCCTTGATCAACTGTCCTCTAAGGATCTTATATGCTAAGAGAACAGCTTCGATGAACTTCATGTATTCCGGATCTGGGTTCATTGATTCCGGAATCACAAAGTCGAAGTCAAACTCAGTATAACCATTAATGTTACTGATTATCTGAGAGACTGGACTTGTAAATTTGTTTGGTCCATAAACGTCCAGTAGAGAAATAGGGAGGAAGAAATTCTCCCACATTCTATCATAGACATTTATATCAGGAACATCTTTAGAGACAGTTTCATCTCTTTCGATATCAAACAAATGACCAAGGTATTGCCACAATACTCCGATTGAAGCAACTCTATCTGTCTCGGAATCACCTTTTTCAATACGAGGTGCTTCTGCCTGGTTTTTATGGTGATGATCGAAATGACCATTTTCGATATCAATCACCAAACAGTCTCTATACAATTTGACGTCTTTTGGATCATCTGGATTCAATCCTTGCGGACGACGTATAACCGTATCTCTGATCTTTTCATAGTTCCACCTATAAAGATCAGAGTGAATCATATCACCACCGGTTTGCTTAAACTTGATGGTGTCTCTTATTAACAAGATCAGTGCAACACACATGATTTCGTCCGCATGGAACTGACCAGAGTGTGTAATGATCTTACCGTATAAGAGATTATTAATCACCCCAAAGTCATTGATCGTTTTTGTATCATCGATCTTTGACTTTGAAACCTTCTTTTTCAATGTAGGTATCATGGCTACATTGATCTTAACATTATCATACAACTTCATATTTTTCCTCCTATATGTATTGTATCATTTATATAATATATAAATAAAACTTTCTCTAATAGAAAAAAAAAATAAAAAAAAAACATAGAGAGAGGTTTTACCCCCTCTCCATGTTTTAACCATCAGTTAGTTATTCTGATGTTTCAGGCTGTTCCTGTTCAGTCTGATCATCACTTGCTAATACCTGATTATCAATATCGATATTGACATCCTCGATATCTGCAAGGGAACCCACTTCATTGAATGTTGGTTCCTCAGTTTTCTTCTCCATCTTCTTTTTTGTTTCTTTCTTCTTAGTCTTTGGTTTTTCTTCTACAGCAACATCTTCTTTCTCAAGACTCTTAAAGATGTCTTCGTTGATGAAATCCATATCGTTCTTAAACATATCGATTTCAACAGCGGTCTCATCGATTCTAAGATATTCATTGTTTGTCAACAAGAATTTCTTGTCCTGATAGAAGATATCCCTGAAATCATTGATGTTCATAGATGTCTCGTTGTTTTCAACATAAACACCAATCGCATCTTTTTTCACGCGTTCACTTGTACTATCTTCCCTATCTTTAAGACAGAGAGAAATCGTACATTCGTTCCTAATCAATTTATACGTATTATCAGATTCGTTATTAACGATCTGATATGCGATAGTCTTAAAAGACTTCTTGAAAGGAACAGAATTTGTGAACACCTTTCCATCGTATGGATCATAGATGGAAATTCTGTTAAGGATCATAGAGAACCTGTTATAGTTCCCAATATCCTTATAGGATTCGTCCGAATTCCAAACTGAATTAGAGAGGAATGTCTGACCCCGAATGTTGTTCTTTTCGATCTTACTAATCTTAGGATTACCATCGATAAACCTTTTCTTAGTGATCGTTTCGTGGGATGCGGAAACAAATCCCTTGATGAACACATTTTTCTGCTCTTTAGTTGTGTCTACACTGATCAGAGCAACATTTTTGATGAAACCTTTACATAATACGTCGCCCTCATCAGATAGCTGTTTAAGCATATTCATGATGTTCTTGATTACCAATTCTTGTCTTCCAAAATATGGTACCAAGACCGACATGATGTAATTAGGCTTGTCGGCTTTGAGCTCATCGGTTGAATAGTACCTTTGTACTCCTTCACACCTCATGAGCTTAATGATACGATTCACTGATTTAATGATCGCATCCTTTGTGCCCGCCAGATCAATTGTCTTGACCTGAGCTTCGAACATGATGTTGAGCTCTTTGTACAAGACAGTTGTCACAAAGCGATCCTTTGTGACGTTGATCGTTTTAGGACGATTCATATCGAATTTAACGAATGCTGAAGGTCCCTTTTCCTTTTTTGCAGATGTTTCCGCTGCCTTAGCTTCTGCAACCTCTTTCTTTGCCATGATTGGCCTCCTGATGGTTTAATATGGCTAAAACAAATTGTCTTAGCCATTAATATAATATATAATTAATAAAAATTATAATTTACTTACGATTGTGTTTCTTTTTATTTTTCTTAGTTTTAGTATTACTAAACGTCTTTTCACAACCATTATCGTAATCACCTTTCATCAAACAGTCACAACTGAATAACATCAACTCCATAAGTTCGTTAACTGCTTCGAAATAATGTTTTCTTGTTTCTGTAAGATTTACTTCTTTAAGAAGAATATCCTTTTCTTTATCAACAATGATAAACTTATACTGTTCACCAAATACTTTCTGAGCAAGTTCATACAAACCATCTCCAGATGATTCAGTTTCAGGATTGAAATCACACTTGAAACCAAGTTCATGTTGCATAAGAATATTGTTTGTAAGCATGGCAAACATAGTCTGTCTCATTGGTGCAGAATATACGTTTTCTTTTACAAATATATCGAGATCAGAAAGCAACTTACCATAAATCATATTAAGATACTCTACAAGATAGGTACTAATACAATCAATAAGTAACGTTTCTCCAGTCTTTTCATTCTTTTCTTCTCCTTCAATATATTCTTTAAGGAGTTTTACAGAATGATAGAATTCATACTTTTTAAGATATGAATAATACTGACCCCATCTTATAATACTTGTACCAGTAATATCTGGAAGTTTTTCTGAGAACTTAATAATAAACTTTTCATATGATTCATTAAGATCAATACCGACAATCTTAAAGATCTTATCTGAAGTAACATTTTTACTTACGATAATAAATAACCTCGTAATAAATGTTTTATCAGTAAAGTATTGCTTAATTGTAGAGAAGTTCTTATATAACTCAGTGAAAATATTCTCTTCAGTCTTTGTATAGACATCGTTTGGATTCATCTTCTTCTTAAGAGTATTCAAAGATTCTTCACTTACATTGATATCCTTAATAAATTCATCGTTATTATAAATGAACATCGTAGTTAAAATTGCTTTAACGAAGTTCATATTATTCATATCTCTAGTAATGATTGTCTTAAGATCAATATCATGAGTCTCACCACTATTCTTAATATATGAATTCAAACCATAAATAAGTGATTCAAAGTTTGAATCGGTGAACTTCTTTTCAAAAGAATTCAAAGAATTATCAGCTTTACACCTAATAAGCATTTTATGAGCATACTCTTTAAATATAGGTGCAACAAACATTCTCTTTCTAATACTATCTTCCAGTTCTTTAGTTCTATCGAATTCAGCAAGTTCTTTTGGACTTGGATCTATATGGATTGGATGCAACCATGAATCTACTAGTCTAAATTCATTAACGAAATAATCTCTCAGAAGAGAAAGAGTAATAGCTTTAGACTGATTTTCAAAGATTTTATTCTCTTCGAAATCTTTACACATCTTAGTGTATTCAGTCTGTACAAGACCAATGATAAGACGAGCTTCTTCATATCCCTTTGCCAAACCGGAATAGTATTCCATATCGTCTTCATCAGTAAGACCTCTATCAACCATAGACTTGAAGTCTTTATACTGATCGATAATAGATTTAGCTTGATCTATATAAATCTGGAAGAACTCTTTATCAAAAATACCATTAGAATAAATAGCAAAGAGTTCGAGCATTTCATCTGTAACTTTAGGAGTAACACCATCTTCTTCATACTCCAACTTGTCTACATCAATATTTGCTTCTTTGGCTCTCTTTAACAAATATTCTTTTTGCTCTTCTGTTACTTTCTTTACTTGCTCTGAATCTGCAGATAGAGTAGGTTTAATGTCAAAAGTTTCTTTAGCTGTAGCTTCATTAATAGTTTTATCAACTTCTTCTACAGAGGAATCCTTTTCTGTTTCTGGAACAGGAAGTTCAATAACAGTAACGTCTGTAGTTTCTTTCTTTTCTTCAATATTTTCAGACATTCTTATCTCCTTAAATAAGTATATGGTTATATTCTTAGTATTTTAATATATTAAACAGAGGGTATTTCTACCCTCTGTTTAGTTATTATTCACCTTCTTCAGGTTCTGCAGGTTTAGGAGCTGGGGATCTAAGCTGTTGATTAGTTAGATCTCTTATGATAGCTTCATATTCTTGAATAACACGTTCTAGATTAAGTTTCGTTGTAGCAAGATCATCGCTCTTACGAATATTATCATCTATACTGTGTTTAAGTTTAGATATCAATTCATTATATTGATGATCTTTGACATCCTTAAACTTAATTAGTGATTCTTGAGTGTCAATATGTTTCTTATACATAGCAGAACGTCTATTTTCTATATCCGTGATTTCTTCACGAGTAAGATACATTGGTTCTACATATGATTCGATTTCATTACTAAGAATACTAAATTCAATAAGCTCTCCAAGCTTCTTTCGCATTTTATTTTTAAGTTCATTTAGAAACTTTTCTTGACTATCTATAGAATCAAATAACTTGATAACAGGATAAATAGTAAAAGAAATATTTCCACATTCTACATATTCATATGATTCATTTTTATTGATTAGAGATTCGGGAATAAATATTTTCTTATCTCTTTCAACAGTTAATGGTTCAAATGAAGTTATTTCATTACAAATAAAAATTTTTGTTTTTTCTGTTATAGCTGCATAATATGAGCCTAATCCATATCCTAAAGGAGCGAAATAAGTTTCATAAATGTTATATTGATCTTGGTTGTTTGCAACATTATCAATATTTGTTTCACCTATAACAAAACAATTATAATCTTTTGCACCATATAATGGTAACAGTTGTAATTTGTATGGTTTAGAATATTCTATATTCTTTATCATATATTACACCTCTATTAAATACTTCCTATACTAGTAATATTAATAGAACGTCCAGTAGTTGAACCAAAGTCTTTACCATTCTGAGCATATACTATAAACTTAACAGCATTAATAACAAATGTTGCTTTATTATAATACTTATCAGAAACAGTTGTATCCTTTTCATTATCTATACTATACGTAATAGGAATACCAAGAATATTACCATAACGCGATTTCATAGGATCATGCATATTAATACTACTTGGACCAGTAAACATATTTCTAGTAAGAAGAATCATAATGATCTGGAATATATCTGCCATACTTGTAGGATCTTGACTATTAGCAAACATCTTTTGTTTATAATCGTGGAAACCTTCGAGCGTAGTAAGACAATTATCAGCTAAGTTACCACCCTTATTTACAGCATACCAAGGGAAGTCAAACTTAAATGATGTAGAACCATTATCTGAACCTTCAATAGAACCAATCTTAAATACTTCAACTGGATAATATTTAAGAGTAGTAGAACTAGAATTCTGTGGTTCACCAGTCTGTGTAAATGAGAATTGTTCAAATTCTTTCTTTGTATTTACAATAGATTCTCTAATACGTTTTGGTGTAGTTCCGCTAAAGTATGTTTGAGGATCACTATAATCTGCCAAATCTACATTATTACCATTTGAACAATGTTTTTTATCTGCAGGGATAATATAAATCTCTGTAGCTTCAAACAATGTAGGATACATATTTGCTAAGAAGTTAATTGTCTCAGCAATATTTTCTGGATCGTGACCAATAAACTCTACTTTATTTGTATCAGGATTTCTGTGTTCACCATGACAATTATTTGTATCACTATGTAAGGTAAGAAGATAATTGTATACAGCTGTATTACACTGTTCTGATGTTGGAGGAACGTTCTTATAGAAGATATAGAACTTCTGATCGATAGCGTTAGAAGGATCCCATACAACCTCACCATCGTCTCCAATATACGGAGAAATACGTTTAACTGGATAAATTGTATAGTTAGTATATCCACCAGACTTTGTTTTATCAAGAACAGCTTTCAACATCTGAGATTCAATTTCAGCTGCTGTAGCAACAAACTTACCATGAATAGAATTCAATATTGGTGTTCCATCTGGTTCTGTATTAGGAACAAGAATGTTTGCATAGTCATTATCAAACTTATTGAACAGAGGATTTGTATAGTCATACTGATATTCTTGACCTCTAAATTCATTATCGAAGTCAAGATCATTATATGTCCATACTGGGAATTGTTCAGTAGTTGTATCACTATCTATGAAAGCATCTGGATCAAAATAAATATTGAATGCCCAGGTTTCATAATTATCTTCTTCTTCTGTAAAGTTCTGACCTTCAACGTCAGTAAGATGTTTATAACCTAATTCAAATCTAATCTTTGTAAGACGACCAGTATGCTCTGAGAATGAACAAGAAATATTATAAAGGTCCGTAATACGAATATCAAGACCATCAAACATCATTTCTTTACCATCATCATTAGCATTGGCGTCTAGTTTATTCCACAATTGATCAAGATAAACATCTGTAGAAAATTCTTTTTTAAAGTTCTCATCTTCTCCGTATTTATAATTATCGTCTAGTTTATATGTAGAAATTTCTTCTCCATCACCAGCAATAATACGTGTACGTACAGGATTAAAAAGATGTCTCTTAGGTACAAGATCAGCAATATTTTGTGTAGCACTATTACTTGGCATAACATGCGGAATAAATAGTGCAATATATTTTGCTAATGTAGGTAATGAAGATACCTTGTTAATAGCCTGTTGAGGATTTCTGTACCAATAAGTACTATTATCATCAAAGAATCCAGGCATAGGAATATTACCCTGTTCATCAGCATAAATGTGAGATTCATATTTCTTGATATATTCAAGTAATGTAAAAATCTTCTGCCAGAATACACAAGTACGATAATTAAACTTTTTAGCAGAAGGATTAATCAAATAATCTACTTTAGTTGTTTCACCATTAAGATTTTCAATAAGTTCTTCTTTAGAACTAGCTTCATAGTTGGGATAAATTGTTTTATATGCTTCATCAGAAGATGCATTCTTAATAAGAAGAGTACTAATGTATTCTTCATCTCTATCCAATCTTGGTCTAGTACCATTAAGTGAAATAGTTTGATTACTTCTAATTAAGTTATCTGTATCTTCATAACCACTATAATTATTTGTGACTTCTAGTAAATCAGGATAGTTTATATAAAGATCCCTGATTGAAGAACCGAAAATAGGTCTTTCACTATTAATCGAAGATTCACCATCAGTTTCTTTTACATCATATCCAAAAGGTTCAGAAATAGATTGTCCTACTGGATAATCTTTAGAACCTTTTATATAGAAAAAGGCTGTTAGTTCGTGATGGTTATCTTTTGTATTTTTTGTAGTCAAATGGTTCTTTAATGCCATATTTTACTCCATATTAAAAGATAAGGTATATAAATATGTTTTCCGATACCTTTTAAACAAAAAAATAAAGCCTAGCAATTTCGCTAGGCTTTAAAATTGGTGTGTTAGTCGATCTCATCAAGACCATAAGTCTTATGAACGTAAGTACTGTTATACTTATCGTCCAATGGATGGTCTAGAACCATTACAATTGGTTCTACTGGATTATCAATTGTGCCCACATCCAGAAGAACACAATGATGTAATACCTTTCCGTTAAAGGCATAATCCAAATTGCCGTCTTCGCAGGTTGGCTTCTTTGTTTTTCCATCAATTGTGGAAACACAAATACATATGTCACCGTTAACATATGCTTTGTCGCCCTGCATGGCTTTGTGCAAATACTCTGCACTTGAGATCGCGTCAGATTGACTCTTATGGCTAAAAACGAATGTCACCATTTCTCCTTTTACCCACCCTTAAATTAAGATTTGTAAAACTCTAAGGTTTTACATTAATATAATATATAATTGTAAAAATAATTATAAAAAAGAAAGGGACGAAGCCCTTTCTTTTAATTAGAATTTTTAGAAACTGTTGAAGCGTGACTTCAAGTCATTAATCGAATCCACTATTTGTTCCTTAGATGTATTTCCTAACATGCAAAGTCTATCAATTATGAACTGTAATTCTTTCTCAGTATCAATAGAAATATTTCTTCGACCCAATACAATTTTCATGTTTGTTTTATAAAATCCTTTAATTTGTATATAAGTTCTTGAAGAAATAACTGGATCAATAATAAATGGATTTGATTCTAATGATTCGCTTCCAAGAATCTCGACGCATTCTCTCATCATTTGTGTACCTTTTTCAGATAAAATGAGCACCATTGAATCTGCATCTCTCTTCCACCCATCACACCAACAATCTTTGTCAATCAATATTAAAGCAAGAGTTCGATAGGCTTTAATATCCGAAGGTTCATAATTACCGCCCCTTGGTGTTCCTAATTCTATACACTTTTCATTCTTTTCATTAATAAAGTCTGCCAAAGTTGTTATAGTTTTATCTTCAGTTGTTTCCGTTTCCTTCTTTTCATTTTCGACAATATCTTTTGTTTGCCATCTTTTTAATGTATTAGCAAAATATGTTAATGAATAAGGAGAACACGTTACCAAACATTCATCGACGGATTTTTCAATTTTTTCTTTAACATCTTTTGGAAGAGTTTTAAATGCATGTATAACACTTGAAAATACTGTTAAAAAATGTTTTGAAAACTCTGCGTCTTTCGAAATACCCTTTTCTTCTTTAGTCATAATATAACTCCTTGTGCTTTATCCCCATTTCTGGTAGGCTTCATCTCCGAAGCAACCCTTTCATTTCTCCTACTTAGGTTTTAATATTTTATTTTTCAGATCATACGATCTTACTCATTAATATAATATATAATTAAAAAAAAGAAACCGTAGCAATCCGGTACAGAAAACTCTATAAAGAGTTTTACTGTTTATTGGAGATTAAAGACGATGGCCAGTTAAAGCTCGATCATAATTTATGCTATTATGATCGAGGCTATATAACCAATCCTTAGGCGTTACCCGGGAACCGTTAGTATCGTAGATATCTTTTGAGACATCCACGATTTCTCCGTACAGAGAATCTCCATGTATGGATCGGATTTTAAATCCTAAATCCATATGATTGAAGATTGCGTCGGTCTTATCGACCTTCGTTAACAGAATAAAATCGCCGGCTACCTGTATACATAGTTCATCATTGAAAACCCACAGTTTAACATAATAACCTGGCTTTATATTGAGAAATTGATTCCTCAACTCTTCCATTTCTTCTACAGTGAATATCTGGCGATTAGCCAACATGTAGTTTGATACGTCATGGATTCCATCTTCAATTTTCTTCATAATTTTCTTCCCTTGTGTTTATATCTCCTTTCGGTAGACCTCTTCTCTGAGGTGGGGTTTTATTTCTCTTATTATCCCTCTTATAATTATTATGTTTCAGTCATACGACTTACTTCATTAATATAATATATAATTAGATAGTGGGGTTTAACAGTAGTTATAGAATACTGGGTAATAAATACCCAGTATTCTTTTATTCATGTTCAACTTCTAGTTCATCAAGATTAATCTTATAATCATTTCCAGCGAATTCCATAATAACTCCAGCAGCTTTAGCAAATACTTCAGAAGTTTTTATAGAACGTTTATTATGAGTCTGAATATTTGTATCTTCTAGTCTAAATCTACCCGTATTCTCTATCTGAGTTAACATTTCTTGTTTAGCAACATTATCATCAGAACGAGGTCCTAAATATTCTTTAAGAGCATTTTTTCTATTAGTGATAGTTAATGCATAAGTCTGAATATTTGTTGTAGAAGCAGTTTTATCTTCAGAAGTTACCTGTCCAGTAATAGGATTAATCTTTGTATTGTTATTTGAAATAGAGTTCTTGTGTTGAAGCATCTGCTGAAAGAAACGTCGTATTGGTGCATAAACTATAGGTACTCTTGTATAAGTACACATAGGCTCACCATTAGGATTTCTAAATGGCATAAACATATACTCAACAAGTTTTATATTATATTTCTTGGCAATATTCTTTATTTTATCTAGAGAAATACCACCATCTTTTGGTTTTTCTAATTGCTTTATTTCAAATGAGAAATTTTGATCATCATTAGCAATCATATTTTTACACATTTGAATAAAATCTTTGTTACTCATTTTGGAAAAAGTTTCTTTGTATAGTTCTGTATTATATCCTGATGGATCCATATCATCCATAAGAGCATACAATTGAGTTTCATATTTTTTACGTATAGCTTTTATTTTTTCATCGGGGAGCATCCAGTTCTAACCTCGCTTAAAAATGGTGTATAAAATAAATCATACGGTTTATTTTTAACTGCAGCAGCTACAGATTTATTATAGTCTTTAAAATAACCAGAACAAACATACTTAGCTCCAGGAATCCTAGTAAGATCAGAAGGAGCCAAAAGATGAAAGTTTGTAGCAGTTCTATCAAAAGTATTTTTATAACTAGTAAACTTATTTAAAACATATCCAACAAATGATGAACAAACAAGGCTATCTTTTTTACCAATCATTTCTTCATCATTATATTGAAGTTGATCATTTTGTTTTGAAAATTGAAGAGGGATATCTTCTTTACCATACACTGTATTACGTGCAAGTTTTTTACCAATCTTATCTACAGCGAAACCAACTAATGAAAGAGTACCATATCTAATTTTTGGATCTCTAATTTCGAGATCAAGAAAATGCCTAATATTTTCCCATTCTTCTTTAGTTACTGGTAAAGCATATACTGCAAATTCAGATTTAGTAATATCTGTAGATTTCATATATCTATTATAATCTGTAACTTCACAAGATTCTATTTTTACTGCATATGGTTCACCTTTACTGTTAGTAGTTAATCCTGTAAAATCATCAGTTAATTTATATGAACAAGCAGCGTGATTGAAATGACCTACTGGATCATTAGTTTTTTGATCAACAAATTTGATCGCTTTATCAAGTGTAGCAGTAGGATTTAATTTAGATTTATAAACTGCATTATATAGTCTCATAAAGAAAAAATACTGATTAGGTATAACTTCTTCTGTACTCAATTCGTTATATAATGATTCGTATGACATAGTATCACTCATCTTCATCTACCTCTTCTTTTTTATTATCTTCTTCGTTCAGAATGTAACCACCAATAATATTTGAATTTTGATTTGGTGCTTCGAACATTCCTTGTGAACAAGCATAAACTCCCACTTCTTCAGATTCTACATCTGATAATCTCTCCATACAAGGAGAATAAGATTGATATTTTCTAATTTCTTTCATTTTATCTTTACTCTCCTTCCATTGTAATAAGAATTATTTATAAACTCAAATTCATCATGCTCTGTACCATTATATTTGAAACAAAAAACTTCTACAGAATTAGTATATTTATCAAATGTTTTTAAAAAAGATTTACTTATTTTATATTTAAGAGCATTATTTTTATTTCTAAATCGTCTTATTTCTTTATTATCATAAATACAATACCCATAATTGTCTTTTACAATATTAAACATAAACGATTCATATGATATTCCATCTGTTAATTGTAATAAATATCGATCTTGATGAAGATTATAAAGATCTTCATAAGACTTAGTCAAAAATATAAAATTATTATATTTTTTATATTTATTATGGAATTTCTTTATAGTTGAATATGAATCTTTAGGTTTTAGTTTTACAGTCATGGGTCTATATAAAGATTCATAACCAAACATAATCTTCATCCTTATATATTAAATAAATATATAGTAATGTTTTTTGTAATAAAAAAGTACTGCTGTCAACGACAGCAGTACATCAGTACGAGCAAGTAACCATTCAGGAGCACCGTATCCCTAATGTTTAACATGAATAAGGAGGAAAGCATGAAAAACACCCGCCAATAAGGGGACATGACAGTCTGAATTGTCAAACGCCCACGAAAGGTTTTGAACCTCTATGATAGACTGCTCATTCGATTCACCTTTATAAGGTGTCTTTCAAACATTTCTATCAACCATTACCGAAAATGACAAAACGCAGGCATAAAAATATATCGTTTTAAATTTTTCTAATCAATGCGGTAAAAACTAGAAAACCATACATTGATTCAAAAAAAAAATAATAACCTCGTGACTAAGGGAAATATGTAGTCACGAGGTTATGTTATCGTATCTAACCCATTGATACGACCCGCGTTATAAACTAGTGGGTTATACTATGTTCATAACACTTCCTACAAAAAGGCAAATTTCTTTAATCAAAAATTTCAAAATTCAATTCGTGTACATACAAGTATATTTATATGTTATAATAAAATTTAGAAAACTATTGGAATAATAACTTTATTGTTTTTGATTAGATTAATTAAATTTCTTTCAATATCCATTTTGACCATTCTTAAGTTATTTATTTTATCGTTTACTTCAAACAGTTTATTCATAAGATAATATCGTTCTAAAGTTTTTAGTTTATCCAGCACATCATCAAACGCTCTATTTTCCATAGTTTTCTTAACATATTTACCTTTTTGACAAACAAAGGTACCAATGATTTTATAGTCATTTTTTAATGTGGCTGAGCAAATACATAATGTGTCTTCTCTATTAATACCAGATGGTAAAAATGAATAATCTAAATTGATTATCTTGGTTTTAATATAATCAACAAACTCTTTACTATCAACAGAATATTCTGTAAGAACTTCTATCTTAAGTTTTAACATTTCGTTATTAAAAATATTGGACACAGTATCTCTAAATAATTCCACATTCAATTGAACGTTATAATCATCAGAGATAGGTCCAGATTTAGATTTAACCAAACGATTAAACTCTGTAGCTATAGCTAATATACTCATTCTCCGACTCTCCTTTTAGTCAAAATCTACTTTCCCAGCATAGTAAAATCGCTTGAATTTAATATTCTGATCACTCATAAATAAATTCATAGCTTTTTCAGCTTTGCTAGCATCTTCCATGTTTACTCTAGTTAATCTTCTAGTTGCAGGATTTACTGCTGTTTCACTAAGTTCATAATATTCCATTTCACCAAGACCCTTAAACCTGTTTATTTCGATTTTCTGTCCTAGTATAGAATTCATGATACTCATTAAATAATATATCGTTCCACGATATTCTTTTCCAGATTTCTTTCCTCTAAGATATACACCATAAATCATAATCTCTTCAAGCTTTTCTCTAATAATAGAGAAATGATGATCCATGAACCCTTTATCCATTTTTAGATTAAAGTGGGTAACACCTTTATCAAATGTGAAATAAATATTATCGCTTCTTGTTACTCTATATCCTGTTTTCTTATAGAATTCCATATTTGCTTTAGAACTCATATTTTCATCACATTCCATAAGAGTATTAATATTTACTACAATATGTTCTAGAAGATCTGGTTCCATTGCAAGAGATTTACAATGGTTATTAATAAGAATATCATAATTAGTACAATGATAAATAAACTCTTCAAACAAAGACTTACTAAGAACTTTATTAGTCTTTATACTGACGAGATCAAATAATTCAGCATTAAACTTTCTCATAAGTCTGTTATAATCAGCATCAGTATGAATATAGAAATACTTACCATCAGACATTGTTAATTTCTTAATTGGAGGATTAGCAATAAATACCTTTCCTTCTTCGATAATCTTTGGATAAAATCTCCAGAAGAATGCTAATAGAAGTGTGGCAATATGTGCACCATCATCATCAGCATCAGTCAGAATAATAATTTTATGATATTGTAAGTTCTTATAATTTACAGGTCCAGCATTAGGAAGTCCCATACCAAGAGCTTGTACAAGATCCAGAATTACTTTACTAAGATTATTTGGACTAGCCTTTATAACATTGAGAATCTTACCAGTAAGCATATATAATGCTTGGAATTGACGATCTTGAGCCAATGCTACAGAACCACCAGCAGATTCTCCTTCAACAATAAATAGTTCACGTTCTTCAGGATTATTACTTCTACAAGTAGTATACTTATTAGGATCTATACCATTAGCTGCAAAAACGCTTTTCGTAGCTTTAGTTTCTATAAGATTTTTCTTAAGTTTCTTTCTTTCTTCTTCATACTTAGCATAATCAATCATAAGATTGATAAGTTTCTTTGCATGTTGTGGATTATCTCTAAGCCACTTACCAAATACACGTCGTGTAGTTTGTTTTATTGGTTCTTGTACATCTGGGGATTTAAAACTGTCTTTCGTCTGTCCATCAAACAATGGATCTTCATGTCTAACACCAATTACAATAACTAAGTTATCACTAATAAGTGTACCAGAAAGATTATCTTTAAAAGACTTAGGAATAAGATCTTGATTTTCTTTTGCATAATCTGTTAACGCTAATGATGCTCCAGCTCTTACAGATCCTACATGATATCCATGTAATGGAGTTGTATTACCATTAACATAAGAAACAACGTTAGAATCACCAGAGTTCTTTGTTCCATATGTAAATATTACATTAAAGTCAAAATGTGGTTCATCTTTATAAAAAGTAACTGTTGGAATAATTGGATGGATTTTCTTAGCATGAATAAAATCTTTAATCTGTTCTTCGATACCACCAGTGTGATAAAACCTATCAACAGTACCATCATGATCAAATATGAATTCAATTCCATTATTAGAATATGATAAGTTATTAAATTGATCACAAAGTCTTTTAACATCATGTTCAGTAGTTTTCAATACGGAATCATCCGTTATGTATGAAACAGTTGTACCTCTATGTTTTCCAGAAGGAATTCCTTTAGGAAGATCCTCATAAAACTCTTCTTTCAAAACACCTCGTTCAAGTACAATAATTCCATGTTTAGCAGGAACTTTTTCTCCTTCATATTCATAACCTTCACGATATACTTCAACTTTTAACCAATTAGAAAGTGCTGCTAAAACTGCATTACCTGTTCCGTTAGCACCAGCATGAAATTTATAAGTATCATTATTGAATTTACCACCGGTATGAGATTCAGTAAATACCGCTTTCATTTTAGTAACAGGAATACCACGACCCCAATCTTCCACAACCATAAGATTTTGATTAGAGTCTAATGTTACTTTAACTTTTGTACCGAAACCTTCCATAGCTTCATCCAAAGCATTCTGAATAGGTTCACAATCCAATTTATACAATCCTAATGTACCAATAGTACCAAGATACATAGAAACACGTAAACGAATGTGTTCTATATCATCTAGATGTTTAATGGCATCATCAAGATATAATTTCTTTTTATCTTCAACTCTATCTGACATATATAACTCCTTATAAAGTATCTCCATTAATTATTAGTTTCAAAGCCATCGAATATGCATGATCCCAAGTCGCTTTACCACAATTAGTATAATCTATTTCATATTTAACAATATATCGTAGTTTACCAATATCTCTTTTTGATTCGCATAACAAATACCTTATTTTATTTATGAATCCCGAAGGATTACGATGATGGATTCTTTTACCAGCTTTATTAATTCTAACAACTGCCATAATTTACTCCTTTATAGATATTTTATTGTAAGTATCTTTCTTATAATATATATTTAAGAAAAAAATAAAAAAAGAAGGGTGGATGGCAGCACCCTTCTATTCTTTCAATTAATCGTCGATACGTTTAATCCCAGTAGTTCTTAAAAATGTAGATTTAGAAAATTCATTATTTTCTTTACCAAGTGCTCCATTTATAAGACTATTAACAGATTCATTATATAATTGAAATTTACTCATTAATATTTGTGGATGTAAATGTCCAACACTTTCAGAATCAATATAACCTGAACAGTAAATTGATTCTACAGATGGGATTTTCAATTCTTTTTCTTTTTCATCAAAATAATCGGTTTCTCTACCACCAATTAAAAATGAATCAAGTGTTACCCCCATTTTATCGTATTGTTTAATAACAAGTTTTATCCGTTCTAATATTTCTTTATTTTCCTTCTTCATTATTTTTCTCCTTAAATTGTTGATAACCTGGTTCACACAATTCGTTCCTATCTAATGGAGGACCAGAACATTCTCCATATCGTTTAGGATCGATCAAATGTGTACAATCTTGACAACAACCTTTTCCAATACATGTTGGGTTGTTTAAGCACCATTTTTTAAAATTTTCAATAGAGTTTTTCAATTTTTCTTCATAGTACGGATCAGTTTCGGTTTTATTCATATTGATTACTCCTCTTCATATATTCAATAAGATACAACGTATCTTTCATAAATATAATATATATTTGATTATTTCTTCAACAAGTTTAATATAAAGTTACTGGGAACAAATCCCAGTAACTTTTATATAATATTTAGTTTTTCCAGATAGGATTACCAGCTGGATCAAAACTCATATGTTCATAATCGATACATTGTTTGAAAGTCTCTACTTCGTCTACAGTAAATGTCTTCTGAAGAACTTCTGCTTTCCAACTGTCATACTGCATATCATAAACAGATGTACCATATTCGTATTCATGTTTATTTCTAACAAGCGTATCGATATCATCTTCAGTTTCAACAAAATCAACTAATCTTACTTTCTTAAATACAGCAAGATCATGATCTTTTGTTTTTGACCATTCATTGTATTCCATAACGATATCTTTAAGAATAGTAATATATTTAACATAAACATCGACATATTTATTATATGCTCTACGTTTGTGATGATAATCATAATCATTGAGGTTATTGGATTTCATAGTATAATTAAAGATCTCAATAGCACCTCTATAGTTATTAGAAGTAATATAATCAGTAATATCTTGATAAAGTCTTTCAAGAATATCGAGCAATGTTCTCTCATCAATATCATCTTTAGTTTTAAATGTATTAATAATATCTGTAAGTTTATCAGGATCACAAGAACCTAATACAACATCATGAATCTTATCATTTGGAATCAAATGTGTAGACAAACTTGTCATAAGATTAGTTTGTGTATTATTAACATCAAATGTGGCAACAGATTTACCATTACTATCCCATCCAATAATACACATATGTGAAGCACCTACAGGATAAGCTCTTAATACAGAAATGTATGTTATTCCTGTAGAAACTGCATAATTGACACGTTTTCCTAGACCAAGTTTATTAGTATCATTGTAATTTTCGATAGCATTAATAAGACTTGCACAATCACTTACACCATTCATAACAGTTTTAGTAATTTTTCCATTAGAAGAAGTAAGATCATCATCACTTACTATAAGCATATCTTCTTTAGCAATATAATTATTAACCATAGTAATTCTCCTATAAAATATATAGGTTTGTCTTCAATATAGAATAAAAAAATAAAGGTAGTCTAAAGACTACCTTTATTTATAGATCAAGATAAATTACTTTTACATCTACAGACATTATAAAGCCACTCATTCATTTCTTTCAGATCATCTTTTGTAAATATCATACCTGATAATGCTACTGCTTCATCTTGATCTATGATGCCATGACCTAACTTAGCCATAATAGAACGTTTTAATGATTCATCTTCTAGTTTCATTATAATAATATAATTCTTTAAAGTAATAAACCTATAAAATTTCTTATAAAAATATCGTCGATATTTATTAAATTTTAAAACTAGTTCTTTAGTAGATTCATAGCGTTTCTTAGTCTGTTCAATAATTTTATCTTTATTATTTTTATAATATTTTTTGCTTTTATCTTTATGAGTATCATAATACCTCTTATTCTGAGCTTTGATCTGTTCTTTATGAGTTTCACGATACTTCTTCATACATTCTTTCTTTTCTTCTTTAGTCATATTCCAATTCCTTCCTTATGTTTATAGTAGTATCATCTCTACTTCAATAATTATTATAATAAGATACAACGAATCTTTCATTAATATAATATATAAATAAAAAAGATGGGGTAAATATACCCCATCTTTATTTTAAAACGGAATACTAAAACTTAGTCCAAATGTTGCTGCACTACAACCCAAAGCTGTAGCACCACCAATCATCATCATTTTACCTAAATCTTCAGAACTACTGTTTTTCTCTACAAAATAACCAGTAAGACCTATAACTAAACCAGCACCACCAACACAAAGACTTCCGATTCTAACTCTCTTTAAACCTTTATATCGTTTATTTAGTGCTGCTATTTCTTCTGCTTGATTTCTAGCTAAAATCTCCATAGTGTTTAAATGCGTTTTTAGAAATTCAGCATCAGATAAAGCCTTATTTAGTTCATCAATAGCTAGACCCATGTCCTGATTTTGACTAGTAACTATTTTTTCCATTATCTGAGACAGCCTGTTCATATGTTCGAACAATTTGCTCATATAATTCAGCACGTTGAGCTGCCAACTCGATAGCATAGTCGACTGATTCGAAATAGTCTCCTCTAGCTTGGAGTAGATTTTCATTGTTTTCCGCATCTCTTTCAATTGAGAGCTTAATGGCATCTGAGCATAATCTGCCGACTTCACTAGCTTTTCGTAATTCTCCAATTCCTTCAAGGATTGTTTGTCCATAGTTTTCTGAGGACTTGAGCGAAGCTCCTGCAATATTAAGCTCATTAGCGAGTTTATCTGCTGTTTCTCTGCTAAGTACGATTCCGTCGATAAGCTGCTGGCTAGTTCCTGAAATTCTTCCAAATCGGATGTATCTGCCTGCGCAGAAAGACCCGATACAAAGAACAATAGTAACACAGCAAGCAATAATAAGCTTTTTCGAAATTTTGAATTCTTCATCCATAATATCTCCTATAAATTTAATTTTATATAAATATGTGAATATATAAATATAGATGGTTAGGCCCTACGATTTTTAGAGTGGAATCGTTACACAAGTTTCTTTTTGTTAAACATGTGAAATAGCCATCTTGTTTTCCCCTCCCAGGAATTTATAATCACTCTATGATTTAATGATTTGTTTTAATTATAAAACAAATAAGCGGTAGGATAAGCCTACCGCTCTTTTTTTATTTACATATTATATAAATGGAGAGTTAGAAATAACTCTACTATTTATATTTTATGGAGTTATACTATGAAAATAACTAGAGATGAACATGGTCACATTATCGAGATATTGAATTCTGATGGATCAGAAATATCTAAAGAAGATGTAAAATCAACTTTAGATTTTATAACCAAAGATGAAGAAAAAATTACAAAAATTATTGAAAATAAACTAGAAACGATTTCTAACGTTTCTAAATCAATATTAGATTCAATATGTTATGGTTTAACTGAATACAATAAATATAAGATTAAATATCCAAATGAAAAAGATTCTGTTAATAACAGTAATTCTTCGTATGTTGATGATGGTGAACGTGACTACTCTGTTTGGGAAGAAGCGTAGATAAAAACTAGTGGGTATAGACCCACTAGTTTTTTTTTATTTTTTTACAACCGTTACATCTCTTGGATTTTTTGGTATATCAGCACCGATTTCTGTTAAGAATTCCTTTGCAAAACGTTTTGAATAGTCATACAAAATCTTTCCTAACCAACCTGTGTACCAAACAGAATTAATCATACGAGCATCTACAGAGATCAAACTAAATATACCATCAATACGTTTACCAGATTCGCTATAAGGTTCTAGACCTTTAGGTACTACTGTTGAAGTAACTGTTTTAAGTGCTGAGTTTAATGAAACTTTATCGCCAGCAGACATTGTATCTCCATGAGAAATAAAGTATTCTATAACTACTGCACCATCAGGATCAACCTCACATCCATTAACACGATCTCTACCAGCTGTAACATTAGTCACATCAATAAGTTTACGTTTAGGTGATGGTTTACCTGTAAATGTTTCTTCTTCAACTATTTCTTTAGTTATTTTCTTTATATATGCTTTGACAAAATTACCAAGAGTCTTACTCAATTTATTCACAGGAACTGTCCAATAAACTTTCATATCGGAAATAGTACCAGATATTGGAGCTTTTGGCGTTTGGTGAATCATTTGAGCCAAAGTTTCTTTATCAAGATTATCAAACAACATCTTATACATCGAATCTTCTTCATCATCTTGCTCTTCTTCGAAAGCACCAGATTCATCAAATACTATAATTGGATCACCAAGACTTACTTTTTCACCTACAGTTTTATATTCAATAAGTGTATCGGAAGCTTTTAGTGATATTTGTTTACGTTTAGTAAAGTCTATAACCAATTTATCAGCAAATGATGCAGACAACAAACTAGAGTCATCTTCTGTATAAGAGCCTTCAGTAATAGCTACTAAACCATTTACAGCTTGTGTATAAATAATTTCTTTGGTAATTGGATCTTTCTTGAAGAATCTTGCATCTCCAGCTATTAGATCTCTAGGACCTACTTTTTGACCAACCTTTACGAAACATTCATACTCAGCTTGGTTAAATGCATCAGAGTTTTTCATCATCGCATTCTTATAATCTATTATATCTTTGGTTCCATCTTTATAAGTTATATATACTTTCTTTTCTACTTCATCTATACTAGAAATAACACCATTCTTTTTAGCTACTTTAGCGAACGATTCACTTGTTTGATATTTAATAGTCTTTTCTATACCAGTTCTTACAACAGGTAATGAAGCATTCATCATACCACCAACGTGATTAGACTGAATAGATGCAAACGCAATACGAGAAGGATCATCATAGTCTGTAACGAATGGCATAATAGCTTCACCAATTGGAGCAAGATTGGTAATAGACCTAGAATTTCTATCTATAGGTGCACAGAATCCTAAAGTATTCTGAATATTCGGATTCAATGTTAATTCTTTCTGAACACCAGCATTAGAGTTATCTGGGGTAGACATACCAAAGATACCATAATAAGAACTATCGAAAGCACGCTTACCAAGAGTAAATGCTTGATCAACTTTTGTTCCACCTGGTCCTTTAAATGTAGTCATACCAAAGTCACGAATTTCACCTACAGGAGAAATAGAGTTATATGTTTCTAGAATTTCAGTTTGACGTACTTTAGAAATTACTGCATCTGGTGGAATAGACATTTTATTTGTCTTTCCAGAACGTTTCTTATATACGTTATAATGATCATTAAGTACTTTAAATAAACATTCAGATACAATTTCATTAGAACGAAGTCTATAATTACTAATATCTGATTCAGATGGACATTGATTATCCACAAGAAGATCATTACAATACAAGAATATTTCCAAGAAATCTGTAGGAAGTTTAAGAGCTTCAAGAATCTGTAATGTCTTAAGATCGAGCATATTCTCTTTAGCAGTTATCCAACCTTTAACAACGTTTCTTGTTTTAAAACGATTATATGTATAATTTATGTATAGACCTTGATTATTAAGATCTTCGTACTTATAATTCTCTGTATCTATTTCTGTAAGACCATTTAAGAACAAAGCTCCACGAATAGGATACTGATTATAATACAGATACCCATCATAAAACTTTATACTCATTTTATTAGTATTCTTAATAAGTTTATCAGAGAATTCTATTTCATTTTCTTTGAAATAACTAGAAACTCTATCCCATCCAAATAGATAATTCAAGAAAGCTATAAGAGGTACAGTAAATGACTGAATTTCTATTTTAGTAGAAAGACGTTTCTTAGGAGTCTTTACACTCTTAACGAATTCCAATAAGTGAGGATCTTTAAGATATTCATTCAATAATGCTATAATAGTACTATTAACACTATTATTTTGATTTATATCTATGGTAACAAGGGTTTTTGTCGTATAGTTAATAGCGATTGGTAAGATATTATCTGGAAGTACATTATCTTTATATCCAGTATTAATACTATGCTTTTCTATACGTTCACGAATAGCTTTCTGTGAGAAGAATATCTCTACATATTCACCATACTTACTCTTTTCATTATTGATTTTAATCATAAAGTAAGATTTAGCAAGTACATCATATTCGAGCGTAGTAAGATATGGTGCATTATCCAATTCACAATCACCACGTTCTACAATAACATTTTCTTTACCGTCTAAATATAATCCAAAGAGTTTTCGAATAACTTCAGAACCACGATTTAGCATAATTCCAGTACGCATTACTTGGAAAGAGTTAAGTTGAGTAGTTACATAAACTTTATCTGGACCAATCTTAACAATTGGTTTTCTAATCAACTGATTTTTAAGATAATATTCTGTACCATTGATTTTCATCTTACCAGTTTCGTCAATCTTTGGAATATCAAACTTGAGCGTATGTTTCTTTTTATTCTCATCCTCTAGAGTAAACTCATAAGAATAACGATCGTTAAACTGATCTGAAGAATCATTTACTTTTGCACCAGTAATATAAAGAGGATTCTCTTTATTAATAGAAAGAGAACGTACAGCATTAATTATATCGGATTGATAATTATTCTCAATATATGAACGTTGAAAATCCATAAGATTCATATTCATAGTATCTTGATCTTTAGTCTTTGGTTTATCTGTGATAGTCTCTGAACTTTTAGTTAATTCGATTTTAGAAGAATCACCAATAATATCTTCAATCTTTTTACCATTAAGCTCTACAGATTTATATTTCTCTTTAAGATTATTCAAACGTTTCTGTTCGGCAGGTGTTCTATAAACTTCTTTATTTTCTACTTTTTCTAGTTTAATAGGACCAGTTTTAGGTTGTTTTATTTCTACATATTCTGGTTCTTCCTCTATGTCATCATCCGTAGTTTCTGTCTCATCAAATTCGTACATCTCATCAAATTCTTTATCTTCATCATCAAAAGAAAAATCTGATTCATCTGTATTATTTGATTCTTCGACGAGATTTTCATCATCGATTTCCGTTTCATCAACTTGTTCAGTTTCACCATCGTTACTATTAAGAATTTCATCAAAATCTGAATCTGTAAGAGTAATATCGGATGCTTCTTCTTTATCATGAGAAACAATTGTTGTATTTTTATTACTAAACTGTTTCTCAATATCTGCCAGTTTATTCATAGAATCTTTATCATATTTTGCTTTACTCTTTATAGCAATACCATGAGCCATCTTATGTGAAGTATCTTGTACTTCTTCTGGGAATTCTATTACTTCATCTTCCCCATTCTTATTTTTTGCATCAGCTATAGTTTTTAAAACATCATCATGTTTAAGAATAGATTTAAAAGTCTTTTTAAGTTTAGACTTTATAGTATTACTATTTTCTTCATCAAGAATATCAGAAGATTTCTTATAGTATCCTTCTATCTCTTCATTAACTTCATCTTTATCGATTTCATCGATATCTGAAGTTTTAAGAGCACCAGTATTACACATAGTTAATACTTTAAGTCTATTTATAAAAAGTTTAAGGAATCTATCTGTATTATATCTGAGATAAGATTTAAGTTCTCTTAAATTTATAGTAAAACCTACACCAGTTTCACAATAGAAATGGAATACTACATTACGTCTAATAACTTCTTTAACAAATTCAGAACTAGAAGCTCCTCCATTGTATGCAGCATAACATTCATAAACAAACTTTATCAAAGATAATTGATAAATAAGATCTGGATTGATCTTCATGTTACGTTGTATAGGAAGAGAACCTTTTAAGAACTGAGGAGTTAAGAAACGTGTAGCTTTTAGTGTATAAGGAATAGAAATAATAAATTTATCAAATCCAGCTTGTTCAAGACCTATAGCAGTTTTACCCATAGATATAACTGAAGAAGACTGAAATACCTTTTCTGTAAATGCTTCCGTTCCCTCTTCTACATCAATATCTTTACTTGTATCATGTTTATCATTCTTAAATAAAGCATAACAAATAATTTCTGGATAAATCTTTTCTACATACTGAAGAACATCAGGTTTTTGCATAAACATTCTTTCAGTTGGTACAGCTTTAGCGATAAGATCTGAAAAATCTACAATAAGATTTCTATTATCTATTACTCTATCTCTAACCATACCATTAAACCTAGGAATATTTTTCATAACAAATTCTGTCTTTTCTTTTGGATTTAATACCGTTACTTCTCTAGGTTGTACATAAAGTGAAGGTTTCCATACAATCTTTTTTGGATAATAATATCTCTTAAAAGATTTCTGTGCTCCATTTGGTCCAAAAAGATTCATAAGACCATTCTTTATATCGTCTGTAGAAGATCCGACATTAAAAAAAATGTTTCCTGATAATTGTTTAGTATATGTAATAAGAGGATGTGGTTCACCCTTATTTGTTTTAGGACGTATCAATTTAAACGGTTTAACCGCATCAGTTAATATATCATTCATAACAAATCCTCATTAATTAGTATATAGGGTTGTCATTTTTATAGAAAAAAAGAAACCGTAGAAATACGGTACAGAAAACCTCCATAAGGATGTTTTACTGTTTAAGAAGATTAGGAATCAAACAAATTCGTCTTCATCCTCTTTAGAAGAGACGGGAACGACGGGGCGGATCCCATCTTTTCCTCGATAGTTAGAAGAGACGGGAACGACGGGGCGGATCCCATTATCGTCAACCTCTTCCTCCTTCTCCTCAGTAGTAGGAGTGTAGTTAGAATAGTCATTTAAGTGATCTTTATAAAGAAGATCTTCATCGATCAGCGCTTCCTCGTATCCAAACCCACATTCAGGTTCGAGTGAACCTTCGTTGAATTCTTTTCGTCTTGATATAACCTCATCGGTTATATCAAGAAATGCGAAACAATCAGGATCAGGTCCTCCTTCAAATGAAGAAGGAAAACATCCTTCCTTCTTCATCCACCACAGAACATCATAGAGGTCTTTAACCCAGACATCTATGTCCTCATTTTGTTTTCCATTCATTGATGAATGGATGATGGTCTTGGTTTTTCTAACGAACCCGAGCCTATCCAAAAACTGGATATACCAGTCGGAACAACCCGACATTCCATCTCTACGACTGACTTTCCACGGATTTATTCTCCGCAGATTCTTGGCCTTTTCTCTGGCCTTTTCAAGACCAGGCCAGAACCATAGGAACCCAATCAACTGATCAGTTGGAATTGCTGATCCCGAAATACGTTTAAATTTAAACGTATTGGCAATCAATTCAATCTTGAATGTTCCGCCAATAGATTCATCATAATTGATTTTTCCATTGTTCCATCTAATAATCATTTCGTCCATATTTTCCTCCTATGTTATGAATTTATCCCTATAGCATAGTAGACCTATTCATTAGGTGACCCTTTCATTTCTCCTACTCAGGTACTTCTTTTTCAGTTTATTCTATTAATATAATATATAATCTTGAACAGTTTTAATATAAGTAAGAGGGAGTAAATCCCTCTTACTATTATAATATTACCAACTAAAACTATCGTCGTTAGAACCACCATCACCATTACCCATACCAACATCCTTGTTGGAATCGTCTCTAGTGATTGGGTTTCCTTCATCGTCCAGTTGTACAGGTTCAAATGTTGTATTAACAAGTTCATTATTAATACTATCGTCTTGTTTCTGTCTAACTGTCTTAACTCTAGCCTCATCAAGAAGATCATTAGCATCATTAAGGAAAGTTTCGAAATCGATACCTGGCATAAATCTCTGATACAATTTCTGCTTAAACAACCATCTTTGCATATTGGTTGTTTCTGAAGAATCATCAGGATTAATAATAACACCAATAATATTCTCAACATAAGATGAAACAGTACTAAATAACTCATTAGCATGTTGCATATTGAGCGATTCAGGTGGAGCTAAGTTAACATGAATATTTTTAAGACTAATATTTTTTATACCGCTTTTCTTTAGTTTGTCATATAATCCTGAACCAACAAATAAAAGCTTGATCATCTTTTCGATTGTTTTCGTATATATTTTTTGATGTCTAATAATATCAAATCTATATTCTGCATTTCTAGATGCCGCAAGAGAAGCAAAATCTTCTTCTTGATATGGATTCGTTATAGTTACTGGACATTTAAGAGCAGTAACAATCTGATTAGAAAGTTTTTCTTCATAGTCGTCTTGTGTTTGTGGTTCATTATGTGTAGAAAGATCTTCATATTCAAATAAAGTTTCTCCATCAAATACAGGAACAACGATAGTTTCTGATAATGATGCAGCTTTAAGAACTCTAGAAAGTGATGTAAATGGTGATTCGACATTAAGTCGTCTAGTCGTTAAAGCATTTTCAATAGATCTAATAGAAGCACCCATATTCTTTGCTTTACCAACATTTACCTTAATCATATCTCTAGTTGTTGTTCTTGTAATTCTTGTCATTACGTTATTCATATTGATAAGAATCTTTTCATAACAAGTAAACAAACAATTCTTTAAGAATGATTGAGGAATACCATTTCCGTCTAATCCTGGAGTGAAATAACACATGTATTTTTCAGGAATATAAACAATCTTTACTTTATTTTGTATAATTGCACCATCTCTAATAAGAGCCATAATTGTATCAGTAAATGATTCGTCATCACCAATATCTTTACGATTAAGCTTATCTTTAAGTACATTAAAGATAATTTTTTTCATAATGTTATTTCTTCTTAGAGCATCTTCACCAATAAGACCTGTTTCAAATCCAGATATATCCATTCCACCAGCTAATGCAGTAGAACCTGCACCAACTACACCTAAACCACCAATTTCTGATGCTGGCCCAGTTCCACCAAGAGGCATAGATGTTACACCAGATGAGAATGAACCTGATACAGCTGGAGACGGTGATAATGGTACATCATTATTCATACCGAGATTCAAGAACATATCTGTAAAGTTACAGTTTCTTTTATTTATAGATTCTACGTTTCCAGTATATGGAGACATTTCGATTACATAATAACCTACATGTTTTCCTGATACAATTACTGGAATAACATCTTCAGCATCATATTCTTTAATAAGACAATCGTCCATGACTGATTTAGAGTTTTGATCAAAATCATCAAACTCATCAAGAATCGATTTAGGTTTCTTTGATTTAGCTATACCTTTTTTATAATCGGGATTATCTTGATCATAGAATGGATTCTTAGCTTTTTGTTTTTCAGATGGTTGTTGTACTGCACCATATGCAATAAGACCCATTTGTGGATCTTCTTTATATGCAGTGAATTGCATTAACCTTCTAAAGTTATTTATAGCAAAAGCCATCGATGATTCACCTTCATCATAAAACTCAATATTATCATCAAGTTTCTTTATAGCATTAAAAATTTGTTCTTTAAAATGCTCAGATAACGAACCATCAACTTTTACTTTAGCATGAAGTTCTTCAAATTCTTTCTTTGTATCATCGATAAGATCTGAAGTATTCATAGCATTCTTACCATAGATTTCAACAAGACGTTCATGTTCTTTCTTATCTAAAGTAGAATGTACATCTTCACGACCTCTATCTACATATTCTCTAAATTCTTCTGTAGAAACATATTTGTTTATAATTGCATCACGTTTAGCTCTATACGCTTCTTCTTTAGTACTATGTAAATCTTCGGAACCAAAAGTATTAAAATTATCATAGAATTGAGAAGGAATAATCTTATGAGATCTTTTGCAATAAGAGCTCAAGAATTCTTGATAATTTTCTCCAGATCTTTCAGCTTTCTGTTCATTAAGATTAAAATCTCCATAATTCTTACGATATAACTCGATATTATAATTAGCCATATCGAGAATATCTTTAAATGGAAAAATTGCTACAGGTCTTGCTCCTTCGATGAGAGAAAGTTTAATATATCTAGGCAATTTATCTTCAATCTCATATCTATCAAGGATTTCTTCCTGTAACGCTTTATTTACTGGATCATTTATTAAATTCTGTGGTAAGTTTTTATTCTTATCTAAAGATTCAGGTTGATAAACGTTTGTAATAGCTTTCTTTGTAATTTCATTGATAGCTAAAATATCTCTAGATTTCATATCTGCACATCTATCAACTTCATTAATAAGACGTGAGATATTTCTATATTCTGAAACAAGATTTCTATAATTGGAGAATAGAGAAGAATGATAACTAAAAAGAAGATTATCTTCGTAGTTTTCAGCATCTCCATAAACCATTCGCATACCATCTCTAGTAGTAAATGAACTATATGGAGATTTGGGTGTTATATTAAGATTATTATCAAAAGAATCGGAAATATATGTCTTTTGAATAATCTTCTGCATAGTACCCATTGTGTTATACAACGCTTTAGTATCATCAGAAGATTCATCAATCTGTAATGACTTTTTAACACGTTTCTCTATATCTTCTATTTTATCTTTATTCTGTTTTACAAATTGTGGAGTTAGTCCATAATGATCCGCATAAATAATGTTATTTGTTTCGTTATTCAATGGATCATCGTTATTTGATTTCTTTTTGTCCATACATTATACTCCAGTTTTTCTATTTTTGTATGTTAAACAATGTAATCCATGTCTAACACCAAGTGGTAATGTTCGCATAACTGAACCATCCAAACCAACAAAGTGTGATACACTATTCATTTGTTTAATAGCTTCAGCATTAGCTTCATCAGAGAAAATTCCTTGTACAGATACTTGGTCTCCATCAAAATCTCCACCAAGAGATGCAGGATAAATAGAGAACATTTTTAAAGTATCTACAAACATGTGTTCAATTTCTTCTTCAGTTTCATATTTGAGAATAGGGTATCTTTTTACTTCTACACCATTAAAAAATACTTTCGTATATTTATTAGAAGGTATTATATTCATTTTAGATGGATAAACGTGATAATAATCATCAACAGGATAACGACAAATATCTATACATTTATCATTAAGACACTGTGTAGCAATTATGTGGAAAAATTCACAATGTGTTAAATTGCGTATTGTTGTATTTTCCATATCTATTTTAACATTATTATCGAGTATAGATACATTGATTTTATTTGTACTTGGCTCAACTTTAATTAAAGCTTGTATAGGAATTCTTTCACCATCTGCACCTTTTAAAGTCATAGGCTCTACTCTATACTTCTTATTCTTTTTATATAAGTCCATCATTTTACGAATATTATCTGATGTAAATTCATCCATATACGATGGAGCCATTTCTTTAGAAACATATTCTTTAGTTTTAAAATCATAACAACTTAAAAAACGTCGTCCAGATACAAAACCTTGCACCCATTGTTTTACATTATAAATCATGAATGGTGCAAAAATGTTTATAGCTACAGATAATGGTACAGCACTAGTAAAGAAATCTGTTTCCATATCGTTCACTGTTTCATAGTTTGAAGTACATGTAGAGATAACAAGACGTGCACCATAATCAGTTTGTTTACCAGCAACATGTTTATTGATAAAACCATTTGCACCACCTAACATATCAAAAAAGAATTTAGATATCTCATTCATAAGATCTTGACATTTTGAATACGAAATAGATTTAAGTGGTGTATCATAATCATCACTAAACATAAGATTATCAGTAGTTTTGATAATCTGTGCAATATGGATGAGTTTAATATATTGTTTATTTATTACGTTCTGTTTGTTTGAATTGTAATCAACGTCTCTATAAAACGCAGGCATTATAGGAAATTTATTCCAAAATATTGCTGAGATAGGGAAAGTCTTTAAGAACTTTCTACGTACCTTAGCAGTCTTAGTCATATCCTTAGTAATCTTCCAAGAAATATGAGGCCAAGCATCTTTAAGCCAATCAAAACCAGAGCCAATTACTTTATACTTAGCACTTTCTGGAACAGTCTGACCTTTAGGTAACTTAGTTATTTCACCAGTAGAATCAACATAATATCTATTCATACCAGTCTTCATATCTTCAGCAATATTTTTCTTAAGTCTAGATAATACATAATAAGCTTGAGGATTCATAAAAGTTTCATTTAAACTAATATAGCCCCACATTTTCTCTCTATCTTCAGTACCAGGCTCTCCAAATATTTCTTTAGAAAATAATCCATTAGGATGTATTTCTTTTGTATTAGGTATAAAATATTGGGCAGTGGTTACTTCTTTCCATCCGTGTAATGCGATATCTCTTTCAATATCGTATAAATCAAGTAACATACTTTTGTTAGCAGCCATAATTTACCTCAATGTTTGTATATTATGATGTTTTCGGTTAAGGATTAAATTAAAAAAAAAAGAAAGTGGAACTAATCCACTTTCTTTAAAAGCTGTAGTGATATTAAGCGATCTTATTACATAATCTAGACATTTGAATGGCTTCGATTAAAGATTCTCCGTCTTTTATAAGATGAGTTTTAAAGTTTTGCTCTACAACCTTCAAACGACGTTCATTTATTAATTGAACTATTACCGAAGTTGTAAATGTGACCAATCCATCTTCTCGAACCCATTCTCTCGAACCTAGATCATAGTTATACGTATAAGGAATTCCATACGTGTACTTTAAGATCGTTCTCAACTTTAACATAAATTTCTCCCTTAGTAGGATATATTTCTTTGTTTTCCCACTCACTAATATAATATATAATTAAAAAAAAGAAAGGGATCATTTGATCCCTTTCTTTAATAAAATTTCTCATCGAAGGTCGAATCAATCTTTATAGATTAGATTCAATATAACCTTCGATGTCAATCTCTACATCTGTATCCATATTAATTCACCCCCTTGAACACATTTAGGCTTATGAAACAGATGTTTTATATATGTGTTCATTAATATAATATATAATTAGACATGGGGTTTGAACAGAAATTTTAAGATAGAGTATTTCTACTCTATCTTAAAGTTTAATTAAGAATAAATTCTATAATTGAATGTCAAAGTATTATTCTCTCTAGATACTGGATATGGATCAAATGTGAGATGAGAGAAAAGCTCAGCATCAAATACTTCAGAATTTTGAGCATTCTGAGTATAAGATGGATCATCAGGATTCAAATCTTCAACACATCCAAGATTACCAGATTCCATAAGATATGCATCCAAACCTGTGATAAGTCCAATTTCACTAATAGTAGCATTAGCAATTGTACCATCCATACGTTGGAACCATTCTTTAAATTCTGTAGAGTTAACATCCATTTTAAGATCAATATAGTTTAGTTGTGTTTTATCACCCTTAAACTTATTGACATATCCTGGAGTTTCTGCATTAAGATCTGTAGCCGTATCTCCCCATGATGGTGAATATGGTACTTTATCAACAAGCATATTAATTCCATCAAGACTGTTGAATTCAATCTTCTTGAAATATGCTCCCCATTTACCAGCAAGAGGATGATTGTTACTATAATGAACAATTCCTTTATAAATATTCTTATTAATCAAACTCTTATCATCTACAACGATAAATGGAATCATGTGATACAATCTAGCGTTTGTAGAATGTGGAGGATATGCTTGACTAAGAACTGTTCTATTGATAGCACCGTCACCAGCACACCAATAAGCAACCTTTCTTCTTCTAAACAAACTCATATTGTTTCTAGGAAGTTTTGAACTATCGAAATTCTGTGAAAGACCTTCGATCTTTTCTACATTAACTGGATCTGCACCAGTATTTGGATCAAAAGCTCCAAGAACATTATCATTAATGAAGATATGTTGATCTTCAATATTTGGTCTAACGGGGAAAACACTTTCTAGAAGTTGCGTTCTTCCTGGCAAAACAGTTTGATTATGAAGAACTTGTTGTTCAATGGAACCATCATGACGACAGTTCTTTGCAGTTATAAGAATTTCTGTATTGAAACCTGTCTTATGTTCATCGATTTTTATCGAATCTCTGGTAACAATACCGTCAGACAAATTAATTATCTTTTTCATAATATACCTTCTTTTCTCCTGAAGATGTAGTTATTGTAAGAATACCACGTAATTTCATCGAGTCTTCGATATAATCCGCAGCATGAATATTTGTTTTTTCAGTTACTCCAATCTTATCATAGAATGATTCTCCCATATGAGTAGAAGCTTCATATTTAAACTGATCGTCGAGAATTACATTATCATCCTCATCTATTTCAACATTATTATTAATGTTGTCGTAGAAACTATCAGTTTTTTCTGTAGTATACGTATGTTTGAGTTCAATCTTATCTTCAAAATTATCTTCTGAATTAGATTTCAGTCCACCATAAATACCTATCTTATCACGATAACTATCTTTTATTAATGTCGAGATTGGATTGTAGAATAACTGTAAATATAGACCACCGGTTTCAGCCCCACCACCAAACGAATAATCATAATCAACAGAATACAACTGAGAAAATACAGATAAAAATTCATCAAATAAAAGTTTCATATCATTAACGAATGAACTATCACTTGCTGTATTTACTGTACCGTCATCATTCATTGATCCTGTGTAGACTAATGTTGAGAATGAATCTGTAACCCACGTTTTAAATGCTGTATTTATTTCATTTTGAGCAAATATAACATCGGATAGTTTATATCTACCATTTCTTACTGGAATAACTGTGTTTAAATAATCTATAAGACCATTCGATTCCACATAATCTAAGAAATCTGTAAATCTGTGATAACCTTTAAATATGAATCCTATAGAGTTATTAGTCCTAGACTGCTGGAGCATATATTGCCAAGCTTGGAATTCTCTGAAGTCATAAGACTTTTGTAATTTCTTTGTTATCTTATCTATAAGATTAGGATATTGATTTTTATAATCCATTACTAATTCAGCGAAGGTTGTCTTAGCGGTAATTTCACCAAGTTGTTCACCATTCTCATAATAACGGAAATGTACTAGGAAGTCATCAATTTGTTCATTATAATCAACAAGATGTTTAAATCCATCTTTTGGAGCTTCTTCCATAGTAAGTATACCTTTTTCGCTAACAACACCATCCATCAGTTTAACATCTGTGAATCTGGCTGTAGGAATAGTTGTACCATCAATATCTATATCTTTTAATAATTCTACAAAAAGATCTGGGTTTTCTTTTATAAAATCTATAACTTTCCATGATGCAATCTCTGGAGATATATCCATAACTTTAACAGGTTTTCCGTTAATTATAATCATATTATTTTCAATATTGTTTATATCAACAGAAAGTAACCCCATCTTACGGAAAACTACAGAACTAGTTATAACACATTCATCATAACAGATTACATCAGCATCGTCAAAACGATTGTTTTGTACCACATCTTCTGCTTCCAAACCAGAATCACTAATAAGATTCTTAGAGTTCTTCATTTGTTGTGTCCAACATAATGCAGCAAATAACCCAGCAGGTGTAACACTGTATTTATCAAAATTTATTTTTAGTTTAAAGAATTCATCAGAATAATACTCATTTATATATTTGAGCATCATATAAATCATATCTCTCAAAGAACGTTGAGATTCTTGAATATCAATAGTTCTTGTAAGAGTTATATATTTAGTTAATATAGAACTAAAGTTACTTGAAATCAATTTCTTCTTTATATATTCTTTCTTAGTTATTTTGACATCGTTTGAATCATTAGAGGTTATTCCACCCCACATATCATCATTATCAACAAACTGATCATAATCCCTATATTTATCTGCTGAAGAATGTGAATCTTGAATAGACAAAGCGGGAACTTCACGGAATACTAACGAAATAGAATTCTCTAATCCTTTTGTTGTATCGATATCAATAGATGCATCAGTATCTTTTACTCTATATTTCTTTTCAAGATAATAACGTTTAAGTTCTACATTTGGATCCTGTAGTATTTTATTAAGAATAATTTCAAGAATATAGTTGTTACCTTTATTAGATATCAATTCATTAAGATTTCTAACAATTCTCTGTTTAATAGAAAGGTCAGAAACATTTATAAGTGAATCATATCCATAAGATGATAAAATATCATCACAATTTTCTTTTGTATAAATGCCTACTGAATAACGTTCTATATATGAATTAGAATAATTTATTACAGTATAATACAAAAGATTCTGTATCATCAATAAATTGTATAATGGTTGTTTAGAATCAAAACCATTTATGTAATCCAAAACAACTTGTTTCTTTGCTTTATCATAAGCTTTAAAGAAATAAAAAAGCTCTGTATTAGATAATACAGTATTATCATATTTAATGATAGAATAATTCTCTAGAGATCTAAGATAGAAAGGTGTAAATCCTGATCCAATAAATCTAAGATAATATTCATCTGGATGATCTTTAATAATTTCTGCTATATGATTTTGTAAAATATAGAAGTTATACGTTAATGGTGTCGTATCTTTATCTGATATTTCTTCTATCTTTATATAATTCAAAAAATAAAATTCATCTGCTATAGGAACTTCATTACCAGTTTCTTCATCGATTTTGGTCCATGAAGATAACTGACCTAAAAGAATAAAATTATTCTCTACACTGTTTGGATCTTTTGAATAATAAATATATGTGGGAATTGGTGGAGAAGACAGATCTTCAACTTTAGTAAATCCATCAATACCAACATCTTTATTTATTACCCAAATAGGTTCAGATAATGGAGAAGGTTTACCAAGAAATTGACGATAATATAGATTCTTTTCGTCATACATATATATTCTAGCTAAACGTAAAGCTGTAAGATAATCTGTTATAAGAGGATCTTTTATATCAAGTCGTTTATTAAGAGTATCTATTCTAAACTCAGTAATAGTATTAAGAATAGATTTATCGAAAGCATAAGATTTATTTATAGTTCTAAGATAACCATAAGCAAAATCTTTATACAAACGTCTATCTTCTAGAGCATAATCTGTAAAGTCATCTGTTTTAGTATAAGCTCCATGATACTTTATGTATTCGTATAATGATTCAGATGTCTCAGCTTTGTTTGCTTCGTATTGATTTTTTATAACTAATGAACCTATAAAATCTGATATCTTTGTTATTTCTCCAACACCTTGTCTACTTCGATATACTGATTCAAAACTCATGTTGGTTCTCCTAATCGTTTATCTACAAATTTAATATTGTATTTTGTAAATATTGGTTTAAACATATTCAAATCCATATTAGAATTAGTAATATGTTTATTAAGATATATTTTAAGATCAGCTCTGTGTTGCGGAGAGAAATATCTTCCATATTCTTTTATAAAACCAAATAAATCACCAAATGTCATATCTAATGAAATAAATGGTGCTAATTTTTTATTATCCATTGATTTATGTACAGATTGTGATAACATTACTGTTTGTACTAATTTTCTTTTATGAAGATCTAATACTTCATCAGCAATATCAAATGTATTAATATCTTTTTTCTCAGTAATATATTTCTCAAGAACAATACTTACATAATCATAAAGTGTAAATACTGGTCCATGATGCATTTCTATTTTAGTCTTATCTCCTTTTTTAGCATCAATATTACCAAATACTGCACAATGTGTTAATCCAATATCAGTTTTAAGATAATTAATATATTTCTTATATAATTTACTAGTTCTAACAATTTTCTCTACATGTTTTATAAAAGAAGTACGTATTTTAGGATCACTAAGATCCAAATACGATTTATCAAATGGTAAATAGTAATACTTAGAATCTTCCATAGATATAATTACATTGCCATTTTTGGTTTCTTTAGATACTAAATTTACCATCTTGTTTGTTGTTAATTCATTTAGTTTACGCATAAAATAGTACCTTTTCGTATATAGAATTGTCTTTCTTTAAGTATAAAAGAAAAAAAATAGAGGTAGAGAGATGTAAATCTCTCTACCTCTTCCTCCGTTTTTTAGTCTAACTCCCTCTTTTTACAGAGGGAGAAATCCTACTCCTCGTCGTTGAGGTTGTCGAATGAACCCTTGTGAGGTTCATCCTTTTTGTCCTTCTTGAAGCCGTTGAAATGGACTGAGGTTTTACGACCCTCTGTCTCATTTTCATACCAGAATGAACCTTTACGAGTCCAGCCAGCCTTCTTAATCTCGGCATCGAGCTCACGTTCATTTCTGAACTTATGGAGCTCACGCTCCTTTTCCTGATCCTCAGATATGAGGTCCATGGAGTGCACAGCGTCCATCCATTCTGGACCCTGTGCCTTGAATTCGTTGAGAAGGACTCTTGATCCCTTTACGAGATCTTTTCCGGCGGTTTTGAGAAGATCCCAGGCATGGAGATCATTCTCCTTGCTGATCTTAAATAACTCAGCCATTTCTTCGACTGTAATATCGAGATTTGCTTCGACATTCCATTCGAAAACACCACCAGCGATCAACCCCCCTTCAGGTTTTTCAACCTTTTGGGTACTGGTGTCTTCTTTTGAATTTGAAATAATGCCTGAGATCTTTTTCCAAAGATTAGTAATGACGCCTGTAGCATTGTCTGTTGCCTTAACATCATAAGTAATCTTTCCGTTTGTCTTAGCAGTATATTTCATAATTGCTCCTTTGTGATTATCCCTATAACATAGTAGACCTTTCTCTAGGCGACCCTTTCATTTCTCCTACTCAGGTACTTTTTGGTTAAAATATTTAAGGATCAACGATCCTTTTACATTAATATAATATATAATTAAAAAAATATTAAAAAAATTAAATCGTGGGAGCATTTCACCCCCCACGATTTAATTAATTCAGGACTACTAATAATTAAACTCGTTTTTAGAGTTTATGTACTCTTGCAGTTTTAATTTTCTAAGAGTCAAAGCTTCTCCACATTCGCTCTCAGAAAGCATCTTTTCAGCAGTCATTCTATAATCTTCAAGGCCGCTGAAATTCCCTGAAGTTATTTCATTGATCTCTTGATCAGTGAATTCATCGAAACAATGAATCGCATAATCAATGATCATCTTACTAAAATCAGGAATATGGTGTGTCACATCATAAGCATGACGATCTGCAGCATACTCCTTTTCATCATCATCAGAAGGTTCATAAATGTCTCCATTTAAGATATGACCTGCCTCATGATGAAGAATAAAGGCCAATTCAGAATTATTCTTGATCCGTTCATCGCAAACTATTCCGTATCTGAAACAGAATGCTGACGATCCAGCCGTGAGGTCAGCTATATAATCAAAAATGCCGACCTCAATAGCATTTTTGTAAAGATCACGTAGATCTACAAAATATACGGGGAGTGGAATCCCCGTATATTCTTCATGTGAACTGCTTGATCTTTTAATGACATAAAGCATAATGTCATCATTAATTTCTCTGAGATTTTCCATAATTGACTCCTTAATGAAATCTCTTTCGGATATGGAACCAATTTCCATTCCTTACTATTAATATAATATATAATTGACACTCTCTCTCTAACAGTATAAAAAAAGAAGAGTGGGCGGCGAAACCCACTCTTCAATATAAGAGGTACATACAACTAAAGCCTCTACCAAGTTGGCTCTAATCATATAAGTATACAGGTTGTTGCCCTTCACCTATATACTCTTTCGGATGGCAGGATTCGAACCTGCGGAATGATGGCACCAAAAGCCATTGTCTTACCACTTGACGACATCCGAATAAAAATGAACTTTGCGGGATTTGAACCCGCGACCCACGCCTTAAAAGGGCGTTGCTCTACCAACTGAGCTAAAAGTCCAAAGTGCCTATTTCATAACCAGCTATAAACCATTACTTCTACAAATGCCGTCGTTCTCGAAACAGGCAAAGGGACTGTTCATTTGTAAAAGTACCTACTCTTCCGTCTTATACTAGCGACTTTCTCATGGCTACAGCAGTATAAGCGATCACGCATGCGTGGTAGGATATTTATACTTCTTTTCTCCCCAGTATACAATGAAGAAAGAAGCTTGATGGTGGGCATACTTTTTAGCCACTTTGTTATAAACCACCGATTGGTATAGGTGAGGATCGAACTCACAATCAAAGTACTAATATCATTAAGTCTTCCCAGCAATAAGTTTCAACTATAATGGTTTGAACTACGCTTAAGAAGTCCTATCACCTAATGATACGTATCAATGACTAGCCGTTTTGCTATACCTTAAACAAAGTTGGAAGATCTAATACGTGCAAAACTCTCTTCCTGAGGATATTCCATCCTAGTTCGACCATCTATCATAGGGGAACTTAATCCCTTTTCACGATAGACTTATGTTTTCTGCCTTAGGGAAGACGGGACTCGAACCCGTATGCCAATACGGCGTAAGCTCTTAAGGCTCATGTGTCTGCATTCCACCACTTCCCCAAAATAAATTTCTTTATTCACTAATATAATATATAATTATATTATATTTAGTTTAAATACTTAAAATATGAGTCTTACTTGGATTCGGACCAACGGATTATGCGTCCACCGCTCTACCACTGAGCTATAAGACGAAAATTAACAACTCATTAAAACTAGCTCTTTATTTATCTGATGATAATAAAGAGTTTAGAAAACAAGATTTTTTACGGCCGATTATCTATCATTGTCTCAGTTTTAATACACTTGAGTTGTTTATTATTATCTAACGGCAATAGTTAATGAATGAAAATATTATTTTATCTCGATATATCCCCTATTGTACACTCAAAGACATATCTCAATAAAAAGATTTCTTGTGTAACAACCTTTCTATCTTCATTCCTATTACCAAATGAGCCTACTTGGACTTGAACCAAGGACCTACAGATTATGAGTCTGCAGCTCTAACCAACTGAGCTATAGGCTCAAAAATATTTTTATTGTTTTAATATGAATCTCATTTCCATAATAATATAGCTTTTTCCATCTTTTAGTATCACATTATAATGTAAATTCTTCTTTAAAAATTTATAAGATTTATAGTGTTTAGAACTATAAAAATAATTCTTATAATATGAAACAAAAATGTATGTTGCAGATTCGAGTTCATCTCCATATTTATGATGATTATCTTTATCGATTTCTTCAGTCATTTCCATGTATGAAAAACATAAAACTTCATTATAGTCTTTATAATAAATCCATTCTATATTAATATCTCTATTATATTTATAAAGACCATTTTTCACTTCTGTCTTAACAATCTCATTACCTAATGCACCAGAATTAATAACAAAAAATAAAATAAATAAAAAGAATATAAATAATTTCTTTTTCATAACTGTTCTCCCTTAAAAAAAGAAGTATCTATCCTGGATACTTCTTTTTATTTTGCCTATATTTTCTTGTCATCTTTCTTTACCAAGAAAGAAGCCATGGCAATATAGGCATAATCCAAGTTTTGATTTGAGGTACTTGAACGAACCTCTTCTTTTCTTCCAGAAGACTTTTTAGATTCTTCTTCTATCATCTTCTGAAAGTCAATCCCTGTTCCCCTATATTTATTATTGAACAACCCACTTTGTTCAATCTTTTTAACAGGGGCAACAACGTTAAGACAAAGTAGATCCAGACTATTCATCTTAACACCTCCCATACATATAATATATAATTATACTTGCACGTTGAACAGAAAAAATAAAAAACAGGTACTGTTAGTTGACCTGTCATTCTTTATAATGTTTTCAACGAAGCTTCATTATAAAGAATATTTTTCTATTTAATATTATACATTATAGTATATTATCTCAAAGAACTTGATCCTGTTGAAATTTAATGCCTTCGGTAAACTTCGGCACCAGCTTCAACAGGATCTATTCCACCTGTAATTCTGATGAACTCATCTCTACTAAGATAAGTATGATCAGCTTTCAGGTTACCATCTTCGTCTAGGAACGAATAATAGTATTTAAAAAGCATACTGATTACCTCCTTTGAGATAACACAATTTTAGGGAGGGTGTGGTGTACCCTCCCTAATCTTTACCTCATTAATATAATATATAATTAGATGGTATAGTTTGAACAGTAAAAAAAAATAAGAGTGGTCGTTAGGACCACTCTTATTAATTAATTTTTCTTAAAAGCATTTACAAGTTTTGCAAGTCCTGTACACAGTGTAGAAAATCCTATACTTGATACAATGACTATTGCTGCCGATTTTCCCATATCTTTGTCTTCACACATTGATACTTCGGTTCTTGTTTTGTGTTTCTTTCCATTCTCATCTACTTTGTACTCTTTCTCTATTCTTAGAAAGGGTATTTTGTACCTTTTAAGAATAATACTGTTTGGTTTAGCTTGTTTTTCATCAGTTGAAAATACATATGTTTCCATAACTTGACCTCCAAATAAATAATATATAATTATTTTTTGATTACTTCAAAAACTATATCGCTATTTTCTTTGGAGGATTCCATTTTATTTATCTGAACAAGTTTTTCAGTATCTGTGATAACTTTGTAATCTATAGGATTATCAAATAATGGTACAAAAGTTATTCTAGAGTTCTGATCAGAATTATAATCACTAAGATAATCAATATAGAAAATATCATTACTATCATTTATAAGTTTCACCTTTAATGTATTATTTGTAATACATTTAATAATTGGTGATTCTCCACCAATACTTATAATATCTAAGGTATTATTAGATAAGAACTTCTCTTTATCTTCTACTTTAATGTTTAGTTTGTATTCTGGATCATCACTAATAGCCATAAGAGTACCAGACAATGAACAATTTGCTGTAATTTCTGAGGATTCTTTTATATCTATAGTTGCACGAGTTAAAGTAAGTGTTTTATCACAACCACATACAAACGATTTGCTATATAACACGGTACCAGCTAAAGATGTCTGATATCCATCAACAGTTATTTTTTCTACATCTATTTTACTATCATTATCGAAAAATTTTCCATCTAGAGAATTTGCTCTATCATTTAATACATTAAAGATGTCTCCATGGAATTCAACATTCTGTATATTTACATTATGTGAAATAAAGTTACTATTTCCAAGTTCACACTTCTTAAACTTCCACATTCCTCCGTTGATACTTATAAATTCGCTAGTTACACTTATAGTACCAAGAGTAGTAAATATGCAATTTGTAAAATAGAGTTTATCTACATTATTAAACAAGATATCTTCTATAACATCCATAGTAATATTATTAAATGTTAATTTTAATATTTCAGTATCGTCGTGTTTCTTTATAAATGTTACTCCATTACCAATTTCACAATCAGAAATATAAACATTTTCTACAGTTGTTTCTTCTAATGAAAGTAACGTAATATTATTATCGGTCGCATTTTTAATAGAAGAATTGTATAAAAATATCTTTTTATGGAAACCACTATCTGTATCTTTAAGGAAATGTACAATAGATACATCCTTAGGAATATCGGAATCTTTAGTTATCTCATATGATAAATCAGAAAGATTTACATTAGCTACTCTATATATACAAACCCCATATCCATTAGACATAGAATTAATCTTTCTATGAAATCTATTTAAAGTAAATGAAACTAATTTATCAACTTTAAGAATATTACCTACAACAACTTCTTCATTTACTTGAATCTCACCAATTAATGCACTCTTGAATCCAAATATTCCTAATCGTTCTTTATTATTATCTTCTACTTTTTCTTCACCATAAAATTCAATATAGTTAGAAATAAGTTTTGCATTAGAAATATTTTCGCCTTCTTTAGAACCAGCAGTAATAATTGTAGTAATAGTAGAATAGAGTTTGAGATAAATTATATTTGCAAACGAAGAAATAATAAAGTTAAAAGCATGAATATCTTCATCTTTATTAGCTACAGTTATTTCTAGATTCATAACAGATATTTTCTTTACATAAAGATTAACTGTTGATTCTGGATATAACTTACCTGTTTGAATAGTAAACGTATCAAGCGTATTAAACTCTGAAGAACTAACATGAAAACCACTTTCACCAAGTTCCATATACAGATTCTTTGTATTATTTACTATAGTAGTAAATACATCAATACCAAAAAGCAATTTATGCTCTGGTGTTGCATTTATTACACGTATTTCATCTGTAGTATTACCATATTTTTTACAATAATTGTTAATATCTGAATCGAATTGTTTCATAGTTACTTGATTATCACTACATGTAACTTTAACGGTTTCGTTCTTATTTATTTTATAATTAAGAAATATAGCATTTTCATAGAGTGTTTCTAGAATAGTACTAGAATAATCATTAATTTCTTCTTTAGATTTTAGAAACACTATAAGAACTTTATGATCTGATGTATGATACAAACCATAACGGAATGTACACGGTGTATCTTTAAGAAGATTCATTATTACTCCTTAAGAATTTGCTTTCTTAAAACGGTCAATCATCTTTAGATCATTCTCATTCAAACCTAACTTTTGAGGATCAAGATCTTTAAGTTTTTCTATGCCATCATTATTAGCTTTTTCACTAGCAGTAGGTAAAACAGCTGTAGGATTACTATATTGAATACTTGTTACTACTTTCTTCATAACTTCCTGAAGTGCTTCTGTTTCAGTAGTAGCAGTATTAAGATTACGTTCACGTAATTCAAAATCTTTAATAGTCTTCTTTACATTGGTCCTTTCTTTAATAGTTTGAACCTGATTACCACGAATATCATTAAGCACTTTACCAAGTTCTGCTACATCACGATGTGGTGAACCAGAACCAAACATAGATTTACCTTCTAGTGTATCGAGCTTTTTCTCAAGACTTTTATGCACTTCATCATACAATTTTTCATTCTTATTATATTGGTTATCAAGTGCATCTAATTCAGGTTTAAAATATTCCTGATAATTAGTCATTTCTACATCTTTTTCTTTTTTATTAGACATAATTAAACTCCTAAAACATTATATAGATATATTTTAGAATAAAAATAAAAGAATTTATAATTATATATTATTTACATGGAAGCTATAGAGTGTCCATTCTCTAATAGCTTTCCCCATTTTTCTTCCTTATGTTAGGAGGAGGTCGCATTTCTTCCCACCCAGTTAGCGATCTCCTCCTTTTTATTTTTTTCCAGAAACACAACAATATATGATTACTTTAAATGATCAACAGTTAGACGCTGTGAAGAAATGTGTACAATGGTATTTTACTGATTCTGTATTTAAACCATATTTTACTATATTTGGTTTAGCAGGAACTGGTAAATCAACTGTACTTAGTATCATTATTAAAATGCTAGGATTAAATAATCAAGATGTAATTTTCTGTACATTAACTGGTAAAGCAGCTTTAGTTCTAAGAATGAAAGGTAATCCAGCTAACACAGTGCATAAAACATTTTATTCTGTATTCAAAACGAGAACTTCATTTGGGTTTAATCTCAAAAAACATATTAATCCAAATATAAAACTTATAGTTATAGATGAAGTTTCTATGGTTACAGAAAAAATGCTACAAGATATATTATCGTTTGGAGTTCCGACTATTTGTTTAGGTGACTGGTTTCAGTTACCTTGTCTCGGAAAAATTAATTTTTTGATTGCAGAACCTGAAAAATATTCAGATGTATTCTTATCAAAACCTATGAGACAAGATGACTCTAGTGGTATATTACAATTAGCTAGTATAGCTAGAAGTTGTCAACAATTGGAATATGGAACTTATAATGCTAGTAAAGTGGTACATTTTGAAGAAATTGGTGAAAAAATATTAGATTACGACATAGTACTTTGTTTTTCAAATGCTATGAGAAGAAAATTAAATTTATATATTCGTCAACTTAAAGGATATACAAGTGTTTATCCAGTAAAAGGTGAACGAATTATGTGTTTAATGAATAATTATAATTACATGATTGATTACCAAGATATTCCTATTTATATTATAAATGGAATGTTTGGTATTGTAAATCAAGATGCAAAGATTACAGATTATAATGATTTAGAATTAGTCGATCTAAATTTCACTCCAGATTTCTTAGATAATACTAATCCTGAATTATCATTGAAACCTAAATGCTTCTGTCAAATATTTGAGCAGTATCAAAAGAATCCAGCTAAAGAAGCATTTATAGAAGAGCTATATAATGAAAATATAGATGATGAAACATTAGGTGATATATGTATGATTGACTATGGATATGCTGCTTCTGTACATAAATATCAAGGATCAGAAGCCGATAATGTATTACTAGTAGTCGAAGACAGAATACCATCACACATATATTTCCGCTGGTTATATACTGGTATAACTAGAGCAAAAAAATCAATAACTGTAGCAACAATGAATTAAAAAAAATAAATAGGGGAGAATTAATTCTCCCCTATTTATTTTATTTACCAGATCTTATAGCAATAAGATATTTTATAGGATCTTCTACAACGACCCCATATTTATCTTTTACATAAAACCTAGCACGTATCATTGCGAATTCCTTTTTATCAGGCTCTTTCGCATTGACGTAATCATCAATATAGACAGAATCGAAATTAACTTTATCATTCATTCTATCTACCCTCTTAAACCAAATTATCAACAGTTTCAGTTAATTGATTGGCGACTAAATCAACATCTTCCATTGTAACTCCACTAAAATCTAATTTAGCTGCAGTTCCATTAGACATTGAAAAATTGTTTGTACGCTTGTATGTGAATTTATAGTATTCTTCCCCATCTTCTTTATGGATAGAATATTCACATCCAATCTTTTTCATAATACTTTCAAAAACATCTTTTGAAAGATCCTTAACGTTTACATATCCGGTCAATGAATTGTAAAATACCATTTCTTCCTTCCTTATATTATTTAGTATAGTATTTCTACTATCCACGAATATAATATGTAATTTAAATAACATTAAAATATAGAAAGGTCGTTATGATCTTTCTAATTCTTTTTTATCGGAGAGTAATATGAGTCAAATTTTTAATGACGATGTTGTTGAGGTTTCTGAATCTGTTCCTACTTATGAGAACCCCTTCAAATTTATCAAACCTTCAATAACATCTAAAAATGTGTTGGATCCTAGTACAGATCATTGGTACTCTGGTCAAGTTATTCCACTTAGAGATCCATTAGTAGTTAAATATGGCGAATATAAAGATACTATCGAATTGATGAATTATTCATTATACACACTCGAAGTTGATGTATATTTTGAATATCCAGTGCTTGCTGAAGGTAAACATAAAATTTTTACATTAACTATTGAACCTTTGGAGAATATTATCATTAAGACTGGAGTTATGGATAAATATAACGAATTCAAAATGAGTGTAGAAGTAGAAGATGAACGATATAAAAAACTTCTAAATATGAACATTTGTTGGAATGTTACTATTCCAATGTATTGCGAATATGGTGCAAAGAAAAGACAAACAAAAGAAGACGTTAAAAATATTTTAATGGCTATCACTAATCTAGCATACACTATGCAATCTGAAGAAATGGTAAAAACTTTACGTAATTTCGAAAAAATTGTTGGTAAAAAATTTAGAATCTTACCAGAATATAAAGATGATACTGGCGCAGGTACAAATAATTATAAAAATTTCCCAACGAATACACCAGAAGAAATCATGTGTATTGACCTTACTGAAGATGAAGATTTAAATCATTTATTAAAAGTATGGGGAATTGGTTCATCACATTATGGTGGTCCACAAACTAGAAACACATTTAGTCTTGGTGCTTGTCCAAATAGTGACAAGATTGGTGCCGCTGTTACTCAAGGTGGATGGTGGCCAGCTAATATCTATAGAGGTTTAGGTCATGGAAGTATTGTTAAAATTCGAGAACAATATTTTAAAAACACTAAAGGTAATGTAATTCATAAAGTCTTAATACATGAGATTGGTCATGTTCTTGGTTTCTGGCATTATAACTCCATGTGTTTTGGTGAAATGATCGATGAACAACCTAGATTCATTGAATCTTTGGCTAATCTTTTGCGTGAAGATTTGCCTTATTGGGAAGAACTTCCTAATGAAAATAAAGTAAGATGTGGAGGAAATGATTACGAAAGATATATCATTAATAATCCAGATTTCTTGCCAAAACTTTATAAAAAATTGTCTGCTGAACGTGAAGCTAGAAATAAAGAATATTCTAGAGTTATGAAAGCTAATGTATCAACTGGTAATCCATTTGTTGATATGTTTAATAATCAAAATACCGTAAATAGTTTGCATCCAGTGGATAATTTGACTTATTCTCTGTGTTCAACTTTAAATATTTTTAAACCTTTATAATAAGTAAATAAACAGGGAGAAATATCTCCCTGTTTATTTTATTTTTCTTTTAATGGTTCATAATCTTTATCATATCCTTCTTGTTTATTACCCAATACTAATACAGCATGTCCAAAAGCATTAAAACGTTTTGCAGGATTAGATTGAGTTTGTCTATAAACAAAAGAAGCAGATTGTATATTATATAAACCAGAATACATCTTTTGTGATTCGGATGTATCAAAACCTATCTTAACCATTTTATTAGGAGTAAAATGTTCAGGATTCATAGATGTTATAGCTAAACTTATAGGTACACCCGGTGTCTTTTCGAACATATATGAACTCATATTAAATGGATTATTTAGCATATCGTAATCCAATATTTTTTTAACTCCTACATCTACTCTAGCTGGTCTAGGTCTATCAACGCTATTCAATGGTGAAACAAATGTTGTTTTACCTTTATCACCAAACATAGAATTTATAACCGTTCCATAATTGCTAAATACAAATTTATCACCAGAGTAAATACCTTCTATTGCTTCAAAATCCATTTTAGAAACTGTTGTTTTTCGTTCATATCCTATATATCCTTCGTCTTCATTAATTAGAGCATAATCTATTGTACTTGGTATATCTGTTCTTTCATTAGCTCTTATCTGAATAACATTTAATTCTTTCTCTCGTTTAGAATGATTTATTTCCATTTTATTTAAAATATAAAGCATTCCGTTATCAAAAAATAATTCTAATCCTTTAGAATATATACCATATTTATATTGTATATTTTTAATAGCATCTTTTAGTTCTGCTGGTTCAACTATAATATCTGTATATTTATTCGTATTATCTGGAGGATCTATAAGTACTTCTTTTACATATGGATTCTGTTCAACTATAGTCATTACCGCATCTATAGTTGACGCAGGCATTTCTTCTGAACCAAATACATAATTATGTATAAATGTTTTCATTTTCAAATCATCTTTTAATAAAAGAAAAAATTGAATTTCGTGTGGTGTTTCTACACCAAGAGTATTTGGTAAATATTCGTCTTTCTCACCTATTGTAGGACTAGCCTTTTTAGCAGAAGCCATATAATTAGGTAACGAATTCTTATCAAAGTAACAAGCAAAATCTAGATCCAATAATATTTTACAATCACTTAAATTTTCTCTTTTTTCTCCATAATACATATATTGTTTTATATTTACCATTACTTCTTTATCATATAAACGTAAAACGTTTAAATTCTTATCTTTTATTTTACATTTAAGTTTATATGAAGGAATGGTACTATTATGATAATTACATTCTTTAACAAATTCTACCATTGAATAAGGTTTAAAAGAAATGTTTCTAGCAGGTATCGTAAATAATATATCGAAAAAATATTCATAATGTCTATGCATAATAAAACCTCATATATTAATTTATTTAGAATAAAAACAAAAAAAAATATGGTAGCTTAACAAGCTACCATAAAAAGGAGAACAAAAACACACCAGCCTATGAATGTTATTTGTTAGCAGAACGTCTCTTGTAGGGCTCGAACCTACGACATCCAGCTTAACAGGCTGGAGCTCTAACCAACTGAGCTAAAGAGACATTTATAAAAATAGCAGAGGTCATACAGTATGAGTGGGATGGGATTTTTGGATACAAGTATTTCCTCTGCTACATTTATTTGTTCAGTATTTTTAACTTTTAATAAATACCATCTGATTCTAGACTAAATTCAGTTTCTCCAAAGTCAGTGTATCCACCAAATTCATCTCCGAAACCTTCATTACTATTATCACTCCAGTCTACACTAAATTCATCTCTACCAAATCCATATTCAAGAGTGTCATCTCTCAACTGGAAATAATCTGCCGGTAGATCTTGTATACCAGAAATATCTCCGAACAAATCAAGATTCATAATAGAACTTCTATTAAGACTATTAGCATCTATGATTATAAGTTCAGCATTTTCAATTTCGTCACGGTGCTGTGCATAATGTTCATATAAAGGATCTTTTCCTGCTACACCTAAATCAGGATTCAATCCTTTAATCCTACTAATAAGATCATCACTGATACAGTCTTGTATATCAATAGGTGATCCACCAAAATCCATTGGTTCTTCTCTAGTCATGGTAAAACTCCTTGGCGTATTTAATTCACATATATTATATATATTTTATTTATTTTTTGGTTTCAATAGCAACATTGTGTAAAAAGTTACCATATATATCTTTAGAAATACTAACTATTTGTTTATAACAGAAATCGTATATACACATAAAAAGCATTTTTGCAAAATCAGTCGCATCTTCAGTTTTTTCTTCTCCAGGCAAATCAACACCATCGAAGTCCCTAGGATTGTTATCTTTTAAAATGATTCTGTATGAACCAATAAATTCGTTCCAAGTTTCATATTTACCTTTATTAATTTTCTTTTCTATTGTTTCATTTGAAATTCTCTGATAACAAAATTTATACATTCTCCTAGCCAATGACGTCATATCTATATATGGCTGATCAGTAAGTGATTTTGCTTTATAAAGAATTTTATCACCAAAATCATTACGTTTTAAAAACTCATTAAAACCCAACAATTCATCCATTGTTACCCTAAGTTCAGTCACTGTCATTACGTCTACTCTCCTTTATACAACGTAGTTTAGAATTGTATTTATCTCTTCTTGAGAAAAATCTTCATGATATTCATCTTTTGCTATCTTCTGTGTAATTTGTACAAAATTCATATTATTATAATCTTTCATCTTATCGTTTAATAAATTTTGTTTCTCCTTTATATTCTCAGATATTTCTTCAAGTTTCTTCTCTGATGTATTTATAACTTTCTTAGTACAACAATTTTTATGATTCATTACAAATCCTTTTATCGTATTGAACTTACTATCATCGGATTGATCTATAATAATTCTAAGAAAGTCATTATTTTCTTGATAACCACGTAGATGTTTTAATAATGCTTCTGTATCATTTGGTAATTTAGATTCTATTATATCTGTAAATCTCGGAGCATCTGTATTTTCAATAAATTCGTAAGTACATTTCTTATCGAGTTTAATGTGAATAAAACCTTTGGGTTCCATTTCTCCAAAGTTTAATCTAGAGAATGATCCAGTATAAATAAAATGATGGTATTCAGAATGGGTGTGTATATGACCAAACACAGTATAGTATCTACAAATCTGTTCCAATTTTTTAGCATCCCAAACATATGGTGATTTCATAATCTCATCGCTTACTTTACCAGCAAAACCTACATGAGTACTCATACCATGACCAAATATAAAGTCATATTTATCATCAAGATATTCTTTATAATATGATTGATCTCTAACATATTCTTCTGGAAGAATAAGTAATTTTAGACCTAATATATTTAACTTAGTTACAGTATTAACTATAAAGAATTTGTCTGATATATAATGAAGTAATCCATTTATTTGATATCTTTCATGTGATTCAGTTCCTTCTATTACTATAATTGTAGCACCGGTAGAAATACAATCAGATATAAATTTATTAAAATTAATATTTGCTGTAGAATCTACCATTACTCTACAATCATACGAATCTCCACATATTACTATAAGATCAACTTTATTCTTCTTAGCGTATTCTATAAAATGTTTTCTAAGACATTCATAAACATAATCATCATTATTCAATTTTCCAAAATGGATATCACCAATACATAAAATATTCATATTCTTGTTCCTTTTCAGTCACAATAATATGTAATCGAATTACTTTTTAGAGTTTTCTGTACATCGATAACTCTTTGATTTGGTGAACCTCTATATTTTAGTGTAATATCTCTTTGGGAAAGAATAAATCGTCCATCTACAATTACATCTATAAGTTTTAAAATGTCTTGTGGAATAGCTTTCTTTTCCATTAATTCTTCCCATGTATAACCGGTCCATACCCAAATACTTTTATCAGGAAATTGTTCTTTTATTAGTTCTATAATAGAATAAACATCTGAACGATTCTTAGGATCAAGAGGTTCTCCACCAAGTATAGAAAATCCAGTAATAAATTCTTTTTTAAGATTTTCTACAATTATAGTCATTTCATCATTAGTAAACTTTTTACCGTAATTATAATCCCAAGATTCTTTATTGTGGCATCCCTCGCAAGCATGAGGACAACCAGAAACATACAAAGCTATTCTAACTCCAGGACCATCTGCCACATCAAAAAATTTTATATTTCCAAAATGAATAGTAAAATTATCAACGATCTCTTTCATATAAGACTCCTTTTCGAAAAATAAAACTCATTATATTTTATTATTTTAAATATTTTTAATATTTATAAGAAAAACATTCTAATATACCATAATAGGAGTAATTATATGAAATTAAATATAAATAAGCTTTATTCTGTATTTACTACATCCAATTACATAGAAAACAAACAAGTTAAAATATTGGGATATATTAATTATGAACGTGCTTCCCAATATAATTCTATGGTAGAAAATGTAGCTATTAATGAAAAATTCATTAATAATGTTGGTGATGGAGATACACTAGAATATCTTAAAAATCAAATTTATTATGATTGTGCTGTAGTTGAAAACAAAAATGGTGAATGGATAATTACTAATGATCATTTAATCCTTTGGGACGATATTATTGATTTTGATAAAACAGAGATTATAAATGAAAGTCACGTATATAAGATGGAGTTTAAAATAAAGAATCTTTCTAATACAGATACATTTAACAAAGATGATATTGTAAAAACTATAAAAAATGCTATAGATAAAGCTTATAATATAGAAAAAGAAAAAGTATCTATTGAATTTACAGAAATTTATGATAATTCATTAGATTCTGTAGGATCCCAACTAGAAAAATCTAGAGCTATTATAGATAAAGCTAATGATTCATTATTATCAATGATTTCATTAGAAACGTCTGCTAAGCAAATCAATTCACAATTCTCTGACAATAATATCCTTGGAAAAGTGAACGATATGTCTACGAAGTTAAATGATATGGACAAAGCATTAACTTCTGTAATTTCTAGACTTAAATAAAAAAATAAGTGGGAGGAATTATATCCTCCCACTAGTTTTATACAACTGTAGACACTAAGCTCTTTAGTTTCATGAATATCTCACCTTTATGTTCCCAAGCATATTCTCCACACATCTTAGCAATATTTTTAGCTAATTTTTTATGTCTTTCTTTTCTAGCTTTTGCATCTTTAATATTTTTCAAAGAAATTTGTCGTTCTTGCATACTCAATGCATTAAAACCACCATTTGTCAAAACTATTTGTACAGTTTTAGCACAATTTGGTGCTACACAAATAGGATAATTCATTATCCTTGAATGTAATAAAATATCATTATTTGTAAAATAACTACCGCAACTTATAAAAACGTGATTAATATATAGTTTATTTCCTTCTTTATATAATTCAAATAAAACTCTCTCATATCGTAAATCATGACGTTCTGTAAAAGTAAACATCTTCATGTATTCTCTTACATATTTATTAATGATGTCATTAGCTTGCATAATTTCTTTTATTTTACACTCTTCATCTACATAACGTAAGTTAAAGAGTTCATCAGCATTTATAATATCGTCTAATACTTTAGTAGAATATATACCATTAGGTATATCATCTCTACAACTCATTTTAACTATATGTTTATTTTTTCTAGAACACTCATACGAATTTTCTAGAACTGTCTGCTTACCCTCTTGAGAATCGATTAATTTACCAAATCTAGCACATTCTTCTTGTGTTTTAAAGAAGAATGTTCCAAACGGCATAAATGCTGTAATTGGTTCTTCAATAGGGATATCATAAAAATGATGATTCTTTTTACCCATAGGCCAATAACGAATTACATTGATATTATCGTATGTATTCTGTATCAATACTGGCTTATCATGTTCGTCGTATGTCCAAAGTGGATATTCACTCAAGACCTCAAAATCTGTTCCTAAATTCATAGTTTAAATCCTCCACTTATATAATATATAATTAGAAAAAAAATATAAAATGGGACCCGGTTACTACCGGGTCCCCAAGGAGTCAATTATGAAAATCTTTAGTTAATAAGATTTTCATACAGCACTAGGGAGATTTGAACTCCCATAGATAAACTGTTTTACCATTTAAACTATAGTGCTACCAGAAAGATTACTTCTTTGATTTCTTTGTAATCCTTCCAATAAAGAAGGATCCAACAGAAAGCAATCCGGCGAATACACCGCCAGCAACCTTTCCACCTGTGGTCTTTGGTACCACGTCCTTAACTGAGTCTGTTACAGACTTTACAAATCCCTTCTTTTCATTGTCAGCCATATGGCCCTCCTGAAGAAATATTTAGTAGCGCGCGCTTTGGCTACTTTGTTTTTGGATGTATCTCTACATTCAGTCATATAATATATAACTAAAAAATTTTCAGTTTTTACACTATCTACTGTAATAGAAATACATCTATTTGTTCTTTATATATAAAAAATTATAAAGCAAACTTTTGTACCGGAATCATAAAGATATGTTTAGTATCCCTCTTCTCTTCACTATAATGATTCTCGATAACCATATTAATAAAGTTATCAAAATCTGTATAGTCCTTATCAACGATTTTAATATAATTAAACTTATCTTCTTTAATCACTGCTTTATCTTTAAGTAATGATTTCTGTTTAGAATCCTTTGGATATTTGCTTCCATCTTTTATTTCTACAACAAGATCAAATTTTGGTAAGAAGAAATCTGGAATATACCAACGTTCCTTTTCAGTGTAAATATCATAATACTGAATATATAATTCTCTAGGACATTCAATGATATCAGTAGAATCAAATTTATATTTATCTACAAGATATCTCAAAAAATCCAATTCATAATTCCCTACATAAGTAATTTCTACACCATCTGGGAATTTAAACTTACCAGAAATATGTCTATTAGCCATCATTTTAGCTTGATGTTCTGGATCTTTAAGAAGATTATCTGTACCATAAACCTTTTTCATATTCTTTTTAAAAGCTTCTCTACTTTTCTTAGCACATTCTGGAGAATCACAAATACGTTTATATTTACGTTTTACAGGATCCCAAGGTCTAGGATTTTTATTACATATAGGACAGATATATGGACCAGGATTTCTTTTTTCATAAAGATATTTATAAATATCTTCATCACCAACTAAATCTTTATGATATTTGGAAGCATGTTTTACAAGGTCATTAAATTCATGAAAACGTTGTCCACAATCTAAACATTTGAATCTACGTCTTCCGCCTACATCTTTTCTATTATTATAAATGTATTTCTTGCTTCCTGTATTCTTATAATCTTCTACAGAAATAAACCAAAACGATTCTTTTGATTCATCTTCTGACATAAAACCATAATCTCTATAGAAATCTATAGCAGTAGTATTTTTATCAGCTACGTTTAAAGTAATCTTAGAACTTTCATACATATTATCTGCAACATATTCTACATACTTGAGAATATATGTACCGATTCCTTGTTTTCTATAGTTATCATCAACAACTAATTTATTTACATTAATATCATTACCATTTTTACCAAATGTAACAAAACCTTTAACAGAATCATTATCCATATAAAGCATAAACATTTGACGTTCATTCTTTAACTCATTGATAATATATTCTTTCGTTTTTGTATCATCATGTTTATATTGAGAATCATATTTGGTTATTGTTCCCATAAGAATATTATACAATTTACATACATCATCTAATGGAACTTCTTTATTTTCATATTCCGTAGATACAAATTTAACTTCGTCATTTTCTAAATAAATTTGTTGCATCTTATCAACATCTTTATATTTGGTTATCTTATTATCTACTGTTTTAATCATTTTCATAATAGATACCTCATCTTAAGTATATAGGGTTGTCGTCGGAAAAAAATAAATAGAAGAACGTAAAACGTTCTTCTTTAAATATATAATCTAAAATATTAATTTCAAAAGTAATATAATAACTACAATTAAAGCTACAATAACTCCTAAAAATTGACATATTGCTATTCTATCTTCTTTTTTTAGTTCATTATGAAGTTGAACAAGTTCTGGATTTCTTTTAAGAAATTTTTCTCTTTCCATGTTTAATTCATTTACATCTGCATAAAAATCATTAATTAATTTTTGTCTTTTCTTCGAGGATATTGGTTTATTACCTTTATTATAGTACATCTTTAGTTTACCTTTTTTCACAGTATAAACATAAAACTCTTTTAAATTAAACATAATACCTAAATCCTCCTAACCTTTATATAATATATAATTAAAAAAAGAGGGCGTATAGCCCTCTTTTTAATTAATCTTCAAATGGTAGATCTAATTGGACTTTATCGACAGCTTTATCGAGTTCTTCCAAATTAGATTCAGCATACTTCTTTACAATATCATCGTTTATACTAACGTAACCTTTTACATTATTTAAAAATCCTATAGTTACATTAGAACGACTTTCCAATTTAAACCTTACAGGTTCAAATGTTACATAATTCCATTGAATTTTAGATTCGTTGTAACCAGAATTTGTACCATTTACAAAATGCTTGAAAGCTTTTTGGAAATATCTATACAACGTTTCGTATATTTGAAATTTGATTTCTGGGAAATCCGGCAAATCAAATTTAAACCAACTATTAGACGTAGCACGAATAATTCCTGTGTCTTTCTCAATAGCTACTTCTGTAGAAGCTTTTGGGATTACAAAAGTATAAGGTAAAAATCTACCATTATTATAGAATGTTACACCTACAAAGATATCTTCAAGATATAATAAACCTTGATAACAATCTTTATACATACCGTCACAGAAAAGATCAAATTCTTGATCATTTTCGTTGATTGGATTTTTGATTTCGAACTCTTTCATATTTGTTCCTCCACAAGTATATAATATATAATTTAATTAATCGTCATCTTCATAGTCGTTCAAATTAATATTAGAAGAAACTTCCATTCCTACAAAATCTTCTTGAGTATTTATAGGTTTATTATTATCAGTATTTGTTGGAGGATCAAGATAATCCATATTTTCTTCATCTGGAGTTAAATCATATTGAGTATAATCGATGCCTGTAACTTCAGACATACGTCTTATATACATCTTACGATAATGCTCTTGAATCTTTTGATTATCTACAGAAATTCGTTTACCATTATCGTCTTCTACGATATAACTTTTAGCTAACATATTTACACCACCACCACGTACATTATGTAAATTGTTAGCAGAAATAACTACCGGGTGTTCTTCCAAAATTTTCTTACTTCTTTCAAGTAATTTATCATCCATACCAATCATAGCTTTCTTTTCAGCATTTACTCTATTCTGTAATTCTGCATAAGATAGTTCATAATCCAATGGAACGTTTCCAGTTACATTCATTGTGTCAAAAGTTTCTTCAGGTTTAATATTCTTTTTCTTATATATTTCGAGTTCTCTTAATTTAAGTTCCCAAGCTACAATATCTTGCTGTTCCGTAGTTAATGTATCTCTCATATTACTATTAAGGAGAAATATATCCTTATGGCTCATTTTATGAACTTTTTGAGCAAATTCTCTGTATGAAGATTTTTCTTCATCTGTAAGAAGATTCGTATTACCAAATCTAGAAGCATAGTTGTTATTTTCCATATATAAACTCCATTTTAGTCATTAAATTGAGGTTCTATAACACGTATAGATCCATTGTTATTAAAATACCTAACCTTGACTGGGTATTTCAGTCCTTCCATCTCAATTCTAACATCAACATGTTTATTTTCTTTATCAAACGAATATTTTAGATGACATTCCCTATTCATTTGAGCTTCAAGTTCGGCTTCAAATTTCTGTAGATTTAATGATATTTCTACTTGATCCATGAAATCGAATTTACCAAAAAATTGTTTTAGTCCTAAACCTGGAAATAAAGGTAAATCTCCTTTATTTATAGATAATCTAGTCATAAGATTATTGAACAAAACAGTTTCTTGTATATCTTCATTAGAATTTTTATTTCGAAATAGTTTACCATTTACATCTAGCCGAAATGTTGGATTAATCAAAACTTTATCAGCCATATAAAACTCCATTCATATGTATAAATTACTTCTATATTAAGATGTGATTTTTTAATAAATTATAGAACTTTTATATCAATTCGTAAAATTAAAAAATTTTTTAATTACATAGTATCATTTTAGAAATTATTTTGATTAATCTTTTGTATTTAGTTTTAACGCGTCGAAAATGATCGCGATTAAAATCTAAAATACATTAGCTTAACGCGTTTCAACTTTCGTGATACGATTTAAATGGGGTAATTTCCTATTTTTAATTTCTCTATAATTTTTATTTAATTTTTTATCTTCAAAAACTATATTTTTAATTATTTTAACTAAAAAATTTAAAAAAAATTTTAATTACATAGTATCTCATTAGTTATAATTATTTTAATCTTTTGTATTTAGTTTTACGCGTTTTAACGTTTCGTGAAAAAAATTCAAAAATAAATAGTTTTAACGCGTTTTAAGATTCGCGATACGAATTAGATGGGGGTATTTTTTATTTTTAATTTTCTATAATTTTTTTTATCAATTTTTCTATTTTCTTTATATTTTTGACAATATAGTATATCAATGAATGGAGTATTTAGGATATGATTAACAAATTAACTGAATCAAAATTCTTTTCTTTTATAAATAAAAAGTATAATTATAGTCAATTATTTCAAAAAATTAATTTTATGGACTATAAATTACCTGATGATGTAATTATGGATAGATTATCTGCTTTCAAAGGATATAAATATCCATTTGTAGATAATGTTATTGAAGCTGTTAAAACTAGAAAAGTTATTCCTTGTGATTTTACAATGTCTACTACTAATAAATCTGCAAAAGATTTATTTATAGATTATAAATTACCTAGATCATTATTTAGTATGAATGGTATCAATAATGGTAAAATAGTAAATTATGTAGATCTTAGTATAAAAGGAAAATATTTGAAAACTCCTCAAGGAGTTATTACTTATTATGATATACCAGATTTGACTCTATATCATTTACTTTCTGCTGCATATGTACAATTACAATTAGTTGAAGATCCTCAATTAAGTACAAATAAATCATTTTTAACTAAAGTATCAGAATCATATGCATTAATAGTAAGTAAAATTATTGATAATATGTTTCCTATTATATCTACTTCAAATACTGGATATGATAAAGTATTCTTTTTATCTATGATTTTCTGTCTTCAAGCTATGTTTGGAGTAGATAAAGAAGATGCTATAAATAATGCTTTGAAAAGTAAATTTATATCTAATCCTACAATATTGAAAAATGAATGTTTATATTATCAAACAGATAAAAATATTATGACTAATGTAGATTATAATACTATATTTCCATTGGATAATTTCTGTAAAATTATTTGTGAAGAATATGAATTTATTGAAAATGATGCATTGAAATCAGAAAATCTTAATTTATTCTTTGTAAAACGTATGAATAAAAATGCTATATTTGCATTAGATTCTGCATCAGCATTTATTAATATGCTTATTTTAGGTAAAGCTTCTTTAGGATTATTTAATGATATGATTATAAAGAATTATTTACAATTAGCTAGTTATGATATTGTAAAAGAAATAGCAGCTTGTATTAAGAGATAAAAAAATAAAGGTGGGATATATCCCACCTTTATTAATTATTGTTGTTGATTTTCTGGATCATAGTGAAACATAGAACGTTTGTTGTTTAAATCCATTTCCATACTAAAATCTCTAACAGAGTTTACTACATTACCTAATGTATTATGAAAATTATTATTTTTTGTTAATATTACATTATTATTACTTATAGTAATATTTTCATGTGATTTTAACATATTGTTTCCTAATTCTGTAATTTTTTCAAATTTTTCTTTTTCTAACTCTAATTCTTTATCAGTAAATTCAATAGAACCTATAACTTTACCATTAGCATCTTTAATAATCATATTAATACTCCATAAAATATAAATAGTAGAGTTATTTCTAACTCTCCATTAATATAATATATAAATAAAAAATACATATTTTTTTAAAATAAGGATATCATTTTAATATATGAGAGAACAAAGACAATTTGGTAAACGAACCAAACATGATAGATTGCCTGAAAAAATAAAATTGAAAGAAATTTTTGGAATATGTAATGATGGTTATCTATCTAATAAAGCTAAAAATTTTATTAAACAAACTACATTAATAGATGTGGATTCTAAAGATAAAGGAGATAATGAAGATGAAATTTGAGAATGCAGAGGTATTTAATTTTGAAGGTGCATTACGTGGTATGCGTAATCCTAAAAACAGTTGGAATTTAAGTGATAGTCATTATAATTTACCTGGTGATCCACGTGTATCTAATGACTATCTATTTGGAAGTTATGTTATAGGCCCTAATGATATGACACTTGCACAGAAATTGATAAAAGCAGGAAGTGTACATAGAAAATTTATGAGACAGATATTTGTATCTGTCGATATTACTGGATCACTATATTGGTGGAAAGAATTTGATACGTATAAAGTTGGTACAGTTAGTAATTCTTGTTCAACTATGCATAAATTAGCTTCAACACCAATAACAAGAGAATCTTTTGAAATGGATGATGTTTATTGGCTTTTAAATCCAGAAGATAATTTTGATTTAGCTAAGATATGGGACGATGATATAAAAAATTTGGAATATCTTAGACAGAAATATAATGAAACTACAGATATAAGATATTGGAAAGAATTGATAAGAAAACTACCAGAAAGCTATTTACAAAAACGTACAATTACTATGAATTATGAAAATTTATATGCTATGTGTTCTAAAGATCAAAGAAGAAATCATAAATTAACAGAATGGAGAAATTCATTTATTAATTGGGTAAGAACTCTACCTTATGCTAAAGAATTAATTTTCTTAGATGAAACTAAGAAGGATGAAATTACAGAAGAAGAAAAAATTAATGAAGAAACTAAAAAAGAAACACAAATTAAGAAGGAAGAATTTCATCCGAAAACATTAGCTGATGCAGATAGATATATGTTTGGATGCTAAAAATAAAGGAGAGAATATATAAAAAATAGGTTACCTATGACCAAAGAATAGGAAGGAAAGATAATATGAGTACATCAATTAAACAGATGGTAAAGTATTTTAAGGAAAAGAATGACAAATGGGTAGCTGGTTGCAAGAAATCTAAACCAGAAGCAATTGTTAAAGCTATTTCAGATGTTTTGAAAACATATGATTGGACTTTTAATATGTATAATGGTTGGGGAATAGCTGTAGAAAATGACAAATGTATTGAAATTGAAGAAAATATATGGCTTAAAATTCTTGTTAAAGTATTTGAAAAACTAAATTTTGAACCTAGTGATTTTGCATATTGTTCTATTAGGGATTATATAACTACAGATATTATGAAATTGGCTAAAGAGAAAGGTGTTATCCATGATTTCAAAAGCTCATTTGCTGAAAGTAAAAATGGTGGACCATGTTTAAAAGTTTATATTTATATTGATGGTCCTAAAGATAATACTAATGATACTAAAAAGAAGAGTTTAAAAACTCTTAAAAATAAATAATAGGTATTTAGTATGAATATTTCTGTAAAAGAAATTAGTCAATTTCGTTCACCTATATGTTTTGTGATTTCATACAATAAACGTGAAGAAGATGTAGAATTATTTAATCAGATAATTAGTCCTATAGATAACCCAAAAGAATACAATGATCTACGTATTAAACAAGCAAAACGTATTTATGAGTTATATAAAGAACATAAAGAATGGTGTCCATTAGAAAATATAGAAATACGTTTAACAAAATTAAAAAATTACAATTATGTACCTGTTAATTCTATAATTATTTATGGATTTGAAAATGGTCTTATTGTTAATAATGAATCTTATAATAAAATTCGTATACGACAGAGAGATGAGAGCGAAAATGTTACAGCTATAGCATCATCAATAATAATGGATGATTTATCTTTTTTAAATAATTAAAAATTCATGAAAAAATACATATACTTATAATCTTATAGGAGATATTCGATGAAAAAAGAAAGGATTCGTTATGAAGAGTATGAAGGTGATGAGGAAAGAGATGTAGAAGAAACAACAGAGTATACAGAAAGACCTCGTCGTAAGTTCTTTAGAAAAAGGTTTAATGGTAGACGTAGGTTTAGAAAACCTTTCCGTGTAGAAGTTCTTCTTTGTGAAGATGCTACTATGGAACAGATGCCTGAGAAGAAAACTTCTGGTTCTGCTGGTTATGATCTTAAATCTATGGAAACGGTGACTATTAAGCCTGGTGAAATACATCATAAGCTTAGAACAGGTGTAAAGATGAAGATTCCTTTTGGTTCAGTAGGATCACTCAGTATGAGATCTTCCACTGGAGATAAGGGACTTATTCTTGTTAATGCACCTGGAAGAATTGATTCTGATTATCGTGGAGAAATCACAGGAACAGTTTTCAATTGTTCTAAAGAGGATATCATAATTGAAGCTGGTGAAAGAATTTTCCAGATTGTATTTGAACCAATTCGTGTTGGTGATGTTGTAAATGTACCTGAATTCTCACCCGATCGTTTTAATAACACTCGTGGAGAAGGTGGATACGGTTCTACAAACAAAACTGAAGAAAATTGTGTAACTATTGAACCATAATTAATGTGTACCCTCTTTAATAGAGGGTACACTATATTTAATTGACAACCCTATATATCTAAAATTGGAGGTTATATGACTAGTATTGAAAAATATACGATGTTACATCAGCGAAGAATTCTTGGTGCATTATGTATAGCACTTGTGCCATCTGTCCTTTTATTTGGTTTATTTGGATTAAAAACTAATCCAACTAACTGGTATCATAGCATATCGTCATCTTTTTATTCAAATGCTAATATTTGTATGATTGGATTGATTTTTGCTACTTCGATATTCTTCTTTAGTTATAAAGGTTATGATTGGAAAGATAGATTCTTATCTATTGTTCAAGCTATAACTGTATTAGGTGTAATCGTATTTCCTAATTACAATTATACTAAGCCTGATACAACTGGTATTTTCTGTTTGGAATCACATCTTTCACATAAGCTTCACTGTATAACGGCTGGAACATTCTTTATAGTAATAGCATTTAATCTTTTGTTTCTTTTTACTAAAACGGGCAAAGAACCTACAAAGAAAAAGAAGATACGAAACATAATATATAAGATTTGTGGTATTCTTATTCTTGTTGCTGCCATAAGTATGGGTGTTATGTCTACAAGTTATGTAAAACAATATCTCCCTGTTAATTTCCCTGTTGGAATGATTTGTGAATTTATTATGTTTACATCATTTGGTTTTGCATATCTTGTTAAATCTGAAGCTATAAATAAATTTAATGATGAAAATCCGGACGTTAAAGTTGTTACTAAGACAGAATATATTGAAAAAGAAGTTGAGAAAATTGTTGAAGTTCCTGTTCCAGTAGAACCACCTGTAGTAGATGATCCTAATAAAGAAAATGAACCAGAAGTTGTAGATCAACCTACAGAAGAAGTTCCAGAAGATATACCTGAGAGCGTTATTGGATTCTTCCAGAAAATTGGAATTAATATCGATAATGCTCTCAGTAAATGGTTCAAGAAGAAGAAATAAATAATTATATATTATATTACTGACGATAACAAATGGAGTGAGTGTTTTCACTCACTCCATTAAATTTATTTATCGTAAGGAGTTATATTATGTCTATTTGTGAAAAAGATCGTAAAGGTATCGATCCTTCTGAAGAATTCGATACTATCGTGAAAAAAATATACGAACCTATTATTAACGTTCGTAATAATCTCATTAATATTTCTAGTGATATACTAGAATATATTAAAAAGAGAAGAATCGAAAAACCTGGAGATCCAGTAAATGAGCATTTCTTTAATTCATTTGAAAAGGTCATCGCTAGTACTGAACTTGTCGGTGAAGTATTTTCTGATATTGAAAAGATTATGAGGAATGATCTTGAAGAGATCAGAAAAGAAGCTGGTAATAAAGCAGTAACAGAATAAATAAAAGGGGGGTAGAATTCTACCCCCTTTTTATTTTTTTTTTAAACTACCATACATTCATCAGCACATTTCTGAATAGGAATAAGTATTTCTTCTTCGGTTTTATAATCTTTACCATCAATTCGATCTTCAATAATAGTTTCATAGAATTTTAACCAGAAACCACTATTTTCAGTTTGATCCTTATAATATGTTTCATCTGCTTCTTTTAACATAGTCATGTGTTGTTCAATTTCTTTACGTTGCGAAGTAGTTAATGATGTATTATTTTTTAATTCATACTGAAGAGCAGTATACATGGCATTACCGCGTTGAATCCAAACACCATGACAATCATTATGCATTGCTCTACGGATAAGTTTCCATTCATTTCTCATATATCCCATTTTAAGCAATGAAGGATCATTCATGCCTACTAAATCTTTTTCTACAGCCTTCTTAATCATTTCGTTACTATAACGAGTATAAGAACTATACAACGCTGGAGCATATCCGTACGAAGAAGCAAAAATATCTGCAAAGAATTCGTACTTCTTTATAAAACTCTTTTCATTATATTTTTTCAATGTATAGTTACTTAAAGTCATAGTATGTAAAACGTTCAATGAACAAGCATTGATATTAGCAAAGAGACTTCTAAAGAAATTTAATACAGGTCCACGTTTTTTAGCTTTAGCTTTTTCTTCTTCTTCAGTATCCTTTAGATCATCATATTTCTTTACAAATTCATCTTTAATTTGAGCATCTAATTCATTTACTATTCCATTTTTATCATCGTCAGCTACTTTAATAAGCTTATTACTTGTAACAATGACTCCCTTATCGGTTTTTATTCTATTAGTTTCACCTTTATCAAGTTTCTCTAATTCGTCTTTCATTAAGAAAGTTTTTTCTTTATTTATAGTTTTAAATAAAGAACCAAATTTTTTAGCTCTAACTAAACGTCCAACATTTGCCAAGAATTTTAATGGGAAGAATAGCCATTGGATGAATAATACAAAAGTTTTACCAATTGAACCATTTGAAATAACTGATGAAGAGTTCATAGCGTATTTTATTCTCGACATCAATTCACAATCAGCAATATCTTTGTATATACCAAAAATACCATCTTGGAAACAGTGGCCTATTTCGTGAGCTATAGTAGCAGATATTCCTTCTACATCATTTTTCATAATAGAACCAGTATTTATACATATTAGTAATATCTTACCTTTTGGATCTTTATATTTGTAACCTTCTTTAGTTATTACAATATCTTCTAGATCGGCTACTTTATCAAAATCGAGATAAGTAGTTTTACCACTTTGATCTCTCATAGTAGTCATTACATCAGCACACCAGTATACACAGAATGCGCAAGCATTATCTTGTGGATCGTTAATTACAGATAATTGTACACGTTCACAATTAAGATCTTTAGCAACGTCTCTATTAAAGTTCGTTACAATTTGATTTAATTCTTTTAGTAATTCTTTTTGTTTTATTGTTTTAACCTTACTAAAAAGAGTTTTAAGCTGAGAAGAATACAAATTTAGGTGTTGTGCTAGGGGAGCAGATGAACCAAAATAAACTTCCTTACTCTGATTCAACCCTGGGAAAAAATCAAAAAAATCAAAGTTTTTACTCATAAAATCATCCTTTTACGCTATATTTTAATGTTTTTTGCATTAAAATATTAAAAATACCAAAATATTGATATATAATTTAGAACTTATATAAGGAGTAATATCATGGCAGAAAATGAAACAGAAGGCCTTGAGTATCAGTCAGTTGAACCTCTACCAGCATCACCAGATACTTTTAATGATGATGGGGCACTTTATGATGCAGATGGAAAACCAGTACCTGCAGATAATTTGGTGTTTGAAAAAACTGAACAAAAGAAGAAGTTTACTAATGAATTCCTTAGAGGTGCTAGAATTCCTCGTGGTTCAGTAACTGTGGATGAAAATGGTTTGGAAATTGATGGTAAGTTAAATACTGATAAATCACCTATGGATAATGCTCAGGCTACTGAACTTGCAGCTATTATGGGTGACGATTTTGTTAAAGCTTTTGGTTCAGGAAGAGCTATCGATAACAATAAAGCTGTTAAAATTTCTAAGATTGTTGCACAAAAATAAAAAATATTTTAAATATATATTTTATCGATGTGAGAAAGGAGATCTAAATGGCTAAAAGGTACGATGACGATGATCTTGATTACAGAAACATTAGACCTGGCGAAATCGATAAAACTATTTTCGAATCAGACGATGATGATTACGAAATAGACTCTACACCATTAGACGAAGAAAACACATCTGATGAAGTAGAAGATGATACCGATTACGGCATGGAAAATGCTACAATCAAGGAACTCATTGAAGGTGATGAGGAAACTAATGATGAAGCGGAAGAAACAGTTTCAGAAGTAGAAAAATTTGATTCTACTGAAGAAATTACAGAAGAAGAAAAAATTAATGAAGAAGGATCAAAATTGCTTACAGAATATAATTCTGATAAAATAGCAGAAATAAGTGATCCTGAACCAGTTGAAACTGAACAAACAGAAGAAGTTCATGTACAAGAAACAGAAGGTACAGTAGAAGGTACAGTAGAAGAAACAGAAAATAATGATGAAGAAAAGATCGAAGAATCAAAAGAAGAAGTTGTAGAAGAAAAGAATGAAAATGAACTTCCTGATGAAGCATTAGTAAAAACTAAAGAAGAAGATACAGAACTCGATATCAATTTTAGAAGCGATATGGTAAAACGCTTCAAAGATGCAGTAAAAGATATTTATACAAGATATAAAGAAGATGATCTTGTAAATTATATTAGTGACTTTATTGATAAAGATAATAATAGAAAAGATTTCTCAGATACATTTATAATGAACTATTGTAAATTCTCATTAGCTATCGATTTTGCTAATGAACTAGCATTGCGTGATCTTTATGTGCTTACAGCTGGTCTTTTCGCAGATGCAATCGAAGAAAGAAAAAGAAATCATTTGATTGAAAGTCATATAGAAAATGATGATGGAAAAGATCCAAACAATGTGAATATTATTCAGGATGAATATATTCGTAAGCAGCAAGAATACAATAGATCACAGGCAGAAAAATACAAGCAATATAGAATCGATAGAACAATTTTCAATATTACTAATGATGAAGAAGAAAGTTCAATATTTGATGATAAGCGTGTATCTGATAGAGACTTCTTTGAATCGGCTTTCTATAAGATTCATAAAGAAGTAATGGTATCTGATAGATACGCAGATATGAGTAAAATATTTTCTTATATTACTATTAATGAAGATTCATCTTATATACCAGTTATTGATTATAGTACAGGAATAAGATTAATCTGTATCGATACAGATGATACTGATCAGTATAGATTGAATCCTATGTTAATCTCTAGAAAAGTTCCATTCCAATTTAAAGGATTTAATAATAGAACTATTAAACTACGTGTACTTTATCTCGATGATGCAAAAGCTAGACCAACATCAGTTATTTCATCTTTGAAGAAACTCATTGGATACAAGTATTATAAGCAGAAATATAAGGTAAAGTTAAATCGTAATTATGTTGTAGCTTATACAACAGAACCAAGATATGTCGACATGTTTGAAAAAGGTGATATGGATTCAAAGAAGCCAGACAATTCACCATTAGCTATGTCTAAACCTTCTAACATGACAATCGGTATTATAGTACTTGATAAGAAAACAGTAAATGATAAGCGAGCTATTAGACGTAATCAGATCTTTAGAGATTTGGGACAATATCAGCCTCCGTCTCAGGAAGAATACAATATTCAGTTCGTATTGTCAGCAAGAATTATTAAGAATGATATGAGATTAAGGAATCCAGCTATTCCTAGAAATGAAAGGTATGTTGAATATAGTATTTTGCAGTATAACGAATGTAATCCAATAATTATTCTTGATGGTTTGGAAACAATTATAGCATGTATAATTAAAGAGCATAAGAATACATATGCACCAGGAACACCTTATTCTATTACGTTTGAATATGATAGAGATGGATTGGTTTCACCAGCTGTAGTAGCAATGCTTGATGAAAGAGATGGACTTGAACCAGCTCTCAATCAGAAAATCGATCCAAATGTTATGGATGGAATGTTTATCCTTCCTCCATCTCGTAGAAAGATGGAAGGTACATTCGACTTCGAAGTTGGACGTATCGATAGAAGATATCTTTCACCTATAGCTATTCAGCGTAAGTACGATAAATCATTGTGGTCAAACTATGATATATCTACTAAAGAAGGACGTTTCCAGTTTATAAGAAGTAGAGGATTCGAAGAATTCTTACATAATAAACCAGTTATATTTGATGTAATGCCATATGCATTGAATATGATTGAATCTAGCGAAAGCATTAATGATATTATTAAGGTTTCTCTCACAATGCTTGAGGATAGAAATTCTGAAGATAGTGAAAGAATTCTTTATAAGCAGTCCCAGCTTAACTACAAGAAATATCTTAGAGAGTCTTCTTCTGGAGATTCTAAGTTTAAGTTATTCTTGTTCGAAGCAGCAAACTACATCATTGATTCATTGGCAGCAAAAAATAATCCAGTACAACACTAAAGGAGAAATAAAACATGGCCATCAACGACACAAGTGCATTTGATCCTTCACGACGCATTAGAGCAGCATTGGGTGAAGAGTACACAAATAATCTTGAAGGTGAGGCCATAGCTAGATTGTCCGCAGCTATGGCTTCTAATGCAATTAGAAAAACAAAGGACTACACAGAGGAGGAAGATAACGATATGAGAATCAAAGAAATCGTTGGAAAGATTGTACACACCAATCCAAAACCGGTTGAACCAGCAAAAGATCCTGTAGGTCTCGAAGGTACAACTGGAACTGATAGATCAGCTATTAGAACAGCAGCTTATGATTCAGCTTGTAAAGAACTTGATACAATGCTTACAAATGAGCCATTTAAGAACAAGATTGTTAAAGCTTGTACAGGTATTGATCTTTCTGGCGATAAGAAATCAAAGGTTTCTGAAGCAGTTAAGTTTGCTTTGAAGAATACTTCTAAGATCGTTGTAAACGATGCTATGGAAACTTCTTTGAAGTACGGAAACAAGAATGGTATTATTGCTTGTTCAGCTATCGCAGCTGGTACAAATATGTTTGGTCAGATGTTCTTCTCAACTAATGATGAGAAGATTAACAGTATGTTTGATCCAAATGTAATTACATCTGCCGAAGCTGATCTTATTAGATCAACGATCCGTAAGGAGAAATTCAAGTTTGCTGCACAGCATACTGTAGCAACTGTTGTTGCTCCTGCAGCTGTTAAGCTCTTGATCAACAAGGTAGCTGAAGAGAAGATTAGTAACAATAAGGTTCTTGCAGCAGCTACATCATTTGGTGTACTTTCTGGTATTGGTGAACTTGGTCTTAAGGCAGTAAGAAAGATTTCTGAAAAGAAACAGTTGAAGAAGCTTAAGGAAGAACTCGCTAAGAGTTATGACTTTGCTGAAGTTGATCCTATTGCAGGATATGGTACAATCGCTAAGGTTGCTACTAACCACATGATTAATTCTACAATATGTGATACAGCTCTTGGTGCTACAATTGGTTCAGTTATTGGAAATGGTTGCGTAACAAAGACTTTTGAATATCGTGAATTTGAAATTCCTGAAGAAGCCATTATTGAAAAGAAGGAAGATGTTACTGTGTATGACGGTAATGCTTTGGTAGACAGTGTTAACAAGAAGTCTGCTATTAAGACGGATTCCGTTGTTAAAGTATCTTCAGAAAAGAAGACCGCTTAAACAAAAAACTTTTCAATTACGTATTATTTCTACAAGGAGTACAAAGAATATGGCTATTAAAGAATTTGTTGGTGAAGATGGTGCAGCTTATGCTAATGATAATTATCAGAATAATGGTGATTTCAAAGCTACAGTGTATGATGCAGAAGATACTGATTCAATTAACGTAAGTGAAGAAGTAGAAATGGAAAATATGAAAAGAGAGAGAAAACATAAGATTAAATCTGACATTTTCTCATTGATATCAACGGCTGCGATTAATTCAATACCGTTGATTGTTGATTCAATAAAGCATAGAAAAGATCCAACTCCATACAAATGTAAGAAAAGTGATGTCTTCAGACTTGGAGCATCTGTGATTTTGCCAGCAGTTCAAGCTTTTGATACAATAGCTTTGAATTGTAAGATCCAAGATACTATCAAAGAGAAGACACCATTTACATTTGGCGATATCAGAAATGTAGTAAACGTAATCCAAGCATATCCATCAACTCATACAGTACTTAGAAATTATTTCTCAAATATCAGTAGACAAGCAAATGGACAGCAGCAAGTTATTGTTGATGATACATCTAAGAGAGATATGTTTGTTACAATAGCAAGCACTATCTCTCCATATCTTGTCGATAAAATGACAGATGATAGATATAGTGTAATGGAAAGATTCTCATCAATTCTCCCAATGAAAATGTTTGGTGGTCTTGTGAGAAAGTTTGTAAGTACAGATCCAAAACTTCAGCAAGGATATGATCTTGTAACAGGTTGTATTCGTGTTGCAGATTTTAGTAATAATACATTTAATAAAGCAATTCGTTCTAATAACGGAATGAGAAATAATCAGTCAAATTCATTCAGTACAATTATCGATGCTATGCAGGATATCACTGGTATGTCTCGTGGTAACATTAGTCGTTTTAACGATGGTTATTATGGTCAGGGATATGATGGTTGGAACAATGGATCACGTTTCAATAACTTCTAATAATATGTAGAGAGATAAAAGTAAATGCTAGTAAAATAGCATTTACTTTTTTAATTTTTCTTTAGGAGATCAGCCAGTATGGGAACAAAGATTTTACGTTATCAAAATCAAGAACTAATACATTATGATCAGGTATTAAAAGGAGAAGCAGTAAACCTCTTTAATAAAGAGGGTGTAAAGTACACAAAGAAAAAGATCGTTCCTCAAGAAGGTGGAATTTATTCTAGTAAAATTGGAAGTCTTATTGAAGATGATATTGATGTAAGTGAATATTCTTGTTCTACTTCATGTCGTTATCTTGTAGGTAGAGTATATGAAGGGATGGAATGTCCTATATGTCATCAGATAGTAAAAAATAATTATGCTGTATCATTTAATAGAAATGGTTGGATAACTCTCGGTTCACATAAGATACTTCAACCAGCAGCATTTGCTAAGATTAAAGATTTAATTGGTGAATCAAATCTTAACGATATCATTGATTTTAATGATAATATTGACTTACAAGGAAATATTGTTATTGGATCGTCGGAAGTGAATAAGAAACATCCTTTTATGAAAATAGGCATGACTGAATTCTATAAAAGGTTTGATGAAATAATTAGATTCTATGGTAAGCAAAAACGTAAAATGGAAGATGCAGAGTTCTTGATTAAATACAAGAATAGAATATGGACTTCTAAGATAAATGTATTAGCACAGGAACTAAGACCAGCATTCGTAAACTCTGTTGAAAAGAAATTTAGATTCGATGGAATAAATACAGCTTATTCAATTATTATTAATAATGCATCACTTATAGCGAAAGCAGAAATTACAGATCAGTATATGAATATTAATAAATATTTGTTTACTATTCAGTCAGAATTGTTTAAACTTTATTGTTTGATACTTCAAAAACTTGATGGTAAAAAGAAATTACCTAGGCGCAAGATTCAAGGAACTAAAGTTTCTTGGTCATCACGTATGGTTATTACAGCTTTGACTTCAAGTAATTTTAATATTGATGGATTAGTAATTTCGTATAAAGCTTTCTTAGAATTATATATTTATGAAATAATGAATTGTTTGAAACGTGGAGTTGCAACAAATTACTTTGTTGATAAAACTCTATACGAAATAGCAGAGTGGTTAGATGTAGAAAAGTATTCTAATAGAGTACATCCTGCAATCTATTCTGTTATGAAATGGTTGATAGAGAATCATAAAGACGGAATGTATTGTTTAGTAAATAGACCACCGACGATGGATCTCGGTTCTTTACAGATGCTTAGAGTCGTAGATGTATTACCAAATGCAAGAGAATATCATATGGAGGTTCCATTGACATCTCTTATTGCATGGAATGCTGACTTTGATGGTGATACATTGAGTGTCTATAGTATTAAAGAAAAATGTGTCGCAGACGCATTTAATCGTGGATTTAATCCTAGAAGTCTTATAGTTAATAAAACTTCTGGATATAAAGTCTATAACTCAGACTTCGGATTACCAAAAGATCTGATGATGTTCTTGTTTGCATTTGTGCCAGACGAGAGTAATGAAATCAAAGGAGATAAAGAATAATGGATTTCGCAGATAAGTTCTTTCTTAAAAATCTGTATGAAGATGTGAAGTATAGTTATGGTAAATCTATGACTATGTGTGGACGCGATCTCTCAGCAAAGATTAAAAAGGCAGCATATACTAATAATGGTATTAAAGAAATTTGTTCTTTGATGCGTTATGAAATTTCTACTACAGCTAATGAACTTTATGATTGTATTATTAAGTATGCACAGTTCAGAAAGATTGATATCGAAAGTAAACCACTTGTTGAAATTTATGGGATGATGATTGACGAATTCAGAGAAATGTTTTCATGTGAATACGATAAGGAATACGTTTATTCTTTGCTTGATAATATGACAATTGATACTATGCTTCGCAATATTAAATCGTTTATTAGAAAGTGTGATGATATAATTAATTTTATTCAGTATACATATAGACTTGAAGCACAGAAAGATGAGAGATTTGAAAAGATTTCTCTTAAAGCTATGCTTGATATCTATTCTGGTACAAATAGTTCTGTTTGGACAGAAGATATTATGCCTACTGAAGAGAATGGAAAATCTTATGTAGAAAACGATAAGCTCTCACCAGAATATGGAAAACTTGTATGTAAGAGAATTCGTGCTATGAAAGCCGATGTTCTTTCTGCAGCAAATAAGTATTTTGGTAAGAACTCAAAACTAGCAAGTTTTAACTTAATGGACATCGTTCTTTAAAAACAAAGTCCATGTGTTTATAAACACATGGACTATTTTAATCTTAAGAGGAGGAATACTATGGACGAAGTAGAATATCTAAAAACTTTTTTTAAATCTGATGAATATAGTAGAGAGTTTTTGTTGCATGTAATTTATACAAATATGAAAAAATCTAGAAATAAATACATTAAAAATACTAAAAGGTTTTGTAATCCCTATGAAAAAGATGAATATAAACGTATGCTAGATTTTGATAGAATATGTGACTACGATTCACTTATTAAAAAGAAAAATAAAGAATATACTGTAGAATATGATAAATTTATTCGTGCTCATTTATTAATAATCACTAATGTGATGTCTAAATATTTATTTTCTGATATGAAATTTTGTGATTCTGTTTATAATGATTTTATTGTTGATTATCTCGAAGTAAATAAAAAATTTGTTAAGGAAAATGTAACTAATCATATAGATCTTGCTAGTTTAATAGATCCTATTATTACTGGGTTGATTTCTTATTTACGTTCTAAAAATTATTATAATTTAATGAAATATTCTTTATATGGTTGTTTTAAAGAATGTAATTCTAAAATAAAATTTCATGGTTCATTCATGTTTGATAAATTTAAAGTATTTACGTTATCTGATGTATTTGTAGAGAATAATATGCTTAATCATGTTAAGCATTACGATTGTTTAGATATGAATGAATATAATAATAATTTCTTGAAAATAATTTTTAAAGAAGTTATGATAAATATTTTAATTGCAGCAGTATATTGCATTATAGATAATTATAATAGATATGATATATTAAAGGATATCGTAAAAGATTGTGAAATGTCAATAGTTTCAAATTCGAAAATATTGAATTATAATAATAAAGAAATTACTGCGGTTTTAAACAAATTAAATTCTATAAAGAATAATTTCGATACAATAGAAAACCATAAAGTTGCTGTAAATTATATATTTGATAATTCTCTAATGAAAACTATCTCTAATAATAAACTTATGTTAAAACTTCTTTCAGATAAAATGACAAAATTAAATCCATCACATACGCAAGATTTTGAAATAAATAAAACACAATTCTATGATTTAATAATAAACAGCGATTTGTTGAATTCATTAGAAGAATATCATAATCAAATCAATGATCAAATCTCTAGATTTTATAATTATAATATTAGTAGGCACTTTAGAGATATCATAAGATATGATCCATTATATATTTTCTATATGGATGAAGGAATTAACATCACAACTTTGGAGGTAAAATAACATGGAAAACATAAATGGTTTTGATGAAACTAAATATGTATTTGAAAAGATTTGTAATACCGTAGAATTGGAAAAATATTTAGAGAAAACTCGGTTCGAGCCAGTTATATCTAAATTTGAAATATTTAAACGAATGCTTCGTTTTAAAATTCATAGTTCATTTTTAATTGATTCCGATGAAGAATTTGTCGATAATAATGGATATAAATATTATATTAAATATTATGATAATACTATTTATCATAAAATGTATAAAACTATTTCTAAACGTTTATGGAAAATATTTAGAGATCAATATCTTTATCCAATAGTTACAAATACACTTAATAAAATACAAGGATATAATATTGATTTTTATAGAGAAAATCCTTTGGAAGATTCATTCAATATTGCATTCAACCGTTTTATTCAACAAGAACACAAAGAAATTAGAAATTTATTACCAAGTATTTATAAATACATTTCTAAGACTGATAAATATTTAATTATTGAAATTTTTAAAGAAAATACAGAATGTATTAAAACGACATTACATGATATAAGAATAAGATTAAATAAATTCTTTGAAAAATATCTTGTACTTTTAAGGCTAACAAAAATTATAAAAACAATTTTCTTAAATAAATATGAAAGTTTAATGATTGATAAAAAGAATAATTGTGTTAGAGAAACATATTCCGCAGTATGTGGATTCCATTTTTCAAATGCTATATCATTAATGAAATATTCTCATAAAATTACTAAATATACCATCGATGCGTGTGAAGGAAAAGTATCTATTTTTAAGAATCCAAGTTTATTACTTGATGACACAATAGATGAATCTTATACAAAATATAATCAAGTTTTGGATAAATTCAACTATATATTTGATATCATTCGTGAAATGAGTAGAGTTTCAGAATATAAGAATATTGATACATTTATTGATGTTGATAGACTTTATAAATATAATGAACTCATAAATTCTGATCATGGCGATTTATGTGTAGCTATTGATAATTATCTTGACAAGTATTTGACAAACGGACTAAAAGATAACAGATTAATCACTTGTGTTTATGATGAAATTAGATATAAGATTCAACAATATCTTGATTCATTACGTTTTATAAATAAGGGTGAATTTATTTATTCTATAAAAGAAACTATAAGTTATATAAAAGAAAGACCTTCTACAACAGAATTATTAAAATCATTTATTGATAAATACGGTGAAAATGCTGATACATTAATAAATGACACAGAATTCTTTATTAATAAAGTATATTCATTAATTATTAAAATTATTAAACAGTTTATTGAAATAACAAATATAATTTCTAATTATGTATATGAAAAACTTTATTCTAATGGATTCAATGAAATAAATTTCGATGTTATTAAGGATATTAGAGAAAGAATAAATAGTCCTACTAGTATTTCTAATGAATTATTGATAAACAAGAGCAATTCATTCAGAGATTTCTTTATATCATACTAAACAAATAATAGAAACTGTGGTAAATCCACAGTTTCTATATTTTTTGCTTTATCGACAAAACTATATACTTTTATCTATATATGGAGCAATTATGAGTGTAATTTTAGATGAAAATAACTACATCTTACTCCGAAACAATGATCCTTCATATCAAGCAATGACGAGAGTATCAGATGCAAATAATACATATGATATAAGACAAGAATACATAAAAACTGGAGAAACAAGAAATGATTTTCAATCCCAGTTAGACTTATTCAATAAAAATAAAGGTATCTTAAATGATGGACTATTTATCGATATGTCTAATTTTTTTACAGATACCGAAAGAAATACTGACAATACAGGTGTAATTTCTACTCCAATTCCTTATTTTAAATTTAAAACTAATGCAGTTTTAAATTTTCGTAATTCTGCACATATTAAGGATACATATATAGATAAAACTAACGTTGAATCTATTTATGAGTTAAATACACCTAGAATAGAAGGAAATAAAGAAGTTTATTCTTTTAAAGAAGAGAAATCTCTTATAGAGAATACATATAATTCATTTCCTTTACAAAGAAACGATAAGCTTCAGATATATGAACTTGACTCATTATTTCTCTATATAAATGGTAAAAAAATTCCAGATAACGAAATATTTGTTTATGCTAATAAATCATTTACTGATGTATTTATTCCAGAGAAATATTTGGGTGGAAGTATTCATGATAAAAAATCAATGATTGATGATGTAATCAATATTGATTATCGTCAAGCTGGATCTGAACTTTTTTATGATAGATTTAGTCCAACAGAAAATGAATATGTAATAGATCTTTCTGATTCAAAATTCCAATATAATAAAAGTAGTAGAAAAGAAATATCTCTTGATAAAATAGTTTTGTTCGTTAATGGATATCTCGAAAAAGTTAACGAAATGGAACTTACCGAAGATATGTTAACACTTCAACTTCCTACTAGTTGTATTGGTTCCGATGTTGAATTGTATATTCTTGGAGATATAGTTCATAGACATAAATTTGATGAATCAGTAATGAATAATAATGGATCTAGAGTTCATTTTTATTTGAACGATAATTATTTTGTTGATATTATTGGTGGACCTATAACTAAATCTGCTGTATCATTTTTTTATGACGGAAAGAGAATCGATGATACAAAGATTACTCAAACATCCAGATACAGTTTTGAATATACTGTAGATACAGAAAAATATGTTAAGGTTACTCATAGAGTTGGTGTACCACCTGCACAAAATAAAATTTATTATACAAAGAATCTTAATAATGAATATGTACGTTTAGGTCATTTGAATGCTTTCGAAGAAAATGTTATTTATTATACTAAAGAAGTAGCTGAATCCTTCGATGAAACTAAAATTGATTTCTTTATCGAAGATATAGGTTTTAAAGTAGATGAACTCGGTTTTAAAACTTATGGAGATGATTATTATCTTTTAAATATGCTTGGTGTAAAAAGATGTGTTGATAAGATGAAGGGTAGTCTTTCATATTCAGTTTTTGATAATCCTTTATACAATATATCTTTTAAAGATGTGCTTTCTAAGAATGGTGAATTATTTGATGTAGAGAAAGCTATCAAAAAGTATGATAATCTCGCATTCAATACTTCGTCTCCTTCAGAAAGAGCTAAGATGCTTATTTCTGAAAGACCATCTTTGCTTAGACGTTTGCTAGAGCAATTCAGCAATAAGAGTAAACGCTTTATTGTAATGGGTAATACTCAAGATATAAACGTGAGTTCTATTTCTAAAATTACTGATCCTGAACAAAATGTTTATTATAAAATATATTTGAATCATGAAATACTTGATTCTAAATATGTTACTATAGTACGTGAGAACGATTTTGATTATATTACTATTAGTAAAGATGCTTTACTTCCATTAGTTGAAAATGATGAAGGAACAGGATATAAGTCTGGTATAAATATTGTTGAAATGTTCCAGTTTGATCTCTCTTATAAAGAGAAAACCATTTATAGAGAGAATATCAATAATGGATTTACACAAGAGATAAATAGACAAGGTGAATACGTATATAAGAAAACGTATAATATAGACGACTTACCATTTGAAAAAGGTTTAGTTTCTGATGATATTTGTGCTATTGAAAAAGTAGCTAAAGATTGGTATGATTCTAGAAACGAAGAATTCTATTATATTTATCCAGGTCCAGAAAAATATGGATGGAGAATGGTTAAACATTTTAGAGTTGTTTCTAAGACAGAAACTGAACTTAGTATAGAAATTCAATTGCATGAATATGATGCTAGAAGAACTAATGGTAATTTCTATCTATTAGCAAAACAATATAACGTAAGTGAAAGTATTCGTTTTGATAATACTGATGGCTCATACATGGAAGAGAATGATCTTCTTATTCCTATTTACAACTCTTATACAGCATATAAAACTAATGAATTAGGTGAAAGAGTTGTAGACTTTGTGGATGATTATATTCCATATATAAATAACTCAGAACCTATTATTACAAAGAATAAAAAAGAATTAATATTTGGTAAAGATTATACATTCATGAATCCTGAGAAAAATCCCCAGTTATCTACTTCATATGTAATATTCAAGAATCAAACTGCTCATAATGATGAAATCGTTGTACAGTTCAATTCTAATAAAACAAATATTCTTATCGTAGGTTATGATGACTTGGAGATTGATAATAGATTTGGTTTAGTATATCTTTCTGAATTACCATATCCTGTATCAACAGAATACATGAATATTTATGTCAATGGATTAAAAATGTCTGAATATGACGTAGATATTCTTTCTGATAAACTTATAAGAGTACATAATATTACAAGACCTATACGTTCTATTCTTATTACTACAAATAGTATTTATAAGGATATCGAACTTAAAGAATATATAGATCTTTATGAACCAAGTCCATTTGAAAAACTTCTTGAAAGTATTTTCTGGAATTGTGATCCTTCAAAACATGTTGATGGAAATAAACCAAATATTGATTATGTATATAAAGTTGACCCATATTATTCTGATTTCGTTGGAGATTTGGGTAAAGATTATGATAATCCATATTATAAAGAATATGTAGATTATATTAAAGAACACGGTTATGAATATGATAAGACTTCTTCTTATGAACTTTCTATACCTGCTCCAGATTCATCGTTGGATGATATTGAGCTTAGGTATGAAGCATGGGAAAAAGCTAGAAACTTCTTCAATATTTATAGAGATAATCACGGTTTTGTTATCGATGTTGACTCTGTAAAGCAAGCTGAAAATCCATTAGCTGAAGAAGAGACAAATACATATTTAACAGATACACTAGAGATAATGTATCTCAACTGGTTAGCAAAGTCTGGAAAAACTAGAACTTATGGATTTAAAGGTCAAGATATTGATCCCCAAGTTCTTAATTATTTCTCTGTATTTGAAAACGTAATCATTGGTAATAGAATTGATATTGTTGTTGATTCTGGAAGATTCTATGACGGTTTGAAACCTGATGTAAATAATCCACCATATGAAGTTGATTGGGATACAGAAAAAATTAAAATAGTTTATCCAGCAATGAATTTTGGAGAAAGAAGACGTATGCTTTTCGAAATGCTTATTCAAATCTTAGAAAAACGTAATTCTGAGGAAGATATTAAGCAATTCGATGAAGAAACGAGATTGGATAATACTGTTATCGAAATGTGTAACAATAGATTATCTAATATTCTTTATCCAGAAGATTTCCCATTAGCACCAGATAGAAATGGTGTTATGTGGACAGGTTCAGATGTCGATGTATGTAATTACACTACACCTGATTCAGAAAACCCCGATTTACAAGCCGCAATACTTGCTGAGCAAGCAATACGGTCACGTAATAATTAATATATAGGAGATTTTAGAATTATGGCAGAAGATACAAGTCCTGAAAGACAAGCGTATGCTTCAGTAGCAAAGAATGGTTATAAAGGTCGCTTTGCTGCGAATATAATCAATATTCGTTTAATGAAAGATAATCCATATATAAAAGATCTTGATGAATCTGAAAGAGCAGAACTTAATGCAAACTTGCTGGCACCATATCAGGGTGAACAGTTCTACGACGATGATAGAAATATTTATGTAGCAGATATCACTAAAGATCCAATTAGTGGAGAAATCAAATATACTTATACTTCTCAAACAAAACAAGTAGCAGATCTTCTTAAGTATTATGAAACACGTGGTGTTTTGAATCAGTTGATGTCTGCTTATAATAATGGTCAGACTTATAAGTTCTATTATGATATTGGTAGAAAAACTTTATTCCCAAATTCAGCATTAGTATTCCCAACAAATTACAGTTATTATACTATTAGTAGACAAACTCTGAATACAAATAACCAAAAAGTATATGTTGCAGGGGTGGTTCAGGATGGTACTCTTCTTGATGTTAAGATTGGTATGCATATTGTGAACGATGCAGTCAATGGTACAAGATATACAAGAATGGGTACAGCTAAGATTTTCGAAGATTCAAATCCTGATGACGCTCAGTATTCTTCATTGATAAATGGTGAGTTCTATGTGGTCGAATTCTTCAATAGTGATGGTGAATTGATTGATACAAAGCAATTCCAAGCTGTTCAAGCTATGGTTGATACAGCCACACAATTGCCATCAGCTAGAGTTGTTAAACTCAAGATTACTGTATTCAAGAATAATATTACAGCTAATACTGATTCTAAAGTATATGGTATTTATGCTGGTGAAGATTTATCTAAGACAACTTCATTTGCTGTTATTGCTGTATATGATGACGGTATTGAAAAACTTATTACAGATAAACTCGATACACCTGTATTGACTAGAGAAGGCTGGGATGTAAATACTACTGGAGCTGCAGTAGGCGATCGTTTCCCAGTAACATTTACTTATTGGTCAACAGTAGATTCGGACGGTAATCCAACTGGTTCAAAGATTGAAGAAACTATAGAGTTCCAGGTTATGGAAAATAACTATACTAAACTTTATAAGGTTCTTCCTGTTATTTGGACTGATAATGTTACAGATCTTAACGTTTCTATTGGTTCTGAAGTTGTTGTATACAAGCTTAAAGTATTCACAATGAGCTCTGATGGTATTATCACAAATGCTTCTAAAGCATTCTATGATAGTAAGAAAGTTGTGCAGTCAAGTGGTGATGAAAAGACTCTTGTTGATTTCACAGCTTGTCCTGTTACATACGATCCTTATCAACAGTGTGTTATCTTTACATATACACAAAATATTCAAGCACAAGATACAGAGTTCAACTTCCAAGTTAGATCTAATGGTATTCTTCAAGACCTTAGATTCACTGCTAAGTTCGGTTCTGGTGCTGGAACAGGATTGTTTGTACAGCCTATTACAAACTACAGACAATTTGGTTATGAAACAGATGGACTATTTAGTTCTCTTGCATTTACATATGCATGGAATAACAATACTGTTAATAAATGTAATCTTGCTACTATTAAGTATGAAGATGCTATTGCTTCTAAGACAATCACATTGGGTCTTAATGCAGAAGGAATCTATATTAGAGACCAGTATGCTAGAATGATCAATGGTATTCTTGTTAAACCTTCTAAAGTACAGTTGTTTATGGTTAAGGATGCAACATTTACTCCTATTTCACCATTAACACAGATTAATACAACAGCATCTCAAGTTACAGTTAATGTATACAAAGACGATGTTGTTAATGAATTACTTAACAATAATAGAACTGGTAACTTCATATTTGCTAAGTTTGTTACTGAGGTTGATGATACTTCTACGTTAATTAACATCGAAGTGTTTAAAACAGTTATGCAGGTAATTGCTTAGTTTAAGAGGAGTAGATAATGGAAGATTTAGCTATTGAATCTGTAATATCTACTTCTCAAGCTTTTAAAAAGGTTGATCAATTCTATAATAGAACTGTAGTATTTGATTTTGGGCATGGAATAACTCCTATTGCAGTTACGTTGGATTATCTCTATGCTCAAACTGATCAAAATATTACATATGGAATTGAGAACTATGAAGCTGGAGTTGATAGATCTGGTCTACATCCTATTTTTCATGTCTTACCATCTTATATAGATACTGCTGAAGAAAAAAATATAGCCCATAGACAATATCGTTTCTTAGATGTAATTCGTGAAATGATTTTTAAATATGGACTCCAACATGAATACTATAAAAATAAGTATGGTAAGTGGATAGATCTTGGAAAGATTAGACCTCACTTTGCAGTAAAAAATTATTCCGATAATATTTTCAGTACTTTCTTTACAGGTACAATTAATGAAAATATTATGGAATCTTCTATATATACTAAAGTGTGCGATAATACAATATTCGATTGTACATTTACAGATAATTATTTCGTAACTCTTTGTCAAATTACCGATGTTAACAAAATTCCTAAAGCTATGTATTTTGTAAGAGATCAATACAATAAGAGCGCTTACATTTACTCTGTTGAACGTGGTGATGGTACATATAAGTTTGAAGAGTGTCCTAGAATTGTATTTACAGATACAGAAAAGGATGCTAAAGATTCTGTACATGCTACTAATTCGCCAAGATTCTCTTATAAATTAGCAAGTATTGATGAAAAAACTGTTGCAAATGGTACTTATACTAATAATAATAATCATAAGTTTGATGACTTATTATTGACATTTATTGATAATGAGAATAAACCATATACAGATTTAACTAATCTGTTTATCATTCTCAATGGTGTTATTGTTGGTTATATACCAGGACCATCAGAAAATCAAATATATCTTAAAGACGTTGTTAAATATGCTGCTATACAACCTAAAACACTTATTAGTGGTGTGAATATTGATGATTATTTAGTTCGTACTAAAACTGTAGGTGAAAAGAATGCAGAAGGTATAGATATAATCAAATATGATATACCTAGAGAAAAGATTGGTTACAATTATGTATTCGATATCCGTATTTACAAGTGGGATAATATTTCTATAACGTCATTTACTGAACCTTTACATACGGGAAAGGTTTTAAAAACGGTAGCAGAAGAAGCAAACAAATCTTATTGGTTGGTAAATAAACTTAATTTCTCACATAAGGTCAATAAAGATAAAAGTATTCTTCTTTGTGGTAATACGATTGTTGATAAAGATTCTTGGGAAGTACAAGATGATGGATCTATATTCTTGAATACTATCGAATTAGAATTCGATATTCTTTACACAGAAATGTATTCAAGAATGAGAGAATATCTTTCTACTCAAGTATCTCACGATATTGTAGCATCACCAAAGATTGAAGACTTTTTAAAGTTACATAATGACGATGAAGAAGGTATCAATGCAGCATATCAAGAATATTCTCAAGCTCTAGAAGAGTGGAGAGAAACCTCTGGTTCTGATAACTATCATTATGCTCATTCAGCATTTGATGTAGTTGTAGAACAATTCAGAAATAGAACTTACGCTATTATCGAATTTGATAATATTGCTGCTAAAGCTTATGATATCGAAGTTGTAGAAAATAGAGAAGAAATAAAACTTAATAAACCTACAAAGAACTATTTCATAAATGAAAACTGGAATATTGATGATATTGTTATAATGAATGGTGTTTGTCATGACTTTGTAAATAAATGTGAAAATGTTTTCTTTGCTCCAGAGAAATGGTATAGACATGGATATGATGATGTATTTGAAGGAGTTTCTGCTTATAAACTTCAAGTTGTAAGAAGAGATAAGATAAATGATGCTTATCATAAACTTAACTATACTGAACTTCTTTATGGTCCAATAGAGAATACAGTCTATTATAGATATGACTCTGAAAAGAAAACATACATTGGTGATGCTCATGTAACGTCATTTAAAAAGGAATTCAGGTTTGTTTCCCAAGATGAAAAGGCTTTAGGTTATAATCAACATCAAGTCTACTTCACAAAAGAAGGCGATGAATATGTAAGAGTTCCTTCAACGAATACAGAGTTCCAAGTAGATAAAGATTATTATATTTGTGAATTTACTAGAGATTATTATACGCTTAAAAAATAAAAAAAACAGGTACTGATACGTTAATATCAGTTGACCTGTCAAACTCCATAATGTCTTCAACGAGTCTTCATTATGGAGTTTATTTTTCTATTTAATAATATACATTATAGTATATTATCTTTCTTTGAGCCCATGAGAGAATAAGAAAGTATGTCTTATCTCCAGTCTTTTGGAACTAGCATTGAGCTGGCTCCAGTTTGTTCTGGATAAACCCCTAGGGTTCGTTTATATTCATCTCTATCGAGAAGAATAAAATCGGGGTCTTTACATACATTTCCATTCTCATCCATTTTGGATGTAAAATAGATGTATTTTCTTACCATACAATCACCTCCTTGAAAGATAATTAAATTTATAGAGTAGGGTGCGGTAACACCCTACTCTATTTCTATCTTCCATAAATATAATATATGATTAGACAGTATAGTTTGAACAGTAAACAAAAAAATAAAGAGTACACATATGTGTACTCTTATATATTAGAACCAAGACTTAATTTTCTTTGTTATTTTTTCTTGTTTCTTTAATAAGTAATCGATATTTTTTCTACAGAAATGAGAAATATAGATAATAGTTTTGTCATTTCTTTTTCTCCTTAGCCATAGACCAAATTTACTTATACCATAATTTATAGCTTTTTCAACAATCGATTCAAGTTCTTTTTCTTCTGTTTCATAATTTATTAATAATGCTGCTTTCATAGATTCATCATTTTTATCCACATTGGATAATTTCTTTTCTATATCTAAGAGTTTATTTGTTATTATAGATGTTTCATGCATCAGATCTTTTATATCTGAAGTACACTTATTAATTATTCGTATTTCAGAATAATAGATTTCCATTTGTTTGTACCGTTTAAATATATTCATTACGTTCCTCCCTAGAACAGACTTTGAATTAAAGGTAGAATAAAATTCATGTAATTATCTTCAATCACAAGATTTATATCGTCTTTAGAAGTATATAATTCTGGTGTATATACAAAGTTTCCATCTATATTATATTTATAATCACCATTATGGAGTATATCTCCATAAATAGTTTTATCATCTGAACAGATATATTTATAACGTAATTTTCCTATACGTCTTAAACAATCATATTTCGTTTCATATGTATATTCGTTACATATACAACACAAATCCTTAAGTACTTTATTTACAAAAGGATAAGTATTGATGAATGGATCTTTATATACTCCACATATTCTTAATTTCTTTGTAATTCTATCAAATAGAATATAGATATCTTTATTTATATAAAATAAACTTGTGTAAGATATCTTGTCTTTATTTCTAAATACTAGATCACCAATATTATTTATAGGTGCTAATTGATTATTTATAATAATACTATCAGTCGTTGTCGCAATAAAGTTATTCTTGTTTATTCTATTTCTAGTTAACCAGTCATTGTATAATTCAATTGTTTTATTTTCTATATCTTTCTTTATACCCTTATTCAAGGAAAATATCTTATTTATTTCTTCGATGTATTGATCTTTACTTAAGTCTAATAAATATTCATACCTTGGATCTAACATTGAGAGAATAGTTGGATAAGCTTTAGCTATATTATACTCAACTATATTTGAATTTATTATATGTGAATTGATGTTATTGTTTATGACTTTGTCAACTGTCACACTCATATATGAACTCCTCATATACAAAATATATAAATAATTAATCTTTTAAATATATTATTATATATTTTGATAAATTAATAATTAAGGAGTTTTTATGTTAACAGATATATTAAGTAACAAATTTGGAATAAAACTTGATGATGTTACAAATTTTTCAGACGGTAAAGTATCCACTCCTGTATTTTTTAAATACCTGTGTAGTTGTTATACTAATGATGGAGATGATGATAAAGTTTTTGATGAACGTTCTTATGTTTATATAGATCATGAAGCTCAGATGGATATTTTCTTTAATAAAGTTATCAAATACATGTTAAACGATATGTATATAAATCGTTTCCCAAAAGCTTTAAATACAACGATAAACAGATTCGTTACCAAAGTAGCAATAAATGTAAAAAGCTTAACAACGGCTGTAGCAACGTTTGGTATGGCTATAACTGAAGCAAATATTTCAAATACAATTCATGCTAAGAAATATATTCTTGCATTACATAGAACTTTAGCTGAACTTGATAAATATTGTCTTAAATTTAATGCAGATGATTTGAGAAAGAATTCTAGATTGTATATAGATCTTTATGATTCTGTAATTGATTCATCTTATATTACATTTGTAAATAGGAATACTGCTATTCCATTATTTTCAGCAAATTCTATCGAATGTATGACAAAACTTAAAGACTATCAATTATCATTTAGTGATAAAGTTGATGGTGTTGTATCTGCATCATTTAATGCTAATCCATTTATGTTAAGTCTTGGTAAAACAACATTGCTCTACGATACAATTGATGGTGCAACAATGAATGTTTCTAATGATAAAATTACTATCGATTATATTGGTTCAATTGTTGATCCATTCTTTGTTTATAACTATAAAGATTATAAAAGTAAACTAAAACTTACTTTTGAACCAGTTAATGGTAAATTGTTTAAGAATAAAGCTGAATTTGATAAGTTTAATGGTTTTATTGATTATATCAATGCAGGAATATTCGGTCAGATTGAAAATAAATTACCAGAATTCCCAGTCAAACTTAGAATGATAGAAATTTCATCAAATAATAATAAAGAAAATAATCCTTATATTGACGAATTGAACGTTTTGCATATTTTTAAAGAGTTTATAAAAACTATGTATCCTACTATTTATAATGTTAATAAGGATCCAGTTATTGAAAAGATAATTAATTCTGATACTATACCAGAAGAAGCAGTATTTGATAAAGTAAATAATAGAATTATATATATTTCTGAAGAAAATCTTCCAGTATTTAATTTAGGAGTAAATTTCTATTATGGCTAAATTAGAAGATCGTGCTGAAAAACTGGAGAAAGAAATTGAAAATAAGATATTGAAAACTTCTAAAGAAATGGTTTATGATATAGATGATGATTTAATTGATGAAGAGCCGTATGATGAAAGGTATTTTATTAATGAGTCTAATAAAGCTGAGTTAGTAAAATACTTTGAAACATTAATACGTCCTTCGTTTGAATATTCTTGGTTTATAGATATGCTAAAGAAAACACTTGATGTTAAATCTTGTGTTTTCTTTAAAGGATATTCTGTAGACAATGGAATGAAACTTGAATTTCATCATCATCCATTTACATTGTTTGATTATACTGAAGCTGTAGTGAATAAACAACTTGACGAATTAAATAGTGAAGAACCATATGTACTAGAAATGGAAGTCTGTAAAGAAGTAGCTATGCTTCATTATAAATTTATGGTTGGTTTAGTTCCACTAGATCCAACATCACATCAACAGGTTCATGATGGAAAACTTGATATTCATCCTGATCTTATTATTGGTAATTATGAAAAGTTTTATAAAGAATATGAACGTTTTATACCAGAACATACAAGATCTAAATATATAGAATGGTTAACAGCAAATCATTCTGCAGAATTGGAAGTTCCTAAGAACTATGAATATAAACCTACAGTAATTAATGCTTCTAATAAAACGTTATTGACTGTGGAGAAATTGGATAAACTCTTATTGGAAGATAGGGTTTCTAAAATAACCAATGAAGAAATAACTAAACTTTTGAATCAAAAGGAGTAAATATGTCAACAACTTTAGTTATGAGAAAACAACAACCATTAACAGCAATTAAGTTCGATGGTATAAATGCAAAAGAACTACAAGAGTTCGTAGGTAAAGAACGCTTAATAATTATAGAAAAACCATTCTCGCCAGATTTCTTTCCTATTCCATATCTTTGGTTAAAAGATGGTAATAAACTAGAAATCAAAAAGAATGATTGGATTGTATTAGATAATGGAGAATTTGTTATTTATGATTCTAAAACTTTTGAATATTTGTTTTCTGGATACGTAGAACCAGATAACAAAGAATATAAAATTTATACAAAGATTAGTATAGTAAAAGCAAGAAAAAAGAATAATGATGAGTATGAAGTTATTTATGATAATGGATTTACATCAACTGTTCCGAATGAAGAGTTTGAAAAGACATATATTCCTTTAGAAAAGGAGATTAGTGATGGTAGAGATAACTCGTAATTACGGCTTAATAAACATTGCTTCTGTACCTGATGAATATATTGATTTTATGAGATTTCTTATGTGCAATGGTTACAGTGATAGAGAGATAAAAGTAATCATTGATGAGAAAATGAAAAAGAATACATTTATTGCTCAAAATTCATCAGAATATGGTACAGTAAAACGAAAAGAACGAGATCCAGATAAGGATAATATTTTTTATCATCTTACTCCATTTGGATTAGAGAATGGTAAAATTATTCTTCCAGAAAGTTATAAGAAGCTTGGTGTGGATGATGAAACTGTTTATAATCTTTGTATGTATAGTAGTAACTATTATTTCTGGTTACTACTTTCGTTCGAACAGAAATATAAACTTTATAAACTATTTGAAGAAAAACCTAAATATAGAATATTTGGTTATAATAATGAATATGCTGATTTTGAAAAACTGAATGATGTATTGTATAGTTTGATAACTTCTGTAGATAAAACAAATTCTGTAAATGCTATACGTTATAAATTAATGAGTGAAAAAGAACCGAAGATTCCACTCCATAAAGATATTCAAAAGATGTTTGAAATGAATATGCAGAAAGATATAAAATTCTGTATGTATAAGTGGGATCTAAAAGAGATATTGTGTGGTGATACGATTCTTGAATCTAATCTAAAACCATACTTACCACTTATTTGGTTCTTTAATAAAGAGAATTATGTTTATAAAAATATTAAAACGGAGGATTTTCTGTTAAATGGTACCCCCCAAGTTCGAACTATTCGATATCCAGAATGGCCCCTCAATTAATACTATTCTAGCTGTACAAGTTTCATACACAAATATACATCTATTTCCGAAATATTTGAAAGGTGCTTTTTGTGATGATTGTACACTTGTTGATGGTGATGAACTACGACTTGTAGACAATGATGAAACAATTCTTGTACATCCAATGGAATATATAGTAATTGATAGGCAAAGAAAAATATTTACAATGAATGAACGTACGTTCAGATACATCTTTAATAAACGAGGTATGTAATGGAAATGACTTTTATGATCTTTATGATTATTATAAGTTTTATTTTATTGTATATTGGGTTAAAACCATTATTTGGTTCAAAACTAGGCGAAATGATGATTCCATTATCTCCAGAGCAAAAGAAATCTGATATGTCTATGGTATATGAAGCTATTGACGAAGCAATAAATAAATCATTGAGTATTTATGTATCAAAAGATATTCAGTTTTCTGAAAACTCTAAAGTTAAAATGTTTGTTAGTGGTCATTATCGTGATTTGATTTCTTATCTATTACGTCCAGATGTTACATTTGATGATAATGGAACTGTAACACCATTTTTAAATTACTTTGTAAATCGTGTATATATGATTTACATTTCTGAAACATCTGATTTTGTTAAGAGTCTGTTGTTTAAATATTATTCTGGTTTTTCTACAGATACATATTTTACAAGAACTAAAAAAGATAAACCTTCACCATTATTCTTTGTGTCAGAATATGTAAAGAATGATCTTCTTAAACGCTTCAATGAAAATGAAATTGCTCAAGCTGAATTTTATAATAGAATGCAGAATAATAATGAAAGTGCAGATAAAATGACAGAATGGCTTAATGATTATGATATGAAACACATTTGTAAATTATCTTTAAATATATATAATGTATATGAAAAACGAGAAAAAGATTTTTCTTTGAATAGAGAGGTAAAGAATGAGCTTTCTGCTAAGCACAATGAACAAAGTAAATGATGCTTTTAGGAAGGCAGGATCATTTGATTCTGACTTGGGTACATTCAGCGGTTTTACACCAATTGATATTTTATCTGCAAACATTGAGCATGTTAATCAGTTAGATGTAGATATTATCAATGGTGGAATGTTTAATAATCCTTATACAGAAATTGGACTTTCTGCTGTTGGTAAAACTACTCTATGGATTCAAGTAGTTGGTGGTTGTATTGATAATTGGAGAAGATGGTATGGTCCTGTATCAGATCTTCTTTTCTATAATGTTGAAATGCATACTACTCCTGATCGTATTCAGAAGCTTACTGGTTGGGATGAACAGACTATGGCTGAAACAGTTCATATGGTTTCAGAACCTTGGTCTATTATTGAAATTTACAATGATATTGCTAAATATGCAGAAATGAAAATTAAGAATAGAAAACAACTTGAAGTAGATACAGGAGTTAGAAATATTCTTGGTGAATCTATCAAAGTTCTTCCTACAACTTATGTATTGATTGACTCTATTGCAGCAGTACGTTCTAAGACAGATCTTGAATTCGATAAAGAAGGTAATGTTAAATCTACAGATTCAGTAGCTGGTACATCTAATATGGATGCTATGCAGATTGCTAAAGATAATACAATCTTTATTAATGAAATTAAGAAGAAGTGCTGTGAAGCAAAGATTTGTGTAATCATGATTAACCACCTTGTAGAAATTCCAGTACTTGATAGATACAATCCTCCTAAACCACAACTTCCTGGTATGAAATTTAATCAGAAAGTTAAAGGTGGAAATGAACTTTTGTACCAATCTTTCTGTGTTGGGCAGCTATCTATTAGGGAAAGAATGTTCAATGAAAAGCAACAGATTTATGGTCCATCTGTACATGGTTTGATTTCTCTTATGGATATTCTTAAGAATAAGAATGGTCCTGAAGGAATTCGTTATCCTATGGTATTCGATGGTGAAACAGGATATAAACCAGAACTTACTGATTTTGAAATTCTTTATAGCGAGGGTTTATATGGTGTTAAAGGTAATCCAATGAATTATCATCTTTGTGTATTACCTGAAGTATCATTTACTAGAAAGAACCTTCTTCAGAAATGTCACGAGAATCCATTACTTGCAAGAGCTCTTAGTTTTACAACTAGATTATTCTTGTTGAGTAGATATATCAATCGTGAAACTCCACCCGATCTTAATACATTTGAAGAAATTCCATTTGAAGCTAGAGTTGCTACAATTCTTTCACATTCTATGGATTATCCTTCTTATGTAAATCGTGGTTGGGTAGTTGATGAAGAATATCAGGAAATTGCTGATAACTTTAATATGTCTATGTGTAGAAGAGAAGGACCGAATATTGGTTTCAACGATGCTGATATGGAGATGTTCTTGGTATCTAATGGTGAATTGACTAATACTCAAAGAGTATTTGAATTGGATAATAGGACTTCAAAGATTGGTGATACTGAATATTGTTGGGCTAATGGTGAATAAAAAATTAAATAAGGTATTACATATACAATATAAACCTTAAAAATAGGAGCGTAAATTTTATGGGTATCAAAATTAACGATGAGAAAATGAAGGAAAGAATTAAGGAATCAAAAAAGAATGATAAAACAAAGAAAGTATCCACAACTAAAGAGAATACTGAAAAGAAAAATAATAAAGAGACAAAAGAAGAAGATAAGAAAAAACCAGTAAAGAAAGATGACGGAACTTACAAGTATAGACCATTCGAAGCTTTCTTTAAAAAGAAGCAAGAAGAAGCCGAAGCTAAAAAGAATAAATAATTAATAGATTTTAAAATAGAATGTGTGAACTTTGATTCACACATTCTAACATATTTTTTATTTATATATTATACAGATGCTAAACTATCAATATGGAGGAAAGTATAAATGGATAGCGCAAATATTACAGAAGAAGAAATGAAATATTTGATAGATAAGTATTCAGGAGACCAAGTTAACAAATTATTTACTACAGGATTATTAACACATCCATTTGAATCATCTGGACCACGCCTTCACATGTTTTCTGTACACTATGCACAGCATATTATGCTAAAGAACCCAGAAACACCTAGAACATTTACTGGATGGGAAAATCAGTTTGGAAAATATTTAAATTCGTTTTATAAGTCAGAAAAGAATTGGGAAATTGTTGCTAAAATAGTTAGACATCAATCGTTCCCAGAGATTGCTTACTTGTTAGTAGTACGTGAAATAGGTACAAATAATTATGATATAATTAAAGTATCACATTATGAAAAGCTTTCTGATCAACATGGTTATTTAAGACCATTTTCATATATGGATGATAAAGTACCTGGTAATACTATTCGTCCAGGAGAGTTTGTTTATAAAGCTAATTCTCTTGATGAATTTGGTAATTATCGTTATGGTAGAAACTACAAAGTTGCATATTTGCTCATACCTGAAGTTAAAGATGATGCAATTGTAATGTCAGAAACAGCAGCCAAGAATACAACATTTGATCTTATTACTAAAACAGAACTTGTTATTAACAAGAACGATATTCTTTTGAATATTTATGGAGATCTTAAAAATTATAAATCCTTCCCAGTAGTTGGTGAAGAAGTATCTGATAAAGGTATTCTTATAGCTACTCGTAAAATGGATAAGAAGAATTTGTCTGCAGATTTTACAGATATGGCTCTTACAAATATTTATTATACAGATAATAAGTTTGGAGCACATGGAAAGGTCGTTGACATTGATATTAAAGTAAATGATGTAGAAGAATTACAGAAAGACTTGCATAGACAACAATTGTTTGAAGTATATAATGATCAGTTTAGATATAACCAAGAAATCGTTAATGTGTTACAAGGAATTGTAAATGATAAAAGAAATCGTACAACTGACAAACTTGATAATGCTTTATATAATGCAAGAAACTATATTAGTCCAAATGTAAAATATTCAAGTAATAGTAATTTTGAATTTGCACATATTACAATTTATACTTGTGAGACACAATCATTGACACAAGCTATGAAAACTACAAATAGATGTGGTGGCAAAGCTGTTGTTTCACATATATGGCCTGATGAAATGATGCCTGTAGATGAATATGGTAGACGCGCAGATGTAATTGCTTCCGCTAATGGTATTATCGGACGTGCAAATATTCAACAGGTTTTTGAACAACACATTAACTTCACATCAGATATGATTGAAGAAAAGATGAAGAAAGCTACGACACCAGAAAAAGCAATAGAAATTCAGAATTCATATTTTAAATATATGTCTCCAAAATGGGGAGAATATAATGAAAATGTTGATAGAGACAGATCGAAGAAAGAACGTGAAGAATATTTGGATGCTCTTTATAAATCAAAGAATGGTTTATACGTTTATGATCCACCAGCATTTGGTGCAATTGGTTGGGACCTCATAAAGAATATTTGTAAAAAATTTAAGATTCAACCATCTAAAGTTAAGATGTGTAAACAGTACAAAGTAACACCAGAAATAGCAGCATTATATGATACAAAAGAAACAGTTCAATTTGTAAAAGATTTTATGGAAAATTATACATTTGATACAAGTACAAATGTAGTAAAGAAGAAAGAAGGAAAGAAAACTGTATTAGGATTAGAGAAATCATTTAATGAATACACAGTGGATGATGCAAGAAATCAGAAAAAGAATCCATTGAAATTATCATCAAAAGATTATAAAGAAAATTCATGGACAGATGATTATGTATGGTCTGATGATGAAATAGGATATGAAGATATTGGAAACGCTAAAGATGATGAAAGTGAACTCGTTCATTATATCAATACTATTCAAGAACTAGAAGGACAATTTGAGAAAGATGATTTCATAATGAATCAGTGTAAAGATAAGAGTTCTTTTGATACATCTAAATCAAAAGTATATAGACTTAATGAAGATACTATTGTAAGAGAATTCGTTTCTAAACATCCTATCGTAATTGGTGATGTTTATTTGATGATTCTTAAACAATTACCTTCAGCAGCATTTAGTGTTAGATCTCTAGGTTCTATGACGCCACTTGGATTACCTAATAAGTCAGCAAAGAAAGTTGAAGTTGGTAAACCTTATGGTGATACAGCTAACCAGTTCTCAGAAATGGATAATACAGACCTTAAAAATCTTGTAGATCCAAAGAAAGTTTCTAGATTCTTAGCTGTACAATCAACCGATCCACAAATGAGATCTGAATGTGCAGAAATGTTATTGTTTGCAGATCCAACTCGTTTACATGATTTACCATATGATGATGATACTATAGATTGCGATACAATACCAGCTAGACAGTTGGTAGCATATTTATCAGCTATAGGATTGGAAATTGGTGACATTGATGAGGAAGATCCATACGAGTTCTTGGATGGATTACATTATAAGAATATTCCTGACTTAATGAAGAAAGCAGGAATAGACGAAAATAACAATCCATTCAAAAATATAAAAACCAAATAAATATTTAATAATTATATATTATATCTATGGAGGTAAAGCGTAATGATCATTCAACATTCTTTCTTTAAGAATGCTAGTCCCATTGCTGCTGAGAGCGTTGAGAAGGCGTTTGGCAAACTGGAGCCAGTAAGTAAGATGGAACCTAATAGGTTCGAACTTCCTATTACGAGCGTACGTAGAATTCTTGGAGACAAGTTCTACAATCTCGAAAATGGTCCTAATGATACAATCCGTGTAATTATCTGTGATAATGGTGGATTTAAGGACAAAGAACTAAAATTTAATTATGATAAAGGAAATGAACTTCTTCAGTTTATTTCTATGATGTTTCAAGGTTTTATTGATTGTAATCATGGTAGTGAGAAGTTTACAAAAGAATTTATGGAGAAGCCAGTAGCAAAATTCTGCATTACAAGTAATAAAGGTTTGATTACTCATGATGTAGGTATGGAATTCTTATCTCCACTGTCTAAGTTTGATGATAATCAGGTCATTGTTGGAATGAAAAATATGAGTGAAATTGCTCAGATCACTCAAGAAGTAAATGATCTTGAAAATAATATCAATCAAATGAAAGCAATGAATAATGCAAAAGGTGTAGAGATTCTTATTGCGTCAAGAGATCAGTTGGCTGATAAGATGGTTCAATACCAGTCTGAAATTATTGATGCATTCTTCGAAGTATTAAAGAAATTCAATAATACAGACAATGTTGAAGACATTTATGATGTTGCTCTGGTAGTAAGCAATACATTCGTTGATCCAGAAGGAAAAGAAAAACCTATCGTTGGAACAACAATTATTGACTATCACGATGTAGCATCTAGAAATGTAGTCGCTTTGAAAAACAAATTTCATATCGACTAAATATAACAAAGGGGGCAAGAATTATGAATGAAATTCTTGTTTGTGTGGGATGGTATTATGGAGTATCCTTTTTGATCGGAGTTGGATTCTTAATCGAATTCCTGATCTTAAAGATATTCGATAATAAAAATGAACCATTGCTTGCTAAGGATGCAGCTAAAGTAAACGCGATTGTATTCATGACAGGCATGTGGTTTCCATTAATAGTTATCAAATGTGTTAAAGACACATTCCTTATAGGAGGAGACAAATGATCACATTGAAGATCAACAAAGACGAGGTCGCACTTGAATGCGATGGTACAAAGGATTTCAAGGAACTCACAACAAGAGAGAACCTTGATAAGATCAAAAGCTTTGCAAAAACTTACAATGATGAGGTTGTAAAACCACATTGTGAGATGGAAGCTCAAATCATGAAAGAAAACAATGTAATGGTTGAAGCTGCCGAAAAAGCTAAGCGCGAACATGACATCAAATTGATGCGTATTACAGAAGAAATGAATAAGCGTTCAGATCTTCGTTATACAATCACAGACGTGATTCGTAAGACTGGATCCGCTATTGGTATCGGTGGAGCAATTCTCGGTGTTCTTAAGATTGCTGATAAGATTCTTAGTGGAGGAAATAGTCCTGATTCTGATGAATCTTCAGTTAAGAAGATCGTAGAAAAGAAAGAAGAGAAGAAAGAAGTTTCTAAGAAGAAATAATAACTTCTTCTAAAGGTCATCTAGGGCGGTAGTGTAAACTACCGCTCTTTTTTTATTTATTTGTAATATTACATCTTTATATATTTGGAGGTTTAATAATGGTTAATATTTTACTTAAAATATATAATGGTATAGTATTTTTTCTTGGAAATGCTACATTGATTATTATTTTTGTAACTTATGGTGTAAAAATATATCAGCATTTTAAAATGAAGAAGATTACAAAAGAATATGCTGAAAAGATTCATAAGAGTAATTTCTTGTATGATGCATTAGGGAAGATGACGGATGAAGAGAAAGAACGATTAGAAAAAGATCCTAATGCTTCTACTAAAGTAACACTGAATTTTGATGATGTAAGTGTTAAAAAAGAAATAAAATAGATTATATATTATAGAGGTGTAGTAAGAATGAGAAAGGAGTATATTGTATGAAAAATCAAAAGATAATAACTTCATTTGATATACCTGAAGGGTTTGTAGAAAAACACGATGATGTAGAACTGTATAGATCGATTAGAGATAATAAAACCATATATGCTACAACGACGTTTTCAAGAGCTGTCCCTTATGTAAAGGATGGTCTTATTGAAGCATATCGTCGCGGTTTATATGATATGATTAACAAGAAGATTAGAAGTAATACGAAAACAGTAAAGTCTGCAACTATTGTTGGTGATATAATTGGTAGATTCCATCCACATGGAGATCAATCTGCATACCAAGCAATAGTAACACTTAGTCAAGATTGGACAAATAACTATCCATTGGTATTCGGTAAAGGTAACTGGGGAAATGTTTTAGGAAAATCTGCCGCAGCAATGCGTTATACAGAATGTAAATTATCAGAATTCTTTGATGATGTTTGTGAAGATATCAAAGAAGAATATGTTGATTTTATTCCTAATTTCGATAATAGTGATAAAGAAATAGCTTATATACCATTTAAGATTCCTGTAATTTTAATAAATGGTTCATATGGAATCGCCGATTCTTATATGACATCAATTCTTCCACATAATCTTAACGATGTTGTAGATATATGTGAAAAATTTATAAGAAATAAAAATATTAGGAATTATGAACTAGTAGATGGTTTTTATCCTGATTTTCCTAACTTTGGAATAATCTTGAATAAAGAAGAAATTGAACAGTGCTATAAGTTTAATATTCCTGGTAATGTTAAAATGAAAGCTACTATGGAAGTGAATCGTGAAGAAAATAAGATTATAATTAAAGATCTTCCATATAATATGACAGAAGCTGATGTTAGAAGCACGATTAAGAATTATCACGAAAAACAACATGCTGTCTTATCTAAAGTTCTGAATGTTATCGATATTAAAACTTCTAGAGAACATGTTGATGATATTCATATTGAATATGAAGTTATATTTGATAAGAATGCTAATATACTCGAAGTAGCTAGAGATCTCGAGAAATTAGTATTGTCTAAAACTATACCTATTTCTAATATAATGTATGATAATAAGTATGTTGAAAAGGTTAGTATTAAAGATATTATTGCTTTCTGGTATGATACGATATATACTACAAAACTAAGAAAGATAAATTATCAACAATCTATATTGAGTAATGATGCACATATCACCGAAGGAAAGTTGAAGATTTATGATCATATTGATCCTATAATCGAATTTGCTAAGAAATCAAAGAATGTGAATGAGTTTATAGATCACCTAGTAAATAAATATGATTTGACACCTATTCAGGCTAAAGCTATAACAGAAATGAAAATTCATCAATTGAATAATACATCAAAAGATGAACTTCAAAGAATTATCGATGAAGCACATAGGAAGATAGCTGAACTTGATGAAAAATCGAGACACATCGATGATGTAATTATAGATGATCTGGAAAAGCTTAGAAAGAAGTATGGAAGACCTAGAAGAACTGTTATCTTAGAGGAACATGAAGTTAATAACAAAAATATATCTTCTATCCCGATGAGTAATGGAGCAATACTTTGGTCAAGAAATCAGTATGCTATATTTGATCTTAATAATCTTATTAATGGTAAAACATTGATGAATGGTGTTAAGAATGTTAAGTTTGAAGGAAGAAATGTAAAAGAAATTGTAGGATGTCACAATATTAAAGAAGATCTTGTTGGTATACTTCTGTTTATGAATAACGGTACAGCCAAACGTATCAATGTTGCAGACATTGTTGGAATTAATAACTGGATTTCCGTAGCAGATGAACCAGTTATATCAGGTATTATTCCAATACATGATGACAATGATAAATATATCGTTATCTCGGATAACAACAAGATTAAAATAAGTTCTGTAGAATCATTTGGAAAACAAGCTGTAACTACAGGAAATATAAGACTTGTTCAACGAGTAGAGAAAGGAAAAGATGTTTGTCTTATTACAACTGAATCTGGAAGATATCATTTTATTAAGATAAGTGATATTCCAGAATTAGGAAGAACAGCTTCCGGTGTAAATATAACTCTACCAGACAATGAAAGCATATCGATGATTCAAATGGAACAATACTCTGATGAAACAGGTTTGTGTTCTATTGTTGACGATAGTGGGTATTCATATATATTAAGGGTTGAGCAAGACTTACTTGAAGAAACGAATAGAGTAAACAAAGTAAAGAAATTGATTGAATTAGATGATGGTTTTAAAATGACTAATGTAAATCTGGTTAATACCAAAGAAAAAGATTACAAATGTATTTTAATCGGACGAAATTCTACTTCACAAATATCTATGCAAAATATTCGTTCTTCAGATTTGACTCGAATCCCAAAACGTGTTCCTGTGAATACATTGGGAATAGTCAGTTATAAGATTTGAGTTTAAAAAGAGTGTAGCATAAAGCTACACTCTTCTTTTTTATAAAATATTTTTTAATTACATAATATACATGTGAATATGATAGAGTGAGGTAAGCATATGTCTAATAATATTCTGATAGATATGTATAAGAATAAGATGAAAGGTATTTTAAAGACAGCTTATAATGGAAAGGTATCTGAAGAGTTTATAGATAAATATTTGAATAAAATTACTGAAAAAGCATATAGCACACCTATATTTGCAAATACAAGAAACTTGTATAAATATGATTATGGTACACAATTACCTATAGAACAGGTTATGGAAGATATAAGATCTGAGCATCTTAATATACATGCGAATGGTACTTTAACAACAAATGTTAAACCAATTAGTTATTTTATCATTGATATGCTTAGTAAGTTACGTGATGTTTATAAGAATAAAATGTTTGAAGCTAAAGTAAACAGTGATGATTTTGGATTCTTTATAAATAACGGTATGCAGAATACAGTAAAAGCTAAAACGAACTCAATCTATGGCGCTTCAACTATGAGTAAAGGTTTTACTTCTAATGTTGATATGGGTGGAGCTATTACAGCACAAGCTAGAAATTTTATATCTGAAATGGTATGGAATATAGAAAGATTCTTAGGAAATAATTATACATTTGGTAGTTTGGATGAAGTTTTTTGTTGGTTAGATGAATTATTCAAAATGAAGAGTAAACTTGATTATAGTTTTTATATCAATAAATATATTACATATATTCCTACATCTCATGATTGCTCACAAAAATATGTTTATTCTACAAGAGATGTTACAAATATACGACGATCTGAACTAGATGTTTCTAAAACCACATTCTTGATGTTTGAAATGATGGATGATTGGAAAAAGATATTTTTCTATTATTCATATGATCCTATATTACTTATAAAAATGAATCCTAAAATAGCTAAGATAGTAAATGATCTGATTGCTTTCGATATAGAATTCATTAATCCTTATATGTTCGAAAAGATTAAACCTACTATGACTGAAAAAGAAGTTTATGATTGGTTTTATGATTTTTACACAAATAAAGAAGAGAATGACCCAACAGAAGCAAATGTATTAGCAACTAAAGCATCAAAATTTTATTTCATGTTAAAGGAATTTAGAGAAATTGTTGCTGTATTCTGTTTCGCTACTATTATTAATGGAAATAGAGTTGAGAAATATAGAACTAGAAAGAGAAAGGCTTGTGTTATTGGTGATACTGATTCAACAATGCCTTCATTCTATGAAATAACAGAAAATACACTTAAAGTATTTGGTAAAGAAAATTTGATGGATGATCCAATGATATCCACCAAAATAGGTATGGTTTATATCTCGATAATATCAGATCTTATGTCAGAAGCTTGTCGGAATTTTGTTGTGTGTTGCAATCAGTATAACGAAGGAGAAAAGTTTTACATGTATATGAAAAATGAATTCTTCTTCCCAATTGTATTATTGTATAATACTAAAAAGAATTATATCGGTATACAGACTATTCAGGAAGGTAGAAAACTTCCAGAGAAAAAACAATTAGCTATTACAGGTAGAAACCTTGGTTCTGATACACTTAATGAATATATTTCATCTAAAATTCTTGATATCTTACATAATGATGTATTAAGATCAAAAAACTTTAATCCTTTGATAGTTTATCAAAAGGTATTAAATCTTAGACATCAAATTGAAGATGGATTGAAGAATGGTGATATGACATTTGGTGTATATGCTAGGTATAACGGTTTTGAAAGTATTAAGAATCCAGAAACTACTTCTAAAGTTAGAGCAACAATAATCTGGAATAATATTTATCCTGAAGATCAGATATCGCCTGGTGATTCTATGTATGTATTTAATACAACATTATATAATGAAGAAGATCTTGATAAAATACCTGAGAAGTTCCATGATATTAAAGAAAGAGTAAGAAATACTGTATTTAGAAAATATGGTAATTTCGATTTTTCTAGGTTTGGATTAAGAACATTTGTTGTTCCAGCATTCGGTGATGCGACAAAAATACCAGAATGGATACTTCCATTTATAGACGTGAATGACTTATGTGAAAAACATCTGCAACCAATAGTATCATTGTTCCCATCATTACTTTTATCACCATGCTCTTATGTAAAACCAGATAGTAGTACAAAGAGAATGGGATTATCTTCATTAATAAACTTCTAAAAGGGAGGATTTGAATGTCTAATAGGAAAGACATCAAACATGATTCTAAGAAAAAGAACCATGTTCTTAAAAAGGAGAGGGACTTTTCATACACGTGGAAAGAGGAGTTTATTACCAAAGGTAAAAACTTTGGTGATTTCATTATCAGAGTTCCAGTAGAATTCAATCTATTTGGTAAACTGAAATCTCATTCAAAGAAGATTATTTATAATCTCTTGAATGCTAATTCTGGTTTATTCCTGTATAACTTTACTCAATATAAGTTTGATAAAGCTATTAAGAAAGAAGATATAATCAAATATATAGATAGTTTATCTAAACGTAAAGATTCTATGGAATATAGAAATTCTGATACATATCTTAAAGAGTATTATTTCTATTATGATAAGAAGTTTGACACATGGTATTATGCATTGAATTTCAATATGTTAGCAGAACGATATGTAGCATGGAAGTTTAAAGAAGAAAAGAAAGAAACAAAATACATACCATTTAAACACAATATTTATAAAAATCTTAATCCAGAAAATAAAAAAGAATATGAATTAATTGGAAAGCTATCATTGTATAATAGATCTAAACATACAGAGTATTATTTCTCAGATTGTACGAATTTAGATAAACGAAAGCTATATGGTGTATATAAGTTCTATGTGGAAGGTCCAATGTTAGAGGAAAGAATTCCAAAACTATTAACACCATTTGTTAAGACAAATGCAAAAAAGAAACCAAAGTATTTGTTTAATTCAATACATTTGTATTTGAATTATCTTACGAGGAAACGTATTAAGAAATAATCATAATGTGGAGATTTATTCTCCACATTTTATATTTATTTAGAATATATATTATTAATATACTAAGGGGGTCGATATTTTATGAATATGAATAATTTTCTTGAACGTTCAAGAAATAATAAGACATTAGACTCAGAATACAAAGTATTAAGTGATATAGGCTTTGAGAATTATTTTCGTAAGATTAATATTTTTATGAAAGAAAAGAAGAATATGTATAACATTGCAAATAACGATGTTATAACTAATGTAGGTTGTTTGATTACTAATATTAGTAAAGATAAGAATAAGAAATTAGGTACGATATATAATAAGACAGTTTATTTGTGTGAATTGGAATATCCAGATACGTTAGATTCCAAGAGTGTCAAGAAAAACATAAGTGTTTGTCTTGATAAATGTTTAGTAAAACCTATGTATGCATTTGCATATAATGTAATAGAAACTCCAGATAATAGAACTATTGATTTGGGTTTAAGTTTGGTTGATTTGACTGTAAATAAATCTTCATCATTCGGTATAATAAACTTCTCAGCAGACCAATATCCTATGTATAAAGAAGTAGTAGTTGGAGAAAACTATAATCCAAAATATTATTCTAAAAGACATATGGAATTAGAAGAAGGTTACAGAAGATATGATGGTAGAGCTATTATTATGGATGAAATAGTAGATAATCGAACAAAAATTATCTTTAATAAAAGTGATATAGATTCAGTATTAAATTTCAAACGAAATATCCAACAAACTGGAATATTTGTAGATAAAGAAACAATTAATCTTAATGAATATATGGGTGATTTCTTTACTAGCTATTTATTCTTACCATTTGAACAGGTAGAATTTGTATATGATTCAAGATTACGTAATAAGTTAAATATAACTTCATTAAGTTCATTCTTGAAGTTTAATCAAAATACGACTGATACATTTGTTAATGAATTGTTAGATAAAATAAATGAGAAAATTGAAATACTAGGAAACAAACTTAAAGGCAATTTTTATTTAATAACTAGAATATCGGATCAATTTATGATGTGTGATTTACATTTGTTTGATAGTTCTAGAGAAATAAGGATGACTAAACCATTACATAGACAATATTGTGAATATGCTATTGATTCAGAAATGATTGTAAATGATATAGAATATAGCGGCGAGATAGCCAAACTAGATTACATAGATAAATCTATGAAAGAATTAAGCATTACAAGAGATATAACATCAACTATAAATATGATAGAATCAGCTACACAGAGTCTAACTATGTTAGTAGAATCAGCTAAGAAAGATATTAAAGATAAATTTATTGGATCTTCATATAACCATGAAGATAGTTATAAATTATTTAAGAACGAAACGTTAGGAATTACAGATGAATCAGAAAAATAGAGTTGGACGACCTAGAACTACACCAAAACAAAGTAAAAAATGTAAATACTTTTACCTAATTTGTGTAAACTTTCATGGTAAAGATACACTTAAGCTTGGAATTTCCAACAATGTTTTTAGACGTATGAAGCAATATAATAATAGTGATACAAATGGTTATTTAAAAGAAATACTTAACGTATATAAGTGTTCTGATCCTAAACGATTAGAACAAGTCGTTAAGTATTTCTTACCACAATTTATACCAAATGTAGCAAAAATGGAATATTATGACATAGAACATTATGAATTTGTTAAAGAAAAAACTAAATACTTAGCAGATCTATTTCATTATAGTCTTGAAGAATTCGACTTTGAAAGTGTAAAGAATGAAGAAATAGCTAAGAATGAACGTAAAATGATTAAAAAATTAAAGAATAACTCATAATAGTATATATCTTAAATAGGAGAAGTATTATGGAAGATAAAGATTATGAAACTCATGTTCGTTCTAATGAGTCCATTAGAGATTCTATGGATGGAGTAATGAATGAACCTAATAAACAGATGAGTAGAGAAGAAGCTAGTAAATGTGTAAATTGTACAAAGAACGAATGTGCATGTGGTACAAATTCTATGGAATTTTCAAGAGGTTAAAATGGCAACAACAATTAGAGGAATCCAATTATTAAAAGATAAAGAAAATGCAGCATTGAATGATGCTCGTGTGAAAGATGCACTTAAGAATATTAGAGAAGTTTTTAATGAAATGTTTACAAAAGAAAGAACAGAAAAACTTCAGAATGCTAGAAGAGTATTGATTGATGTTTTACTAGATAACTGTGTTAAAGTAGATGAAGTTGTAGATCCAAAGATCATGAGTGAAAAGTTCTTTGCTTATGATCCAGATGTTGTATCAGAATATAAGTTAACTCTTACAGAGTTTGCTATGTTACATACATTCTGTGTGAAGTGTAGTATGTTTGGTCTAAACGATATTATGTTTAAAGATAGTCATGATATGGATTTACTTGATAACATCCTAAAAATTTCATCTAAATATGAGGAGACGACTTAGATGTGTAAGTTTATCGTTAAGTATGTTCGAGATAAGAATGATAATAGACCTATTGGGTGCGTTGTAGCAATTGATAGAGATATTCTTGGTTGCTGCTATCTTAACAAAGCCGATAGACCAAAGACAAAGAAAGAACTTGTAACTCTTGCTTTGGAACGCGCTAATAAGAGAAAGTTTGGTGAATGGAAAATTAGTGAAGAACCATTTACTTATAGAACAAATGATGACATGGATGTGTGGTATATTCCACAGTGCATGAGAGAGATTTATAATGAAATGAAAGATCGCTCACATCGTTATTTTAAACAGGAGACCGAAGATGGCAGAGGAAAAGAAGAGGTATAACGCCTACCATATTAGTGCACAGATGAGTTCAACCTATTTCTCTTATAAGAAACCGGGTGATAATGGTGCATATGCGATGATGTATGTTAATTACTATAATGGTATGACAACATTACATTTTAAACGTGGAATTACTTCAGAGAATGTACTTGATTTGAATTGTTATCTTCCAGCAGGAAAGGCATTCGATTTCTCAAGACTTCTTGAAGGTATGATGGCTCGTCGTAGAGATGCTTATGCAGCTGGACAGAACTATAATCCTGATGAAGTGATCAAGATTCCAACAACATCAATGCGAGATGGTACAGAAGTATCAACTGGTCTTCTTGTTGTTGATACAGAAATGTATGATGGGATTCCGAGAGTAAAGATCTCATATACAGATTACGAAAAGAACGATACTATTGAAGTTGTATTTAATAGTAGAGTTCCTAATGGTAAGATTGAAGCTACTTGTAAAGTTAACAATATTGATTATGCTGATATTCAGGCATTTGAATTCGTTAATGTTATCAAGGAACTTCAGGATCCTTTGATTCCTATGGTTTATAGGATTCAGGATGCAGCTGTTAATAGTATTACTAGATATATTTCATCTTGCTTCAGTGGAAGACAGGGTGGAAACAAAGGTGATACTGCTTCATATAATCAAAACGCTGGTGGTAATTCTGGCGGTTATTCTCCTAGTGCGGATTACGATCCGTTCTAAGTAAATTAATCAAAAGAAGAAAGATAGAAATATCTTTCTTCTTTTTTTGGAGTGTGTAGTAATGACTGATAATGAAAAGAATGATGAATTCGTTAATCAAATGGAAAATCCAAATGTTGTACAGAGACAACAAATGATGGACGAATTGAATGAAAAACATCAAGAAGAACTAGCTAAGAAAAAAACTGAACAAGTTCAGAATAATCCTAATAAATTCCATGAAGAAATGTCTGAATTGCAGGCTAAAGATGAATCAAATGAAGTTGAAGATAAACCTGCATCAGAATATCCAGGTGATATAAATGAAGATATTGATAGACGAATTAAAGAAAGGGAAGAAAAGATTTTGAGAACTAAGAAGGTTGAAGAAGAACCTAAAGTAGAAACTGTTGAAACACTTCCTGATGGAATTGAAGAACCACCATCAGAGTATCCATTTGTAAATATGGAAGAAGCTATTGACAAGGAAATTAAAGCAAGAGAAGAAGAAAAAATGAAAGCTAAGAAGGTCGAAGAAGAACCTGTAGTTACCGAAGAAAAACCAAAGACCAAGAAGAAAGAAACAAAGAAAAAGAAAGTCGATATTATTTCTCCAGAATATGCAGAGCAGATTAAAGATAAGAAAAGTAATGCAGAATCTGTTCCTACAGTTAAGAACACTATTGAAGATTTTGATGACTTGGATAAGAAAGTTGAAATCGCAAATACAGAAGTTATCAAGAATAGTGATTCATATGAAGATGCAGAAGAAATGACTGTAGAAAAGATCAATAAGACTATCGATGATATTTATAGTGATGATGCTACAAAAGAAACACCTACTACAAATATGAAGGTAGAAATTATTGATGAGGAAGAAGAAAAGAAAGAAAAGCCGAAGAAAACAGCTACTAAGAAAGAAAGAACTGTTGAATATTATGGTGGCGATGGAGAAGTAACATCATTTAAAACAAGAGTTTCAAAGAATGCAAAGATTCTAAGAAATATCGAAATCGATGATACAAGTAAGATCAAGTCTGTAGGAATTAATGCTAAGACTGCTCAAGATAGACAGAAAATTTATTTGAACACAGTTTATCCTACATTACAACCATCAATCGCTGTAGTTCCAATGATTATTTCTGGTGTTGTAATTAGTATGTCAGCATTCTCATGGCCTGATATTAAAGAAATTTGTCTTATTGAAGAAAAGCTTCTAGACCTTGATCAGAATGATCCAGATTATATCTATGAAAAGAATAAGAACTTTATTGAGAAACGTAAGAAACAGTTGCAGTTATTCTATAAACATATTACTGCAGTATCTGGATATGTTGAGAAGCCATCATTTGATGAATTATTTAATAAGATTTTGAAGTTCCCTGATTTCCAACAGTTGTTCTTTGCAGCTTATGCAACAACATCTCAATCTAAGGAACATAGATTTAATATAGCTTGTGGAACATGTGGTTCAGATAACTTTGTAGATGCTAAACCAAAGGATCTTTGTTTCTTGTTGAATACCAATATCAATATTAATAAGCTTATTTATTATATTGAAAAGGGTTCAACTCTTGATGCTTCAGAATCAGCAAAGATCTATAAGGAATTCCAGGAAGAAAAGATTGTTGAAATGGCTAACAATACTTATCGTACAAAGAAAGCATTGCCTAATTCAGCATTTATTTATGACCTAAAGATTCCTACAATTGGTGAAGCTCTTGCAGCTATGGAAGATCTTATTGAAATCTTTAGAGATAAGGATCTTTCTTACACTGATGAATATAGTGGATCTACAGTATATATCGATTCTTCATTTGGTCTTACACAAGATCTTATTGAACTTCGTTATTATCTGTATCTTAATAAACTCATTGTTGCTGATATTGTTGATGAAGATAAAGAAAATAATAGTGTAAAAGTTTCTTATGTTAATTTTGATGATAAGAATGCTATCTATAACTCTATCCAGAATCTTTCTCCGGCAGATTATAAAGCACTTATTACTGATGAAACATTACAGAAACTTGTAAGGGTTACAGGAATTCGTCATGCTATCAAGGGAGGAGTATGTCATGAACCTACTTGTAAAGCAGAACTTGGTAATATTTCTGTAGAACCTGAAACGCTTTTTTTTATGATCGCGCAGGAAGAGTTAGTCTAAAAGAAAAAGAAAAGGCTGCGCAAGAAAAATTAAAACCTGTTAACAACAAAAATAAAAATAAGAAGAAAGAAATAGAAGAAGATGTTTATGTAGGCGGCGGAAGTGATTATTTTCAAGTAGAAGAAACTCATGAAGATGTTATAAGAGAAACGATGGATAAACAATCTGATAAAATAATGCAGAATATATTGAACGCCTCAAAATTACTTGAAGGTCGGTTTACTATCGAACAATTATTATCTTTAGATATACCAACATTTGAAAATATAGTTAGTAATGAATTTCATAATATTGATGTTTCTTATAAGGAATTTAAAGAAACTGGTGCAATAAATGCATACACGAAGAATGAGACTACTAAATTGGATGATAAAGTATTAAAGGAATTAGGAGCTAGATAATATTGCTCGATAGTAAAATATTTTATTTGGTATGGAGATTTGATATACTAAAATGAATTTTACAAAGACGCTTATCGATTTCATGGTCGATATAGCAACAGATGTGTTTTCCACTAATGGAAAACCTGATGACCCATATGATGTGAATTATACAAATCATTATGTGGAGCTTCATCATTTTGAAGAAAACTGTGGAAATACCATGAAAAGGTATCTCCCAATAAATAAGATAATACAAGATCGTAAGAATAAAACAATTACTGCAAAAATAGATACAGATGTAGATGATAAGAGTATGGAAAGAGTTAAATCATATTGCTCTGAAAACAATATCGAATTATCCACATCAAAGAATAAAATAAATTCAATAACAATTTCCAAAAATACTAAAGGAGTTCTGGAGGAACGTGAATGGAAGAAACAAATAAGATAGCTGAGGATCTCAAGAAAGAGATTGAACAACAGAATTTTAATGATTCTATTGGTATGCAACTTGAAGGTGATTTTGCAGACATGCGTATTTCTGATATGGGCTTTGGTAAGAATGAATATAAAACTTCTAAGCCAAATATCGTTAGAAATGATGCCGTAATTCATGAAATTCTTAATATTTCTGAAGCTGCTGAAACCGCTATTGGTCATACAATTGGTCCATATGCTGATGCAACTCTTATTCAACAGTTTGCAGATAGAGAAGTACCTATTTATAATACTCGTGATGGATACACTATTCTTCAGAATATGAAGTATAGTCAACCTATCCCTAATGGTATTTTCAAAACAATTCGAGAAGCTTCTGAATATATGCAGAGTGAAGTAGGTGATTCTACATCATCTGGTATTCCTATTCAGAATGCACTTCTTAAGAAGTTTGTAGAAATCTTTAACGATCAATCTAAAGGTGTATGGAAGTATTCTCCAGTAGGAATTAAGAATATTTCTACTATTGCTTCTGAAAGAATTATTAAAGAACTTGATAAGAATACTAAGTATCAAAAGATTTTCCCTAAAGTAAATGAAGTAGGAAAATACGATAATAAGAAAGATGAAGATGATGTAGTAGAATGGCTTACTAAAGTAGCTACAATTTCTGCTAATAATGATTTGGAAACCGGTAAAAAGATTGCCGAACTTTATCGTAATAAACTTGATGGTCGTGGTTCTGTTATTGTTACAGAGTCTAAGACAGAAGATGAATATTACGAAGAAACTAATGCATTCGTTGTGCCTACTGGACCTCTCGATGAAGCACGTATGTGTAATTCTGCAGATCATTTTACATGGGAAGCAGATAAACCTATGATTGCTATGTTTGATGGTTCTGTGCTTGAAACAGATCTTCCAGCATTTAAGCAGATTGTAGAAACAGTAGCTTTTGAGTTCAAGAGACCACTTTATGTAGTTGCATCCAATTTCAATTATGAAATTGCTCAATACATGAGACAGTGTATTGATGGTACATATTATAATGAACTTGGACAAGAATTGAATTCTCCCGATGCTGATCCTTCTGCTAGAACTAGAAAGATTTCTATTTGTGCTTCTTTGTTGAAGAATCAATTGATTACTGAGCAGTTTAGATTTGAAGATCTTCTTTTGATGACAAATTCTAGAGCATTTAGTACAGAACTTACAAAGATGACTGAATTCTCTAAGGATAAAGATATCCGTATGGAACAGTTGAAGAATCTTCTTGGAACTTGTGAGCATATTTCTTGTGGTCGTGGTGAAACAAACTTTGTAGGATGTGAACCAAATAAGGAAGCTTTTGATTCTCTTATTAAAGATCTTAAGAGTCGTGCTGAAAAGTTGAAGAAGGTTAAGTTCCATAAAACAGATTATGATGAAGATGATTTGTTTAGTCGTATAGATAACCTTCAGGCTAGAACTACTTACTACTATTGTGGTGGTAGAACTCAGAAGGCAAAATATTCTAGAAAGCTTATCATCGAAGATGCAACATCATCTGTAGCAGCAGCTATTAAACATGGTGGAGTTTCTATCGGTGGTAATATGGCCATTTGTCATTTTATCGAACATAATTTTGATTATCTTGTTAATAGTATTATTGAGGATATTTATAAAGTAAAAATCAATATTACTGCAGCACAGAACTTTACAAGTCTTCGTGAAATCGTAAGTATTATTGTACAAGCTATCCAGTATTCATTTGGTAACGCTTATCGCTATGCATTGTATAACATGTATAGAGATTCTAAGATTGCTATGGATAAATGGAAGGAATGTGTACATCGTGAAGATCCAACGATCTATAACATTATGACTAATATGGATGAGAAATTTGATCCTGATTCAGTTGAGTCTAGTACTTCCATTATGGTTCCAAGAAATACTGATGCAGCACTTCTTAGAGTCATTATCGAGAGTGTAGGAGAATTGATTAATGTTGGAAATATGATTTCTCTTATGCCACCAAATGTTGACGTTGAAGCTCTCCAGCTTAAACAGTTGGAAACAGGTGCAGCGTACATGGCTAGTGCCTCATTCAGTCGTCAATAAATTACTAAGACCCCGATTACTTCGGGGTCTTTATTTTTTAGGAGTTGTTTATGGATAAAGAAAAGGAAATAAATATTTTCAAAACTATGTATACAAAGACTATAAATCTTAAAGAAAAATTTATTCCGTATGTAGAAAGTTTGGCTAAAGAAAATGATAAATTGTATAGTTTATTTTCTGAAAATGATGTATTTAATATAATGAAAGTTCTATTATTTGGAGTAGATGAAAATACATCTATTAAAAAGGTAGACTTAGTTAAAAATAAAAACCTTTTAAAGAAAGTATTTCTTAATCTTTCTAACTTCTATAATTCTCTTATTTTCTTAAAGGATATATTTGTACAGATCGATGAATTTATTTGGTTTATAGATAAGTTTTATTATGACGAAATATATAAGAACTCAAAAGAAATGACATTATTAAATGAAATAGAAATTTCTCGTTTTATGAATGTTTTGGATTCGTTTAAAGATGAAACATCTTATATTCGTTCTTCATTGAGTTCTCTTAAAGAAATTGTTCATAATAGTTGTGTTATAAACTCTATGAATGAATTAGATTTCCAAGATAGACATGATAAGATCAAAAAGCTAAAGAAAGAATCCCTTAAGAGATATTATTTTTATGATATATACGACATTAAAGATGGTATAAAACATTTCTATACAGATGATATGTTTTTTGGTGAATCTAATAATATTATGCATATGTATAACCGTATTATCGATTTTATGTTTAAAGATTTCTGTTCAATATATAATACAATAGAAATAAACTTAAATGAAATCATTAAAACCTCGACAAAATAATATACTTAAATTTGGAGTGATGAGATGAAGAAACCTGAATTTTGTCCTAAATTATATATTGTTCCGAGTAGAGAAGATCTATTAGAACGTTATTGTGATAAGTATACTGAACGTATCGAAAGATGTTATCAAGATGATTGGGACACTTATGTAACAGTTTGTAGAAAGTTTTTAGAAGGAAGATATACCAATGACCTTAAAGTATTGATGATTGATGGTATAGAACCTATTCCTAAAGATTTGAATAAACGATTTACGGCATATGAGAAATCAGAATATTGTCAGTATTTATTCCGTCATGCGGTTTGTATGGATGCTAATGATCAAATTATAGGTAAAACTATTGAATTTGAACTCCCAGTATCATTCAAACTGTATATCAAAAAAGAAAGATGGGATAGATTGGCGAATCAAGGTATGCCAAAAACATTCTGTGTTAAAGATTTTAATTCTATAAGAGATATATGTATACAAGGGATAAAGTCTAAAATGAATCCATATGGATTCGACGTACGACCTATTGATGAAGGTGTACAGAATAATTTTAGATTTTTTACACTTAATCTTATTCAGAAACGAAAATATAATAAATCTGAAGATCTTCTTATTCGTGGTAAACGTGATAGAGAAATGTCTATTGTTAAGAATTATAAACCAAATAAAATGTTCTTCAGAAAGCAATCATTATTCGCTATAGAAAATAATAGATCTCAAGAAGTTTTTGGTACATTAGGCTTGGTATTATTGGGTTCTATTGTTGGTGGAGCAGCATTCGGTATTGATAAAGCTTATAATAAGCACGAAGAGAGATTAAGAATGATTCAAAACTCTACGAAATATTTTTCTCCAGAAGAAGTTGAGAAGTTAGACGAATATATTTCTAAACTAGCAAATGATATTGATAAGATTGAAACAGAATTTATAAAGTACTGTGATCTTCAAAAATTTAAAGATGATGTGGATATTTATATAGAAGATGATATACGTAAACGTGATATTGTTGAGCAACGAATGGATCTCTATAAAAATGAAATAAATGCTAATGATAATATTCATATAAGACTCAATTATATTATCGAATTAAAAGATGGATCACATAACGATGCAACGTTTGTTTCGGGTAATATGAATAACTTGAATGGTATATATAAACGTGCTGAAGAGTTTGTTAATAAGAAAACTGCATACATAGGAATGCCTAAGTCTAAATCTAAGATAGTTTCCTTATATGAAAATGCTACAGTTACTTATGGAGATAAAAATGAGTATTCTAGAATACTTGAGATAGAACCTCCAAAAGAAATAAAAGAACTTATAAGAAATGTTCGTGAACGTTATCATGGATCTGATGAATATCAATCCAATGAAGCTTTCGATTCTCTTATGAATTGTGTTCATATAAATGACATAAAGAAAGATAAACATTATGAAGAAAACTGTAAGAAAATAGATGAATGGTTGAATAAGAATAATCTTAAAAGTTGTTCGTTGAGTGATATTAATGAGACTGTTAAAAAAATGAATCCCAAATTCGTTTTTAGTAAAGATTTAGTTATACAAAAGATCGATGGTAGATCCTATATGTATAATAGATCGTTAAGTTCTGCTAGAGCAAAATTTGGATTGATATATGGTAATGTGGCTTCAGCACTTTATAATAAGATGCATAAGAAAATGGTTTCTAATGTCTACGCTTGTGGCATAGATGATAAAGGTAACTTTAAACAAATGAAACCCGCTCTTTATAATATTTATGTATATGATAAAGAGTTACAAGATAAAAAACGACATAACGCAACTTCAAAAAATATCGAAGAAGAATAAAAAAAATATATAAACTAAGAGGTCTCGTAGACCTCTTAGTATTATTTAGCTAAATAATAATAACTAATAATTTTTATGCAGCTTCTTTCTTTGAATCAATTACAGCTTTAATAATCTTTGCACCAAGTTTCAATAGGTCTGCATTAAGACCTTCAAGCAATGTCTTTGGAAGAGCAACTTTAACTGTACGTCTTGCTCCTACATTCTGTTTAGTTCCATCTGGATTTGTCTTAGTCATATTTTCGTGGTAATTCACTTCATAACCACACAGAGGTGTTTCTACTAATGTCTTTTCTTTACTACTATTTGGTCCTTTTTCTTTCATGAGATCGAACGCAGTTTTTGCATATTCAGTAACAATGTTTCCTACTGATTCTGCAGTTACGTCTTTTCCCAATCTACCAGCTGTACTAGCTGAGATTTCACGATGTGTAATGGTAATCATATATTACCCTCCTTAAATATATTTATCCATTCGTACTGAATGGTACGACCCTGGACGGGCTCGAACCGCCGACCCATTGCTTAGAAGGCAATTGCTCTATCCAACTGAGCTACAGAGCCAAATACACTCATCGTGCATATACATAATATATATTTAAAATATTTTTTATACATTATATTGTACTTTTGTAATTAAACTTTAATATGAATATATATTATGAAATCGATAAAGGAAGGTTTCACAAATGGTTAATTTATTACGAATCAAGCTTGTTAACTTTGTAGGAGTTTATCTAGGTATAGGTGTAAAAGAATTAGAAATAGATAGGTCAAAATCAAATAATAATATTATTCTGTTACTTGGTGATAATGGATCTGGTAAGACATCTTTATTATCAGAAATGACACCATTTCCATTAGAGCATTTTGGACCTAGAAATAAATCTAGAATTCTTAAAGATGAAAATGGTAAACAATTATTAGGCATAAAGGAATTGGACTATTTGGTTGATGGTGTAGTATTATATAAGATTAAAATAGTTTATGATCCTGTAAAATCTACTAAATGCTTTATAGTTAAATATATCGATGGTAAAGAAATAGATCTAAATCCAAATGGAAATGTAGAATCTTATCTAGAAGTAATTGAGCATGAACTTCATATAAAGAAAAATTATACAAATGTGGGATATCTTTGTGGTAGTGGAAATAGTAAAAACTTTATTTCTATGAGTCCTACAGAAAGAAATTCATATATAAGTGAATGGATGCCCGAAATTGCTGAATTTCTAGATGCTTTTAAATTATCTTCTAAAGTATTATCAAAGTTTAAGAAAGATATAGATAATTATAATAAACAAATTGGTAATATGAGTAGTATCAATTATGAACTAGAATTAAACTTCATGAATACTAATATAGAGAATATCAATAAACAACTGAAAGAGATAGAATCTAAAATAGTTCAATTGAATACTTATCAAGATCAAATACAACCGAATGTAAAAGAAATGAAATATATTTCTGATTGTATTATAGATTTTAAGAAATATACAGAAAATCATAAAAAGAAATATGATATTCTTCAAGAAAAATATAAGAATCTTTCTGAAATAGATCTTGATTGTAATATAGAAGAAAAGACACATGAACTAGAAAATAAATTGAAATCATTGCATGATAAATTAACTCATGTTGAAGAAACTATAGCTATTTTAACATCAGAAATTTCTAGCAATATGTCATTATTAAATAATGATGAGAAGTTAAATGATATGGATTTAAATAATATTCATGAAACTATTTTTAGAAATGAAGAATTATTGAAATCTATTGATTCTTCTATAGAAGAATATGAAGAAAAATATCCTAACGAAAATTTGGATGAATACAATATAAACTATAATAGATATACAGAATTCTTGCAGAAATTGGATGCTCAATTCTTGTATTTAAATAATCTTATTAGTCTTGACAGCATAAAAGACATGAGTAGTCTAGAAGAAAGTATTTCTAATAAAGAAAAACGATTACAAACTGTAATCGAAATGTATACTAAGACATTTGAGAATCTTACATTTATTAACAATGAAATTTATAAATACGAGCATGGTAATCTTGATACAGAAATTCTCATGAAACGTCCAGATTTTTGTAAGAATCATTCCTGTGGAATAGTAGAAGAACTCATGAAATATCTTAATCCAAAAGATAATCTAAAAGAATTATACGAACGTTCTAGAAATTCTACAGAAGAAGTTAATAAACTTAAAGAAGAAAGAGAATCTATAGAAAGATCTCTTATAGAATATAAGAAAGGATTTACATATTATAAAGAAATTATAAATTATTTATATAATAATAATGAATTGGTTTCATCTATGCCAGAAATACTTATAGATTTCTTCACTAAAGAACCAGTATTTATATATATTAAAATGAATGAAATAAAAATGATTATGAATGATCTTTATGAATATTCAACTGTTATACGTAAGAAAGAAGAATTGTTGAAATCTATAAATGATTTGAATCAACTAAAGACTTTAGTAACAAATAATGAAAAGATTCAAGCTAAGTTAAATGATCTTAATACTAAGTATGAAGACTCTATGAGAAATAAAAATAATCTTATGGATTATATAGAAGATCTAATGAAGAAATTGGATACATATAGAAATTCGCAAGAAATATTCAGACAACGTGATAAAGATTTTGATGAATATAATAAAGTAAGTGAAAATCTTAAGAAATGGAAGAATGTATTACATATATGGAATAGAAGCACTTATATCTATAATTCTAATAAGAATTATATAGATAATACTTTATTGCCTAAGAAAACAGAATTAGAAAATGAATTACTTAATCTTAATAAGAAACGTGATGAAATGACTACATTCTTTATCAGTAAACGACAAATAGAAAAGATGCGTAATGAGATACAAGAAAAGTTTAATAGAGTAAACATATTAAATAAAATTTGGTCTCCGAAAGTAGGATATCCAAGTTGGAAAATAGAAAAGTTCTTAAATGATTTAACTATAAAAACGAACGAAGATATGAATAGTATGTGGGGTTCAGATCTTAAGATTAAAGAATTTAAATTGGATGCTACAGATTTTTCTATTGTTATGGAAAAAGATGGAGTAGAAATAAAAGATGCATCATTGTGTTCACAGGGTGAGAGAGAAACAATTAATGCTGCTATATCGTTTAGTATAATAGAATCAAATATTGAGAATAATGGATATGATGTATTAAGACTTGATGAAGTTGATGGTCCATTAGATGAAAAGCGTCGAATGGGATTTATCGATATGATTCAAAAGAGAGTAGATGAAATGAATTGTAATTCATGCTTCATAATAACACATAATGGGGAATTTGAGGATATTCCTTGTGATGTAATTTTATTGAAAGGATCAAAAGTTCCTGAGATGAAATTAAAGAACAAGAATATTTTATTTAGATACCAAGGAGCTCAATAATATAATATAACGAAATAAAGAGGTGATTATAGAAATGAAAAAAGGAATATTAAGTAGTATAATCGAAATCGTCAAACAAAAATGTTCTGATCCTGATTTTGTCTGTAAAACAGCAGATAAAATTAAGATGGGAATAGATATTAAGAATAATCTTATGAATGATTGTGGTACTAAGGTGTATTCACGACCACCGAATATTGCTAAGTACTATGACATTCATAAGAGAGTTATGAAAGAAATTAATTCAAATAAAGGGAAGAAAAACTATTATAAACGTAATCCTATTACTAAGGAAGAAATTATAAATGTGTTAGCTGAAGCAGAAAAGATATTAAGTAAATCGGATTATGAAGTTTATCAAAAATATTACATTCATTATCATGGGGGAAATGGTAAAATTATTTATGATCCAGAGGATATGTTTAAAGCCAATCCAAATCGAAAATAAGTAATTACGTAGGATAGTGTTTTCACTATCCTACCTTTTATTTTTTTATATCTAAAATAATTATAAATATATATTATTGGAGTAGAAATACATTCAGGAGGTTTTCGTATATGAACGAAACAGGTAACGAGACAGTTGTCGTAAAGAAAGGCGATGAGCAGAAGGTGCGATTTGTGATTATTTCACAGGGACAGGGTGGATACAACATTGGTAAAATGCTTGCATCAATGCTTCCAAATAATCCTTATCGTATCGCAATTAACACATCAACAGATGATTTTAAGAAGGTTGATCTTCCTGATCAGCAGACATTTAAAATCGGTGGTGTAAATGTAAACGGAGCAGGAAAGAATAGAGACCTTGCTAAGAGTTTCTATAAAAACTTCAAACAAACGAACATTTATGGAAAAGAAGATCTTGATGCATTAACAGCGTTTATTGGATACTATGAAGAGGTCCTCTTCCATCCAACAGAACAAACAATTATTATCAGTGTATTTAGTGCTGATGGTGGTACTGGTTCAGGTATTGGTCCGGCATTCACAGCAACACTTGCAAACTATATTAACAGTTGTGAATCATTCAGAATTGGTGATAAAGAATACAAAATTGATGATATGATGAGAAATGTACCACGTCCTGTAGTAGTAGGTCTTGTACCTCGTTGTAGAATTGAATCAGGTTCTACTAACTTGCAGAACAATATCGAATGCTTCTTGGATATCCAGAAGTTTGTAGATCTGGGTCTTTGTAACTTCTTCATTGCAGATAACAATCTTCCAGATGATGTTAAGTTCAATGATACAGACGAAATGTTTAATATTATTAATGCTAGAATTGTAGCACCTTGGGTTAAGTTCTTCGGTGTAGAAATGAATTCAAGCATTAAGTGTATGGACCTTCAGGACAAGATTAACGTTCTTCGTATTCCTGGTTGTTCATCATTTACAACAATTACAAAGCAGAATCAGTTCAACTATGCGACACCAAGAGGTCAGTCTGTAGCAAGAACAGTTCTTATGCTTAGACATGATGTAGAAGATCTTAGCAAAGAAGAATCAGCTGCAAAGAATATGATGAATTCTATTGATGTAATGTCTTTGGATACAACATCAGTGTTCTTTGATCTTAAAGAATCAGGTTTGAATGTAGATCAGGTAGCTAAGGATCTTATCTCAGCTTCCATGGTCGGATTCTTCGGTTACAAGTCTCTCAATGCTGTCGTAGAAGATCTTCGTGATAATGAAAGACGTTTGAGAGTAGCTAATCAGAAGAAACACAATGTTATGAAAGAACAGTCTACTGGTTTCAGCACTGTTCAGAAAGATGCTGAGGAATTGAGCGATACCTTTAATGCAAAGGTAGTCAATCATAAAGACCTCATGGACTTGATCTAATATGGGTAATGGACTTATAAAAGTTTTTGAAAAAACGAACTATTGTATAAATCCTGATACAGTCGAAGAAATATTACCGTATGAAGAAAGTGAAAATAAATGTCAATTAGAAATACATTTTATTAGTGGAAAAACAAGAAAACTTAATTTTGATAAGAAAATTGATATGGAAATCTTTATAAGGACATTAATTAGAAAAGATTAAAAGTAAAAGAAAGGACTTCGGTCCTTTCTTTTTTTAATTATATATTATATTTATGTAAAAGGATCGTTGATTCTTATAAATATTAATTAAATAGGAAGTAGTGATGTTACTACTAATATAACATAAGGATGAATAAGAATTATGAATGATACTGTTAAATCAATTCTTGAAGCATTAGGAATACTTGGTATTAGTATTGGTTTACCAATCGTTATAACTAAAATTCAAGAAAAACGAGAAAAAGAAGCTACACAAAATGAACTGGAAAGACACCATAAAACATATTTTGGTGGTTTCAACCCTACGGAAATGTTTGAAAAAACTAGTGTAACTCTCGGAAATTTAACTAATAGTTTAATTGATGATAAAAATATTTTATTATTAACATTTAATAATATAATTAATATTGTTGAAAAATATTATCCTGATGAATTAGCTCTTAAAACTAAAGATTCAGATAAAGAATTCAACGATTTATTTACTGGAACTGGATTTGAAAATCTTTTTGGTAGTACTGTAAATCTAAAACATAATAAAACAAAAATCATAGATGGATCAACAATGATGCAGAAAATGTGTATAGATATAAGTAAGTTGATTAAAACATATAAAATGCTTTTACTCGAACGAGCTTATCAAATAATCGAAAAGAGTGATAAAGAAACTAGCGAATATATTTTGAAATTCGTATATGAATCTTTGTTCCACAAAAATACTTTATCAAAATCTGAATTAAGAAATTCGATTAAACAATCAGACGAATTGAAAAATTCAAATTATTCTGTAACTATTTCTATTGTACAATACATAAAGAATCAGATATTCAATATTGTTGAAAAATATTATCCTGAAAGATATGGAACTGATAAAAATATGATTGCTATGTGTAATGAGCTTAGAGAAAATGATATATTTGAATTAGAAAGTATTAAAAGGCGTTATAATAAGTATATTGAACCTAAAATTAAAGATTGTGAATTCTATAGTACTATTGATGAATCTAAAGAATTAGCTTCTGCTAAAAATCTTTTAGCATATTTTATTGACGAATGTTTTAATATGAAATAATTACTTAATTAATTAAAAGGTAGGATATAATTTATCCTACCTTTATTTTTTTAATTATATATTATATTAATGAGTGTGTTACACTTATTATTAATTATATTATCGAAGTAGAGATGATACTACTATAAACATAAGGAAGAAAAGAAATATGAAAACTAAAGAAGAAATGAGAGAGTACAATAAAGAATATCAGAAAAAATATTATAAACAGAAAAAAGAACTGAAGGAGCGTAATATGAGTTATCATCGATATAAAATTACAGATATTAAATCGATAAGATTTGAATTTCTTTATTCATCCATGATTATCGGAGGAATCAATTTAACTAAATTGAGCGAACAAATGGGTTATACTAAACAAATGATTTCTGCTTGGTTCAAATGTCATAATAAATTGACTCTTCATAAAACAGATTTATTTTATATGCTCCACGTTATATCAAAAAATCCAAATGCTGATAAAATTATCGCCATTTATCGCACATTATGTGAAGAAGATTTCAAAGATAATAAATCAGATATTCCAATATCTTTTGATAAAATAAGTTGGGATGAATTCAAACGAATCGTTGATGAAGAACTTTAATTAAAATAAAGGTAGGATTATATCCTACCTTTATTTTTTTTATTTATATATTATATTTATGAAACGATGTAGAGAGAAAACTACATATGCCATATCTTTATCTATGGTCATAAGATATTGTGATAAAGAAAGGAGAGCGAATGGAAAAGAACTACAATGAGAAAGAACTGAAATTAGCTAATGATGTTTCATTGTTATCATCACATATTTATACATCATTGAAACTTAGTCTCGATACAATTGATAATATTATGAGTGGATTAGCGGATTCCGCTAAGAATCCAGATGAATATCCATCGATTGATAGTAACTCAATTGTTAATATTATAAGAAATTATAATGTGGTGCGTGAACTTTTATTAAAAATTTATCATGATTGCTCAAATGTAATTAAGTAAGATAGAATAAAGGTGGAATTTATACTCCACCTTTATTTTTTTTAACTACTGTTAAACCTCCTATGTTGATTATATATTATATTAATGTAAGGAATAGAGAAAGACTCTATTTCCGGAAATTATAAAAACATAGGAGATTAAAAATGATCAATTTAGTTGTAATCACAGGGATCATAATGCTAGGATTCACTGTAGCTGCATTAGCTGCAGTGAATTATTATGAAAAGTTACTAATGAAATATTAGTAGCTTATTGAAAGAGGGATTATAATAATCTCTCTTTTTTTAATTATATATTATATTAATGAGTACGTTGTACTTATTATAATAATTTAGGAGGATAATACTATGGGTAAGTATGGAGATTTATTGAAAAAATGTGATGATAAACGCAAGACTATTGAAGAAGCAAAAGAAGAGAGAAAAAGACAGGAAAAAATAGCAAAATCTGCAAAACTGACGAAAGGTATGAGAGCATTAGCTACATTATTGAAAGATGTTGAAAATATAGATGATATATTTATAAGATATAACAATCGATGTAATTATATAAAAATCACATTTGAAACAAATATAGATATTGTTGAGAGTTTTACGAATATATTTGATACGCATTTTAGTATTTATAATTATGCTAAAGTTAAACCAGGATATGTTGACATGCATTATTATAGTCCATATTTAACGATAAATAATGAATGTATATCAGATCTTAATTTCAAATGCATATCTATTTGTCTTGAAAATTGTTTAGAAATGAATATCGATGATGCTATGGAAGTTGTTATCAAACGGTTAGAAGATGGTTATATTGAATGATTTCACATTTTAAATAAAAAGAGTAGTTAATTCTGCTCTTTTTATTTTTTTCTTAAATATATATTATTAAAGTAATATACGGAGGAAATTAGTATGGTTACTAATGAAATTAATGACTTAGTCAAAAAGCTTAATGTATATAGAGAAAAATATTATAATGGTGAATCAGATATCCCCGATGAGGAATTTGATTTTTATGAAAGAAGATTGAAAACTTTAGATCCTAATAATCCCTACTTTGATAAAGTAGGAAATAAAGTATCTAAAGATTCTGAAGAAGTTGAGCATAGAATACCGATGCTATCTATGCAAAAAGTTCAGACAGCCGAAGACGCAGAGAAATGGTATAATAGTCTTAGATTACAATCGGTGTGGATAGATCCAAAACTTGACGGTATATCTGGAAAGATAGTATATGATTCAAAAGGTAATTATGAATTTGCTTCTACAAGAGGTGATGGTTTAGTTGGAGCTCTTGTACCATTTGGTAAAATGATAGATGGAGTTCCAACAAAGTATTTACCTAATTCAGAATTACGTGGAGAATTTATTATATTCAAAAAACATAGAAATCGTTTTAATGGTCCATTACGAAATGTATGTTCTGGTATAATGAAAAGAAAAGAATATACCCCAGAAGTCAATTATGTTTCATTTGTAATATATGATACACATACTTATGATAAACAATTTGAATTCACAAATCGTGGAGATAAAATAAAGAAAATAAATCAAATATTGACAGATCTTGATCAACATTTTTACATAGTTCCTGTAGAAAGGACTTCAAATGTTACAGAGATCTATAATAAATATGTAAGTCTTTATAGAAATAAGTGGCCTTATGAAACTGATGGTATCATAATGACAATTGACGGAGATCAGAACACATATAATGATTTGAATTCTAGATATAAGATATCTTCGTTCAATCGTTTTAATATGGCTCTTAAACCTCCAGCAGAATTTGCCGAATCAGAAATAGTAAATATAATTCCATATGTTAATAGGCGTAAAGTTTCATTTGTAGCAGAAATAAAACCAATAACTTTGTTAGATACAAATGTTAGTAGGGCTACACTTGATAATTATCAGAATATAAAGAAAAAGAATATAGGTATTGGAACTACAGTTCTTGTAAAAAGAGCTAATGATGTAATTCCAAAAATATTTGATTGCTATAATAAGCCTGGTGTAGATATAAAGTATATCGATATCGAACATTGTCCATGTTGTGGAAAGAAATTAGTTCCGATATATCAAGATTTAATGTGTGATAATGAATTTGGATGTAAAGCAGTATATAATTCTAAGTTAGAGAATCTAGTTAAGATTCTTGATGGAAAGAATATTGGTGAAGCAGTTATTAAAGGTATTTCTGATATGATTGCTGAAGAAAATAAAGAATTATATTTGTATACATTCTTTGAAAACTTTAGACCAATCAATGGAACTTACAAATACGAAAGCAAAATAAATGTATTCTATGATAATGATCCAGATGGTGGCGGTAAAAGGCCAATCATTTTCAAGAAAGCTTTAGAGAATATGTTTGATAATCTTACGGAAATAAAACTTATAGCAGCAATGAATATTCCGTATATTGGTGAAACATCTTTGCTTGATCACAGTATCAGATCTTATAAGATGTTTATAGATTATTGTGAAACTCTTAAAAAGAAACCAGTACTTGAAGAAGTATTTGATATAACTCTTATGAAATGGTATAATGATAAACAGAAACGTATGGATTTAGAGAAATCTATGGAACTCTGTAAGAATTATTTTCATGATGTGGAAGATCCAAATGATAATACAATTACATATTGTATCTCAGGTGAAGTACAAGGATTTGAGTCAAAAGATAAGTTTGTGAAAACTGTATTTAATACAAATATAGCATTTAGATATGATAAAGATGTTAAAACATCAACAAATTACTTAGTGACTAATGAAAAATCTACATCGAAGGTACTAAAAGCTATGAAATATAAAGTACCTATAATAAGTCCAGAAGAGTTCTTAAAACTCGTACAAAAATATTAATTTATAACTACTAGGACAATTTGTCCTAGTAGAATTTTAAAAAGTCTTTAATATTTCTATATAATTTTTGGAGGTTTATTTTTGGATAGTAATACACATAAACGACTTCTACCAATTATGGCTGCGATGAGTATGTATAATTTATTTTTACCAAATGATGAAAGGGAAAGTAAAACTATAACATTTGAGAAAACTCATATGAAAGGAATGGCTAATCCTCCATATGATAAACTGAAACATATGTCTCGTAAAGAGAGACTAAAATATCTTGCTAAACAACGACGAAGAAAGGAGTCAAAATAAATGTTAGATGTGATAGCAAACTTTTCAAGGATTAATGATAATAAGTTCAATAATGATCTTATTTATAATATGCGTGCTAATGATGAAATGGCCAAGTATATCGATGAAGCTTGTAAAGCTATTGTACAGTTAGCACCAGAATATATCAGGTATAATGGATATCGATATCAGAATATTCGTTCTAAAATGCTTGATATGAATAAAGATGATGGTGGAGTTAAAACCGCACCTAAGAACGAAGTTCATATTCATATTTCTGATACATATGCTAAAGAAGCTATATTTGAATTTGAATGTATGTTTGGTAATCAGAAAGTTAAACAATCATTCTCAATTTGGGTTCCAATGTTGTATGATAATGCTCATTTCTATATTAGAGGAAATAAATATTCTTGTCCATTACAAATTATTGACGCTATTACATTTACAAAGAAAAATGTTTTGGTTCTTAAAACGATTACAAGAGCTATAAAATTCGAACGTGAAAAAGCTACTATTACTGACATTTATGGTAATAAATATATTACTTCTAAGATCATGATCTATATTACTGAAAGGAAATCTATTCCAGTATTAATATATTATTTTGCTAGATATGGTTTCTTTAAAACATTAAAATACTTTGGTGCAGAAAAATATATAGAAATCTATTCAGGAGATGTCGGTACAGGAATCCCTAAGGATAAGTATGTATTCAAGTTTGGATCAGTATTCCTTGGAGTCGATAAAGAAGCATTTGACAAAAATCGTGTATTACAACAGTTTGTAGCAACGATTCTTGCTACACAAAAACGTACAATGGATATGAATTATATTAGAAATCCTGTAAGATGGACATCATTACTTGGTGAAAATCTTAATATCCAGAAATCATTAGATAAAGGTGTAGCATTACTTAAAACATTTATTAACGCTTTGGATTTCCATACAGCAGGTATTATTAGACAATTGGTACCTGGAACAGAAAGAAATAATATATTTTCAGTAACTAGATGGATATTTGTAAACTATGCAACATTAACTTCGAAAGATGATGGATTACAGAATAAACGTATTCGTTTATCTGAATATCTTATTTCCCCGTTTATCAAGATGTTTACACAAAAGATTTACAGATTTATTAACACACCAGAAAAACTTAAATCTATTGACGGTCTATTGGATGTATTCAAAATTAAATCAACGATTATTATCAATAGTATTATTGGTAAGATTTCACCAGAAGTAACTGGTATGAATATTGCTAAATTCTCTAGTGAATCGAATGACGATTCATTAACAAATACATTATTAATGGCTACAAAGACTGGAGCTGGTTCTCCATCAGAAAAGACGAGTAGAGTAAGTACAAATTTAAGAAGATTCCCAATTGACTACCTAGGAAATATCAATCTTATTGAAGGACAGTCTGCTGGTGCTCCTGGTTTGTCTCATTACATTTGTCCTTTATGTGATACATTCGATATGGATAAAAAGATATTCAATATCGATCCAGTTCTTATTAAGAACTAAGGAGAATAATATGAAAACAAAACAAATTTCTATGAAGATTATGAAAGAGATTAAAGAAAAAGCTAAAGAAACTGTAGATAAGTATAGGGTTCCTCCTTTTGTAAGATGTCCTACATCTATGAAAATGCGGTGTCCATATTTGAAAAAATGTAAAAATGATAAACGTTGTCATTTTGGAGATCCTCATATATTCAGAATCTTGGAGATCCATTAACACTCTATGTAACATATAAACTTGAATGATAAAAAATAAAACAGGTACTGTTAGTTGACCTGTTAAACTCTCAGATATCTCTGAGAGTTTATTTTTTTAATTAATAAATATACATTATAGTATATTATCTTTCTTCGATAAGGTTTCATGAGAGTAAAGTTATGCAACTCTATATGCTCCCATGAATTCTGGAGTATGTCCAGTAACCTTAATATACTCATCTCTCGTAAGATAAGTATAATCTGATTTTAGTACCCCATTGTCGTTTATGGAATACCAGTACTGATACATAAAAATCACCTCCTTGAAAGATAATTAAATTTATAGAGTAGGGTGTTACAGCACCCTACTCTATTTCTATCTTCCATAAATATAATTAGACTATATAGTTTGAACAGTAATTGAAGACAAAGGAATATAAACGATGATAAATGAGGTGTTTTACTATGGGAACAATACGTTTGGGAACATTCCCATCAACAAGTAATAAAATATTTCAAGATGATATAGCTAAGAGAGTTCTAGAATGGTTTATAAGTAGATTCTCTCCTGGATTTTTTAATCATATTTTCTTAAATACACAATCTTCCGCCGCTTCATCATACATAATTAATGAACAAACGGGAGAATTACAGAAAACTGCTCCAGGTCAAAAGATTTTACAGCCTGCTCTTAGAATGAATGTTAATCAGGGTAAAAATAATATGGACGAAGTATTTGGTAACTTCTGGAATCCTAATCAACAACCTGGTGCATTTATGATTGATACAGATCTTACCGGATATAAACCTTTCTTTTATGATCCATATGGTGTAATTCTTTGTTCTAATGATTATACTATTAGAAATAATTTTGATATTAGAATACAATTACAAACCAAGGCTGATCAACTTTCTATGTTTAACTACTGTGATTCAAATCTTAAACACATGTATGTTCAAGTTATTCCAGTAGAAACAAAGATATTACTTCCAAACTTAATGATGGAATATATAAAGAAATCTGTATTTAAATATGAGATGGATATGCTAGAAAAAATGGTTGGAGATTCTGAGGATAAACGAAATTATCGAAATAGAATTAATGATCGTTTTACAGAATATCTTTATGATTTTTCTAATAAAGCTATTAAACCATTTAGAGAACAAGATACAGAAACAGGCGTTACGAATTATGTGTATTCATTAGCAAGAACACAATATATCACATTTAGAATAGAACGTCCTGATGGTGATGAAGGTACTAAAAAAGGTGGAGCTTATACCGGATTTGAAGTTACAACTTCAGGTTGGATGGAATATGCTAACCCTATTAGTTTTATTACTAATGTACCAGCTATAATTCGTGGAAGAAAGAACGATCATTACATCCGACTGTCTTCTACAAAGGATTATAAGAATCGTTCTAATATAATGACTTTTAAAGAAGTGTTTAAAGATGATCGTAAAAGATTAACAGTAGATAAACGTTGGAATCTATTTTATACAGAATATGAAATTATGATGAGTACTAAAGAAGAAAAGTTCAACATCCTCGATGAAGTAATAGATCCAAATGATACTCCTTCAGCTTATTATATAATAAGTGCGTTATTAGATACAATAAAAAGTAAAGAAGAGTTTAACAGACTTTTTGATATAGATATTTATAAACATAATGAACCATTATCAAAAGACAAATATGAAGTTGATGAGAATTTTACTATTACAGTACATGATTGTGATCTTATGGTTCCATATTATATCGATATTTTTATAAATAAGGAAATATATCAAACAAAGATTGAATATATTTTAAATAAACTTTATAATGCTGGTATTATTCTTGATAAAACTGGAACTACATTTAAAGATATTATAAATATGGGTAAAGGAAATGTTTATAAAATACTTTTCCAATATATAACTCATACAAAGAAAAGTAAATTTGGAACAGGTACTTATAGATATAATCCAATTACAAAACAATATTATCTTGATGATAGTACTAGTAATAATGGTAGCGATGGTACTTCTACTAAAGATAATGATTCATTTACAGCAACACTTGATGGTGTAGATGAAAATGGCTCTAGATTTTATTATGATAAAACTTTCTTCTTAACTGTAGGTAGTGAATACTTCTGGAAGTTTGCACATCGTAGAGGATGGCATTATCTTGTAAAGAGTCTCGAGAACGATACATTCGTACCTATAAAGACACAAGATTTCTGCATTGCTTCGCCAGATTATCAATACTATACAAAGAGTGTTGATGGAGATTTTATACCTGTACTAGCAGAAGTAGTAGAAGTAAGAGACGATCTACAATTTTATTTTAAAGACAAGAATGATTTCTTTGCTATAAATCGTGAAGAAGTACTGAAACCTGATCCAGAATATCAGTTCTATATATTCAATAGAGAAACAAAGAAATTCATGTTATGTGTAAATTTGAATAAGTTTGATAAAGATGAGCAATATTATATATTAAAAGATCAACATCGTACAAACGAAGTATTAGCTAAAGAATATAAATAAAAATAAAAGAGTTGGTTAAATACCAACTCTTTTTATAATTATATATTATATGAGTGACAGAAAGATATATTCTGTTAAATTATATTTTAAGGAGGGTCAAAATATGACCAAAGAAGAAAAGAAAGAACTTAAAGAGTTTCTTAAGAAACCAGAGAACAAAGAATTGAGATCACTTAAGAGAAAGTCTACTTTATTCGCAGCCGGTACTGTAGCAACATCTCTTATTACATCAGATCTTTTGTGGTCTTCAGCAGAAGCAACGAAAGATAATTTCGCACATGAAATTAATGCAGGTTTTAACGCAGCTTATGAACATGAGAAATATCGCCTTGCAAATGGCGATATAACACAAGAAGAATATGATACTAATATTAAAGAACTTGAAATATCACATGAAAAAGCTTTGAAGAAAAATAGACGTAATTGTAGAATTAGACAAATTGGTTCTACAATATTTGTTGGTATGGCCGGTGGAGCAATCGTTGGAAATTTCTTGGGATGTGCTAGCTACGCAGTTGACACAGCTATGGAAGAAGCAAAATCTGCATCAAAGAATAAAACTAAAGCTCAGCAAGATGAAATCATCAAGAATTTTATCAAAGGAAAGAAGAGTGAGTAGTATTATTAAACAGTTCTTGGTAAGACTGTTTAAATCTTGGAAGATGAAACATTCTTCCAAGAAAACTACTTATGGGTTCTGTGAAGAACAGTCTTTATTTGATAAAGAAGTCTTAAAAGAATCAGGCAGGTAAACCATGAAAGAAGTGACTTTCGATGAGGGAGAAATTAAATGGGAACCGAGTGAAATACAAAAATATAAGCCTAAGTCTTCAGACTTTAGAGCTAAGAAAAAAGAATTTAGACCACCTGAATGTGTAAAGAAAATTTATACTGATGGTGGTTCCAGAATTATACCAACTGCAGAAAGAAAAAGATATGTTGGAGCATGGTCATTTTATGATGAAAATACCAACGAAATATATGGGGAAGCTTGTGACGATGCTACCAACAATGCTATGGAACTCATGGCAGTAATTAAAGCTTTAGAATATTTGGATGAACTGGGTATTCCAAAGGATAAATGGTGTACAATTTGTCTTGATTCAGATTATGTGAGATTCGGAATTTTATTCTGGTCTAAAAAATGGAAAGCAAATGATTGGAAAAGATATGATGATAAAGGTAAAGAGATAGAAATTAAGAATCTAAAACTTTGGCAAAGATTATATGATTTGAATATCAGTAGAAAAATATCTTATGAAAAAGTTGCAGGTCATAGTGGTGTAGAAGGAAATGAAAGAGTAGATATTAATTGTAGAAAACTTATGGATGATTTCTGTATAGAGAATAATATTAAGCGAAAATAAATGAGGCACAATATGAATAACCTAAAATTCTGTATTCATCATGGATTAACACCACATTATAAAAATGGAAAATGTAAGCTTTGTGTCAAGTATCAAAGAATAGAAACTTATTATAACAATAAGAAAAAGAAAGAAGAGTTGGAAAAGACTCTCAACACTTAATATCTAAAAAGGCACTTTTAAGTGCCTTTAATTTTTTGGAGGATTCATTTTGAAAAATGTTATCATTTTTGAAGGACCGGATTGCTGTGGAAAGACTACACAGATTAATAAGTTAGCAAAGAAACTTAGAAACTGTATAGTTATTCATAGTCCAAGAAAGGATTCAAATACCACAAGATGTTTTAAACTGACTACAGATACATTATATAATAAAGAGTTTATGAATAAATTATTTACTGATTTTAATGAACATGAATTCTTTAAACTTAAAACGGCTTTAACAGAAAATCTTAATATAAATCATAAAGATCGTATACATATTGTGGAACAGTTAAATAATATCTATAAGGGTTCACTTATGGATTTTGATTTTACTGTAAAAGAAGATTATAAATTATTTTATGACGGAGAATTTCTTGATACAGACAGAAATTCACAAATGATAAATTCAAAAATAATAGCTCTTCTTGATAAGTTTGAAAAACATCCTGAAGAATGTTATGTTATTCTTGATCGTTTCCATATTAGTGGATATGTGTATAATTATTATATTCCTATTCATGTTATTAATGAATATAAGAATGAATATTATCATGAAATTTCTGGAAAAGTTATAGATACTATAAATGATCTTGAAAAGACTATTTTAGAAATTGAAAAGACGTCTGCATTAGAAATAAATAGAGCATTTTTAGATTATGATATTATTACATTTGTATTTAAATCTTCAGAAGTTATTAAAAATATGTATTGTAAAGATGATCGCAAATATGATGCATATGATAACGATAATTATATCCAGAAATATTCAAAAACGTTATATAATGAAGAAGTTTATAAAATTAGTGATGATCCAACAGCAAAACGTACAATTATCGTAGATACGGACTCTATATATTATCAAAATGAAAAGATTGAAGATGTAGAAGAATTTATTTATAGTCAATTAGGCTAATGATAAAGGTGGGACTTAACTGTCCCACCTTTCTTTTTTTAATTATATATTATATTAATGAAAGATACGTTGTATCTTATTAAATTAATTATCGAAGTAGAGATGTTACTACTATAAACATAAGGAAGAAAACTATGACTAAAGAAGAAAGAAAAGAGTATTTGAAGAAATATCGTGAGGCTCATAAAGAAGAAATGAGCGAGTATTTGAAGAAATATCGTGAGGCTCATAAAGAAGAAATGAGCGAGTATTTGAAGAAATATCGTGAGGCTCATAAAGAGAATCACGATAAAATCGCTAAAAGATGTAAAAAATATCGCGAAAAGAATAGGGAAATACTTCTTGAAAAACTTAGAAAATATCGTGGAAAGAATTATGATTTCTGTATATTAGGTGAACGTGTTTCTAAGTTTTATAGAAAAAAGTATTTTCGATATTTTTCTTCTATTGAGAATTATCTTACTATACTGAAACTAGGGGATGATTCTTTAAAGCGATCTATTATGACTAAGTTAGGTAAAGGAACTATACTAGAAGATGAAGCTATAGCTTTATCAGGTATGACATGGACTGAAGAAGATCAAATAGAATTAGACGATTATTGGAAAAGAAGCACGATTAAAAGATCTTCTTCTAATTGTTGATTAAATAAAGGTAGGATTACATCCTACCTTTATTTTTTAATTATATATTATATTAATGATAAACCATATTAAGGAGGAAAAATATGGATGAACTATTAATAAACTCTATTTTAGAAAAACACAAAGGTGAATTACTTAAACCAAGAAAGTCTAAGAATGATTTTGTGTTGGAAAAATTTATAGATGTATATAACGAGCAAAAAAAGATAATTCATTTTGAAGGGATCTGTGCTATCGGACATAACAAAAACGATAAAACGGAAGAAGTAGATGTTGGATATGCTAATCCAGAGTTAGTTGATAAAACTTTGAAACTAACTAAAAAATTGTGTAAAGAATTAAATATAATTCCAGATCAACAATTATTTGGTGTTTTGGAACATACATGTTTGTTTGCTTATATTTCGTTTACACAATTTTTCGCATCATTAGCATCTACTTTAAAATCTGAGGAATTTGATGAAGAAACTCGAGATAAAATAATAAAATTCTACAACGCTATTGGAGATCACATAAAGAATGAAAAACTAAAATGAGTTTTGAAATTTAAACCTGGGAGTATTAAACTCCCAGGATTATTTTTTTAGAATCCTAAATCACCAGGTCTAATAAATCTGTGAGCGTATTTGAAATTTGGACTCTCTAATGATTTGAAGTCATCTACACATTTTGAGAATGGAATCCAAATATCGTTTCCAGAAAGACCTTTATAATATTCATAAGTTTTTCCATAAGGATCATCTACAATAAGATAATCTGGTACTTGATTTGGTCCAGGAGCAGATCCACCTTCAAGCTTCTCATATGCACATCCAACACACAAAACTATGTGGTTAAGACCTGAGAATTTACCAGAAATACCTACTGGAGATTTCTTATAAACTAATTCATAAATTATTTCTTTCCATGAAACATTTGTAGAGAAATATGTTACAGCTCCTATATCAAGGAATTTATTAGTTCCCCATGAAAGTACATTATGTATTTCATTAGGACCATAAGCATCTTTTCTACCATTAAAGAAGTCTAAAGACAAAGTTGGGAATCTTTTTTTATAATAGATTCTTACATCTTTATCTTCGATAATAAATTTAGCTAACTTGTCAGGAAATCTAGTTAATTCTGGGTATCTTGCATCTATTTCAGATTTATATCTATCATAAGTTCCCGTATAGATTAAACCCATTGCCATCATGTGTACATTACAGAAACATGCCCAGTTTGTTTTATAATCTCTATCAGCGTATTGATACTTAGAATTTCGTTGAGAATAATTATCAAAACCTGTACTTACGTTATAGACATAATAAGTTTTATTATCAGCAGCATTTGCTACTTGTACTACACCTGTTTTGGGAGTAGTTTGTAATGTAACAATATTTCCCATAATTATTTCTCCTCTGGAGCAGCTTTAGCTATTCTTTCATTTTTGAAATTCGCTATAGATGACTCCAATAACTCTTCTCCATTTTTATCACCAACATTTTCAGGACAATCCTTTTTCTTTTTAGGACTATCATCTTCTTCATCTGATTTGTATGGTTTTACCACACCATCGGATGAAATTTTAAATATCTTAGTTTGTAAAGATTGATCTTTGAGTAAGCTAGGACTTCTTTCAGCTAAGAAAAGAATAATCATAGTTACACCAAGCGCAACATACACATTTGCTATATCAAACTTTACAGTTTCGGATCCTATTAAGAAAGTATACAATGTGGAGATTATTGATAAGAATCCCCACATATAGAATAATGTTGCTAATCTTTTACGTTTAAGAGCTGGAAGTCTTACAGCTAGTCCTGATTCAACTTTTAGAGTTCTAAGACTAGCTATAATACCTTCCGTACCTGTATAAAGAGCTGTACAGACTATAGTGAAATTGATCAGAATATCTGTAGGAACAGATTTGAAAACTCTACATATTCCATTAAAGATTAATGAATTATTAAGAGCTTTAACCACATCTTCATTCAATACTTCAGGATTTATGAAACTCACACTATATGCTGATATAAATTCCATTATCATATCAAATAGAATTAAACCAAACATAAAGAAGATACCCGCTAAACAGAATCTACTCAAAGTATGAGATTCATAATAATCTCCATCTTCTTTTTTATGTATTTTTCTATCTACAAACTTAAAATAAATAAACGTAAATATGCCATATAGAATCATAATAGGTAATGTTAGACAGAATAAGATAATTAAATCTATAGTTCTAACATTTCCAAGCATTTCAAAAAATAACTCCATTTTTACTCCGTTAAGTTTACAAATTTTTTAATAGACTCTCCGTTGATAATATTGTTATAATTTGGTGTGAATCTCTTGAAAAGATCTGTTACAGAATTTACTAATGGTTGTTTATTCTTTGAAGTATACGCACTATTGAAGAATAGTTGTACCATAATGTTGTACGTCATAGTAAACAGACCAAACAAGTGCTGCATATCAGTCTCATTAATGATATCAGTTCTTTCGAGAAGACTTCTATAATTAATAATATTTTCTGTAAGTTTCATAGTCATTTCGTCTATAGTTACAGTTTGATCTTCAATAGTAACTAAGTCACTAAATGGAGATACAAGTGTATATCTATACCAGACTTCTTCTTTCTTTGAATCAGGAATAAAATATGAAAGAACTTTCTTAGAATAATAATGCTTTGTTGAGATCATTTCTCCAAGAATCTTCACATTAGCCAATAAATTAACAACAGAATCCCTAAGTAATTTATACGGTACACATGTATCATCAAGGTCTGCTGATACATTTACTGTATAAACCATCGTGTATATCACTTGAAGGATCTTCTTATAAAGAATACGGATTGCGTGTAATTCATAATCAGATGCCTCCATGTTAACAGATTTTGTTATTTCATAAATGTCGTGTTTAAGGAATATTTCTCTAGCTGTAGTTAATACATCTTTTACATAATAATCAAATAACTGATTAAGTTTATTAATAACCTTCTTCTTTCTAAGTTCAGCCATTTCTTCATCAGTAAGAGTTGTATTTTCAAAATCGATATCTGCTGTATAATAATCGATGTCTTCAAATCCATCACTTACATCAGTGATTACATATTTAGTTTCATCGTATCCATTATCTACTTCTTCAGCAGTATAATAGATATAGGATGGATCATCAAGAGATGCTACTTTAAATTTTGTAACAGTTTCTCTAGAATAATATTCTACATCAGCTTTAAATGTTTTAGTAATCACTTTAGTATAATACTCTTTATCACTTTCCCAAGTCAAAAGATTTGTCTTAGCTACATAATTGAAGTTTTCCATTACATAGTAAGTTTCATTTGTATCAGGATTAGTAATAACTGATTTATCAACTAATTCATATGTTTCATGTATATCGAAATCGTTTATCTCTTCATATTTATATCCATTATCGATAACTTGTTTTGTATAATATTGAATAGTAGGTACAAAGAGTTTACCAACTATTTCAAGTGTATAGTAATCAATATTATCAGCAAATATAAGTTTATAACTAATACGTTCATAATATGTTAAATCTGGATCAAATGTTGTATTTTGTCCAATTACTACAGTATCTGTACCAGTTGATTTAGTATAATAAATTATACCTACTTCAAATATAGTTTTTGTACCAGTAATCTCATAATATGTTACATCATCTTTGAAAGAAACATCGAATGTTCCATTAGGTACTTGAGTAGGCACTTGTACTTTTTCATAGTATTCCAGATCATCTTTAAACGATGTAGTGACTGGACCAGGAGTTTCTTTTGTAGTTACTGTAAGTTCATAATAAGTAACATCAGCCTTGAATGATTTAATATCTGCATCAATATCGAAATCAGTATCTTCAGCAGCTATAAAACCGCCATCACCATCAGAAACATAATATGTTTTACTTTCATCATAGTCTACATCTTCTGTAGGATTGTAAACATTTTCTTGAGTAGTGACTGTAGTTTGTGTTTCTTCAAACTCTGCTGCAACATAATCGTCACCATTTTTATTAAAATATTCTTTATCAGGATTATATGTATCGTCTTCAGTAAGAACGAAATTATCAACCATTTGCTCTGTAGTTTTTTCAACTCTATTAAAGTCTTCATTTACAGTAGGTCTATATGTAACTCCATCAGCGTTTTTAATATAATATGACTTAGATTCATCATATGCTAAATCTTGAGTTTCAGAATAAATGTTTTCTGTAGGAAGATTTATTGGATCTACAGCTACGTATTCATGAGAAACTTCATTCTTTACATAATAAGTAGTTCCAGGTTGAGGACCAGCAGATTTATCAAGTACTTCATTATATGAATCAGCTTCACGTTCTTCTGTAATATCTTCATGAAGGAAATCTTCAGTTACAGCAGGCCTATATGTGTCATCTATATTCTTAATATAATAAGTCTTTTCTTGACTTACTACAGAATCTGCTGTTTCTGCATATTCATATTCTTTAGCAAAATCTTCTTCATTACATTTTACGTATTCTCTGTTTTCATTACGTTTAAAGTAATCCATTCCTTCAATAGGATATTTAGAATCAGTATGATCCATTTCGTGGTTTACTAAAACATAATCTTTTCTATCATTAAATACATCAGCAATAATATAATTGTCTTCATTTGCTGGATCTTTAATGAAATACTGTGTAGAAAGATCAGGAATACCTGTTGCAGGAATAAAGTTTACTGTATTTGGATTCCTTGTTTTCTTATAATAAGTTCTTCCAAAATCTGGAGTAATAGAGTTTTCAACTTTGTTGAATTCTTCTACTGTATCGAAATCATGTGTTTCAATATAAGTATCATCAACCCTAATAAAGTATTTTTGATTTGGATCTACATTAGGAGTAGCAATCGTATCTACTCTATTATAAATAGTACTATTAGGAAGTTTTGGATGTGTAAAATACGTTGTACCAAGATTTGGACCAAGCATTCTATCATAAGCGGTAAGCTTTGTATAATTGAAAGCTGTTCCATCATCATGGATACCACGAGAAAGAATTATTATTCGTTTCTCTTCTGGTGTATATTCTACATCAATAGATTCATCATTCTTGAAATCATAATCGAATGGTTCAAAAATTGGTAGATATTTTGCAGGAATTAATCCAAATAAAGAAGCAAACATATCATGAGTACCTACAGGACCCATGTTTTTTACATTCTCAATACCTGTGTAAATTCCAGTAATTTCTCTTTTTGGATCATACAAGAAAATATTCTTAAATTGACTAGAGAATAATTCTTCTAATGAAGCTCTATAAAGTTCATTAATATTTTTTGAATTTTCAAATAATATACCTCTTCTAATTAAAGAAGTAGTCATATACGTTTTGAAGTCATGAGAAGCTGGAGCATCTTGAAGCGGACCTAAATGGCGATATTCTTCAAGATAAGTTCTAGCAATAGAACCATGTGCACCATTAACAGTGTCTTCACTTGAGTGATACATAAATTTAACTCCTTTTATAAAATAATTTGAATATATAGTTATGTTTTCCGAATACAATGTTCTTCTATATTTTATTAAAAAATCAATTATATATTAATATGACGGGGGTCGAAATTAATGCGAACTTTTAATAAAACCGAAATACCCAAGAATGTAAAAGTTTACGTTTATAAAAATTCTTTTAGAATTTATCCGTATTATAAATCAAAATATAATAAAGAAACTCGTGAAGTTGAAGGAACTTGTCCTAAATTAGATAATCAATTCTTATTATTTGAAAACTTTAGAGGTTTTATAAATAAGAAAGATTATTTAGGAATATATAATAAAAAAGAAAGAACTCTTAGTCTTCCATTTGGTTTTGGTTTAAATAATATACTTTCTAAACTATACGATAATGGAATCATATATGAAATAATAGATAAAAAAGATGTAGTAATTCCAGCTAGAGAAGTTAATTTTGATATAGATGAGAAGTATCAATTTCGAAATAAATATCAAGCTGAAGCTGTAGAATTTCTCGTATCCGATAAATTAGGTCATTCAAAAATGTTAGCTCTTTCTACAGGTATTGGTAAAACTATTTGTAGTGTATTTGGAGCATTTAGAGTTAAGGAACCAATTTTTATTGTTAGTGAAACTTTGAGTGATCAATGGATGGAAAAAATTACAGAATATACAGACTGTAGTAAGAATAATAAAGGTATTGTAGTTTTAAGAGGAACTGATAAGATTAATGCTCTTTTAAATCATCCTAGAGAAAAAATGAAAGCAGCATTTTATATTAGTACTTCAGCAACATTAAGTTCTTATCTAGAAAAGTTTGGTACATTAAATAAACTTTATGAACATCTTGGAATAGGGATTCTATGTTTTGATGAATACCATATGAACTGGGCTCAGAATATGAGAATAGAATGTGATGCTTTAGTTTCTAAGGTTTGGAGATTAACAGCAACCCCAGGACGTACAAATAAAAACGAAAGTAAACTATTTGAAAGAATGTTGCATGATATTCCGGTTTATGGTTTACAAACATTTAATCTAACAAATCATTCTAATATTAGATTAGTTGATTATGATACTAAGCCTACTTATGAAGAAGTTGGTTCTTGCATGACGTCAAAAGGATTATCAGCTATTCTTTATTGGAATTATATATTTAATAATGAACAGCGACGCACATATCTTATAGGTATGATTAAAATGTTACTTGATCCATTAATCGATGAATATCCAGATACAAAAATTTTAATCTATTTAGCAAAAATAGAGCATATTGAAATATTTAAAGATCTTCTAGAATCTCTATATGAAAAAGAGTCAAAAAGCATAGATATGGGTAATTATACCACTAAAATATCTAATAAACGGCTTAGAAAACGAGAGTTAAAAAATAGAATCGTTTTTACTACTATAGGTAGTGGTGGAGTAGGATTGGATCTAGAAAATCTTGTTGCAGCATTCTCATTGGTTCCATATTCATCTTTTATTACTGCTTCACAAATGATAGGTCGTTTAAGATTCATAGAAGATAAAGAAACTTATTTCTATGATTTTATTGATACTGGTTTTAAATCCATGCAACGTCAACGAATACAACGTATGGATATTATGAAACAAAAATCCAAATCAATAGCACAGAAAAAAGTTAGTTATGAAGATGTTGTAGAGTATTTACAAGATTATCTTTAATTATATATTATTAACTCGGAGTTGCATATGAATAAGCTCGATATGGATAATATTTATAAAGAAATAGGAGTATTTGGAAATATACAACTAAAACATAGAGTAGCAATGTTTCAAAAAGATGCAAGTGGAAAAAATAAACCTTATAGAAAAACATATGGTTCTAGTAAAAGTAAAGGTGGTATGGCTGGATATATGAGTTATGTATTTAGAAAAACTACTAATGCGATAATATTAGAATCATATGATTTTGAAAGTAAAGAAACACAGAAAATAAAGAATAGTGTTTATTTAACACAAGATGATATTTCTGAAGTAGAACGAATGTTAGATGAAAGTGAATTTTGGTTTAAAGATAAAGAACTCAAAAATAATCTGTTCGTATATGAGGGTAATAATCCTTATAAGATATCAGATAAATATTATGATTTGAGTTCTATAATGTATCCAACTTATGGTATAAGAGGTGGATTCTTGAGCATACAACCAGCAGTTGTAAATGATTTTAAAACTAGGATAGGTTATCCTGGCGTAGTCATAAAAAGTATAACAGGAGTAATAGGATGTTGTACAGTAAAAGAATTTTTATCTATGAGTATAATTCTAAGACAGAACCTTAGAAATATTCATCAGTTGAGCATAGAAATGATAAATCAATACATGTTAACGGAACTATTGAAAGTCTAGGAGGAGTCTTTTAATTATGGTAGAATATATACCAGAAACCAACGAGATAGTCATGTCAAAGAATGATTTTCTGAAGTTTGACAATGGCTATTATAAATACATTGGAAAAGTAAAAAGGATATCTGATGTTCCACAGAGTAATTGTTTATTCTGTATGGATGATTATCTTTATATTCGTAGAATTGATCTTGAAAAGTTTAATAGACTAAAAGTAATTAATAATCCAGTAAAAGATGTTGATGAATCTGACGAGCTTGATTTGGAAATAAAACCAGGAGATGATTCTACACTAGTAATAGTAAAAGAACTTTTAAGAGGATTCACAAAGAATTCATTCAGAAAGTTATTCGATAATGATTCTGATATGAATAATATGAAAAATGCTATAGAGAAGAGCAGTAATGGTCAGTTGAGTTTGAACAGATTTAGAACTATTCTTGATAAACTACATCTGAAATATAAGATTATAGTATTTTCTGATGATATGGATTCGAGAGATGATGAAATGGAAAAGAAGATACAAAGAATTAATTCTGGTGTAAAGGCTGAAGATCAGAATGATGAAGACGATTCTGAAGAAGAAGATGAGGAGGAAGAATAATGTCTATATTTGGTGTTGATTATCTTATGTCCGATTTGTATAAAAATGAACTGAAAATAGATCTGAAAGAATTATTTACTATATTTAGATCTAAACGTGATTATGATGTATTCTGTGAATACATTACAAACTATATCATGGACGATTATACAAGAGCAAATAACATAGTTACAATTTATGATGAAAACAATAATATTATAAATATTTCATTATTCCAGTTATTAATTAATCTCTATCTTCTTGAATTTAACTTTATGTATAAAGTTCCAGTTACTAGAGATTGGTTAGTTGATATAGACAAACGTTTCTTCCAAGATTATCATAAACATATCGAAGAATATACACAGACAAAGATTTATCCTTTCATAAAGAAAAAGAAGTTAAACTCCGGAGAAGTTTTCTCTTGGTTCCTTAGTAATCTTACTGAAAGATTAACTAGACTTACAGAATTATTTGCACCAATTAGTGCTCCAACATTAAACTTATTTGATATTGCTAAGTTTACAGAACGTGATGCAAATTTTAGAGATTTACTTGATACAACTATTGATGAAACTAAATCATTTGCAACTATAGAAAAAGAATTGGTTGAAGATGGTAAGAGATTAAAGAAAATTATTTTACAAGATGGTAAGTCTTGTCTTGTACCATTTATAGAATCCGGTTGTCTTAATGACCAACAGTTACAACAGATGTTCATAGCAGTAGGACCACGTATGTCTTCATCAAATATTGTTATGAATCATATTATGAAACGTTCTTATCTTAATGGATTACAGAACGTTGGCGATCTTATTGCTGAATCTGAAATTGCTGCTAAAGGTCTTATTTGGAAAAAGAAATACGTTTCTGTATCTGGATATATGTCTAGAGAAACAAACTTAACAGGAATGAATCTTTCTATAGATTATTCTATGGAAGATTGTGGAACGCCACATTATGTGAATTATCAAGTAAAAGATAAGAAATTCTTAGATCTAGTTATTTCTAAAAATATGATTCTTCCTAATGGAAAGATAGTAGAAATAAAACCAACTGATACACATCTTATAGGTCAAACAATTAAGCTAAGAAGTATTGTAACATGTGCTCATCCTAATAGACATAAAGTATGTAAATGCTGTTATGGTAATCCTAAAGAATTTAAATCAGATTATATGATTGGTGGAGCAACAAGTACACAAATTGAAAATCCGTTATCAAACTTAGTAATGGCTGTAAAACATCATACTGGTACAAAGACTAAAGAATTCGACAATGAAGAACTATTAAAGTTGTTCAATAATGAAGATTCTAAACTTGTACTTAAACAATTAAAAGAAGCTGATAGAATTTCCATATTATTCAATAAAGAATATGTTGAAGATATTGTAGAACGTCTTGAGAATGATGCAGACTTGGAAGATGACGATGATATCGATACAGAAAATATAAATTCTAATTCTGTTGTATCTAGTATGCTAACTGATATAACTATTATAACTAAGAAGTATGATGAATTTACTAATGAAGAAACAGAAACTAGTTATGATGTGACATTGGATGGAGTGTTCTTAACATTGTCTCCAGAAATGATGACTCTACATAATGTAAAGAAAATCGAATTACCAATTGATTCTGAAGTAGCTATATTGCATCTTGAAGATATTAAACCTGGAACAGCAGTGTTTAATATTAAATACATTACAGCTGAAACTTCTAGATATATTAAAGAATTAAAGAATATTATCGAAAGATCTAAACCTAATTGGTATACAAATCTTGATGATCCAATAAACGAATTTGCAGATTTGATAAATAGAGTAGGTATGAAAAATAAAGAATTAGTTTATATGGAACCAATTATTCATGCATTAACTAGAGATCCAAATAATATAATGAAGAGACCTAATTTTAGTAAAAAGAATGTAGATGTATGTGTTGTTAATCTTAAAACGGCTATTTTCAAAGGAGATCTTTATTCATCATTAATATTCCAAGAATTAACTAAAGTATTCAAGGATATAGATTCATTCTATAAAGATCCATCTATTGGTGATGGTATACACGATTCATCATTCAACACTTCTATCAAACATGATTTCAGATATATGAAACGAGCTTTGAAAAAATCGGGAATGATTTAAAGAAAAAAAAATAAACCTGGGAGTTTTATGCTCCCAGGTTTTTAATTAGATCCAATCGATAATATCTTCTCTTTTTTCTTTCTCATACTTTTTACGGAATTCTGCTATTCGTTTATCCATCTCTAAACAGGTTAAACCGTAAGACGAACGAACGGCTTCGCAATTAAATATATAGTTGTTTTTATCGAAAAGATCTGTAGATTTTAACATTTCTAAATCATCAGGATTAGTGGCTAGACGTGTTCTAATCAAGAATTCATAACAATTATTTTTTAGAAGATCTGAATTTTTTATGATTGCTCCATAATCCTTTATACATCTGACTGAGTTAACTTCCGCTAGATCGTTTCGATGTATAGAAGAAAAAGGTACAGAATTCAATATATTGATATCGAAAAATATTATTTTTTCTACACATTTCCTGAGATTATCATATGTTACTACATGAGCACTTAAGGACATAAATTCTCCCAAGATCTCAGTTAAAACTCTAGATAATCTGTTATAGAAAGAAAAATCAAGTACTTTCATAGAAGTAGAATATAATAAAGATGTTATTCTATCTATTTCTATTGAAAAGCTTTCCGTACCAATATAATGAGATGGTTCTTTAACAGATAAAGGTTTATTAAAAACTATTTTTTGAATGAGGTACTCAAGTTCACGTTTTAATTGTACTAAATCTTCGTATGTTCCGATTTTAGTAAAACTGGAAAAACCACAATAAACACTAATTATAAATCCAACAAAACTTGTAGAACCTATTAAAAGTGTTATTGATAACCCTACATATCTGTCATCAAATGGTGAAACTCCTTTTAAACACATCATTAAAGAATAAATACAAAATATTAAAGCTCCAGTAAGTACAGAAAACGATGCACTTATGATTGGTTCTCTAAATTGATTTACTCTTTCCAACCGCTTAAATTCTGGTGAATTCATGAAGTAATTATAAAACTTCACGATCGCTGAAAAAGTTCTTTTTTCCATAATTGTAACTCCTTGGAAAATATTTTTATAAACTCATACGAGTTTACTATTAATATAATATATAAATAAAAAAAGAAGGGTGTAGTATACACCCTTCTTAACTTGATTGGATCTAACTTCTACATCGTTGCGCACCGATGCAGTTAAACCTGCGGCTTCCAATCCCTGGCTCTTAGCGCACCACAACAAGTGGTGAGTCAGATGTTTATTTGCTTTTTTCGAAGTGTCTATGCTAAAAAGCATAGACACTAATATTCTCCAGCCCAGGAAGGGTACTGTTTCTGGCTGCGAGATACCTCCATCCCTTCACATATATAATATATAATTGAAAGATAGGTTTGAACAGTAGTTAAAATATATAGACTACGGACCACTTGTTGAACCCATATATCTTGTAGCAGTATAGTAGTATTAAAATTACTAATATCACCTTTATTTTTATACAATTGAATTCTTTTACTATTCTTAATATTTTCATTTGTACCTTTCAAAGTTTATTTACACGGGTGGTGGGTGGGCTGACATGGTAATATATCTAAAAATGGAGGATTTCTTGTATGAAATCAGTAAATTCTTTAATAAAAAGTATTAAAAATTGTATATCAGATAATGATAAGGTTAGAAAAGTAAACGAAACTACTAATAACATATTATGTAAAGAAGATAAAAAATATCTTTATTCTAACGACGTTGATAATAAAGGTCTTGAAAAAATAGACGAATTAAATAAAATAAAAATAGTACAACCCTCTTCTTCATCAATTTTTAATCGTTCTGATGACGTTTATCACTTATTTAGACCTCAAGATAATATAAATTCATATGATTCATCATTGATAATGAGAAATGTAGATAAATGTAAAGGTACAAATGAAAATATTAAGAATAGTAAAAGAATTCAATTGTATAAAAATAAAGGTGATATTAGTAATTTTAATACTACTATTAGAACTAATTTGAATAAATTTAAGATAGATCTTAGTAAAGATTTAAGATATAAGTTTTTGAATAAATATGGTGCGGAGGATGATTTCAATTTCGATATTTATATATTTCCTCCTCCTGCTGGTACTATTCCTAGTGGATATTATCAAATACCTGGAGATATTACTAAATGGAGAACTGGATGGGAATATGGAAAGATGAAAAGCAGTACAAACTATAATTTATATTCAACTGAATCATACTGGAAAGATGGTAAATATTATTGGTGGAGCAACGTTGTACAAATTTCTCATGCTGACGCTTGGTACCATAAAGCAACTTATGATCCTAAAACGGGTCAATTTCTTTATCATTCAAAATTTACTACTAGTTATGGCTCTTGGTCAAGATACGGAAGTGTAGCTGATGGAGCTTCAGGACAGAATTCGCGGTCAATAACTAGTAATTTTAATGTTACAGCCAAACCTACAAATCCTAATCAGTGGTAATAATAACTTTTAAAAATTAATCTCACAACTAAATATAATTTTAATTATATATTGTTGATTTGAGGTTAGACATATATGGAACAATATCAGAAAATATTACAATTTCTTTTGACTATCCCAGGTTCTGTGAAAGTAAATGATACTCAAATAAGAATGCATTGTCCTGTATGTAACAAAAAAGACAATAAATTGTATGTTGGGCTATCTCATAATCCAGCGTTTACATCAAAAGGATTGAAGATTCTTGGTTATGGATGTAAACAATGTTTGTTCTCTGGTAATGTAGGTAAAAAGTTTTATGATACGCTTGGAATTAAAGTTGATAAAGACTTGATGATATTTCAGGATATTAAGACTGGAGTTCCTAAAACTATAAATAAAATTTCTAAGTATGAAACACTTAATCTTAGAATACCTGATTTCGTTAGACCAGAAGATAAGTTTAAATTAGATTATCTTTCAAAACGTTTCAATAGAAAATTAACTATGAAAGATATTTTCACATATAAGATAGTATTAAATCTACATGATTTGTATACTTTTAATAATCTTGATATTCTACAGTTTACTGATAAATCTGATAAGAAAGCTTGTATGAGTATCAAATATCTTATAGATGAATTCAGTAAACATTTTGTAGGTATACTTAGTGTAGATAATAATAAAGTTAATTTACGTAATATAAATAGTGAAAGACTTAAATCAAAAAGATATATGGTTCATGTTATTAACAAAAATATAGGTAATCCTTACTTGTACATACCTAGTACTAAGATCGATCTTTTAACGCCTACTCCAACTATTTGTTTAGCAGAAGGCAATTATGATATAATAGGAGCAAAAGAATTATATTATCCTGAAGATAGAACCGATGTTGTATTTGCAGCAATAGGTACAAGAACAGCATATAAACGAGCAATAAATCAGATTATGAAAATGACTGGGTTTATTAATGCTACTATACATATTTTTGCAGACAATGATAAAGATACCGATCTTCGTTGGTATGAAGAAATGTTTAAAGATATGAGACATCTTCTTGATACTATACATATTCATTATAACATTGCCAACGATAGTAATGGTAATCCTTGTAAGGATTTTGGAAATTTATCCAATCCTGTAGAATTACAATCTTATATAATATAAAGGAGTTGATTAATATGGCTGATGAAAAGAATACTGAAGAACAATTTTATTCTCTTAAAGAAGTAAGAGAACTACAAAGAAATAAACTACGTAATCTACATGTTCCTGAGAACGAAATAGAAGAACGTAGAAAAGCTATAATATCAAATGCTAAAGAAGTCTTGCTTAAACTTGCAAATAGTATAGAGTCTTTAGCTACAAAAGTTTCAATGGTAGAATGTTTGAATACTGATGATTTTGGTAAAGCTTTATCATTAATTAAAACAAAACTTCCATTAAAAGAACTGCCTGATGATGCGGATGATTTACTTACTTTCTTAACATTGACTCGTGAAGAGGAAATGTTTATGGTAGTAAATAAACAAAAGTAAATTGGGTAATTCATATACATTTTGACCTCCTTAACAACCTCGTTTATGTCATAGGACGTTGTCCTATGACATATTTATTTTAAAAACTGAAAGGATTATATTATATACCATGTGAGGTGCTTATTTTATGAATATCGGTAATATTTCCCAAACAAACAACCAAACAGGATATAAGAGTAAGAAGAAATTCAGATCATATTTAGTTTCAGATAGATTTTTACTTTGTCTTATTAAAATATTAGCTAGTGATACTTCTATAATGAGAAGACAGTTAATAAATATAAAACGTTTTCTTGACGTAATAGATAGAGATTTTTATTATAATGATAATCATCTAGAAGCAATGATTATTGTTTGTGATTCATTATTATTGACTAAAACTAAATTAGGTACAAGTCTTAAACTTGAAGATATTTTATTTAATGTAAACTTATTACTTCCAGATGATGAATATGAAGAAGTAAAGAATAATCTTATTATACCACAGATTAAACTTGCAAAAGAAGATTCAATAGAAACAGAATTAGCATATGTATCAGAATCACTAGATCAAAATCTCAAATGGTCTTATATTCTTGATACTAAAGATGATCTCTATGATTTGACTAGCGAATTAACAACTTGTTCTTATAAAGACTTTCCAACAATACTTGGTAAATATAGAAACTTAATAACAGATATAATGAATTTCTTTAGAGGAACTGATAATTCTTCAGATTTAAACAATATAGTTCATACATCAGATCCTTCATTTTATGATTTCTTACATGATACTTATGAAGCAATAAGAAACCCAGCATCAGCTCTTCAAACTGGTTGGGTAGCTATGAACTCTGCATTAGGTCCTCGTGGTGGATTTCAGAATAAAAACTTTTATTTGTTTAATGCTAGAACTAACTCATTTAAGTCAGCTATATTGTTACACTTTGCTCGTATGATTAAAGAATATAATGCAGCAAAGCTTATGGATGAATATAAAACGACTGGAAAGATTCCAACTATAGTATTCGTAGAAATGGAAAACGATATTGATGAAGATAATGAACGTCTTTATAAAGTAGTAGCAGGAAAGGATATTGGTAAGTGTACTTCTAAGGAAGAATTGTTTTCATCATGGAAACACACATTTGATAGTGATAAAGAAAATAATCCTATAGATATTTCGTTCATACATGCTGATGCTAGATCAATTTCTGTAGATGATATAGATAGAACTTGTGAAATACTTGAAGAAGAAGGTTATAAAGTAAAAGCTGTACTTGTTGACTATATTGGTGTAATGAAACCTCGTCAAGAAGATCTCGGTAAAGAAAATCGTATTCAGTTAAAGAATATCGCTGATGATTTATTGTCTTTGGCGAAATATAGAGATATTCCAGTTATAGCAGCTCATCAGTTGAATAGATCTGGTGATACAATTCTTGCTAATATTAAGATGCAAGGTGGAGCAAACGCTGTTTCACAATTGACTAACGAATACATTGGTGAATCATTCGGTATTATTCAAGCTGCATCTTGGGCCATGTTTATTGATATAGAAATGCATGAAGGAAGAAAGTTCTTAACATGTAAACGAAGTAAATGTAGATATTCTGGTAAATATGGATTAGAGTATTTCGTATTGGAAATTAAAGATGGAATTATTATCGAAGATGATATTTATTTACCAAAACCATTATATTTAGAAGCTATACCAAATACTGATGCTAGTTCAATTAATAATGGAATCACTAGTAGAGGTGCAACTGATATTAGAGATAAACCAAAAACAAGTAAAGGAAATATATTAGATATAGTTCCTAAAAATGAAACTGTACAGAATGTTCAGAATTCTGTTTCTCTTAAGAGTATGTTAAAAGCAGAAAAATGGTTCGAATATTCTAATACATATAGTTTAGAAGAATTGGTTGATTATTCTGATGATTTTATATTGGATGAATGTAAATCTGTATGGATAGGTGAATCCGAATATTTATATCAAGGGGAGGAAATGTGGTAGCTATGGATGATATTACATATTATGTAAGTCTTATTGTATTAACTATAGTATCTATTGTAGAATTTTTCATAAATCTATTAATAAAGAAACCTATAAATACGATATATAGGAAACTGAAAAAGAAATAATTTATACATTAGTGATCTCTAGAAAGTTAAACGAATTTTCTAGAGTTTATATTCTAATAAATACTGGAGGTATATGTTATGAATTTAAACGAATTGGTGGAGAAGATAAATCCTGACGTTAACGACTATGTCAATATTATCTTTAGTACAGTTGAATCTGCAATAAAGAATTTTGATTGGGAATTTATTTCTAAAGATTCTTTAAGATGGAGAGGAATTTTTAAATATTGGATACGTGATCCTGTATCAAGAGAAATTGGAATTACTAGTTTTTATGGTACAAATAATAGGAATAATATGAAATACGTCTATATTACTGAATGGGCTTTTAGGGAACTGATACTTAATGAAAAGCTTGGTTCAATTCCATACTGTGAAGTAAGAGAATGTCTTCCATTAATGGTTAAAAAAGGAATTATTGCTAGTGTACATATGGATCATGAAATTGGTTCATTATACATTGGTATTTGGTTAGAATAATAGAGGAGGAAATAATTATGAATAGAACAATGGTTCCTATTGTGTGGCATGATTTAATCGAAGATCCAAATGATTTACCACCTATTAAGGATGATGAAATGTGGTCTGAGAGAGTGCTTATTCAAACGACGTCTGGAAATCAATTTTGTGCATCATTTCTTCATAAGTTAAAATGTGCTGCAGAAGAAGGTATTTGGTATGATAGAAACACTAAGACTGAGCTAATCAAAGATGATATTGTAGCTTGGACATATGTACCTAACTATTCTAATAGAGAAAAACGAATAGAAAAGCTTTTAAGAAAATTACCAGTTGGTATTATGTTTCATCGAATTAAGGAAGCAGACAAAACGAATGAGTATCCAAAAATTGGAGATGTTGTTATTGTATTCGAATATGACGAAAATAAAGATAAGATAGTATCATGCGCAGGTTTTTATAAAAATGGCTGCTGGCGTGTAATTCGTCCTTATTCGGATGAACAAATTGATAATGTAATTGGTTGGTCACCATTCTTTGAAGCAAACGGGTAAACGATTTAAGTTTTATAAGGAGATGAAAATATGTCATTAAGTTATTTAGGAATAAGAAACGAACTAACTAAAATGCTGGATGAATATGTTAGAGAAGATGAAAAATATGGTGAAAGTCATGTGTATATTATGTCTCATGATGGTGAACCAGATACATTTGAAGATAAGTATACTTATGGATGGTTTATAAGATATCCAGGTTATACTTGTGCGAACGTTATATTTGATAAGAAAACTAACTTGGTTGAAGACTTTTTCGTAACAGAAAGAGGAGGTAGTTTTGCAATACAAGGTCTTGGTACGGTGTTCAAAATACCTTCTATAGAATTAAAGAATTTAGTATTAAAACGATTTAAAGGTAAACCATTAACATATGATACTACTATTGAAAAATTAACACATTAATTTACTTACTAAAAGAAAGGACCAAAGTCCTTTCTTTTTTTACTGTTCAATTAAAAGCTTCATTTATATATTATATTAAGGTAAAGGAATGAAAATAGGTTTCATATCCGATATTTGACCATATTGAAAAGGAGTCAATTATGGCAAAATTTTTTCAGGTTTTCATCGATCTGGACGATGAAAAAGAAAGCCTCCCTATGAGGATAAGGGAGGATCAAATTCAAGGTTTCCGTAAGTATACGGAAAAATCAAGCATAATCTTCACCACATTCGGTAAGTACCGGGTGAATGAAGATTATGAGCACTTATCCTCCAGATTCTTTGGGTTCGTGAATAATGGACCCGAGGGATCTGAAAATGGAGATGTCCAGAGTCTCCCGCCAGCCAAGAAGCGTTACTTGGTAAGACAGAGGGTAAAGACCTCTGTTGAGAACTATTATGACCATAACCAGCCAGATACAAATTGTTAGTTGGTTGTGGTCATAATAAAAAGGATCCGGGAGAGAAATCTCCCGGGTCTTTATTTTTTTTAGAATTTACCAGGACCGGTTCTTTCTTTATAGTCATCTTTATTTTCTTCGAATTTAGAAAGAAGTGTATGTAAAGTTTTAGCAATATCACCAAAACACATGAAACACTTATTAATTCTACTAATAAAGTTAGAAACACCTTTAACAACATTAACTGTTTCTTTTTCGACATTCTGTTGCTTTTCAGCTTTTTGAAGAATATCTTCCAAGAGTTTTTGTTGTTGATCCATAGATCCACGTTTTTCCTTTATCATGTTACTCATTTCGCCCATAGTTTTCATAACTTTCTGAGTATTTCCTGGAGCAACAATATAGTCTACAGTACGTCTAGCACATGTGACCTTATTTGACCAATTCTTTTTACTAATATCAACACCATTAAATATAGAAAATTCTTTAGAATTCATATCGTTAGAAATATTCTTTCCTTCATTCTGAATACTTTGATCATCTTCTTTAGATTTATCGCGATTTACGTGTGATGCAAAGTTGGTTGCGAGACGTTGAGTATCTGATGAGAATTTATCAAATGATTTACAAATATTTGTACCTATAGTATTTATACCGCCAAGGTTTAGAGTTTCTTTAGTAGGAATAAAGATAGCATTAAACATGTTTTGAATATCTTTGCTTTCATTTTCCATCATTTTAGAAACTAATTGCTCCATGTTATAATCCATGAATTTGTTAATATTAGCTATTTCTTTATCATTACCTTCTGCAGGACCTGTTGGTTTAGTAGGTCTATGAGGTTGAGGTTCATCACGTTCTGTAGAATAGTCATAACTTTCAGCACCATGAGCTTTCTTTCGTTGTAAGTATGCTTTATATACACGTTTTTCATTTATACGTCTTATTGGTTTCTTTATGAAAAGATTAACAAAGAATTTAAAGATTCCTTTAATAATCATTCCAATAACTTTGATAATAAACTTAACTATTTCAATAAAAAGTTTAACTAAACTACCAACGACACCTTCTCTACTTTCTTCTAAATCCCAAGATTCATTAGTTTTATAGATACTATTTATCTTTTTTAGCATCTTAGCTTTAGATTTGATATTATCAAATTGTAATTTAGTATAATAATCGTAAAATAAAAGATTTTCTTTAGTTTCTACTATATCTAAGAAATCTTCTCTAGTAATATCAGAGTCTACATTATTACTGAAAACTCTATCTGGAAACGCGTTCAAAAAATTAACTTCTGCCATAATTAAAAATCCTCTATATTTTATTGTAGAAAACATTTCTATATATCTTATAATAGGAAAATGACTATGGAAGAACGACAAATTCAATCATATGAGAGCTGTTTCTCAGTTTTTTCAACAGAAAAACCTAAAGAAAAAGAAATTAAAGAAACTAGTTCAGAAGCTTTAAACCAAAAAATAGAACAAAATGATATAATTTCTAGAGATATCAGCCTTTTTTCTATAGAAGAAGATGATGGAGGTAGTTTTGAAGAAGCTGCTGGTGGTAATGATTCTTCTGACGATGGAAATGGTATGTCTGATAGTGGAGCTGTCGAAGAACCAGAAATGCCTTCAATGGATGGAGGTGATGACATGGGTGGCGGAGATGGTGGAGACTTTGGAGACGACTCCGGCGATGGTGGCTGGGGTGATGATGGATCTGGAGATGGTGATGAAAATGGAGATTCCGAAGATGGCGGCAAAAATAAAGTTGACGTCTTCGATCCAAATAAAGGTTCTTCAATGAACCCATTTACGCAAATTAACCAAAAACTATATCAATTAGAAACATTGAATGAACTAAGATTATCGATCAAGAAAACTATCGAACTATATAGCGCTCAATATGCTGACTGGTCTGAAGTTTGTCAGCTTAAAGAGTTAAGTGAGATACTTGACGAAGAACGAAAGTCATTCATGATGCAACAGAATCCGGAGAATTTGATGAAGTTAGGGTTGTATCATGATCAATATGACAGATTGGTTCAAAATATTTCTAATAAGATAAGTAAACTTAAGGTCAATAACAGGCATTAAGCTTTGGTTTATATTAAAACTTTATTCTTAAATAGGAGTTATTTATGTCTCAGACTGGTAACTTTATTGAATTGACTCGTGAGGATGCTATTAAAGAATATCAAACTGTTCTTGATAGAAACCAGGGTTATTACAAGGCTATGGAGGCTTATTCACGTAAGCTCGCACCTCTCGTAGGCGGATCTCCTTTTAGCTTTGAATCTTGGAAGAAGATTATCTCTAACGACTCAATATATAACACAGCAAAGAATGAACTTGGTAAAATGTTTGCTAAGGATCCTTCTAAGCAGAAGTCTTTTGAGAGATTGCTTGATAATTCTCGTGATGTTCAGTATAAGGCTGATATCATTGGTGATTCACGTACTCTTGAAGGATGGGGTGGTGGTACCGCTGTTTATGCATCTTCTACTGGTGCATTTGCAATGGGTTCTACACCTTTCATTATCGGTGGTTGGATTGCTGCTGCTCGTTCTGAGGAAATGTTCCTCCATATCGACAACCAGAATTCTACTCGCCTTGAATTCGAATATAACGTAGACTACCTCCAGATTGGTAATGAAAAGTACTTCTTCCCGAAGGCTTTCCGTTCTGGTGAAATTGTAGGTTACAACAAGCTTCCACGTGTTGACTGGGTAACACCAAACACAACTGCTGGTAATTATACAAAGCCTGAGCCATGGTGTGGTGAGAACATGTTCATTGAGTTCACACCTGTTGCTAATGCAACTGCTCTTTCTGTAAAGGGTAACTTGCTCGAGGTATGTAAGCGTAACAAGCATAAGTTCGGTATCGAACCTAACTGTCGTTTCTCTGCTATTAAGTATGAAAACGGTGGTAAGACTGTTACACAGAAGCTTAATATGCACTATGATATTGCTACTGGTGAAACAAATCAGCGTTTCTTCAAGTCTACAACAAAGATTAAGGACGTAACTGGTTTCGCAAGTGCTATCACAGTACAGATCATGATGAAGCTTAATATCGACGATGGTGACTTTACTCTCGCCGTTATTTGTGATACTCCACAGGCAGCAGCAATCATTAAGGGTCTCCAGTTCGATGGTAAAGTATCTAACATTGCTAACGAACTCCAGAATATCCCAACTGCTGGTGTTGATAAGTATCAGTTCATCCGTGAATGTGAATATCGTAACTACTCAAAGGTATCACTCAACGAGTACATGGCTGACAACTTCCGTATCGGAAGCAATAACAACATTACTTATGCTGCATATGCTACCGATAAGAACCTTCAGTATACTCTCTTCAACAGAGAGCTCGAAGCTGAGAAGTTTGTTTATGACGAAGTACTTTCTGATATTGTTGACATCGATTCTTTCGAACTTACTCGCAAGATCGGTGGTTTCATCAACAATAAGTTGACATTCAACATCAACAGATTCGCACCTGGTCTTGGTCTCCAGGATTACAAGTTCGGTCTCAAAGACTACCTCACAAAGGTACTCGAAACATCTGAGACTGACCTTAATATTCCTGCATCTGTTAAGAGACAGTGGATCCTTATGGGCTACTCACCACTCATTTCCGAATTCCCTGAAATTAAATTCGAGAATGCTGCATTCAACTTGGATGCTAAGGAAGAGGGTGCTGCTGCTAATGAGAACTTCGGTTTCGCAGTTGATACACGCTGTGGATTTATCGATTCTCTTGGTCGTGGTGTACGTCTCTTGGCTAACAACGATCAGCGTTGGCGTGAGCGTGGCAATGACATCATCGGTGTTATGCGCACATACAGCATGGAGTATCCATTCTTGGTATACTATCCACATGCTATCCGTATGTACACAGCTATCGATGCTGATATGCCAAATAGAACAGCTATCTACATTGGTGGACGTGAGTTCCGTGGTGTATTTGCAGCTGCTGCTATTAAGCTTGAGCTCAATGGTGTTCTTGACTCAACTGGTGAAGTTGTCAATAAGTTCGAAGGACAGATGACACAGGCTAAGTCTGGTTATGTGTTCCAGGGCATTTAATTGATACTTAACTAAAAAAAAATAAGCTGGTGGGTTTTCCCACCAGCTTATATTTTAATCGAAATTCATTGTTGGGAAACTGAATTCTTGATTTGGATTTAAAGGAGAAGTGAAGAAGAATTCATAAGCATCCTTATGCTCATCTCCTTTAACTTCAATAATCTTATCACATTCATCAATAGTAATACATCCTTCATGACAGAAGAGTTGAATCATTTTTAATAGGATAATATCTGTAGTAACGATTTTACCTAATCTATCAATTTTATCAGCATCTTCTTTTGGTAAAGAACTATAATCGTTATTTCTGATATTTTCTACAATATGTGATAATTCTTCTTTTGATTCATAATAGAGTTTAACGAATTCTTCAGGAGCATTATTCTCTATATAGTTTTCAAGAGTACTATAAGGACCTTCAGGATATTTCTCTATTTTAAACAAAGTTGAAACACACATAGTATAAATACCTGTAGTGATATTTGCTACCAAATCGTGACGCCGAAGATTCAATCTCAATTTTTCCAATATTTTAATTGTAAACTTGAGAAAGCGACCAATCAATGAATTATCGTTTACCTTTTTCAATATAGTTTTTATTTCATCTATTGAATCACCTGTTTCATCTTTTGGATCATGATCTTTTTCTACAGTGTAGATATTCCTATGAATCCATATTTCCAATGGTATCAACACCATTATAGAAACAACACCCATAGTAAATAATCTTTGTGTAAGATTTACATCATTTCCCAACAAAGTATAAAATAATAAAGTAAGAATACTGATGAAACAAACTACAAAAATTATTATACTTAGATTCACTAAGAATAGTTTAAACTTGGCTTCTCGCAATGTTTTTATAGTTAGTTCACCATACTTTTGAATATTTTTAAATGTTTCCAATCGAAGTTTCTCAAATTTAAGAGCACCTTCATCCAATTTAATATTTCTAAGATTCATATATTAAACCTCCATTAATATATTATATAATCATAGACGTTTTTAAATAATATGAGGATCGACATATAAATATATAGGTAAATAGGAGTTTTATATGGAAAATGATAAAAAACCTAATGAATATACCGTGAAAAACAAGTTTGAAAGTCAAATTAATGATGCTAAAACTGGATATCAAGTTACATTCATTAAAAAAGAAACCATAAAAGACTCTGAGAAAAATGATAAACAGGGGGAATGAAGTTATGCCTTCATTATCTTATGGTGATGATTCCGTAGTATCATATGACACAAGTGGTATACTTAGTGTTAAGGATCCCTTAAGAGATCCTGCAAATGGTTTCGGAATAAGCGTTGATTCTTATTATAAGAAACTTTATAATATGTATTCAATTATTAACTCAAATGTATATCGTATTTTTGAATATGCATTGGGTTTAACTTATGATCTTTATCATAAATGGGTTGATTATAAGTCTGCTAATATTAAAGATTATGAAAAAGTCATGAGTTCATTAAGATGTGGAATAAACGAGAACTGTAGCGGTAATAGTTTTAGTTATTTTATCGAACTTTTCTTGGCTTATTCAAAACGTTCAGATCCTAATCTTGTTTATAATGCAGATGATTACATTAAAAAGGTTATGGAATTGAAAGCTGAATTAGATAACGAATACTATGCAACATATGCTGATCATGATATTTCTATTTCAGTTGCTTGTTCACATAATGAATTTCCAATGATTAAAGATAAACTTAGAACTTTCTACAATTACTATAATACTGGAATAGCATTTGTAGTTTGTCCATTCTTAAAGTCTGTAGAAAACGCTATTTCAGATTCATTAGTTGAAGTTAAACAAGAAGTTTATATTGATATCAATAGACTTGTTTGTTTCTTAGCTAGGAATTTTGATCCAGGTGGTCTACCAGAATATCTTTCTCAATGTGAGCAAAACAAAGAAGAGTATATTAAGAATGGTTTGGATACATTTAAAGATTTCTCTGAGAAATTTACTAGAAAGATTATTCTTGAATTGTTTGACAACTATGAAAATATTCAGAGTAACTGGTCTTGTTTCTTAAAGAGTATTGATACTGGATATACCAAAGTACTTAATGGTGATGAAATGAAAAATATCTGTAGTAAGCTTAGACATTTTGGTATTTCTATGCCAGAAAATATTACTTCAGTAATTTTCAAGAATAATCCAGGTGAAAGAAACAATCCTACAAGAAAACAAATGACTTACTACAATATGTTCTTGGAATCATTGCAAGCTGCATTCTTTAATTTGACAGCAGATGAAACACCTATCGAATATATAGGTACAGCATTACTTTGTAGAGCTTTTACTAAATCATTTACATCATCAGTCTTATATTCTGCTAATACTATTGTATTTAAAGATGGAAAAGAAGAACGTGGTATTTACTTTGGAGAGTATTGTAGAGACTTCTATAGAAGTTATTCTAAACAAGATCTTAAAGAAGAAGCTGCTAAAATAAGTGATTATAACATTAGAGATTTTATGAATAATATTATTTCTGATGAAATTACTACTAGGTTAGAAAAAATTTATTCTTCTAAGATGTCTAGTGGAGAGTATGCATATTTTATGTATTGTAAAGTTATTCGTTCCACATGGATTACAGCATTAATTGAATTATATGTTTTACTTATTATAAATTCTAATTCAAAACTTATTACAGAGAAAAACAAATCAAATAATCTTAAGATTAATGTAGATGGTATTTATTCATCAATTACTAAAGAAACTGTCAATTATATATTCCGATCATTAGCTATATTGGAAAAATTGTACATTAATGATATGACTTCTTATAACAGTGTTAGTTCTTTTGATTTAAAATATACATATATCCGCACTTTAATTGATACTATGACTATGAAACATAATCCTGGTGGTGGTTTTGGTGGTATCTGGGAATTTAATAAACTGACTAAAAATAGTTTTGGTGATAGAGATATTTCTCAATTTGATGAAAAGGTATTCTCGACGATTAACGATGATAGTTCTTCACTTGATGAAGCTAATTTACATAACAGATTCGAAGCTATTAAAAATACGTTTATTCAAAATGGGATTATACCAATACATATCGACGATTAAAAAATTGTGAATTATATATTATAAACGTGTAACTAAGTAAAAAGTTACTAAACTTTATGTATGGAGGTACAAGTATGATAATCTATAAATTAATTCAACTAATTATGCAATTATTTGGTTATCAAGATGATTCTGAAAAAGAATCAACAGGTGACCAAATTGTACTAATTAGTTCTTCCAATAGTTGTAAAGTACCAACTTCTGGAAGACATTTCTCATTCAAACGTATATACGAAGAAAATGAGATACTTTAATTTATTTTGTCATACTAATCGTCGATGAATTTTGGAGAATTCAATGTTAATAAAGATATCTTTTCAAGAATGCAAAATGAATCCAAATCAAAAGGATATACTACTACATATTGTGAAGTAGAAAATGAAGAACGTAAACACCAAAGTACAACAAAAACGGTTCTAGGTATTTTATCCTTAGGAGCATTATGTTATATGAGTTGGAAATATGTAATCAAACCTGTAGCTCATACGTTAAGAGAAATACTTAACATTGATGAAATACAGGAAGAAGAAAAGAAAGAAAAAGAAAGTAGAATAATGAGAAACAAAGAACGTATATTTGATGGAAAATTGCATGAATTGAAAAAGGATGCAATTGATGTTGAATTTACAGTAAGTAATTGACGCAAAATAAATACATGTGTGGTCTACTGACCACACATTATTTTTTTTATCTACCAAACCAACCAAAAGAGTCAGCAAACACAGATTTGAAATCCATACTATCGTCTCTTTTTTCTTCAGTTTCTTTTGCAATCTTTTCTGGATCATCTTTATCAAGATCTTCCGAATATTCATGTGCATCAGCCATATGTTCTTTAGCGATATAATCGATAGCTGTTTCAGTTTCTTTAATCTTATTAGTATCTCGATAATTATTTATATAATCATCAGCAGATCCAAAGAATCCCATTTCTTTATAATCATTGTTTCTCATATCTATAGCTTTCTTAATTTGCATAGTAATATGATCATTATTTTCTGCTCTTTGTTCCATACGTTTTGCTAATCTTTGCATATAACCTCCATCTCCTAATACTGAATTCATTAATTCTGCATCAGAAGAATATTTAGCTAAATCGATAAGCTCATCTTCACTCAGATCTTCATCTAATCTAGAGTTAAAGAATATTGCATCGATATATCTATTTTTTGTTTTACAATACATAATGAACCATCTAGTATATAGATAAGCAATAAGAAGGTCATCGTGTCCACCACGTTGTTTATGGTCAATACGTCCATTCTTATCAGTTATCAAGCCAGCTATTTCATTTATGATTGTTTTATCGTGGATCTTTGGTCCATGCTCATATACAGAAACACGTAATACATCCCCATACATAATTTTACGAAGATTATGTACCAAAGAAACACCAAGCTTTTCATCTTTTTCATCTTTATAAATTCTACTAGTTCCCATATTTTCTGCTATAATTTCTACAGCAGGTAAACCTACATAGTTTCTTTCTGGAACTAATGTAGCTTTTGGGAATAAATATAGAAGAATATATGCTACAGCTCTAGCGAATCTAACTACAGAATATTGATTACATCTCATTGTAAATACTACTTCTGAATTAGTTACATCCAATCCTACTAGTGTAGAATAGTCTCGTCTTGTATTTCCTGAACAGTCCATACCAAATACTATGTGATGCGATTGGTTCTTTAAAACGTCTGGATCCCTATAGAATTTTGCTACATAAATTCTATCGATCATCATTATTCTAACTGGATCGATACCTGTTTTAGTTAACTCTTCTACTCTTTCTTGTCCTAATGGGTGATCAGCATTAGAATCCATCCACATATTAAGAATACCACGATTGAACTCATCCATACCACCACATTGACGTCTCATTTCTTCGAGATAGTCCATAGGTTTATTGAGTTCATACCATTGGAATTCTATACGTAAGAAGTATTGTCCATTGTTATTGTTTTGAATATATTCTTTGATTTCGTCTTTATTAGTAGCTACTGGGAATCCATCTTTATCATAAATCACTTTATCATATAATAGCTCAGTAAATGGTGCACAGTCTTCAAAAAATTTGTATGCCCAAGCACCACTCTTTGTATTTTTACTACCAGCAGTTGTTGTAATTATAATATGGTGGTGAGAACCATTTCGTTCTGCCATTTTTGATACTGTAGAATAAGCAGGAATAGCTGCACCATATTGAACCCATACAAAAGGAATAAATGCAAACTCATCATACCATTGTCCCATAGTTGAAGCACCACGACCAACGTTATTTGCCGCTTCTTCATTTATACCAGGAGCTCTAATTACAATTGTATTTTTAAAATTTTCTGTCTTATAAATTAAGGTTCTAGTATTATCTGTATCACTATTAGTTTTTAGATTTAAATACTTTGGTAATGTTTCACGTATATCTTTTACACGAGCTAAGTTTTGAGTAACAAGGGTATCATTATTACCAAAAAACACTGAAGAAAAGTTTTTAGATCCCCAATATATCAACCAGCTATAAAAAATTGCTACAGTATACGATTTATAACACTGACGAGGAATAACAATATACGAATGTAAATCATTAAGTAACGACCATGTTATAGCTAATGTAGCTCTAGTTAATTCAAATCTAGCCGGTATATCTGTTGCAGGAATTCTAACTATTTCTCTGAAATAATACCAAGGATTTTTACTTATTTCTATATGAATTCTGATTTTTTGTTCATCAGTTAAATGCTCTTCATCAAAAGGATCAACATCTACTAATGTTTCATCAAATAATTGTAAAAAGAATACATTATTTGTAATACCCATTTCTTTCAATATATAATGCATTCTTAAGAAAGATATATTTTTAGTATTATAATGTATCATATTATTGTGTTTTTGATAAGAAAATATAATAACTAGGGATAAATTCCCTAGTTATTTATATTAAGCAACAAGAACTATTTTATCAAAGATCAATTTATCGTCAGACCTTGTTAAATATATAAATGCATCAGTTTTACCAAGTCTAAGTTTTATATTATTTATCTTTTCATGTTTTAGAACTTTGTATAGCTCTTGTTTTCCTATATCTACTTGTATTGTATCTTTAATAGTAAAATAGGCTACAGGCGTTTGCTCATTTTTCATCTGTTTTACAATTAATTTTGTGTAACTGAGAGCTACACAAGGAACATTGTAAAATTTTTCTTTAGTTTTAGTGTGTGGTAATTTTATTGTAAATTCATTTTTAGCACATAATAAAGAAAGATCGTTTAGCATATAAGAAAGAAAATTTAATTTTCTACCCATAAATTGAGAATCACATATTGCATCAAGAATTTTATTTGTGTAATTCTCTCTTTTTTCATTTATTACTTCATCGTATTTGTGAAAATTCAATAAAGGTTTAGTACTTTTGTTCGCCATTGAAAAAATCATTTTCAAACTCCATGTTTTATATAGTTATATATTTATATAATAACAAAAATACAATTTAATATATTTATTTTTGAAGGATTCTTTATGAGAAAACTTAAATATGATAATTTTATGGCTCCTTTTAAAGGACAAGCAGCTATAAATCTTAGACCAAAAATGGAAGAATTTAAAGCTGCATACTTTGAAAAATATGCTAAAGATATATTAGTAACTTGTGTATATAATAAGAAATATGATAGATATACGTTCTTTTTTAAATTTCCATCAGGAGAAAATGAAAAATATCCTACAGCAATTATGTATGATGTAGTGTTGGAATTTAATCCTACTGACGAACATAAGAAGAATAAAGAACAGTTGACAGAAATAAAAGATTATGATATCTTGATGTTTTCTAATTCACCTAGTTTTACATTTACTTTTGATTATGTAGTAAAACGAGAATTTGGATTCCCACATTGTATAGGATTTAATCATTTAAGTAAAGTTGCTATAACAAAAGCTCCAGATATAAGAAATACGTATCAACTTATGACTATTGAAAAAAGTACTTGGATGTGTTTCTTTCATTTGGTTCATAATGGATTTCTTAATAAACAAATGTTAAATAAGATTCTTAGTGATAAAAGTGAAGATTTCTATGCTAAGAAAGTCGATTCACAACCTGCTAAGTTAAAAGAAATAAAAATGCTAAAAGATTTAATGAGAGAAGAGAAGCTCAAACAGAAAGCTAATCAGAATAAAAGTAAAGATTATCATAACGAAACTTCTTTCCAAACTAAAGAAAATAAACGTATGAAACTTATTGAAAAGAGAAATGCTAAGAATGCCGAAACATTTAAAGAAAGTATGAAAGTTAACTTTCATCACAAACCGAAAAATCCTTTTAAACATAAACTATTTTCCTTTGGAGGTAAAAAATAATGGTTGAAACTATTGATAGTGAAGAAACTAGTTCATCAGAAGAACAAATTACTGATGAATCAAATCAGATACTTAGAGAATATTTGGATCACATAGATTATCAAATAAGTACTATAAATAAGAAAGCAATAGAAGAAGATTATTTTAAAGAAGCAATGATTAACTTCTTCAATCAAGATTCAATAAACAATATATATGACAGGTCTATATTAATAGACCCATCATTTACAGATTATGATAAAGATGCGTTGCGAGTCTTCCAAATGAAGATGGGTGAATTCTTTGAAAAAGGGTTTGGTTTATCATTATCTGAAGGTAGTTTGTGTCTGTATTATTATCTGTATGATATTTTTGTAATAAATTTTATTATGTATTTTACAATCTATTTGAACGGATTGCAAAAATTAGATCAAAGTTTTGAAGAAGATATTCCTAATTATAAAGAACTATCTCTTAAAAGCTTCTTAGCAAAAAAAGAAAGTCCTTCAGAAGATGCTATAAATATAGCATCTATTAAAGAATACATTGATTATATTCTTTCTGAAGGAATTTGTGCAGACCAATTCTTCGAAATCTGTGAATTAGATAGCGATGGAAATATAGGTCTGCATGAGCTTGTTGTAGAGAGTTCTAACCTCAGGATTAATGTCGACACCGACTTCTTCAGACTCAAACTGGAAAAAATCCTTTCTTCTGAAGAAATAAGAAGTGCGGTCGAAACGAAGTTTATTGAAACACTCTCTTGATGGTCCAAATCTTACTTCAGATATTAAAAGCTCAGTAGTTTTCCACATTATGTCTTTATAGTATTTTTCATATACTGACATTACATGTTGAACTCTTCTAAGCTTTACATATTCTTCAAGCTCTTGAGTCTTGATTTCAACTTGTTTTCTTACAAGTCTATCGTAACTCTTTACTTTCTTTATGAGAGACTCGTTATGAGTCTCTCCATTTTTTATTTGTCTGGCAGCTTTATCACCACCATTGTATGCATAAAATGCATACTTGTCTCCCAATCTATCATACAAGTCTTTATAGTAACCAATGGTCATAACCATGTAGTAACAATACTTGCTTGTAATCATAGATTCGTCTTTAGGACGAAATGCTCTTACGAATTGTTTATTTTTCAGGTTATTGGAATTCAACTGAGAAGGTCCTAAATCAACAGAACCATTCTCGTTAACATTTCTAAACCATCTAAAGTTGCCACTTTCTACAATCATTATGCTATAGAAATTCATACGAATTTCAGGGCAATCTTTAGTATAATATATAAATGCTTCGCAGTATTCATCTGGGATGTTGTCCCTGTAAAAATCTTCTATAAATACTTCATCAGGAACTTGTGATCTACTAATCTTGATCATGATATCCGTTTCAGGCATGTAAGCATATGCCAAAGTAGGTAATAGCATTAATCCCATAGCTATTACGATTCGAGTAAATAAGTTTTTCATAGTAACCCACCTATAAACTTTTAGTATACATAAACTTGTTATGTATCTATAAATATAATATATAAATAAAAAGAAGCTAAAAACGGACCGATAAAACATATTAATATACTAAATGTCAATTACACAGGTACTAAAATATCGTGTGATTTATTGAATATTCAATTTTTCCTAGCTAGGAGGAACCTTATGGCAATAGAAGATAGTGGTTTCGGTATTAGCAGCATTGTCTTACAAGACAACTCTATACGTACCGTTTCTTCCACAAGTTCTTTAGGTATCCTTTCTTCAATCCATCCTGTCTTTGCTTCAGACGGTAAAGCAAACAAGATTATTGAAGTTAGTTCATTCAATCAAGTATTGAATGAGTTCGGATCTGACTTTGCAAATATTAATGCTTATGGTCAACAGAACCTTAATGTTAACCAAGTATTTGATGCTGGTGGAACTTGTTATCTCTGCCGCCTTTTACCAGAAAATGCTAAAGTAGCACATCTTGCTCTTAAAGTAGGTGTAAAGGCTGTTACAGATATTCCGTTGTATAAACGAGATGGATACGGCGAATATGCTCTTGATGAGAATGGTGATAAAATACCATTAACAGTTACAAGAACTGTTCAACAGACCCAGATTAATCCAGATACTCAACAAGAAGAAACAATCGATGTAGAAGAAGTTGTACCTGCTACGACAACAGGTATCGCAATTAAAGTTGCATTCGTTTCAGCTACCGAAGATGAAATGAATAGACTTTCTTCAATTAATCAGATCAAACAGAAATTCTCAACAATCCTTACGGATGATGAAGGTTTCAAGATGGTCCCATTGTTCTTCGCTAATTACTACTCTGTTGGTAAATCTGGTACGAACTATGGTATTAGAATTATAAATGACTTGCTGAGAGATGCTAAAGTAGGTGATGGTCGTCGTTACCAGTTGTTCCTTGTAAAGAAGTCTACATCTGGTGTAGATATTCTTTCTGACGGTAATGGACTTTCATTCTCTTTCAACCCTGATGCAACTGTTTCTAAAACAATTACTGCATCAGAATCTCTCCAGAAAATATATCAGAACTTCGATGGTCCAAGAGAAAAACAAATTGCTATTGAACCATATGTTGAAAACTATGAAGTTCTCAAGAATGAAATTAATGCAATTCTTTCACAGGAACCAATTATCACAGAAGGTATCGACCCCGATTATGAAATGTCTAGGCCTACAAGCATTGATGATTTCGACTTCATCAATGGTGTAAGTAAAGAGGGTATCCTTTTTGATAACGTAGTTATTGCAGATTCTTCTATGGATCTTAATAACTATCACTTCCTTCAGGGTGGTTCTGATGGTGATCTTGATACTCTTACAGGTGAAGATCTCCATGCTGAAAGAAATCGTCTCTTGAAGAAGTTCTTTGCTGGTGATGTTGATACTGGTACATTCATGGATGTACTTAAGTGTACAGCTGGTATCGTATACGACGCAAATTATGATATGGATGTAAAACGTGCGATGGCTAATATGATTAACTATCGTCGTGATATGTGTTGTGTATTTGACTGTGGTTTCCCAGAAAATTTGGAACAGGCTGTCGCTGTAGCTAAGCAGATTAGATCATTTGCTGAATCTATGGACGGTGGTGAAAACTTTGCTATTGTTCCTCACTGTGGTATTACTGCAGACAGAGTAACTAATGTTAGAGTTACTGGTACATACGAATTCGCATATGGTCTTACTAGACTTTATAATACAGCTCCGTTCTCTATCTATGCTTCACAGCAGAATGGTGATCCGGGTTGTGTAAGAAAGACTATTTTCGACTGGGTAGTAGAGGAATCCAAGCCTCGTGGATATCAGGAAAAACTTGCTAAGCAAAATAACCTTTATTGGGCTGTTGATCTTGGTAAGGCTCTTGGTGCTCCTGTTCAGGGTAACTTTACTGGAAAGAATGTTTACTTCTATAGTAACTCTTCTCTTTACACAGAACGTATTTCTAAACTCGCAGAGTTCAGAAATGGTATCTTAGTAAATGACCTTCGTCGTATTGTAAAACTTATTCTCGTTAAGTATACATTTGATACTAAGGGTGCCGATACAGCTATTGCTAACGCAACTGCTGAATTGACAAGAACTCTTTCTTCAAGGTATCCAAATAACATTATTATCAATTACAATCTGTATCAAACAGATCGTGATAAGTTGTTGAATTTGGCCACTTGTGAACTTTCCGTCTTGTTCCCAGATATCTTCGAGACATGGAATGTCAAGATTATTGCTGACAGACAAGGCTAATATAGGAGGAAATAGATGGCTGATGCTGAAATAATGGATGGAATGTTACGTGGAAACTTGAGAGGTAAAAAAGGTGACTACGGTATTGGTGGTATCAATGGTATGCACCATGATGATTTCGGTTGGGATAACACCACCGTTGGTATGGCATCTTCTGTATTTGATAACCTGTTATCTCAGAATGGTGTTCGTTCCAACGACCCGAATTACATCGGTGCTCTTGAACCTATCCGTGCTGGTAGATTTATCGTTAAATGGCTCAAAGTTCCAACATTCTTTAATAAAACTGCTGTAAAATATCTTAAATTCTTCCTTGAGAATGCTGTTAAGAGTGTTTCTGGTCTTCAGGATAATACAATTGCAGCTGCTGGTGACATCACGTTTGGTGCAAACGGTCAAACGATGTCATTCCCAGGTAACCTCAAGCAGAACAACCAGACTGTTTCATTGAGTACAGTTACATGTACTGGTGATGGTCTTGGTAAGTTGATGAGATATTGGATGTACGGTATTACTGACCCAATTACAGGTATTCACCACATGTATGGACGTGATCTTAGATTTATTCGTCCTAATTACTGTGGTACATTGATGTATATCTTCATGGGACCAACTTGTCGTCCTGGAGATATCGAATACGCATGTATTTGGCACGAAGTATGGCCGACATCTGGTGATGGTACTTCTCAGTGGGAATCTCAGGAAATTGGTTCCGATACTGCTATCTCTGATAAGCAGGTCGACTTTACTGGTATTTTCCAGGATGGTCCTGAGGTAAATATTCTTGCTAAGTACATTGTTGCTGGTACAGGTCTTGCTGGTCAGTCTTACTTCGATCAGATGCTTCCTGCTTACATGTATGAAAACTTTATGATGAAATTGCAGAATGCTGATAAAGAGACTATTAAGGGTATCGAAATCAGCCAGAATGCAAAGATGGCTGCTGCAAACGAATACATTTATGATCAATCAATCAAAGATGCTCGTACAGAAGCTCTCAAATCATACGGTGTTACGTCTGAAAGATTGCCACCTGCACAACTTTACAGTCCTGTTGATGGATCTATTGTTGAGCCTATGGTTAATGAAATTAAGACATTTAATAAGGATAATTCTTATGAAGATCCTATTAATGCACCTGAAAAAGTTTACGTAAACGGAAAATAAAAAAAATAAACCTGGGAGTCATATGACTCCCAGGATTTTACTTTTCCCAAACTTTTTTGAGTTCATCGTACTTACAATAGAAGATTATATCCATTGTTAAGTCTTCATGTTTAACTATACCGATATTGTAAAAACCGTATTTATTCAAAATATTAGAGCAAATATTTTTTAATCCAAATCTTTTATTTAATACAAATATTGGATCAATCAATTCTTTGTCTCGTAAATCTTTATAAATGGTTTCGATAGTCTTAACAATTTCTTCAAGTCGATTACCAGAAGAATAACGTGCATCACTAAATGGATCATCTTTATCATACTCAAGAAATTTATATTCAGTTTCGTAGCCTTCTAATGATTCATACAATGCTGCAAACAAATTGCGGTATGTTAAACTGTGAATTTTTTCTCCAGGCTTTTTATTATAAGCGGTATATACATATTGAAATTTTGTCGAATATCTATATCTACCAAAACCTAGATCTTCGAGATAATCATTTGTTCTAAAATGATTCAAACTCTGTATAGCATAGGATACAATTTTGTCAAGGAAAACTTCAAACTCTCTATAGTTTGGTTTAGTAGTTGGTTTACGTCTGTTTGGTTTTTCACCACGTAAACGTTTAATCGATGTGAGAATAATCATACTTGACCTCCATTTTTCATAATCACAAGAATAAATTGAATCATCTCTAGGATAATTCATTTCAGGATCATTATACTTTTCTGATTCTATTTGTGGAGTATTTTTATAGCAATCGCTACATAAATGTACTTCTGTAGAACCTCTACATTCTCCTTGGTATTCTTTAATTGTAATCCAAGGTTTTCCTTTTTTACAACAGTCACAAACGTTGCTCATATTTCTTTTCTCCCTTATGTTTATAGTAGTATCATCTCTACTTCAATTAATATTAATAATAAGTATAACGTACTTCATTAATATAATATATAATTAAAAAAAGAAACCGTAGCAATCCGGTACAGAAAACTCCTTATGGAGTTTTACTGTTTTAACCTATGCTTACCAATCGAACCTCCAGCAAGCACAGGCATCTTCGTAGGCATCTTCACCTACGAAGATGCCGTGGTCGGGATATACGCCGACATCCCAATTTCCATCAGGATCTCGGGATTCATATCCCAAAGCTACAATGCGGTTTTCACCGCATTGTGCTTCAACCAGGACGGTCCATGATTCTGAACCGTCCCATGACCTGCCGTTATAACCGGCATCACCGGAGCACCTGCTCCATGATAACATGGGTAACAGGTCATCCTGTATTTTAATACCATTCGGCATTATCGAATATGTTTTTTCCATAGTTCTTCCCTTGTGTTTATATCTCCTTTCGGTAGACCTCTTCTCTGAGGTGGGGTTTTATTTCTCTTATTATCCCTCTTATAATTATTATGTTTCAGTCATACGACCTACTTCATTAATATAATATATAATTAAGAGGTCAGGTTTAACAGTAGTTATAAAATACATAAACATTAATAAAAATGACAAGATAATATACGTAAATTCATTTAAATATTATCCATAAGGAGTATTTTATGGTTATTAATGATAAACTTAAAGGAGAGTTCTATAGAGCCCCATTAACCAAGTTAGCGTCAAGAAATAATGTATTGACGACACTTAATGAGTTAATAGAATATTTTAATAAACTCTCTGAATTGATCGATTCTAACTTTCAAAAGATTACTGATACTCGTAATGCAATGAAAGTTAATCTTTTGACTATTTATGAACGTACTAAGCATTTTAAATATGTATTAGATCATTTTAAAATTGATGTAGATTCTCATATTACTGAACGTCTTAATGATGCTATAGAGAATTTCCAGAATAAGATTACTACATTCGTTACACCTTATGAATCAAATCTCTTTAATCATAGTTGTGTAACGGATAATGTTATTTCTAATAAAGTAGATACTAATGCGGTAGAAGATTGGGATAGAAGTATTAATATGCTTGCTTCTGAGTTAGGTATAAGATGGTTTGGTGGAAAGATTTCTGATAAATCACTTATAACTGAACTGGATAACATTCTTCATATTACTAAAGTAAATACTTATGAAGGTTTTACTAACGAAGATTATATAAACTCTAATCTTATTCTCGATATCTTCTTGTATACTTCTAAAGGTATTACATGGTTATCTCTTGGTAAGAATGGTGATTTTGGTTATAACATTATCGTTAAATATCAATCAAAAGAATCTCCATTTAATCTTAAAGTTCTTTCAGAGACATATAACAATAGAAAAGAATTCGATATAAATACTTATGACTTCGATATGATTCTTAATACGCTTCTTTCTAGAAGTGATATAAAGAATGGCAATGTCTATATTAAAGTAAAGACAAATATTCCTTCTAATACAGAATCTGGTAGAGAAGGTTACTTCTTAACAAGTTCTAAGAAATTCAATGATCATGAAGTTAAGAAAGGTATTTCTGAATTTGCTAGAGGTCTCATGTATCATGATAATAAGGATGTTGCTTATTTTGAGCATGCTGACGATAATATTTATGATATAAATCAGAAGACTTCTGAGAAAACAGAAACTAATTCTATTCTTAATGCTAGATCTGATGAACTTAAGGATTTTGAAACTGATTCAAAAGAAAAACAGTTTTATTCTGAAATTTCTAATATCGGTGAAGAAAAGTATGTGCAATCTATATACAATCCTGATGAAGTCAAAATGAATGAACTTATGGATATTGTATCTGGATTTATTATTTCTAATACTGATACAGAAGTTAAGAAGAATTACCTTGAAGGTGTAAAACTTAATAAGAAGTATGATAATGGTGATCCTGTTAAGTATACTAAGGGTGAAACTGTTGTTGATATTTCTGATCCTTCATTCGTTGGTGATCTTAGTCTTATGGCTAAGAATGAAAATATGTTTGCTGTAGAGAATTCATTCTCTAAATCAAAAGTTGTACCTTCTCAGTTTAAATACGGTACTGAAATATCTAGTGAAACTGTAGAAAATACATTCACTAACGATGAATCATTTACTGATATAAACGATAACTCTTATACACAAGATGCAGATATTCTGCTTACTCCAATAGTAGAACACAATTCTATTATTTATAAAGTAGTTAAAGTCACAGATTATGATATCTTGATTTTAAAATCAGATGGTATCTATAGATTTAATTCTAGAGATAAACTTTCTGGTGATTCATTTACTGAAAAGATTAATCAGAATAATCTCTTTAATGTTTGTTATGATGCTATAGTAAACGGTAAAATTGTGTATCTTGCGACGGATGTTGGTGTATGTAAAATGAATACACAATCATTTGTTGTAGAGAGAACTGGTGTAGTTGGTGGTTCTTGGTGTAAATTATTTGAAACATTTGATAAGACAAATGTTATAGCTATTCGTAAAGATTTCTCTACTAATTTGGATAATGGTAAGATTTCTTATGGAGAAAGTGTTGCTATGACTAATGGAGGAAACTTTAATACCCTTAAAGTTATTTTCCAAGACAATAAGTATTTTACATATGATAATCCTGCTCTTGATAATGAACTTACTAAGGTAGAAAGAGCTCTCGATTATACAAATAAACGTAATTTCCAAGAAGAATTCAAAGTACTTCATAATCCTATAGAGAATAGGTATTACTTCTTTAGATATGGTCATAAGATGTTGTATACAGACAATCCTAATGATCCATCAATGAAGTTTGCTAATTTCAAAATTGTAAGTGCTATGAAAGATTATGATATCTCCGATGCACTTATTTTTGAGAATAAGATTTACTTTACAGTTTATGAAGGTGGAAACTATTATTATGATTTAAATACAAATACAGTACATCCTGTAGAATATACAACGACAAAAGTCATAAATAATCGTAATACTACATATAAATCATATTATATGAGTAAGCTTTCTAATCTCGTAAATGATAATTCTGATAGTACTGGAATTGTAGATAAATATGTATTATTAACTCCTGAAGAATTGGCTGCAGGTTATGTAGAAGGAACTAAATATTTCTATCCAAGTATAAAGTCATTACACTTGTGTTCAGTAGAAGAAAAGATGAATGGTCCTGATCCTAATATCGATTATTATGGATGTATTGGTACTACATTTGGTGTAATTGGTTCATGGTTTATAGGTAAAGTAACATCATTCAATAATATCGATAAACATGGTGTATACAATCCTGATATGAATTATGGATATGTAGAGTTTGCTAATGATGGTAAGTATTTGGATTATACACTTGCTGTAGCTACTGAAGGATTTATGATGGATCCTTCTAAGATTCATAAGCTTGTACATGTTGAAGAAGAACTTCCTAAGATTAATTGCTTCTTAAAGGTTGCTAATGGTAAGTTATTCTTTATTCCTAATAATCCAGATAATGAAATTAGAAATCTTGTGTATGTAAATGGTTATTACTATTTTGCTACAAATCAAGATTATATTTTCAAACTGGATGAGAACTTCAATATCATTAATCAAATGCGCTCTGAAGATTGTAATGAAATTCTTGGTGCAGGAAATCTTCTTGTTATTCAAAATAATAGTGTTACTTCCGAAGAAATTACTAAATCAGAAGCTTATTATGATAAAGTAGATGGTTCAGAAATGATTGAAGGATATAATCCTGATATTGAATACTATCTTGAAAAAGAGGTTGTTGAAAACTTTGATGTTTATGAAAACCTTTCTCAAGAAGAGTATGATAATGGACCACGGAGTGATGTCGTATACTATAAGAAAGTTTCTGATACAGAATATGAACCATATACTGATGAAGAATTGAAAAATCCTATTAGTTTTACTGAACTTGGACCATATCCTTTGACGTTAGATGTAATTGATCCAAATAAACAATATGCTTCCTATGATAATGACTCCGGTGATTATATATTAATTGAAACTAGCGAATTATTAGATTCTACAATAGATATAGCTGATTTCCAAGAAGGATTTGGATTATATGAAGTCAATCCACAGACTTTCAAAGTAGAAAAGGAAGAAATCTATAAATTAGTAGAAGGTGGTGGTTCAGAAACAAGAAAGGAAATGGTTAAAGCCAGTGTAGATAATCCTGATGACTTTGTACTTACACCAAAGTATAATCAGATCGATTCTGAAACTAAAGCTCAAGGTATTCAAGATGGTGTAGAATATTATGTAGCAAAAGAACTTCCAGATAAAGAATACTACGATCATATTGAACCTGAAGCTAAAACTGTAGGTTATGATTCTCGTACTTTTGTTCCTTCTGAATACTTTATTGGTGATCTTGTTGAATTTTCTTCGGTTCCTGTAGAAGAAAGAGAAGGTAAACCTCTCTATGCAGCTAATGCTGAAGGAACTAACTATGTATTGGTTGATTATTATAGAGAAGGTACAACAGTAATCGATGATATAAATAACTTCTATACAATAGCTAATACATACACTCCATGTGCAGATGATGATTTTAATCTTGGTTTCGAATTTGTGAAAATAAATAAAGACGAAACTCCAAATCCTGTAGATGGTGTAGGTTATTATATAAAACTAGATCAACCAGATCCTGATACTGGTATTCCATATGCTGATGCTGGTATTGGTGGTGAAACACTTTATGCGTTTGATATTACTAAGGATTATTATGTACCTTACAGATTATTGTATCATTTCAAGAATGATAATACATTTGGATATCAGAAAACATATTTCCATAAACGTATAGAGGATTCTGGTGTAGAATATGTTAAAGCTGAAAAAGAGAACGGTGATTTTAAAGTTACAGATACTTATACTCCATTAACTCCAGAAGAAAAAGCAGAAGGACCTCAGAAAGGAGTTGATTATTATATACATCCTACAGTAATGAAAGATGTATTTAATAAGCTTCTTGATAAGAGTTCTGGTAAACAACCTGGAGTAGAATATTATAAAATGAATGGAACACCTACCGAATCATATGTTCCGCTTACTCAAGAAGAGATCAATAACGGTCCTCAAGAAGGAGACGTATATTATATCTTTGATGGTGGTATTTGGATAGAGAAACCTTATGATTCATTAGAAGACGGTACAGATAATAATAAGATATTCTCTGATGGTTACACATACAATAAAAAGGTGTATGATTATTCTGGTGTTGAATATGTATTATGTACTGATGAAGATTTTATAAACACATTATATACACAAGTAAATATCGATGAAGCTACTGTTACTCCAGATACTGTAGGTAATTTCTATATACATAGACAAAATAGATATGAACAAGCTGATGAAGATGATTTTGATAAGACGAATATTCGATTCTCTGAAACAGCTGATACTACTCCAAATATAGATAAGATCAACAATGGTAAATATTTTGTTTGTTATGGAGATACTTCAAATAATGATGATTATACTGCAATATCATTGAAAGATTTAGTAGATGATCCAGATGCTCATTTAATAGTTACTGAATATGAATCAAATGTTTTTGATTATTATACTACAGATGAAAATGATGATGAAATATTAGCATCAACAGATAATGGTTATCTACTTAATCCAGAACCTGGAGTAATAACATTTGTTGAAGGAAAAGAATATTACTTAAAGAAAAATTTTGATCCAAGCATAACATATTATGAATCTACTTATGATTTAGCTTTTAGAACTATTGATTCTTGGATTGGAGCATATTATACACAAAATCCAGATGGTAAAGAAAATGATTTTAAACCAGATATGGATTATTATACTAAGTCTCAAGTTGGTGAAATAAATACTAATGAATATGTGAAAGCTACATTTGGTTCTAAATTGATTCATACACTTGTTAGTGGTGATTCATTATGTTCAGGTAGAGATATTTATAGTGGTAAAACTTATACATATCTTAAAACAAAAACCGAAACTGGTATGAACATGTATAGATTCGAAGAAGGAGTCGATGAACCAGTATTGTTATTTAGTGTCAATGTTGGTGGTGATTCTGAACTAGAATATTCAAATGGTAAATTGTTTGTTTTTGATGATGGGTTAATAATTGATTATCTAAAGAATGAAGATCAAACATGGGCTCCAATAACGTTAATTCCAAATAACGAAGATACCGTTCATGAAGTTTATATGTTTGGTGACAATGTTTTCTTTAGTAATCAAATAACTAAAGATGGTCCAGATAAAAATAAATTTCAAATTTATTATTATGATTATTCTACAAGAGACCTCAAAAAGTGTACAGATATAGCTCCATCAATTAATAGCCCAACTTTTGATGATAATTATAATAAAAAATATTCTAATATTGATTCTGACACAACGATTATAAGTATAGATTATACAGAAACCGAAGCTCCACATCAAAAAACAGAAGTTTACATGTTTAATAAGAAATTTAATAAAATAGAGGGCACATTAAATCAATATACTTCAACTTATAGATATAGTGGTTTTAAAGGTATTTCTGATCCAGATGTTATAGATTGTACTGAAAAAGATTTTATTAAAATAAACGGGTTTGATGATCCAACAGTTTTTGACTATAAAGATTTAATAGAAACAAAAGATGGAATTAATACTGGTTGTTTAATACTACACTGTATAACAACAAATACACAAGATTATACAATGAGTGGAAAAAGTATTTTTTATACTTTAAATAATTCGAACCAACTTATAATGTTACCAAAGGAATATTCAGATTCTTTACCAGATAGTATTATATTTGCGTATAAAGACGAAATTAATAGATGTTTTTTAGCTTATAAAAATTCGGAAAATAATATAAACTTTGTTTATTATGATTCTCCAAACGAAAATGATACAATAGATACACCAAAATTACAAAAATTTTATAGTTTTAATATTAATAGCGATAATCCTACAGCTGATGATCAAGATCCATCAATACCAATGCATGAATTAACTTATGGATTTTCACGATATGTTGGAAAATATACCATTAATAATAACGATTATATACGGTTTGTAATAAAATATGATATTATGGAAACTGATCCAAGTTCACAATTAATGAGTAGCACAGGATCAAGATTCGCTATATTCAATTTAAATATTTCCGGTTCATTAGCAAATGATAGAAGTGTATTAAAATATGGTGTAAACAATTTTGATGAAGATGGAAAAATAAGTAATTTATTTAAATATGTAGATATAGAAGACAATTATATCGATGCATCAATTGATGATAATACTCATAAAATTTATGATTATGATTATAAATTAAATAATTTTGATAAACCTATATTAAGTATAGATAAAACTTTACACGAAAGAAATTATTATTTAATGCTTGTGAAAGAAAATGATAATAAAATTCAAGTTTATAAAAATGAGAATGGTATAATAACACCAACAGGTAATTATATAGAACCTATCGAAGGTGTATTAGAATTTACTGATTCTACATATTTTGAAATAACTAGTACAAATGGTACTCTTGAGGATTTTGTAATATTAGTTGATGAAGAATATATGATAAAACTTGGTGGTGAATTCGATCCAGATAAGGACTATTTCTTGAAAGAAACTACTTATGATTTCTTCTCAGACATTCCTTATTTCTTGAAATCTATGATGGTAAACTTTAAACTAGAATTAGAATATTTCACAAAGAGAATAAGAACTATTATTCAAGATGTAATAAGTCATGCTAGATCTTATACATCTACGGATAAAACAAGTAAATTATTCCATAAATCTTTGATTAAGATAAAGGATAATTCACTTAAAGTTCTTATGAATGTATTAACAAAATAAAAAAAAAATAAAGATGGGGATGTATTCCCCATCTTTATTCTAATTTTGAGGAAGACACTTAAACTGTTTCTTTTTTATGAGCCTCACGATACTTCTTCCTTTTTTCTTTAAGCTCATCTTTATGCGTTTCATAATACTTTTTATTATGCTTTTTTCTTGCTTCTTTATGAGCCTCACGATATTTCTTCCTTTCTTCTTTATGAGTTTCATAATACTTCTTATAATACTCTTTTCTTTCTTCGTTATGGATCTTATTATATTTTTTAGATCTTTCTTTTATTTCATTTTTATGAGATTCATAATACTTCTTTGAATATTCTCTCTTTTCTTCTTTATGGATCTCTTTATACTTTTTAGATCTTTCATTATACTCGTCTTTATGAGTCTCATAATACTTTTTCCTTTCATCTTTATGAGTCTCATAATACATCTTACTTTTTTCGTTAAGTTCATCTTTATGTTCCTTATAAAATTTCTTCTTTTCATCTTTATGAGATTCATAATATTTCTTATCATATTTTCTCTTACGTTCTTTTCTTTCTTCTTTAGTCATTTTCATTTCTTCCTTATGTTTATAGTAGTATCATCTCTACTTCGATAATATAATTAATAATAAGTGTAACACACTCATTAATATAATATATAATTAACCTGTTTTTTTTCATTTTCTTAAAGGACGACAAGTTTATATATTTTATGGAGTATAACAATGGCTGATAATCCCATTTCATTTGATGTTAGTAATTTAAACCTTGGTAGCTCCAACACGATTTCAAGTATAGGGAGTAATTTACCAGGTGTTGGTGGAGCATTTGATCCTGCGAAACCATTTAATAATACTTTATCTTTATATGATAACGAAGTAGAAGAAACTGAAAAAGGTAAGTCTGGTTTTGTAAATAGTATTATGTCTGGAGGAATTTCTGCTGCATCGCTACAGGATAAAGCTAAAAACTTAGCTTCTTCTGTTAGTGGAAAAGTAGGTACATTCTTATCAGATGGTATAGCAAAACTTAATACATTAGCTTCTGGTTTATTAGGTAAAATACCTGGTCTAGATGGTTTATTAAATAAACTTAATGGTTTCTTAGGTTCTAAATTAGGTAGTTTAACTAATCTTTTAAAGACTATGTTAAACGATACTATAAAACAATTGGAGAACGCAGCAATAAATTATATCAGTAATATTATAGAAGATTTTACTAAGAACTTAGTTTCTTCTTTATTTATTCCTGATAAAGTATTCTGTGAAACTATTAAAGCTTTATATAAAGCTGGAGCTGACTTAGCTTATGATAAGCATTATATTCGTAATATGGCTCTTTCTAGAGACTGGGTACATACTCTAGAATTTATTGATAGTCAATATGGAATAAAATACAATAAAGAATATAAATATCTTGAAAGTGATATAGTTAACTGTTCTACTAATTCTTGTGCAGATAATCTTTTTTATATTTATAAAAAGGTTATAGCTTCTATAGAAGAATATAAAGGAGAACGTTTAAATTATTTAAATACTATAAATTATATAAAAGATGCTTATCCTGATGATTATACAAAAAGAGACGATTATTTAGATAATTTATCAGTAGTAAATCAGTTAGATAATGATATATCTAGTATGGAAGAAATGATTGTATCTAACTTAGCAGTTCTCATTATTAATTCATATACATACGTAACTGTTTCTAAGATAGAGAAATTCTTTAAAGATCTTCCAGGAGATTATTTATTACCAAAGTATTTTGGATCTACTGATGATAAATATAATAAACGTTTTGCATTCTCTGAAGGTGATTGTAAAACTATGATGCCTGATTTTAAATCACATCAAACTACAGAATCTGATAAACGATACTTAGAGAATGTAAATAATGATAAAGCTGCACTTAAAGAACAAGCACAAAATGCTATGTTTGAAGCTCAGATGAATAGTGATATCTATGATCTTTCTAAAGATTATATTAGTGATTCTGAAAAAGCTCGTCTCAAAGTAAATGAAAAGATAGAAACACTTAGAGCCAATATGAGTAAAACTCAAATGGATAGATATGGTGTTCTATCATCAGCAGCTATCAAAGGTGGATCTACAGAAGTTTACAAAGTATCACGTAATAGATATCCTAAACAAAATGATCTTCCAGAAAGTGTAAAGTATAAGAAAAAAGTAACTGGAGCAGTAGGTGCTTCAGCTAAAGCATTCTTATATGACGATACAGAATATATAACATTAAATAATAAAAATATTAAAGAGATTTATATTTATCTTTCTTCTAATGCTATATTTGGTAATAATCGTATGGTTAATGAAGCCTTTTACCAGAGGTGCAAAATTCCGACGATGACGACACTTAAAGCATCACTTGATAAGGCTAAAGGTATTATAGGTGCTTCCATGGGTGTTCAAGCAATGTTTGATCTTCAGGATGCTATAGATCGAACCGCCTATGATTATACACAAAAAATGGAAGGATTTTTATTAGATCCTGCTAAAAATATAGACGATATAAAGAATGCATTAGGAGCATTAACTTTCCAAGTAGATCCATCTAATAGCGATCTTCCTGTTGCTACTGATGAAAATGGTGTTCCAATAACTCCTGGATCAGTAAATGTTTCTAATCCTACTACAGTAAGTGAAATGGATGCATTCTTGGATGCTAATCCAGCTATTAATCAAGAAATTATAGCAATCATAAGATATGCAGCTAATATTCCTATGACTACTATGAGAGATACAATCATAAAATGGTTAACATATTTCTATAATTTCATGAATAAGAAAAGCATTGCTAATGCAAGTATTTCTCATTCTTTCTTAGAATTATCTTCTTACGTATTTGCTGCTTCAGATATTACTGAACCAACAGGTTTGATTAAACTTTTCAATAGTTCTACAAAGGAATCTCTATTAGAGAATATTAAAGTATTAGTATTTATCTATAAATCTTATGTGGCTTCTAAAGCTATGAAGCTAGATGAGATAGCTGAAAAAGATACAATAGCTAATCTTTTCTATCTTTGTATGAGTATGTTTGCTAGAGAAATTTCTGATATAGGATTTGTAAAATCTTTATTAGAATATGATAAAGAATTCTTGAAAACTTATCTTAAATCTTACTATTGGAATGAAATTAATTTCTTGAAAGGAATTAACGATAGAAGTAGATTAGACTATAAAATGTTCTATCCTTATAAAGATAAACTTACTACAAGATTTGAAGGATTTGATAAGTTTGGTATTTTTGGTTATAATGAAAACTTAGAAAGACTTCAGTATACAAATGTAATAACTGGAGACTGGAAAGTTATATTTAATTCTACTAGAGGAATGTTCTTTGGTGGAACTGAAAACACTAAAAACAATGGTATAAAACGTCTTAATTCTGATAAGTCAGAAGTAATCAATACTAATATTTCTGATGGTAATTGGATAGATATATTTGAATTCTATGGTGTAGTTTTCTTTGTTAGAGATACAGATGAATTATATTATTGGACAGGAAATAGAATTGAATCTACAGGTATAAAAGATTATAGTAACTGGGAAGTTAAAGGTATTGATGCTTATAGTGTAATCTTATTGCTTGGTAAGAATAATAATGGCCTCAGACGTTGGAATAATGGATCATTCTTAGCTGTTACAAATAATGGTGATGGATGGTTTATCCAGAAATGTAATTATTTTGGTCACGTAATATATCCAACAAGTAATGTAGGTAATCCTGTATTTGTAAATAGAAGTAAACAATTTTCTATATTAAATTTGACCGATAGATTTACATATGTGGCTGAAACAACTCGTACTGTTACAGTAACCGGTCAAGTACAAGAACAACAAAAAGATCCAGTGACTAATACTACGATTACTGTGGAAGTTACTAAAACAAAGAGTTCTACAGCTTATTATGTATTCCTTGGTACACATAGTAATGGCTTAAAGATATATTCTTCAACTGATTCTACAAATGCTACAACATTGACACATTATACAGAATCTAATCCATTACGTGATATACCAGGATTGGTTATTCCGAATTATGTGTCTAAAGATTCTATTCATTATATACGTAATGATGGTGAATATAATGCTACATTTGTTACTAGTTTACATACATCTGCTGGTCAAGTTACTAGTGAATCTCAAATGTATATATATCCAGAACAGCTTGAATTAGAAGTAGAAAATAATACAAAATTAAAAGCTTTCAATAATGTTACATTGATGCGTCTTACACCAAGAAATTTCTTAGTTCATGATAGCGGAGATAATAAAAATTATAATAAAGTTATTGAAACTAATACGATATATGATTTCGATAGTACAAAAGATATTTCAAATGGTGAATATTATGTATTTGATCCTAATGAAACAGTATATTGGAAATTCAATAATGTTAAAGGCCTTTATAGAGTAGATAATAATAACTTTACTCCTTTGATGAATGAAAACGATATCGAAAAGACTGGATGGAAAATGTATTACTTAAATAATAAACTCTTTGCTACTAACTTTGATGAACCTCTTGGTATAAGAGTTTATAATAATGGAGTATTTACTGAAACTAATATAGCTGCTGGATATTGGATCCTTGGTTGTTCAAGTAAACGATATTTTGCGTTGTCTACTAAAAATACTAATATGGGAATTAAAGTTTGCGGATTAAAATCTACTTCTTATGATTTTACAGAAATTCCTAAAACTAATATTACATATGGTGATTATAGTGGTATAGCATTTGATAAAGAGTCTAATAAGATGTTCATTGGTGCTGAACGTTCAGATCTATTGATGAACTTAGATATGGTAAATTACGATGTAGATGCATTTATTTACCCATTACATGAATACGTCTTACAACAACTTATAAGTTACATAGTTAGTGATAAATTGACTGCACTTACTGATTTTATCATAATGATGATTGAAAATGGTTTGGATTCATTCATTTTATCATCTGTTTTAAATGAAAAACTTATGAATATTACTGTAAATGGTAAAACACTTAGATCAGTATTAATGACCGTTTCAGATGAAACGTTTATAAATAAATTAAATAGTACAAGTAATCCTTTGAATAAAGCTAGATACATTTTGGATAATATCCATAAATTCTCTCAATTGTTACCATATCAAACACCTATAGAAGAATTCTTACAAGAAAATAGAAACTTTGTAGATATATTTGGTATTATGAATCAAATGGAAGCTTTCAGTAGAGATATGCAGAGAAAGTCTGCTTTGTATACCGAACTTCTAACTCATGCTGAAGCAAAACGTGAATTTGATATGGGTGATACTAAAGCTATCGATTCTATTATACTTGACTTCTTAAATAATATAAGATTTAATGGTAATATAGAAGAATATTATAATGCTCTTGCTAGATATAAAGGTGATAATATTAAGATTTATGGTTTAGTAGATTATGATCGTGATGGTAATCAGATCACAATCGATAAAAATTCTCCAGAATATAAACGAGAACACTATTATGATAGTGTAGAGTTTATGAATTCTGATGAAGATGGTTCTTATTAAAATATATAAGAGTGGTATTAAGTTACCACTCTTATTTTTATATTATTCCAAAAACATATCTATATACCTGACTATTTGGAGTTTTTAAATGGATAACCTTTTTAACGATATTGGTCTAGATAATGTAGATATAAATACAAATAAGAATTCTAGATTTCCATCAAACGATATGATCCTTGTAGAAAAAGAAGAAGAAATTGAAGAAGAAACCAGATATACTGAAGACGGTAGACCTACGGATAAATATTCTATAGTATATAAAACTCATTATCCTAATCCTGATACTACTGGAAATGGTGTAGATACTACTCCAGAAATTGGATCTAGAGAAGCTGCTGGTAGTATAGAGAAACCTCATTTTGTAGAAAGTACTAAATGGGCCAAATCTCTTATTAATCATACTTATGATTCTCTTACAGAAATAAGATCTAAATTTAAAATGATTATGTCTTGTTTCTATTATAATAATACTACTGATATCGATAATGAATTATTAGATACTGCAGAAACTATTTATAAAAATTTAGTTAATGCAGAAGTTCGTTCCTCAAATAAAAATTGTTATGATTCAAAATCTAGATATAGTTTCTTTAATTGTGATATAAAGACTTTTGGTCTACTATATATGAATTTTATAAATACATTAGTTAATTTGGATTTCTCTAATGTTAATCTAACATTAACTAATGAGCAAAATTCTACATTATTTACAAATAAAGAAAATACAAGTATTGTATTAAAAAGATTAGGAATAAAAGAAGAAAATTTTGTTTCTATTTCTAAAATATTTAAAAGCTGGGATAATATAAAAGCTATGGTTTTAGCTTTAAATGATATTTATATAGTTCTAAAAGATATAGATGTTTCTAAATTTACATATGATAATGGTATCAAATTAAAGAAAACTATACCAGCATGTAATGAAGAACAGATGGAAAATATTACATTTATTACTAAAAGAATTTATATTACATCAATTATTCTCAATGAACTAATGGATATTATTGGAGAATCATTAACATTATTCTTCAAACAAATAACACCAAAGAACCAGTTCAAATTTTATGTAGAACCAAATAAACTTATTTATAAAGTAGAAAAATTAAATCCTTGGGTTTCTACAGATTATCACTTACTTAAAGAACTTAGAAAAGCTGAAGGAACTATGGAATTTACAAAGAAAATAATTCAAATGCATAATGAAGTAGTTAAACCTAATGATCTTTTCTTATTTTTGGGAGATTTAAGTGAATCAGAATTCTTTACAGAAAATGATAAGAAAGCCCAACAAGAATTGATTGAAACTTGTAGATTATTACATGGTCGAAAGATTATGATTGTTGGTAATAACGATGTATGTAGTGAAGAATTCTTAAAGAAATGTGGATTCATCGAAGTATATAAAGATCCTATTTTATTAAAAGGATTCTGTTTATCACATGGTCCAATAGTTACTAAACCAGGTACAATAAATCTACATGGTCATATTCATGGTAATAAAAATTATTGGATCGAATATACTGATCATATAGACGCTTTTTATGGGTTATGGGGAGGTCCTAAAAAACTAAACTATTTCTTAAATAGGCGAACTATAGAATTGTATCAAAATGGTTGTAAAACCAATAAAGATAAATTATATCAAGATCCTGAAACATTAAAAGTTCCAGGAAATTTACTTTAGGAGACTTTTATGGTTGCTTCAAATACAGAATATGTACATCTATCATTTGAAGAATTTTTGAATGATAGTTTGGAATGCTTTAGTAGTATTACAACTACTTCTAAAAAATTGGAACAGACTAGAGAAAACTTTTATGAAAATGTAGCTTTTCTCAAAAAATCATATAGAATGAGATCTACTGAAGATGAGAAGGTAGAAGATAAAAAGACTTTTGGAACAAAAATTAAAGAATTCTTTTTAAAAATTTGGACTTTCCTTGTAAGTATTTTCTCTAAAATTATAGAACTTGTTGTTTCTCTTATTAAGACTGTTATTATTTTCATACAAAAGAAAAGAGTTCAAATGAATTCTATCTTTAAGATGTTTGAAAAAGATGGTGGTCTTAAAGGATTCAATAATACTCATAGTAACATTTTATTAAATATGATTACTGGTGGAGAATCTATTCAAACTCTTAATATTGGAAATATAGAGTATGATCACAGTCTTATTTATAGACTTTTAACTAGACCCAATATTGAAAAATTCTGTAGTTTGAAAATTAAAAGTAGTAGAACTTCTGCTGCTAGTTTGGAGTATTTTAAAACTGTAATCGATGAAGCTACAAAGCTAAATCCATCTAATCCAAAAGTTATAGATGATGAAACTAGAAAATTAGGTATACTTAAAAATGCTGTAGATAATCTTTATGCATCAGGTATTCTTGTTAATGAAGCTGGACCAGCAGATGGAGCTCGAGCTGGAGCAGGAATTACATTGTATATGGTTGGTAGTCAACTTACTCTAGACGATATTGTAAGAAATGGAAAAGTTGATGAAATTGCACATATGATTGTATTTGGAAGTCCGGCAGTAGTTAGAGAAAAAATGTTAATTCATAATTATTTTAAAGGTAGTACAGGAAGTGGAAATAATTTGAATTATGCCAAACTCGACCAATATTTCCAAGAATATTACGAAATGTCTCAGAAAGTTGTTGGTAAAGGTGGTTATATAGAAAAACTTGAAACTACTCTTAAAGAATATAAAGAATTAGCTAAAAAAGATCATAAACTAATTACTGAAATGAGTAAAACAATTATTGCAGAAATTAATAAATATTTGGATCAAGAGACACCTGAAGCTAAATCAAAAATTTCGAATTATGATACAATTACTAAAATGATTTTAAAAATTAAGAATATTAAGACTCACTTCATTCGTCTTCGTCAACAAGTAATTATCGATCTTATTACATTGTATTCTGTCGAGAATAAAGCTTGGTGGAAATTGTGTGATAATGGTAAGTATCTTAAAGGTACTGCTTATAAAGATGGTGATGAAGTTAAAGATTTTAATATAATTAAAAGACCTGAAGAAACGGTTTAAAAAAAAATAGCAGGATATTAATCCTGCTATTTTATTAAAAACAAAAAAAGAAACCAGAGGAGAGCTGGTACAGAAAAACCTTTTCGAGTTTTTCTGTTTTGCGGGTGTTAATTAGAGTTTATATAAATCGATAAACTCCAAAATGCTTTCAAAAATCTTATCGATGTCTCGACAAGATGTTTTGATCTCTACTGACAATGTACGATCTCCACACGTATTTTTAAATACATTGCAGAGCTCCGTTGTCATGATTTTCCTGCCAGTTAATTTTTCAACGATTCTTTCGAAATCGTTCACCATTTCCGCCGTATTGCAGCGAATATGGATGAGGTCAAATGATCCCCATCTCATATCCGCCCAATAACTTGGATCAAAAATATCCTTTAAACGGGATATATCTTTTGATCTCTCGAGAGCCCTCTCAAGCTCTCTTTCTTTGTTTTCTTTTACTCTGAGGTCGTCACACTTCTGCATAAAATCGTTAAACTTTCCCATAGTTTCTTCCCTTGTGTTTGTATCCCTTTTTATCAGTAGACCTCTTCACTGAGGTGGGGTTTTATTTCTCTTATTATCCCTCTTATAATTATTATGTTTCACCTATACAGGTTACTTCATTAATATAATATATAATTAAATAGTTGAGTTAAACAGTAGTTATAAATATAAAGGTAGGACAAGAGTCCTACCTTTAATTAAATTACATCTTTGTCAATTGATCTTTGATATAATCCAATGTACGATAACATTCAGCCTTTTGTTTTTCTCTATCTTCTTTAGATGGTGCCTTATAAACATCATCTATCTCAGCTACCAAAAGACCAATGTTAGTAAAAAGATCGTCGTTTGAATCCTGAATTTTATCAAGACTATCGACGATTTTTTCGATAGAAACCTTTTTAGGTGTTTCTTCTTTAGATTCTACTTTTACATCTTCCTTTTTATCTTCTTTGATAACATTTACGATTTTAATCGTCTTGTCATCTTTTTTAGAAAAAAGATTAGTAAAAATAGAAGCAAGGAAAGTAAAAAGTTTTTTCATCATTTAACTCCTTTAAAATATTTTAATCACATAACAAATTACCAAATTATTATATTTGATGAACCATTATGAGATTTTTCTAATTTGTTTAATGTATCATCAATTTGATTAAAGAATTCTTTTTTATTCTTATCATAATTGATTATATACATTTCATAATCTGAACATCTAACTCTTTTAAAGAATAAATGTCTAAAAGAAATTAGAAATTTTATAAATATTTTTTTCATTTTTTAAAAACCTTTTATAAATATATAGAATTGTTAAATAACGAAAAACGACAATGAAATATACTATTAATAGGGTAGTTTTATGGCAAAAAAAGGAAAAGACGACGATTTAGCGTTTGATCCTGGAGACGAGCTATTTCCATTGGATCCTTCTGCTAAAAATGGTAGAGATAGTAAACCTCCAAAAGGAGTAAAAGGTTATCTTAAAAATGTTGTTAAATCAGCTTTTAATCTTACTGTAAAGGTTAATAAAACTTTATATCCAGAAGTATTTTCATTAGCTGAAGAATCTCGTTTTGAAGATGATAGCGGTAATAAATTTAGTATAAAAAAAGAAGTAGAACGTTATAAGAATAATGCAAAGAACTTTATAACTGAATCAAAAGATGTTGCTAAAGATATAGCGAAAGATGCTAAAGAAGCCATCAAAACGGGTTATTTTGTCAAAACTGAAGATGAAGAAATGGACATGGGAGACATGTTCGGTGATCTTGGTGGAGACGATGACTTTAATTTTGATTTTGGTGGTGATGATGACTTTGGTAATGATTCTTGGGATGATACTGGAAATGAAACTTCCTCCAAGAAGAAAGGTAGATTATCAACTAGCGATGCAGTTATAAAATCTAGCGCAGCTAGCGCTAGAGCTACTCTCCGTGCTTCAAACAAACAAATCGCAGCAACTATTGGTAGTACCCAATCACATATTCAACATGAAACAGCTTTATTTGCTAAACAATTACAAATAGATCAAGAAAGACACATCCAAAAGATGAAAGTCTTGAAAAATATAGCCCATAATATTGCTACTACTGTTAAACAAAATAACTTGTCTATAAAAGCACAAATGGAATATTCTACTAAGTCTTTAGCATTTACTCAAGACTTAGCAGCTATGATAAAAGAAATCCGTGATGCTCAATGGGTATTGACTAAACCAGAAGAAAAAGATAATTCCACAAAAAAATCAAAATGGAAATCCATTGTTGGTGGTGGTGGAATGGATCTTGGAGCATGGCTTAAACATTATAAAGAAAATGTTAAAGGAAATGCTTTTGGTGGTATAGGAAATACTATAGAAATGATTAGTGAAACATTGAATTCATTCTCAGATATGGGTATGAAAAAATCAACACTAATCAAGCAGATGGCTGGTGGAGCTATACTTGATGCTATAGTAAAAGGTTCATTACAAGGTAGTACATTAAATAAAATAGATAGTTTCAATGTTGGTGTAGCTGGTTTACCTGCTATATTAAATGCTAAATTAGGCAAATGGGGAAAAGGCGAAACTGGAGATCTTGAGCAATTATTTAGCAATATAGCTAATGGAAAAAATGTACCTGGTTTCCTAAAGAAAGCAGCAAATTGGGCAGGTAAAAAGGTACCAGGATTAGCAAGAAAATTTGGTGAAAATGCGTATGTAGAAGAGAGTATTCATTATACTTCAGATAGATTTAAAATGGGTGATCCAAATAAAGTTCATCCATTTGATAATAAAGCACATAAAGTTTTAACTGAAATAATTCCTGCATATCTTAGAAAGATTTCTGCTGGCGTAAATCATACTGAAGAAGAAGTATTTGATTATAATGCTAATAAATTTGTCAAGATGAGATCTATAGAAAGTAAAATAGATGAAAGTCAGAAATCTGTATTGGAATACACTAGAGGAATTGATGATTATAGAGATAGTATAAATAATTTAATAGATATAAATGGCGACGATATTTTAAAGAAACTGAGTGTTAGAAGTGGTATAGGCGAAGATGTTTCTAAAATAAAAGAGAATGTTAAAAAACATATCGATGAAATGATTAAAAGCTGGATGGAAGCTGGAAACAATTTTGATGACGATATGTTACGAAGCGCTTGTTGTACAAGAAAAGGTGGCGATATAGAAGACGGTCCAAATACTGAGGACTTATTCAAATATTACAATTGCTCTCCAGGATCGATAGAAAGATATTATGCATCAATGATGTTCTATCAAACATTTATGGCTTGGAAAAAAGCTGCTACTAAAGATGAAAAAGTAAAAGAAACGATGCGTAATTTCTTCATTCAAGCTCAAGCATATAGGTCCAGAATGACTGAAAACAATATGAGTCTAGAAGAAGAAATTTCTATGGGTCATGACTCCACTATTTATTCTAATAAATTGGCAAATAAAAATGCAGAATCTAGATTAAAAGATATCGATCAACAAATAGCAAACATAGATAAAGCTATCGGACGAGCAAAAGATGGTCAAGCATCACTCGTTGATAAAGGGATGCTTAAAAAGAAAATTGAGCAAAAAGAACAACTAGAACGTGAGAAGAATCGTTTGATGCGTGAAACACATCAAAACGTTGGTGATATAAATGCTTCCAACTTTAAAAACATGGAAGATTCCTTTATGAAAGTGTCTGGAAGTGATTTTGAAAAGTTCCGAATGAGTAGTTTGGAAGATTCTTCTACACATGGTTTAGTTCAAAATATTTATAACTTGTTGCTTAGTGGTATCGACGTTTATATTAAAAAACCCTCTAAAGAAAGAGAAAATATGATGAAAGCTATGAGGGAAAAAATTGGTACTAACTATGGTAAAAAAATCGAATTTGAACAAAAAGAACGTAAACTTGAACAATTCACTAAGATATCAAAGTATGATTATGATAAGCTTATGGAAACAGATGCTAATGGTAAACGTAAATTTACTGGAAGCTTCTATAATGCAAGAGATCTAGAACATCCATATACACCAAAATTAGAAGATGTTGAGAATGGTGAAGTTTATGTTAAAACTACTGAAAAACAAGCATATTTCAATAAAATAAATAGAGAAGATAAATTTTCTACTGGTTTTGGAAATAGTACTGGTGGAATATTTGCATCAGAGTTCTTAAAGAAAATTCCAGGTTTAAATAAACTTGCTCCAATGTTTGATAAAATACAAAATACTAAAGCTTCGATTGGTAATGCTTTACTTGCTCCATTGTATGGTGAAGATATTGGACAAGATACTAAAAAAGAATTGGCTGCTTTACCTGGAAATATTAAAAAACAGGTTACAGAAAAAATTAATGCTTCTAAAGAAGAACTCGAAAAATTTAAGAAAAATCCAAAAGGATATGTTAAAGAATTATCATCTGAAATAAAAAATAAAGGTAAGACAGCAATAAATAAGGCTACTGCGAATGCTGATGCATTTATAGGAAATAATAAAGTGATCGGAGATGCTGTAAATAAAACTCTCGATGTTAGACTTAAGCGTTTAAAACCTGATAAGTCGAACACAACCGAATTTAAAAACTTAGGTCAAGCTATAGCATCTATTACAGATCCAACGTTCCAAAATACAGTTAATCATCCAACACTTAACATGAATTCTAAAATCAGTTATTTGTTGAATAAGTCATCTAAACCAGGATATGAAGCTCTTCAACCTTTTGTTGGAAGTTTAACAAACTTTGCTAAACAAACTAAAAAAATATTAGATGGTAAATCAAAACTTGGAACAGTTGTTAAGAATTCTATAAATGAAACTAAAGAAAAGGCTAAAACTTCAGTAAGCGAATTCGTAAATAAAGATTTGATGAATGAAGTTAAAAAGAATCTTGATAATGGATTGATGAAATTAAAACCAGAAAAAGGTCAAGAAGGAGAATTCAAAAATCTTGGTGAAGCTATAGCATCTATTACAGATCCAGATTTCCATGCTAAGTTAAATAAATTTGAGAAACCAGAATTAAAGATAAGATATTTGATATCGAAATCACATGTATATGATAGTTTGAAACCATTTGTACCTTCTTTAATAAAATACGAAGAGAAGGTTAAAGACTATAATGCTGCAGATGGTTCATTATCATCACTTGTTACAAATAAAGTAAAGAAACTTGGTTCTAAAGTATTAGGAAAACTAAAAGACAAAGCTGCTAATATTTTAAAAGGATTTGGAAATGCTAAAGCTATGATGGGATTTTTTAATTCTAAAGCTACAATAGACGGTGTCCAATATTCTTTTAAAGAAGCTTTAGTTCAATATGCTATGACTAATGGATCAGTAATTAATGAATTAACACAAAAGATCAACGAAATAAGTAAAGAATCAAAAGATTCAACTACTAATACATTAAAAATGATTCAAGAATATGAAAAACTTTTAAATAGAGATGATGAAGATGCTAAAAAATGGTTAGCACCATTTAAACCAGAATTAGAGAAGTTTAGAGAAAAAGTCAAGAATGGATCCAATTTATCTGGTTCTAACTTAAAAGATACTGTTATAAATAAAGCTAAAGATTTTGGTAAAAGTATTTATGATAAAATGAAGAAGAAATTATTTGGTGATGATTCTGATCCAAAGAAACTTCTTCCTCCAGATCTTTACGAAGTAACTTCTATTGATGGTTCTACAAAACTTGGTGATGAGATTTTACAAATTGCTAAAGATAATGGATTCTTACCACTTCTTTCTCATATTCCTTCTGGATTAGCAAAAGCTAAATATCTTCAGGGTCTTAAAGTAGAAGGTCTTGAAAAATATAAGACAGGTCTTGGTGAATATATAAGTAATTATGGTACAAATCTTAAAAATAAAGCTAAAAATATAGGCAAGACTATCAAAGGATTCCTTGGTAATAGTAAAGTTGGTGCAGCTATTGGTGGATTATTCGGTAAAGCTAAAGGAGCTATTGATGATGCTGTTATACGTAGTGGATCTACAACTGGTTTATTAGGTGGTTCATTCCTTGTACCAAAAGATGGTGAATCTATAGTAGAAAAGATAAGAAAGAAGTTTAAGAAAAATGAAAGAGATAGTTTAGTAAAAGGTGATTCAGCAGAAGAACAAAAACAGGCTAAAGAAGATGCAAAAAAAGAATCTAGAGAAGAAAAGATGGAAGAACACATGAAACGTACCGCTGACGCATTGGAATCAATGAAGAAAGATGGTATCGGATTAGATAAAGAAACTAAGAAAGATATGGCCGATTCTAATGAAAAAGCTGCTTTCCAATCTGAATCTAAAAACGGTGAAGGTGTTCTTAATACAATTCAAGGGTTCATTAATAAAACTGGTCTTAAAAATACTAGAGCTGGTCAAGCAATAGGTAGAGCCACAGGTAAAGTAAAGGATCTTCTTAGTTCTGCTGGTAAATTGGTTCCACAAGGTTCTGGTCCTCTAAGTAAAATAGGTTTGGTAAAGAATCTTGCTAACGGACTTTCTAAGATCCCTGGTGTAGGTGGTATTCTTGGAGGCGTTGCTGGAGCAGCTGGTGGAGCTGGAGGTTTAGCATTATCTGCTGCTAAACTTGGTGGTAAAGTTGGTCTAAAAGTAGCTAAAGGTGGTTTAGGTCTTTTCAAGAAGTTATTTGATAAGATTCTTAACCTTGGACCAATTAAAAAATTATTGAAAGACGGTGTTTCTGGTGTTTTAAAGAAAGTAGTTGTTGGCGCTGTAAGTAAATTTGCTCCAAATCTTGGTGCTAAACTAGCAACAGTTTCTGCTCCAGTTATTGGTTGGGCAATTTGGGGTGCACAAGTTGTTGCAGGATTTATGAAGGGTCTTATAAAATGTAAAGACTATTTTAAACTTGGAAATGGTGCTAAACCAGATATTGGTATGAAGCTGTGTTCAGGTTTTGCTAATTGTCTTGATGCGGCATTATTCGGAATTCCTTCTATAGTTTGTGGACTTCTTAAGAAACCTAACGTAGCTGTATGGTTGTATGAATTTGTTGGTAGTAAAGCTAAAAAGGCTGCACTAGAAAGATATAGACAATATAACGAAAAACGTGGAATCATTTTCGGTGTCGAAAGTGGAGATGCTCTCGCAGCATTTGAAGCTAGAGCCGCAAATGAAGGTATCGGTGGTGCAATAAAGAATGGAATTAATAAAGCTGCTCGTTGGATAGGTAATAAACTAACGGGCGGAATGATGATGAATAATGATGAAAAAGATGCCAAAACTCTCGGATTCAAATATGTTGAAATCTTTAAATACTGGAAAGAAAATAAGTTTAAACCATTGACAGAACTTCGTCAAAAAATGGCAAATGAATTGAATCTTGATTTGTCAGATATGGACGAAATGGTTAAATTTGACGCTGAAGGTGAAGATGTTAAAGATGAAGACGGCGATGGAAAAGTAGATGATGAAGAATCAGAAGCAGCAGAAGCACAACGTAAAATAGAAATTCAACAAGATTTCCGTGTAAAATATCTTGAAGCAGCTAGAGCTTGGGTATTAGATAATAAACTTGCTTGGTTGTCTTGTAGATGTTCTCCAGAAATGTTTAAAAAGAAAACTGGTAAGAGTGCTGGTAAAGCAGTTTCTACTAAGGGTGCTCTTGGTAGATTAGGCGATAACATTAAAAAGAATAAAGGAAATATTATTGCTGCAGGTGTAGGTTTTGCTCTAGGTGGTCCTATTGGTGCAGCTTTAGCTGTTGGAGCAAAGGTTCTAGGACCAAAAATTGCACAAGCTGGTAGAACAGCTCTAAAAGCAATTGGTAGCGGATTAAAAAATGCTGGAAATGCTATAGGTGATTGGGCAAAAAATAGATGGAATGATACTAAACAATTCTTTAAAAATGTTGGTGATGGTATTTCTAAAGCTGGACAAGCAATAAAGAGTGGTGTTAAATCAGTTGTAAATAAAGGTAAAGAATTACTAAATAAGGGTAAAGAATTATATAAGAAAGGAATAGATGTTCTTAAAAAGATTATAGATAAGTTGACAGATATTGGTGCTATTAAGAAAATGCTTGGTAGAAATATACAACAATTAAAGAGTGAATTGCTCGGTTCTATCCAAAAATTTTCTTCAGTATTAGCTACTAAACTTGCATTTGTAAGTGTACCTGTAGCTGGTTGGGCAATTTGGGGAGCTGGAATTCTTAAAGGATTTGTCAAAGGTCTTGTAAAGGCTAAAGAGTACTTTAAGATAGAAAGTGGTGTACCTATTAACATAGGTATGAGACTTTGTTCCGGTCTTGCTAATTGTCTTGATGCTGCTTTGTTCGGTATTCCTTCTATAATCTGTGCAAAACTTGGTAAACCAAATATTGCTGTATGGTTGTATGAAAAGATTGGTAATAAGGCTGCTCAAGATGCTATAAACAAATACAGAGAATATAACCTCGAACGTGCTAAAGTTTATGGTGTTAGTGATCCAGATGCTCTTATTAACTTTGAAAATAGAGCTGCTGGTGATACATTTGGTGAAAAGGCTAAAGCTAAAATATTTAGATTTGGACGTTGGTTAGGTAATAAATTAACATTTGGTGCTATGGAATCAAATGATGATCACGATTCTAGAATTCTTGGATTTAAATATGTAGGTATATTTAAATACTGGAAAGAAAATAAATTTAAACCTTTGTATGATTTGCGTACTAAAATTGCAGAATCTATGAATGTTAAACTTAAAGATATGGAAGAAATGATCCTCTTTGATCCTACAGATCCTGATGATGGAGATGAAGAAAACGAAGAGAAGAAAGAAGCAGAAATTAAGAGTAGTGAAGAATCAGAAGAAGCTGAAGGTATGAAAGAAGAAACAGCATATGAACTACAACAACGATTCCGTGCGCAATATCTTGTTGCTGCTAAGAAATGGGTAGTTGAAAATAAACTTGCTTGGTTGACAAATAAGACTACACCAGAAGAATTTTCCAAATATACTGGTAAGAGTGCAGGTAAAGAACTTTCTGATAAATCTGCTTTACAAAGAGGTAAAGAAGGTTTCATGAGTACATTGAACACTGCAAAGAATACTTTTAACAAAGGTATAGGTGCTGTAAAGAGTGGTTTTAGTAGTGCTTATAGTGCAGTTTCATCATTTGGTTCAGCTGCTGTTGGTAAACTTCAAACATTAACAAGTGCTGGTAGTAGTTTTATTAAATCTGGTTCTGTTAAAGCAAAAGAATGGATGTCTAAGATATTTGCTAAATATAGTATAAACGATAACAACAATGCTAGATCTGCTATGGAAGAAGCTCAAGCTGCTATTCAAGCTGTTAACTTACATGGTGATCCTAATTACTATAGTGAAACTACAGTTGAAACTGGACATGGAATGCCTTCTGATGTTGCTGCTAGCATGAATTTACATACTAGTGGAAATGGTGGAGCTGAAGCTCACAAATCTAATAGTGGTAAATTCTATGTAAGAAAAGATGGTAAGAAAGTACCTATAAACACTGTTGAAAATGGTGGAGCTGATGATACAAATACTGAATCATCTACAGGTCTTAAGAATGAACAGTTTAATAATACAAGTAAAAATAAATCTACTACAAAAAATAAAAAATCTATTGTAGAAAGTTTTACTGGTGATTACGGTAAAGCTATTGTAGATAGACTAAATATTCTGGAAGAAATGCATAAAGAAAACTTACGTTATCATGGTGTAGCTGAAGAATTCTTTAAAGCAGCATTACAAATGATGTCTGCTATAGCTTCTTCTTCTGGTAGAAGTGGTTTATCTGATAGATTAAGTAGTATGATTAACGAAATAAGTTATTAAAAAATAAAGTAGAGAGTCTTAAAGACTCTCTACTATTTTATTTATAATAATCTTATATAATGTGGAGGTAGTATGTCTAAAACGATTGTTCCATCGAGAGCAGATGAAGCACCATATAGATTTCCTAGTGAAGAAATGATAGATAAAATAGTCCACCAATGTGATTTCCCTAGAATTCAAGGTGCTGCTGGTGAAAGAGATCCTGCTACAAATATACATAGATTTGGTTGTAACTTTACATGCTTATTAGCTATATGTCAATTTGTAGCTGGTAAATTGTTTACTCAACAACATATACTAGAGGTATATAAACGATCTCAATCTTTAAAGAATTACAAAGGTGTACAAGCACTAGAATATAATTGTGTAGTAAATGGTCCAGATCAAATAGCCCAATGTGCTTTAGATTTATTGGGTGATACAAAACATAGAGTTTATCAATACGCTGCAAAACATTTACGTGGTGGTGGAGAAGATTGGAATATGGATAAATTTACTTCTCCTAGATTACCAGGTAAAGGATATTCATATTTTATTATTGTTGATATGTTAACTAATAGTAATCCAACTTATGGTGGACACCATTTTGTTTTATTTAATGCTATTGGGGAATTAATATATGATCCAGATAGAAATCAAATTGGTAGATATAAAGGACCAAATAGATTGATTTATTATAAAGTTGATACAAAATAAAAAAAAATAAGGATCTCCTAATGTGGAGATCCTTATATATTCAGAATCTTGGAGATCCTTTTAGGAAATTTGATAGATCGATTAAAAAGTTATTTATACGATCAATATCATGATAGCAATAATAATTAGAAATTGAAGTTTTAAGTTTTTCTAATTCTTTTGCTTTTTCCTCTAGAGTTTGAAACTCTAGAACTATTTCAGGACATCCAACCATATGGATAATTATCTGATTTCTAACCACTCCATATGCATCCAAAAACTCTAAATCTTGTATGTGTGATATTTTATCAATACATACAAATCCATCTTTCAATTCAATGATTCCATTCATGATTTACTCCTTTTGAATTCATTCTTCTCTTAGATCATTGCTTTATCTGGATTATAACTTGAAACATCGGTGGTAGCTTGTTGTGGCTTCTGATGATATTTCTCATACAATCCAGTAAATTCATTAATACCATACTTAACTGAATCGACTATAGCCGCTACAATTCGTATAATATCTTCACTTTTCATTTTTCTCATGCTGATATTTTCTTCAAACGTTTTGTCTCGGTTATATTTTGATTCATTCAATTCGTTTTCGAGTTTCAATTTTAAATCTTCACTTTCTTTATCTCTCTTATGTTTAATCTCTTCACTTTCTTTATCTCTACTGTGCTTAATCTCTTCACTTTCTTTATCTCTCTTATGTATGATTTCTTCACTTTCTTTTTTACGATTTTCCATAGCTACGAGCGCATCCATATACGCTTTAGCAAAAGATTCAAAACCTGGCTCATTTATTATAGCCATTTCATCTTTTGATAACTCAACAGATCCAACAACTTCACCATTCTTGTCTTTAATAATCATAAAAATATTTCCTTATAGTTAATAGTAGAGTTATTTCTAACTCTCCATTAATATAATATATAATTAAAAACGTAGCTATTATATTATCAAAACGACATTTCTATATACCAAATATCTTGATTTCAATCAAAAGGAGTATAGATTATGGCTGGATCTCCCGATTCTTCAAACCTTATGTACGTAACAAAAGCGTATGAAGAAGAAGTAAAAAATAAAGCTAAACGAATTTATTCCAATGATGAAGTTTCATTATCTCTTGAAAATATCAACAAACAGCTTGATGATATAGTAAAAGAAATTAATAGTAAACTTAATTTTGTAAATGATAAAATCGTTGGAGAATATGGTGTTGATGCCTACGTACAGGGTGTACATACACAAATTGATAGAGTAGATGTAGCTCAAGAAAATCTTGTACCTGATGATATAAAGAATACACATTCTCATCCATCAGTTATGGCTATAAAGGGTACAAGAGCTGATACAAAGTATACTACTTACGATTTTATTAATAAATCTATTGAATTGAATAATGATACGCCTAACTTAGCATTACGTGGTTCAAAAGTAATTGATCCTAATGCTAATATGTTAACATTCTCATTCAATACTTCACTAAAAGAATATCTTAAAATTATTGAGTTCTCATTCACTTATAAACAGTATCCAGACATAATTATGTTTGATGCTGATAAGAATATTTCTAGAGAACCAACAGTAACTGTTACTAGAATTATATCTGGTCGTTTCTTCCTTATAAGACATGATCCAATTAATCATCCAGATGAATTTATTATCAAAGCTATCATTAATAATTCTGATAATACTGGTAACATTATTGATAAAAAACTTATTGATGTACATTCATATAAAGAAACAGGAGATGTTTCTTATATTTTTGATAATGGACCACAATTTGATCTTTACTTTACATTTGATAATACAAATAACGAGAATGGATTGAAAGTTCATATTGGTAAAATAGTTCCTTATCGTTACGTTGCTAGAAAGACTTTTATAAACAATGACGATGGTACATTAGATACTAATTTTAAAAAGATGGATTATACTTATGGAGCTACAGATGCAGTAGGTTCACATAATATAGAAGATGCTTATCATTCTAATAATCTTGCTTGTACCTTTATCGTCGATAAAATACGTAATGAAATTTCTATCTTATCTGATGGAAATACTTTCGATAATCGTGTACTTGCTTCTCAAGATAATATTAAACATAATTCTGGTTCAACTATTAAAGAATTCTGGGTAAAAGATATTGGCTATTTTACATTCATTCGTCTTAAAGATAATGATTATGATACTTGTTTTGTAGGTATTAATAATGTTAATAACCTTTATGATTTAGGTAGACCTGTTGATGATTTTATTCGTCTTTCATCAGATGAAATTCTTGCTAAGATTGGAAATAGTTATCATTATTTTGATACTAATTCTAATACAATTCTTGATCAACAGATTTATTCTTTAACTAATTCTGATGCTACATTTGGTCAGAAGAGCATGGTTTTGGAGTATAATGATACAGATCTTGTTCTTATTTATACTGAAAAAGATAAACTTTGTTATAGAATTAAAGAAAAGGATAAAGAAACAAATCTTTATTCTACTAATCTTAGCATGTCCCCAGAACATGAATTTGAAGATTTCCCTGTAGAAAAAATCAATACTATTAATCCAGTAGATTCAGAATTATTCGGTTTCTCTGATGTTACAGGCTTGTATATTGGAGCTAACTATATAGGTGAATCTTCCAGTCATTCATTCATTATTAATGCTAGCAAATTAGTTATATCAGGAATCAGTTATTTGTTTACTGAGAATAGTTTATTGACTGTATTCAATAAGCTAAATAATAATACTTCTGATCTTAGAAATAAGATTAAGAAGATGATTAAAACAAGATTGTTTAATTTCTTGATTCTTGAAAATAACGAACTTTTTGTATTTGATGAACAAAGGATTACTAAAGCTATAACATTTGAAGAAGTAGAAAATAAAGGATGGTCTGATAAGAATTCTATTCTTTATATGAAACCTGAAACAAATCAGGACGAATATTATCTTATTGACAATGCTTATCTTCAGAATGTTAAAGATGTTGTAGATACTCCAAATGGAGTAATTATTATAGATAAAGAAGGTCTTTATACTGTAGATGAAAGTAAGAATATAACTTGTAGACTATTCTTTGATAACAATAGTGAAGTATTGAAATATCTTCCATCTTTTGATAAATATGGAAGAAGTGGAATTCTTATTTCTATAGATGATAAAACAGCAGCTATTCAAAAATACAGTATTTATAAAAATGATTATGTATTGAAAGAATACAGTGGAAACAAATTGAGATATGAATATCTTGATCTTTTTACTAGTGATTATCAGTTGTATGACGAAAATGTTGAGAAATACGATGAAGAATTACCAGTAATTGATTTCCATAGTATTTTGTATATTTCATTCGTTGATCATCTTTCTGTATTGTATAATACTATCGAAGATAATAATATTTCGTATGACGAAGTATCTACTTATTCTGTGATACAAAATCCAGATTATAATTCTCAAAAGTATTGTATTTCTCCAAACAAATACGGATTTGTAAAGTATGATAATATACTTTCTTTAGATAAATCAGAGAGCAGAATTTCTGATATAAATGCTATCAAGAAGCTTAAGATTATTCATAAAGCTGACGATACATTTACTTACAAAGATGCTGTAGATACCATACACGAAATCGTTAGAAAAGAATATGAAAAATTCAGAAACGATATGGTTTATATAAAAGGTCCAGTAACTTATGAATCAAATAATAGTGAGTTTGAGCCTTTTAAGCATATAGAATATGGAACTTATACACCAAATAAACCACAAGTTGAGCGTATTATAGATACTAAATATGGTAGATACGCTTGTTGTAAACTTCATAATGTACCTGGAGTAGACAGTAGCTACGACGTTGTATGGATAAGTAATTCAGCTTTAACCGAAGAAATTCCAAATGATAATGTTGATACTAAGTTTAAATGGTTGGAACTCGTAAATTGTGATTTTACAACTCAAAATTTATTCAAGATAATTTGTCTTGATGATAAACGTGGTACATCATTTATTACAAATGGACAATACGTTTATAAAACTTTTGCTAGAGACGACGATGGTACTTATACGACACCATTCACAGATAATAATAAAGTTTCTATCTGTCAAGTTGATAGCGAAAATCTCACTAATATAACTAAGACTAAAGATGGTGAAGTACTCGCTTGGATTTCTGTTAACGGTAATCAAAATATTTATAGATATGATAGTGTTAGTCAACAATTTGTACAGTATGATTCATTAACTACAATATTTGAAGATGTTGTTTCCGATGTTAGTACAATTAAAATAATTAATGTAATTAAGATTGGAAACAATTATCATATCATTGGTTTGAACCATGAAGTCGACGATATTTATCATCTAAAATATGTTATTCGTGGTGAAAAGCATTTGACAATGGATTCTAATGGTTCTATTTTACCATTGCATGGTCCATTGGATGGAATATTAGATTCTAATGTTGAATTCTATGATTTCCATGAATGTATTTTAGCTGTAGTTAATAACAATAAACATCCATACATTTGTAAATATGATCCAGTTTCTGATAAATTTATTCCATCTATACATCAGCTAGATTATAGTGTATCTGGCGAAGGAATAATGCGACTCGTAGAAGTGAAGAACAATGATCACTATGATATTTATGGTGGTTATGAATTTATTGAAGATGTTCTTGCTTATGTACAAATGCGACCATATTATCCAGCATTATTCAAATTGGATGTTACAAATGATAGTATTGAAACAATTATACCAGACATTAAAAATGGTTATCTCGAATTATATTATGATAAGTATCAAAAATTCTTGAATATAAGTTCACACGATGTTTATGCAAGATATTTCGTACAGGATGATACTATAACTACACTAAAAGAAACTAATAATACTAATAGACCTTATCTGGTTTCTAAACCTCATAAGATTGTAACACAAATTGGTGAAAAAGAAGAAGTTGAATATAAATCTTATTCTCTAGCCGAACATACTGTAGAAGGTCACAATGATCTTTATTTAACAACTGTAGAGCAGAACGTTGTTCCAAACATCATGTATAAAGTTGGTGTAAATAACACTTTAAGCGATATGATTGCTACACCAAGTGTTACAAAAGATGAATATCCAATGACTATTAGTGGTAACATAATTAAAACTTACTACAAACTTGATCCAAGTAAAACTATATTTAATTTGTATTCTTCTGGAGCACAAAGTTATCCACCAGGATCAAATATTAATATGGTTAAACTTTTCAAACGTACTGTAAAACGTAATAATACAAAAATAAAGATCGATAAGACTGTTGTAAAAGAACCAATTAGAGGATTCAAGTATTACAAGATGAATCTTAATGGAAACTTTGATGAACAGTATGATATTACAGAGTTTGATAAATTAGCCGATTATTATATTGATGATGCTATATATCAGCTTCTAACACCTGAAGATTATATCAAACCCGAGAATAACTTTAATCCTGATTGGGTCAATAAAGATAACCCTGAAGGTGTATTACTGTTTACTTGTGTAAATCCACAATTTACAGAATGTACATCTGATGATTTCGTAGAAAATGTTGATCCTGATACAGCATCTATTAATCCATATTTATTTAAGTCAAATACAGATTTGTTTTATTATGAGTTAAATACTGAAAAATATGTTTTCAATTTTGATAAATCTAACTTTAGATTTATGGATGATAAGTTATTTATAAAGATTCCTGCTAGTACAGGTAGAGAAGTTTACGAAATAGTAGATCAGACTTCTGAACTTGCTCCTAGAAGTGGTGTAGAATACTATACTGAAGCAGATGGAGTATATAGTAAAGTAGCTACTGATCCATTTGAAGCTTGGGCTCCAGATACAGTATATTATACAAAACGTATGATATATGACAATAATGTAGGTAATAATCCTTATAATGAGCATGAGTTAGCTTATAGTTATGAAGATATTTCATTATTTATGCAAGATATGTATAGAAATGATATCATTAATCATCTTCTTCCTATTACATATGATAAAGTTATCACTACTAAGTTCTTCAAACTTGGTATAGAAACTAGAGCCTATTCAACAGGTAAACGCGTTCTTTCTATTGAACGTATTTCTGATGATCTTAAATATGTTGAAGAAGAATACTTTGATTATATCATTGACGAAGGTAATGATGAACCACTTATTGAAGTAAACGAAACTTCTAAATATGTATTCGTAACCTTAAGAGATACTCAAAAGAATATATTCAATACATATATTATCGATGGTGAAACATTAAAATGGTCAGAAACAGATGTATCTAGTAGAAAAGATTATCATTATATTACTGAATTCGAAAACGGTAACATCTATGGTGTTTCTCTTGATACTTCAGTTAATGGTACAATGTATGTTTATAAACACGGAATAAATGATACTAAAGCATTTGGTGATCCACTTAGTATAGATGTAGGTGGAGCAATGATTGTCAATGCTTTCAAACATACTCGTGATGATGGAAGAATTGAATTGTTAATCTTCTGCTTTGGTACAAAATATAGTATTTATAGACTATATGACGATGCTCTTGAACCATTTGATGATGTAGATTTACAATACTTACTTTATGATGCAAACTTTACTCTTCTTGGCGATAAGTTTATTAACTATTCACGTAACGTGATCTATGATTTAAAGACAAAAGAGTTAACTTATTTTGCAGATCCAACAGAATTGACTATACACGATAATGTTGAGTCAATTTGTATTAACGATGAAACATATCCTGGAATAAATAAAGAAGAGTTTGTATTTATAAATAAGACTAAAGAACATTCAAGAATATACGATTTTTCTGAAATATCTATTGATCCATACAGTTTATACGATAATGAAAAGAATATTTACACATTACAGCAAGCATCAATTGATGATAATGGTGAATCAGTTTTAATGAGTAATCAGTTACCAATAGTTTCAAATGATGATGAATTGTATTATACGTTTGCCAAGGCTAGAACAGATAATCTTAAACCTATTTACGATAAGAAATATATAGTATATGGTCAAAATAATGAACTAAAATACAAAAATGTTAATTTTGATAGATTATATAATACATCTCTTGGTCTATTTGGTATTAGAGGTCTTGAGATTTGTCTCAATGAAATCTATTCAAACAATAACGATTTTAAATATATTGTAGCTCTTCCTGAATGGTCAGGTAATCAAAACATTAAACCTATTATTCAAGAAGTTGATGGAGAAGTATATCTTTGTTACAAGTATGTTTATAGGTTTAATAAAACAACTTATACATTTGATAAGATTCTCGATTTTACTGATACAGAGCGTGTAAATATTAACACAATAAATAGAATAGATGAAGATGAAATAATTGATAAATATTATACTAAACTCTTTGTTACTGAGAATAATGATATGTATTACTTCGCTACTGTCGATGGAGTACATAATGTGTATAAGTATAATAAAGAAACAAAAGTAATGGAACTTCATTATGAACTTACTGATTATATGACAGTGATTAGGGAGACTTCATTAGGTGTTCTTATACTTACACATGATAATTCAATGTATAATATTACTAGAAAAGAAAAAATTACTACACCTACATCAGTAAACAATCATATTATAACAAAACTTGATGACTTCATCGAATTTAACGGTGAAGCTCCATTGTTCTATATGACTGTAACTGCTGAAGATAATAAAACTTATGGTCTTAAATATGATACAAATACAAAAGAGTGGAAGGTTGATATAAGACTAAATAACACAGGTGATAATAGAGCTGATTGTTCTAAAGTTAACTTCAATAAGATTATACAAAGAACTTATACAACCGAAGATGGATCTATTTATCAGTTTGCTATTCATTGTATTTTCGATGAAGCAAATATGTGTTATAAGATTGGCAATCAGGCTGATACTGATGGTACAGTTAAAACTTATCTTTATTTCATACGCTTTGTACATAGACATGAGGAAACCGATAGCTCAACAGGTATCCAAACAGTACAAAACAACATAATGGCTACTAATTATATTACATTAGATAATACATCTTTGGATATTAGAAAAATTCATATACTTAAATCGACAAATGGACCTTATGAAGTTATAGTTAATGATTATACTGAACGTACACGTTTAAACACAGTATTGAGATTTATTAAGTTTGATATTACGGATAAAGGATATGGTCTTCAAATGGAACCATCATTAATTAAAACTGTATCTAATGTAAATGGTATTATTACAGGTATTATGAAGTATAATGGTATTTATATCTACAACTGTAAAGATAGGCTTATCCTTAATGGATTTAACATCAAGGAAGTGAAAAAAGAGGTTGAAGAAGATAATACTATTAAACATATTGGATATCTTTATACGTTTATTGGTAGAAATAGTAAGAAATGGAATAATGAATTAACCGATGAAACTAATACTCTTAGAGATAAGTATATTAGAAAAATATTCGGTTTGTATAACGAAACGAGTGATTTTAAAGAAACATTCATCGATAATAACAACGAATATGAATCAGATGTAGACTTATTACATTCTAGAAGAATGACACTTGTGGAATTCTATAAGAAGTATTATGTTACACATTGGGAAAACAATAAGAATAATCATTTATTTAAACGTAGAGACGACATAATGAATGATTTATACATGAGTTCTTCAGATCCATTGAAACCGACAGAAAATGGCGGTTCAATATTCGATGATGAGCAATTTGAAATAGAGTTAGTTATCTTTGGTTCTCCTATAGAGACAGCCGAAGAAGAAAAGATCAACTCTATCAGACTTTCTAATTCGTGGTATCTAAAGAAACTAAATAAACATGTATCTTATTTACCATATTATCCATTCGATGATATGTAATTTCTAATAATATTCTGGGGAATAAATCCCCAGAATATTTTAAATTTACTTTCAATTATATATTTTACTAATGCTAAACTGACTACTATTATATATAAGGAGTTAAATATGAGATTAGATTTTGGTACAAAAAGAAATTCTATAGGTAGAACTGTATCAGATCTACCAGGATTTGCAAAAGCTAACAGATTTATTATCCTATCAGAAATTAAATCACATACTATTCCAAACGTTTTAGATCTGTTCTTTGGATTATTTCCAGGTGGAACAGAGTTTATACCGTATGGTTCAAAATATACAAGAGTTATGGTTATAAATAATTCTGAAGTATATGGAACTTATTATGGTCTTAGAGATACAAGAACGAGAAATGTATTTATACATTATGGAATGGCTAAATGTAGCATAAATGAAATTCAAGGAGATACTCCATTAATATTTACTGATGTAGATTGGGGAATTATGGAAGATTGTCCAGATGCTATAGAATGTGGTAAAAAGAATGGACGTCATTATGATGCTCTTACAGAAGTAAATGTTTCTTATGAAACAAAATCTGAAGGTGAAGTATTTAGAAAAGAATGTGGAAAACAGATTCTTATACCAAGTCCTCAGTTTTATGAAGAAAAAGATATGGTATTATTAGGCAATATAGAAGATTCATATTATGATGATGTTATGAATTGTAAAGAAGCTGTATATACCATGCCTGAACAGAAATATTATGAAAAATTATATAAAACTACTTTGAACGATTTAATAGATCCACGTACAAAGGTCTATAAATTAAATATTACTGTTGATAATCTTAGTTCAAGAATAACTCTTGGAGATTCAACTTTTAATGAACTTATCATGGATGTAAGTGCAAATACTAAATATTATATAGAAAAGTATGGATTCTCATCCTGTGAAATTATTTATGCTGGGTCGAAAGGTTTTAATGTTACTAATGTAAAATCTTACATGGATATGTCAAATGTGGAAAAACAAATGAATTATATGTTCCTCGTTGGGGATCTTAAATTAATTAATGAAGATCAGTTAAGAGAAGATCTTGATGCATACGATTGTACTATATCATTGATATTTAATTATGCTAATGTAAGTGTAAAAATAGTTGATAGACACCCTACAAATGGTATCTTTACAACCGATAGTAATGTATTGGAATTATCTAATAATCTTAAATTGGATAATTTAACATATCCATATTTTTAATTATATATTATTGGCTTGAAGTGAGGTAAGTTTATGAATATAACTAATAAGACTTGGAATTTTGATAAAGAATGGATAAATGAAAAACCTACCGATTTCAAAGAAGCAAATATATTAGATGCTCATAGATTTTTCTATATGTTTTTCACAAATGAAGACATAGAAAATTTTAAGTTAAAAAGAGAAGATCCTACAAAAACTTATTATGGAAAAGCTATTCAAATTAATTTATCTATTTCTAAAGGTGGTAAAAACAATATAGATGTCGTACCATGGTTTAGAGGTAGTGATAATACAACACATATGGAAATTGGACTATATATTCATGATGTGATTTGTTATGGATCCATCATGAATTATAGAACAGCAAAGTTTATATTAAATGAATCTATGATTTCAAGCACAGTAAACGATTATGATATGAAAAAAGCATTCTTTCCAGGAACGAATATGTATTCTAAAGATATAAGAGATAAAAATGATAAGAAAGAAATAATAAGTTTTCATATGAGTGAAAGTGCACCAAGCATACCAGATCCAAAGTATTATACTATGCAACAAGAAGAATTAAATGAAGCTGATTTATATTGTTTGAATTCTATTGATGTAGTAGTTACACATATTGGAGAAGAATTATTTGATGAAGTAACATCTGTTTCTATTATGGAAATAAAAGAAATGGATACATTAGAGCCTATGATGAAATCAAAGATTTATTCATTAAGAGATTCAATAAGAATTAGTGATTATAATGTGAATATGTTTGATTCTACAGAATTATCAAAATATACTTTATATCATGATTTTATGTCTATGCAACATGGTTATACATATATTTATGATACAAATATGGGAGTAAATGTAATAAGAAATAAGAAATCATACACACCTTTCATGAAATATCAATTTCAGGATAAACTACAGTATGATATAAATAATACATTAACCATAATTAAAGAGTATGCAAATAGTCTAGAAAAAGATTTAGGACCAGTACGATTGACTTTTACACCATTGTATTATGGAGATAAAGTTAATGCATACTTTAAAGATTGGAATCCAGATAATCAACCTGTACTAAAGAAACATATGGGTATTGATAATGGATCTAAAGTCGAATCTGAGATATCAGATTTATTATCAGATTCTTCTAATATAGAATCTTTATCATATATAGAAGAAACTGAATGTCCTCCAGAGGGAGATTATTTTCATTAATAAGGAGTAATGAAGAATGTACCGTACCAAGATTTTCAATAAATTGAATGATCAGTTTTTGAAACCTATTATGGATTTCGTTGGAATCTGTAGATCAGATGATCCTGGTTGCGGTTTACTTAAAATAGTTGGTGCAGATAAACGTATCAAGGGCAAAACTGTACCAACCTATTTTGTAAATCAGCACAATGAAAAGATTTATACTTTAGTAGCAACACAAGATGAATTTATTAACTATAGATCAAGAAGAGAGAAGCTTGAGTATTTTAATCCCTTTGTAAAAACTAAGAATGCTCTAATTCTTATGTTAATGACTACACCAGTTATTTATTCAAAAGTCTGTTCAAACTCAGAAGATGAGGATGATATAATTAATGAAATTTGTGATGACGATATGTCAAACGTTACACAAGAAGACGTTTTGAGTAAAGTAAAAGTTCTTCAATATCCTTCAGAAAAAGACGAAGATGGTAAACTATTATATACTTATAAAGTCGAAATAACAGATAAAGAAAGTGTCTGTGAACTAGAATCAAAATCTCATAATCAAATATTAGCAATGCTTATGTTAATTGTAAAGGTTATGTCATACTTTGATGAAGCTCCATTAGTATTAGATTCATTCAATGGTTCATTAAATGATCTTCAAGTTTATCTTGAAGAATTATTAGTAAAATATGAAAAAGAAAGAGAGCTGAATTCCAAAGACATAAAGAAACTTAAACCTGAAACAACTGTCGAACTTTATAACGCAGATGAATTTGATATGTTTGAAAATACAGATGATGTTGGTACATTACTAGCATCTGGTAAAGAAGATGAAAACCTAAATAAAGACGAAAATAATAAACCTGGTGAAATAAAGATCAACTTGTCTGACAAATATAAAGAAAATATTCCTTATACATATATAAATGATGCAGACGATGACGATATAATGAATCTAGATTTATTCTAAAAATATTAGGTGTGTAATTTATGTTACACACCTTTTATTTTTTGACATGTTAATATACTAGATCATTATTATGGGGATTGAAATGCGTTATGTTAAAAAGATATTAACATTAGTTTGTATTTTTTCACTAACTTTTTCTTTTACGTTTTCACAAACGAGTATTGATGAAAAAGAAAAACAAGCTATTATATATGGACAAAATGCACAAATAATACAAATGGAACCTATGGTTACTAAAGTTATAAATGCAGATATGTACGATTACATATTTACTATTTTAAAAGATAACTTGTGGTTCGTAATAGTTATTTGTATATGTGTAGTTTTTTTACTTTATGCAATAATTTTATTTTTATCACTTATTATAAAAGGAATATTAAAAAGATTTGATAATTCTGAATATATTGAATTTGGTAAATTTAAGATAAAGAATAGAAATTATAAAAAACATGATGAGACTCAAATAAAAGAATTTAATGTAGATAAATTTTTATCTATGCTAGAACTTTTATTAGAGACAGAACTTTCATCAAGTATTTCAAAAACGATAGATGTTACAAATAGTATCCATTCATTAGAGATGAATTATACACATCAATGTGAAATGATTTTTAGAAATACATTTTCTTCTATTAAAAATTCTTATTATACAGAATTATTAAATTATATAGTCGATATAACAGGTTTCAATAATTCGGAAATTCATAAAACCAAAGAATATTTTTTTATGGATGATTTATTAAGTAACGTAGAAATGTTATGGATAGATCATAGTAAAGATATTATTTCTCGTAACGGATTTGTTGAAATAGTTGATGATAGGAGAAAAGCTTCCAATTATATAGATGAATTGGATGAACTTATATGGCAAGCAATTGATGTGAAGAAACTTGAAGTTACAGCTATCAGCAAAAAAGAACTCGATGAATTAATAATAAAAGTTACAAAAGATATTCAACCACAGTTAGAGAATATGTTTGTACGTCTTGGAAACTTGAAGAAAAATATCATCGAGAAGAAAACAAATAAATTAAATATCATTGATACAGAAATAAAAGACTCAATAAGTATTTTATTGGATCAAATAAGAACTAAATTCTTATCTCCAAATATCACTGTATCAAATCAACAAGAAACATCTCAAACATAAGATAATGGATATCCCTCAATGAGGGATATCCTATATATTTTATTTATATATTATATTAATGGAAGAGAAATAGCTCTTATTAAAAAGAAACCCTTCTCTAGGGTTTCTTTTTTATCTAAAAATCGACATATTAGTATATCACACTTATATAAGGATAAAACTATGATTATAGATTTTAATGATTTACAATATTCTATAGAAAAAGATATGGAAAATAATCAAAAAGAAAAACCCGCTAAAGCTCCAGAAGCTCCTAAAAATGATGGAGAACCTAACAAAAATCATATGATGCAAGTAGATAAGGTAAAGAATAAAGGTAAAGGTGTTTTTGATTATTTACATGAACTTCCAGGTAAAGTAGAGACGATTAATAAACGTGCTAGAATGTTTGCTAGAAAAAATAAGAATAGATTTTTTTATAAACGATATCTAGATCGTGTTAAATCTGGTTTATATGAAAGATATGGTGATCAAGCTAGAGTAAAAGAAAACAATATGGTCGATGATCCAGTTACAATTCTTAAAGGACCTGCTCAAAATTATATTCGTTCTTTAGTTAAGAATGTTAATAGTCTTTATGAAACTGTTACAAAAATGTCTAAAGAACTAGAAACAAAAACTACTGCTGAAGCAGCTATTCCGGTAGTACAAGCATATTGTAAAGATGCTTTATCTCAAACTGTATCTGGTTCTAAAGTAAATAAAGATAAACAAACTTGGAAAGAGAAGATTTTACATTCAACTAAATATAAAATTGCAAAAATATTACTTAGTAATAGAGATACACAAGTGTATGGATATACTTCTAAAAATATTGTTCTTAAAGGATATCCTAAACCTAATCACTTAATAGTAACATTATTTGTAGAAAATCCAGAAGAAGAACCTCAAGAACAATCAGTAAAAAATATTTTTAGAAGTCCTGATTCATTCGATATTCTTGCAGATGCTGATAAACAAGATATTTTCAACGTATCTAATATGTGTCAAGCTGTTCTTAGCAAGACAGTAGATAATAAAGTTATGAATGAAATAAAAGAAAGAAAAAATAAGTGTCTTGCTAATTTCAAGAATGCGGATATAGAAAATAAAAAAGATAATGGTAAAATACTAGACTCTATTTGGGATGGTATCAATGCTTCTTGTAAAGAATTATTGAGTAGAAAAGCATATCTTATAGATTGTATTAATATCTATTTCGATATGATTCTTCGTATAGATAATCTTGGTGTTAAAGCTATTAAAGAAATGCTTGAGGTAGAAGCTGCACATAGAGATACTAGATATAAGACTGGTCTTAGTCATAAGAAACTTGATGAAAATAATAAATATGCTGAAATTTATCCTGATGGTGAACATAAACTACGTTCTAGGCAAGAGAAACGTGATCAATATAATAGAATTAACGATGCTGCTAAAAGACTCAATAAAATGTAATAGAAGATGGGGAATATTTCCCCATCTTTTTTTTAATTATATATTATATTAATGGAGAGTTAGAAATAACTCTACTATTATTTATTACAGAGGTATTGTTATGATTTTTAAAGATGAAAATGGTAAGATTATTGGTTCTATTGAATTTACAGAAAAAGAACTTGATCTTGAAAAAGAAAAATTTGAAAAGATAACCGATTTAGGCAATAAATTCTTTGAAAATGAAAAAATTAAAATGGAAACTATAATAAAAAATAAAGAAGAAAATACAAAAAGAATGGATAAAATAACAACGATTATTTCTGAAACTTTACACGAAATAGCAGATGTCATGAAAGATATCAAAAAACATGAACAACATACAATGGAATGGAATGAAGATCAATATAACAAAGAAGATACAATAGACACATCATCTGTAAAAGTAAAAGGTAAGTCTATAATAGATCTAGATCTGTCATAAGTTGATAATAAAATGGAGGTTCTTTATGATTATTAAAGAAAGGGTTAAATACCCTTTCTTTTTTTAATTATATATTATATTAATGAAAGATACGTTGTATCTTATTAATAATATAATTAATGAAGTAGAGATGACACTACTATAAACATAAGGAAGAAATGAAATATGACAGAGAAGAAAAGAGAGTACATGAAGAAATATCGTGAGACTCATAAAGAACAAATTAAAGAAAGTCGGAAACAATATTATGAAAAGAATAAAGTGAAGTTATTTAAACAATATAAAGAACGATATGAAAAGGATCACGATAAAATTCTTGAATATAATAAAAACTATCGCGAAAATAATAAAGAGAAATTAAGTGAAATAAAGAAAAAATATTATAAAAAGAATCGCGATAAAGTAGCTGAAAAATCTAGAAAATATTATGAAAATAATAAAGAAAAAATAAGCGAGCAAAAGAAAGAATATATTGAAAAAAATTATGATAAAATTCATGAAACCAGGAAAAATTATCGAGAAAATAATCGTGAATTTGTAAGATTATCTAATAGAGTTTTTAGATATTATAATCATTATTTTCAATATTTTTCTTCTATTAAGAATTATCTAACTATAATGAAACTAGAAGATGAAACATTGAAAGTGTCAATTATGGTAAAACTCGGTCATGGTACTATACTAGAAGATGAAGCTGTAGCTTTATCAGGTATGGTATGGACTGATGAAGATCAGGAACAGTTAGACGAATATTTGAAAAGAAGGAAACCTTGGAAACGATCACCTTCTAAATGCTAACTAAATAAAGGTAGGATATAATCCTACCTTTATTTTTTTTTTAATATTTCATCAGTATTTCTATGTTAACTCTTTTATCATCTGGTATTTTCAAAGATTCGTTTATTCGATAAATAGAATTGTCTTTTATAACGTGTTTCCAATTTTCCATTACTGTTTTACTCATATTCGAATAAACGTAACTATTCATATTATGAAGTATACTATTTAATTTTTTCTCTAGTTTCTTTGAAGAACTAAATGTTTTCAATAATAATTGTTGTGTTTCTGATGAATTAAAGTTTTCTCTAGGATGTTTCTTTATAAATTTCATTATAACATCATCAATTCGTACATTCTTATTTATATTTAATGTATTTAAAGCTTCATATACTGGTAATAATGAAATCACACTATTTAAATAAATATCCTCGATATCAGTCAAATATTCTTTCTTAAAATCGTTAAAACTATATAAATATGGTTTATTTCCGTCATATCTAAAAATATGATAATTTCTAGTTAATATATAAAATAACTCCGATCTATATATTTTACCTAAGTCAAATATTATTGGTGTTACATTAGATCCTTGTTTATAAAAACAAATATTCTTTATAAGATTATATTTTAACCAATAATTATAATGATCATCTTCATAATAATAGACGTATATCTTAGGAATAACTGTTAATAGTTTATTTAATTTAACTATCATATCATTTAATGTTTTGTATTTCTTATATTTTTTAACAGGTATTCCTATATAAAAGAAACCATTAGAATTAATTTTCTCACAGAAAAATCGTTTATAATGAGATATTAAATTTAGTATTTCTAGTATAAATAAATCAGAAGCTTCTTCATTAAAATCTTCTATACTACATTCTGAAGCATACATATATTTCGCTAATATAAAATCTAAATCAATAAAGAAATAGTTGATTATATTTGTTTTCTTTACATTCTCTTCGAAGTACATATTAAGTATATCATACTTAATCTTATTCATGTTAAACATAATCGATATATTATTCATAATAAACCTCATTATAATTATATATAATTATAATGTATTTGGTATTAAATTATTTTGTTGGAGGAATTAATGAGTATTAAATCAATTCCAAATAAGAAATTATTAATAGAAAAGATAAAACGATGCTGTACAGCTATAAGTAAATTTAATCTTAATTCACCTTGTTTGATGCAATTTGTAAGGATAAACGGAGAATATGAAGTAATTATTACACATGATCCTACAAATGGTGATAGATTTGATTTTTATAAGATATTTTCAACTGTTACTAGAGATTCATTTCATATATCTGAAGAAGACGAAAATTACTTTAGTTGTGGAGATGATAGAGTATCTGTACCAATTATAGTAAGTTCTTATGATTTTGTCAATAAGAACATTTCTACTGATAAATCGAATTTAATGTGGTATAGTCATTTGAAATATGATATGTGTATAGATTCATTCTATTGTTTCCCTAAATTTGTTTTGAAAGCAATTAAAGAAGAGCAAATATATGATTTTGAAGTATTACAAAGATCTTATACGGGACCTTTATTCTTATTTAATATGGATATAATTTATAATGATAAAGATGAAAAATATAAGAATACACTATTTATACGAAACTCTGAAAAGTTAGATTTCTTATATAATTTATATATACTACCATTAGGATTTAGAAGAAATAGAGTATCGGATATATTCCTAAATTATAATAAAGAATGTTGTTCGTATCTTATTCTTGATCCAAATGCGTGGGAAGAGGCCTTTAATAAAAATAAAACTATTGGAGCTATGAAATTAAATGGAGCAAATAATGAACCATTTACAATTTATCATAATGATTTTATGCAAAAGAAAATAGTTAAAGGAACGATAACTAAACGATTTGAATCACCATTAGGTAATATAGCAACATTATATTTTAACATAGAACTACCACATAATGTATATGAATATTTCATGTATAAATACTATGATATTTAAGGAGGAATAATGAGCAAGTATCTTTTACAGTCTATTTATATAAAACCACAATGGGTACCAGATCCAAATGCAGAACCTGGTCAATTTGCTATGAAAAAGATAGCTGATGATGTTTTGATCGAAGTTATTAAAGATGATGAGACTAATTCATCTTCTCTAAGACTTATTGAAAGACCAACGATAGAATTTTACACAATCATTGATGAAGCTAATTGTAATCCATATAATGAAATGTATATCGATAAAGATAAAGTAGAAACTCACGTTGTAGAGTATTCTAAAAGAGATATAGAAATGTGTAAGTATTTAGGTATAGAGAATGAATATAAACGACTTAAAGCAAATATGAATAAACGATATCCAACATGGGAACAAGCAGTAGCAGCAAGAGATGAGTTTAATAATTTTATGAATGAAAAAGTATATAAGAGTCCATATATTTATGGAGCTTCAGTTACTATAGAAGAATTCTATAAAAGTAAATTTATGTTAGAGAATGGTAACGCTACACCAAAAGTTATGAATCTATCATTCTACGATATTGAAACATTTATTTATGCATATAAAGAAAAGGTTGATCAAAATAATCCATTAGCACCTATAAATGTTATTACATATTATAATACTAAATTCAATCATTTCTTCTGTCTTGTATTGGAATTACCAGATACACCAGATGTAAAAGATGTTAAAGCTAATCTTGATGAATATATTAGAGAATATATATCAGAAGACTTTGCTGATATGAAAGATGTTAAATTGATTTTTGAATTCTTTGAATCTGAAGTTATGATGATGAGAAGATTTATGAATTTGATTCATACTGATAAACCGGATATAGCATATGCATGGAACGATAATTACGATAAAAAATATATTATAGGACGTATGCAACATTATGGATTAAATGTATCTGAAGAATGGTGCCATCCAGATATTCCAGAACAATATCGTAGATTCCAGTTTATAGAATTTGCAGATCGTAAAGCAGCTAACCCGTTTGTAAAGAAAGGAAAGAAAGCTAAAACTGATACTTCTAGATATTGGGATAAAACCTTATGTCCAGGATACACATTGTTTGTAGACCAAATGTCTTTGTATTCTAATCTAAGAAAAAGAGGTCTAGAAAAATCTTATAGATTGGATGCAATTGCAGAGAAAGTAATTGGTGCTAATAAGGTTAATCTTCATGAATTTGGGTTAACTATTAGAAATGCTCCAGTAAAGAATTTTAAACTATTCCTTAAATATTCATGTCGTGATACAAAATTGCTAGCAAAGATAGAAGAAAAAGATAACGATTCAGTAAACTATTTAATGTTAACTGATAACTCAGATTTCTGGAATGGTGTTAATGTTAGTATAGTTATTAAAAATATGTATTATATGTATATGCTGGAGCATAATTTGGTTATTGGTAACACTGTAGATTATGGTGTTGAAGAATCTATTGAAGGAGCTGTTGTACAAGACACAGAACTTCTAGATGTAAAACCATTAACTATAAATGGAAAAAGAACTAAGATTTATCGTATGGTTGCTGATTATGATGCAAAATCACTTTATCCATCTTTGATGAATCAAGGAAAAATAGGAAAGGAGAATCAGAAGTATAGAATACTTCAAATAGTTGACGAGCATAATAGATATATTATGAGTGGAGCAGAGTTTAATAGTGCATTACAAACCTCAGACGTTTCTATAGTGGAACTTTGTAATAGGATATACAATCTACCTAAGACAGTAGATGTATTAAAAGATTTTGAAAGGATGATGATTGGAGCATAAACATGAAGATATTAACAGAAACAAAAAAATTAGTTCATATGCCGATTAGAAAAATAAAGAAGAAGACTGTATCTCGCAAATGGAATAATTTTGAAGATATGTGCTCTCTATTTATAGAAGATCTATTAACAAGACCACATATGAATACTAAATTTGAACTGAAAAAGGAATTGAATATATTTTTATTCAAATATAATCTATCTTTGTATGGTATAAAGAACGATAATCCTATAACTAGATTAAAGGCTATGTATTGTGTTATGGATTGTATACCAAACGATCAAGTAATAGATTTAATAACTATTATGTATGAATGCGGTGAGAAATATTATCATATGGAAAACTATAAATATGGATATACTGAGTCTTTAATAAAAAGTCTGTATAAACGATATGGTATTCGTTCAATATATTTACAGAAAACAGATTCAATTGATAATCGTTACGATGTATTTATTAATTATGATTATGATGAATTAAATGCTGTATGGGGAAAGAAATGAGGATTTTAACTGAAACAAAAGAATGGATGAGTATTCCACTTAAAACATGTAAAAGGAAATCGCCTTCTAGAAAATGGAATAAGTTTGAAGACATGTGTGAATTATTTATAGAGGATATTTTAACAAGACCAAATATTTGCACAAAAAGTTCAATATCTTATGAACATGAAGAATTCGAATATAGTTATAAAATGTATTTAAATAGTAGTGTAAAGAATGATAAACCAATTTCTAGAATAAAGGCTATGTATTGTATTACAGATTGTATACCTGATAGCAAATTAGTTAATTTGATAAATATTTTGTATAATTGTGGTATGAAATATTATGATATAAAAGATTATAAGTTTGAATATATTAAATCTTTCGAATATACTAAAACTATTATAGAAAATTTATATAAGAAATATGGTATCCGTTCTATTTATATTAAGCGTGATAACCATAATGATAATTATTATATAGTTTTTATTAAATATACATTTGAAGAATTAAATGCTGTATGGGGAAGAAAGAAAAATAATATATAATACACTTTGGAGGTGTTTCTATGTCTATTAAAGATCTGTTAAAAAGCAGTATCAAGTATATTGTTTTGATCGCGGTGTTTGCTTTAATCTCTGTTGTTATCACTTTGAGTTTTGAAGGTATAATTAGTACTTTAGTAAGAGATATTACTATTATTGGAATAGCTATTATTGCTCTTATTGTATTAATATATGGAGCAATCAAGTTTGCTAAATTCAAAAAAGATAAAGACGGTAATGAATAATGAGGGATACGATGAATGTTTATCAGAAAGTAGATTTACAACTATCTAAAAAGTATGGTTCATATATTGCTAAGTATATGAATCATATCTTTGAAAATAATAAACAATACACTGATTCAAAAGATCCTGTATTGATCAAAGAAGGGATAATTTTCAATAATGTTATTACTTCATATGGTAAGTGTACTAGATTTATAGTACCAAGATTTATTCAAATAAATCAAGTTGATGATCTATTCAAACCTGTAGAAAATGTAGCTAGAGAAAACTTATTTGGACCAGCAAATCATTATGATAAAACTAATGAATACATGAATAATTTATTGAATAAATTTAGAGAAGGATTTGTAGAAACTATAGAAAATAAGGAGTTTAAAGACGTTATTATATATCTTCAGACTCCTTGGGATATTGAATCTGATTTAATTATCGATTTATATCGTATGGTAATTTAAAAGAACATTAATATAGGTTCGGGATTTTTATCCCGAATCTTATAATTTTTTATTATGAAAATTTATAACAATAATATTTATAAATAATTTTTACCCTTTAAAAAATAACTCTTTAAGTAACAAGATAATGTATCCATCTGAACACAAAAGATTGATACATTATTTACGTCATTAATTCTGTTTAATATAAAGGAGTTTCGCATTATGGTTATTTTAAAGCGAACTGGTGTGGAAGTAGGTTATGATCCAAACAAGATCACTACTGCTCTTAAGAAGGCTAACACAAGTGTTAGTGTAACGGAACAATTGTCTGATGATCAAATCAAACATATTGTTGATCATATTACTCATACCTTGAGTAATAGTGATAGAGTTTATAATGTAGAGGAAATTCAAGATTTCGTCGAAACTCAAATTTCCATATTAGGAAAATATAAACTCGCAAAGAATTACATTGTTTATCGTTATCAGCATCAACTCGATAGACAAAGTGAAACGTTCTTGAATAAGATTGGTTCTATTCTCGATTGTAATAATGAAGAAGTACAACAAGAGAACGCCAATAAGAATCCAACTATTTTACCTACTCAGCGTGATTATATGGCTGGAGAAGTTTCTAAATGGTATGCAAAAGAACGTCTATTCCCAAAAGAATTAGTTGATGCTCATGAAGCTGGAATCATACACATCCATAAACAAAATATTGTGGCCTAGAATAGTGATATTCTATGGAAAAACCAGGTGAACTTACAAATGTAAGGTGTGTGAATAACGCTTAGTTTCTCATAGGAAATGATGAGTTAATATTCATGCTAAAGGGGGAACTTATATTTATAATAAGTAATCCTTTGCCAAGACTTATTTTTTAAATAATGTGTAATAATGTGATATAGGATGGTTCACATGAAAGAATATTACACATTTGGAGATTATAGGATTTATAACACTGGAAAAATATATTCCGAATTATCAAATAAATTTTTACAACCTGATATAACTAGAGAAGGATATGAACAGGTAACATTAGCCATTAATAAACAACCCGTTAGATTTAAAGTCCATCGTCTAGTCGCTAAATTCTTTTGTAAAAATGATAATCCAGAAATAAAAATTCAGGTTAATCATATAGATGGAGATAAAAAGAATAATCATTTTTCAAATTTAGAATGGTGTACTGCGGAATATAATAATAAACACGCTAGAGAAACAGGATTAAATAATGTTTCTTTATCTAATTCTAAACGATGGAATAATGATGAATTTCGAAAATCAACATCTGAAAAAATATCAAAAACTTTAAAAGTTAATGGTGTTTTTCTAGGTTCAAAAAATCCTAAATTTCGCTATAAAGTATTTATCAACGGTAAAGAAATGAGTAGACAAGAACTCATAAAGTATTTTGAAAATATTGTATCTACATCAACATTAGATAAATATATACGTCTGACGGCGATAGGTTTTGATACAAAATTTTCAAAAGAAAATAAACTTACTGTTATTGATACTAAAAATAAGTAAGGTTAATCGACTATCGAAAGACATCGAAAGATGAATCGAGTAGAGTAGGTTTACAGTGAAACTCTGTATTCCGAAGTGCCTGGCATCTCTAACGAGATGATGATATAGTCAACATGCTCATTGAATGAGTTATGTGGATATGGACTATGCTTCAATGAAACTTTATAACTGTTGTCTTATTAACATGGACGACATGTTGCAAAATGGTACCGTTATTTCTGGTACAAAAATTGATAAACCTAAATCATTTACAACTGCTTGTAATGTAGCTACACAAATTATGGCTCAGGTAGCTAGTAGCCAACTAGGTGGACAGTCGACAAATGTCTATCATATTTCGAAGTTTGTAGACGTTTCAAGACAAAAATTTATTAAACAAGAACGCGAGCGAATTAAAAAATACAATTTAGATATTTCTGAAGAAGTATTCAATAAAATTATTGAAGAAATGGTGGCCGAAGAAGTTAAAAAGGGTGTACAGATGATACAGTATCAAATTAATACTTTGATGACTGCGAACGGTCAAACACCATTTTCGACGTTATTCATTTATCTTAATGAAGCACCAGAGGGACAAGAAAGAGATGATTTAGCTCTAGTAGCATCAGAGATTTTGAGACAAAGAATTAAAGGTGTAAAAAATAAATCTGGAGCATGGGTCGCACCGGCATTTCCAAAGATAGTAGTAGTTATTGATGAAACAAATAATGATGAAACAAAACCATATTGGGAATTTACTAAATTGGCTGCAGAGTGTACAGCAAAACGTATGGTTCCAGACTATGTTTCTGAAAAAGTTATGAAAGAATATAAAGAAGGAAATTGTTATGCACCGATGGGATGTAGAGCATTTCTTTCTGTATGGAAAGATCCAGAAAATGATAATAAACCAAAATTCTGGGGAAGGTTCAACAAGAGAGTTTGTACTGTAAACCTTCCAGATGTAGCATTATCTATTAGGGATAAGTATGGATTTAAAGATAATGAATCACTGTTAAATAATAAAGAAGCTATGAAAGAATTCTGGGAATTACTTGATGAAAGACTCGAAATGGTACATAAAGTACTACTAATAAGTGTAGGGTATTTAAAGGGAACCAAGTCAGATGTAGCTCCAATTTTGTGGCAAAATGGTGCTATTGCACGTCTAAAACCAGGTGAAACCATTGATAAATTGTTAGTTGGAGGATACTCTACAACATCATTAGGTTTTGTAGGCTTGTTTGAGACAATGATGGCTCTTACAGGTAAACCACATACAGACCCTGAAAATCAAGAGTTTGCTGAAAGTATCGTTCGTTACATGAAGGAAACTTGTGATAAGTGGAATAAGATTCCTGGTGAAAATTATGGATTTAGTCTATATGGTACACCAGAAGAATCAACTACTGAGAAATTCTCTAAAGCATTACAAAAGAGACATGGAGTTATTAAAGGTATTACAGATAAGATGTATGTAATGAATAGTTATCATACAGATATCAAAGAACCTGTAGATGCATTTACTAAGCTTAATAATGAATCTAGATTCCAGAAATGGACTAATGCTGGTGCAATTTCGTATGTAGAAATGCCGAATTTGATTAATAACCAAGAAGCTATACTTTCTGTAATGAAATACATTTATGATCATTGTTGGTATGCTGAATTGAATAGCAAGATCGACAACTGTCATAAATGTGGATTCAGTGGTGAGATTAAGATGGTTAAAGATGAAAACAATAAATTAGTATGGGAATGTCCACAGTGTGGAAATAGAAATATTAGTGATATGACTGTAGTACGACGTGTTTGTGGTTATTTAAGTAATGCAAACTGTTGTTGTCAAGGTCGTATGGCTGATATCGGAAATCGTGTATTACATCTATAATTAATCATGTGGTGGATATTTTATCCACCACATTTTATTCATAATAATGGAGGTATAATGTATGTTTAAATCTAAAAGAAATCAAAGAAGAGAAGTAATTTCACAGCAAGCAAAAGATTCAATGAGTGAGCAATATAATTTTCTAATGGATCTAGAAGAAGCTAGAAGAACATTTCGTAAGAAAGTTAGTAATGTAACAAAGAATATTAAAATTATAACCAAAGTTTTTAATTAAAAAAAAATAACCCAGGGTAACTTTACCCTGGGTTATTAAATTGAGATTACTGATTGTTAAATCCAATCAACTGTTTTCTCAATCAATTCCTTAGCTCTACATTTACGTTTTGTTTTGAGATATTTTTCAATGTCTTTATCACTAATACCAGCATTTCTAAGGAAGAGAGATTCATTGGATAAGATCAAAGGTTCCTGTTGCCAATCAATAATATCTTTAACTTTAGTATAATCAGTAATACCGTAAATTTTGGAAACTTGATAATCCACAAAATTTTCTATGATTTCGTCTTTTAGATCTGGTGAGTTACTAACAAGCTTACAATAATCAAGTATTATTTTAGCTTGAGTTGTTTTATAATCGGCGTTGTGGAATGAATCATGAAATGAACACTCATCTAAAAATTTAAAATCATTGAGTAAAATAGTTGTTACGAATCCCACATAATCTTCAAAATCCCAGAAATATTTATTTGATAATTTAGGAGAATCACATTTTAGATTTGTTATTTCTAGAAAATTACGTAAATATGATGTATCTATTTTTGATGCCAATAATATCGCTGCAATTTTATTTATTAATCTTTTATAATCAATTGTAACGAAATGGAATTTATCATCATTAGATACATGTTTACATAGAATACTTTTGATTAAAAATTCCAATTCCCTTTTTAATTTCATTACATCGTCGTAAGATCCAATACTGTCAATATCATCCAGAAAAAAGAGTTTTAATATACTTACAAACATACTTAAAAACATTATTCCGATAAACATTAACCCAAATGTTGGGATGATGTATTTTTCATCACCTATATTTTTACCATTTGATGCCATAACAAATGCAAAAATATTTACTATAAATAGTACAATAAAGTACAAAAATGGAAGGGCTTCACCTGGTTCCTGTATCCATGAAAACCCTTTGGCTCTTTTAAATTTTGGCGATCTCATAAAGTAATTATAGAACTTTATGATAGTCGATTCAGTTGGTGTTTTCTTTTCCATAGTTTTCTCCTTAAAAATAAAGAATCCAGAGGAGGTCAAGACCTCCTCTGAATCCAGAATTCGATTTAAATTACTCATTCACTGAATGAGTTTCTTTCCATTCTTCGAATTCTTTTTGGGCTATAAGGGCAAGAGCTTTTGCACTCTCACTCTTCTCGTTAATGTAGGCTGTGACCATCTGGTCAACAACTTCCTGTTTTTTAGAATAATCATTCATGTTATCCCCTCCATGCTTGATTATTTATTTGTCGATGAGCTGCAACTGTACACTGATGTTGCATTCAGGTCCACGAATTTCCATTTCCATATAAGCTTTATCTGTATTCTTATCACAGATAAGAATTTTAGCTATAGGATTACCTGACCAGGAATCGATCCAATAAGAAACTTCAATTCCTTCATCTAAAGAAACGAATTTTCTTGTATGAGTCCTATTCCAGATTTTGTTCTTCAGTCTATTCAACCGTCGACAATTCTTAACTGAATAAGGAATTGTCCAAGTGATAGACTTCATGAGATCCTTAGAATCTTTTCTTTCAAGAATATAAGGAACTCCAGCATGGTATGAATTGCTGGCTACCGCTACAGCAAACTTCTTTATTTCGTGAATAAATTTTGCTTTATCGTGCTCGATAGCAATTTCTTCACGTTTAAACATTTCATGAACACTTTTAATATTCATGAGATCTACACCTTTACCAAAAGTTGGAACTACATCTTTCTTAGGTGATATAGTTGTCAATTCGTTTTTTGGTTCTGATGTTGTTTTCTTCTTAGCCATATGTTTTCCTCCTATATGGTTTACTATTAATATAATATATAATTATAAAAATTATAAAGAAGGACACTATAATATATCTTAATTATGAGGTAATTTGTAATGAAAAGTAGTAATATTTTTTCATGTGAACGTAATGTTATTGATATGAATGCAAAAGACCTATTTAGTATAGAAACTTTCTTTAATGAAGCTATGTTAAATATGTCTGACTGTAAATTTGAAGAAGATAAACAAATCATTAGGCATGCTCCACTAATTGCACTCAATACGGTGTCAAGAAATATGTCTATGTATCAAGATGTAGCTATATTGAATGCTCTTCAATCTCCTTATGTAGCCGAGTTGTTTAAACGTGGTACATGTTTCTGTGAATTAGAGCATCCAGATATAAACTGTACTAGAGAAAGATTCATGAAAGTTGACCCAGATAATACTTGTGGTCGTGTTATGAACTATAATAGAGAAGGAGATCTCCTTAGAGGAGACTTCCAATTTGTACAACCAAAAGGTTATATTCCATTAGATTGGTTTAAAAAAGGTATAAATTTTGGTTGGTCTATTCGTATTCTCACACCTAATTATGAAGAACGTAAGGATGCAAACGGTGAGCCATATATTTATAAACATGGTGATATGCGTTTTATTAGTTTTGATGTTGTTCGTATTGGTGGTTTTAAAGAAGCCTCTATAGTAACTGATGTTGATTCTTATGATGCTTCTAAAGAGAATTGGAATGGTGTACATGCTTCTTGGACTAATAAACGTAAGAAAGAAGAGTTCAAACGTTTGTTAGAAGCTCAAGAATCTCTTCCTATTATGGAAGATATATATGGATTCAGTATGAAAGATGTTAAAAATATCTCTTATTCTGAAGAAGGACTTATTACTATAGTATTAGATAATGATCGTAGTCATAGTAAGGCAATTAAGATTCCTACTAATACTTATAGAGTTAATCAAGTACTTATGAGTGGAGTGTAATTTATGAGCGACTTATTTAGTATGGAATCATTCCTTGGTATGTCAGAAATAAAAACAAAGAAAACAAAAAATAATTCTTCATTTGAATCAATGACTGATGATGAAATTACTAGTTTGTTTTATGCTTCTATAGAAGATCTGGATAATCTAAACATCTTAAATGATCTAAATAAACAACATTTTAATCAAAAACAACAAATGATTACAGTTTTAAATTCTTTTAGTGAAAGATTTTTACATAATAAACTTGATGAAAAACGTGCTGTAGAAAGTTATTTGGATAATTGTATAGCTTCTATGGAAATTCAACAAGAAAAACCTATAGGTGGTCTACAAGCTGTTGTTGGTATAGATAGAGCTATGAAATATGGATCCACAATTGGATCGATTGGACTTGGCGGAAAAGCAAGTGTGATTGGACTTAGCTCGCTTGCTGGAGAATTGGTGGCCCTAGGTTTTGGTTCTCTCATTCAAGGATGTAGATCTTGTGGTACATTCTCCGTTGGTACAGATATTTTTAAATCTCCAAAATGTTTACAACGATTGGAACAATTTAAAGCTAAACATGGTAAAGATGCTATGTGTACACCATCGGATGTTAAAAAATCTTTCAACACTGTTAGAACTAAAGCTGGATTTCTAAACCACATATTGACTGGAGATGTTGGTGGAAATGATCTTAAAGATATTAAACCTGAATTAATTTCTTTGAAAACTATAAATGGTGTAACATGCTGTGTAACAGCATTATTTCCATTTTATGGTTCATTGGATCTAAAACAATTTGCAAAGTATTCTGTTTTAATTGTTACAGGTATGTATAAAAAACCTGACGGAAAAATAAAATCAAAAAATATATGTAGAGGATATCTTATACCGCATGGTAAAATTAAAGCTAAAGGCGAAGAAAGTTTCGAATCATTATTAAATGGTTATGCTCATGGATGTGAAAAATATCAATATTTGTATAATCAAAATGATCCTACATATTGGTTTAAAAAATCTATTGGTAAACTATAATATTAATGTGGGTACATGAGTACCCACATTATATAATTTATTTATTTTTACCAAATGCATTCTTCACTTTGTTACCAAGTCTACTTAATGGAGTAGATTTAGAAGGTGAATTATTATAATCATTTAATTTGTTATGAGCTTTTTGTTGTTGAGCTTCGCTCTTAGATTGTTTCTTATTTTTGTTTTCATTTCCTTCATCATTATTGTTATTTACTTCACTATTTATAGGTATCAGTACTTGTTGAATATTGTTTACTATACTTTGTCCAATAGCGGTTACAGTGTTAGAATAACCAACAATGTTTTTCAAAAACTTAATCATATCATTTAAGTTTTTAGTATTAGCTATAGTAACATTTTCATTATTGATTTTAAATTCTGCAACATAACGAGATTTCTTTATATTTTCATTATTTTCTATATTATTCTTTTGAATAGTTTCACCAGCTTTAACGAAAGCTCCATTAATTTCATTAACAGTACCATTTTCTATATTTTTAACAAGTTCTTCTATTGGTTTAAATGCTATACCTATCTTTTCATTTACTTTCATAATTTCTGGTAAAAGACCTTGTGTTGGATTTTCACCTTGATTCGGAGGCTGTAGTTGCATTAAAAGATTTAAAAGTTTACCAACATTACAACTTTGATAAGATTTTTGTGAATCACAAGTTTTCATACCATAAATATTCCACAATATAGCTTGTTTATCTATATCCATATTAACTTGTGATTGCATCTTTTTAACAAATGTTTGTACATCATTTATAGCATTAGAATTTATATTTGATTTAGCTGTAAACGTTCTTTCATCTGTTGTAGAATTTTGATTTATTCTAGATTCAAGTTTATTAAATGTGTTTACAAATTTTTTAGCTCCACCCAGATTAAATGAACTAAAATCAAAGAACATTTTATCTTTTCCATCACCGCCAAATGGATTCTTTGGATTAAGTTTCCATTGATCTTTACCTTTTTGGAATATTCCGGCGATAAACGTTTTTATTTTATTGAATACCAATTTAATAAAATCGATTACTTTTTTAATAAAATTGATAACTGCGGTAATTATTCTCTTTAAAAACTGACCTTTTTTCTTACCATTTTCAGCATTATTATTATCATTTTGATTATTATTGTTGTTTGTAGAACCACCATTCTGTGCAGCTTCAGCTTCTGTGGATCTAAAGTTTCTATCCAAATATGATTCAAGTCCTTTTCTAGAATATGAATCAGTAATATTATTAGCATATGTATTTTGAATCTTTTTTAACATATTCATTTTATCTTTAATGTTTTTCTCATTAAGTAATGTATATGTCTCAAAGAAATGTAAATCCTCAGCAGCTTTAGTAACATCAGCTACAATAGCGTCAGCATACCCAATAGATTTCATATCAATTTGCTTTACACCGCTAGAAAATCCTAAAGAAGAATTCATTAATTCTTCAAAACTATAATTATTTCCAAGCATATTATATCTCCAAATTTATAATCTATATTAATATGTGCTTTAAAATTAACTATTATAGTAAGACACATCTATATACTATATAAAAGGATTTTACTATGGCTAATGAAAATTTATATACAGTAGGTACTAGTGGAAATGGTACTGGTGGTGGCGATAGTATAAGAAATATCGGTGTCACATATACAGAACGTAATGAACATTTTGGTGGTATAAATCCATATGGTGATGAAGCACATATGGCTAATGATAATCAAGATCCTGTTCATAAAATTAGACAGAAATATGTAAATTTAAATAATCAGTATTCACATGAAAACATGTGTTTGAATGTTGTTGATGTAAAAACTGGAGATCAAATTCCTATTTATGTTATTAACGATGGTATTAGATTAGCTAGAGGTGGAAATAATATAAAAGATGATCAATCTGTAGTTTATCATAACTTTATTCCTAATGATCCTTTAGGAAGACTAAAAGTATCTAATACTTATCATTATAATGCTAGATCATCAGTAGAAGCATTAGGCCTATATATTTCTAAATACATCGAATATCAAGCTACACATCTTGGTGATAAAAACTCAGATTTAGGTCAAATTGAAGATGTTGGTACAATGAACGATTTGGTATTTAGAAATTATATTAAAGGTGGTGGAGCTGCACCTAGAAATCCATTGACTGGTGAAGTAGAAGAATTATGTGAAGAAGATGAAAATGAAGATATAGAAGAAATTAGAAAAAAACTTAGAGCACATTCTGAAGATCTAGGTATTGGACTTGGTCATTGTATGGTAATGAATCCAGTATTCCAATTCAATAAACGTGATGATGTTCGTACTAATCCAATGTATACTAAGATCGGTAGAGTTTATTCTACTCAAATTATGAATAACTGGCCTATAGTTTTATTACAACCTGGAAGACTTAAATATAATACAGGCTTCTTTAAAATGCTAGGTTTAGGTGGTGGGGCTGGTGCTAGTGAACTTTTTATTAGAACTGGTGGTGAAGGTCTTCTTGGTAAAGTTGCTGGGTTTTTTTCATCTATAACTGATGCTATTGGTGTAGTTGGAACAGTTGGTTCTGCTATTTTTGGTGGTGGTAAAGTTGTAGAATTTAAACAAGCGATTAATATGTTTAATATGTATGTACGTTCTATGTGGATGTTGTTATCACAAATGATGGGTTTGTGGTCAAATGATGCTAATGGTAGATACGTATATAATGGAGCAGTAAGATATCTTGATCTAACTAGAGTATTACCAACACTACATTTAAGTGGTGGTTTAGCTAAATATAATAACAATCAGTTTATTCCATTTAGGTGTCAAAAAGGTGTAGTTGGAAACGAAACATTCTCTAACTCTACAGAAACTAACCCACTTATGGAAGAAATGAATGCTGCTGCTACTTCTAATGCTGAAGAAGGAGCAAATCAGAACTCTTTCTTTAGAAGCGCTGTTAATGCTGGTCTAAAATTTCTTGGACAGTTTTCTGATAAAGCTGCCGTTATGTCTGGTCAAGGACGTATCACTCTTCCAGATGTATATGCTTCTTCATCATTTCAACGCAGTATTTCTCTTAGTTTTGAATTCCATTATCCATATGGAGACGCGTTAGGAAAGTTCGAAAATACTTTATTACAATTTCAAACATTGTTAACTATGGGCCTTGCTAGACAAACTGGTAAGATGACATATACATCACCATTTGCAGTTAGAGTATATATAAAGAATCATATCTTTATTAATTATGGAATGATTGAATCTATTTCTGTAACTCGTGGCGGAGATTCCAATGATTGGTGTTCTGATGGGTATCCAAAAACGATAAAGGTTGATGTTGGTATAAAAGATATGGAGCCAAATATCTCATTACCATTAGCATCTCGTGGTCCATTACGTATGGCTCTAGAAGTTATGTTCCCTACGTCAGGAATATCTGAATATTTAGGTTCTATTGGTGGACTTTCTATGGATGAATTAACACATAACTTTAGAAAAGGACACAAAACTAGAGCACTAAATATGTTTAGATCATCATGGGGAGCTAAATTAAACGTTGATTCATTCTTAGCTTCTGTAGCTAATACAAGATTAATGTCAAATATCCTAACGTTATTTAGATCTTCAGATATAGAAAAGATGATAGAACTTGGAGACATCGATAGAATTGGCGATCAGACACGTTTGATGAATATGACTCAAAATAAATATACTGGTGTATATTCATCAGGAGTGGGTCAATTGTGGGCTGTAGGTGACCTAAATCCATCTAATAGCAATACTTCAGCACTTGCAGCGAATAGATCTGAACAACAAGGAATGAAAGCTGCTGCAGCAACAATAGGTAGCGATATGAGTCAAGCAACATGGAATGGGAGATAATACATGAGAATAGTTGATACTAAATTAAATGTTATAGGTTTGGGTTCTGATAATAATAAAGAAACTGTAGGCATTGTATTTAAAACTTCTGAGGAATTGGATAATAGACCGTTATTAGGATTAATAATTCCTAAGTTTATGATCGGTTATGATTTTAAAGATGGAGATAAACCATCAGATATAGAAGTACCAATAACTGGATCAAAATGTGTAAATGATAGTTCTATAAAAACTTTCTGGTCTACATCAATAAATATGAAAAATTATATATTAGTAAGACCATATTTAAATCAAAATCAAAATATGCCAAATTATGTTGTTGGTGATAAAGTAATAGTTTCTATAATAGATAACGATATAAAGACTTTAGCGTTTTTACCATATAGTATAAATAGACTTGGTCAAAGAGCTACTGATAAATGTATGTTTAGTGTTCCAGCTAATCCTACAGAAAATACAGCTCTTTCTGAGGATAATACATACTTTATAAAACTGGATAGTAAATCTAAAGTTATTATTTTATCTACGGCAAAAAAGAATGGTGAAACTTGTGCTCAAGTTATTGGAATGGATGCTGAAAATGGTCAAATCGCTATATCAGATAATGAAGATAGATCATGGATATTGGATACAAAGAATGATTCTATTACTTCTAAAACATCTGGTACTACTATAGAACAAACTGGAAATGTTATAAATATTAAAGCTGATACAATAAATATCGAAGGTGATACAGCTATTAACATTAAAACTGCTACACTTAAACAAGAATCAGATACTATGGAAGCTAAAGCATCCAATTGTAAATTTGAATATGATAATTTCTCTCAAAAGAGTAATTCGGGTAAATATGAAATACAACAAGAGAAACATGAAGGTATGTCTATGTCATTAAAAGAATCCACATATCATAACGATTCTCCATTGATTGGTCAGAATGGACAAGTCATATTCCCGAATTTCGTTATAGGAGCTATTCCAAATATAAACTCACCAGTAAATCCAACAAGTGGTTTATCTGGACCTGCTGGAGCAATGTTGCTACAAACAGATCCTTCAGCAACACCATTAGCAAAATTCCCACAGCTTGCTTCAGCATTAACTGCTATAGCAGCCGCAGCAGACGCTTATCCATCTGGTGGAGGTTCTGCATCAGCAGCAGCTGCAAGTTTTGTTGCTAGTGGTATGAGTACAAAAATCCTTTCTTCTTAAAGAGGTTTATAATGAAATTAATAACATTATCAGATGATGCGAAAAGCTTTGGACAAACTTTAAGAAACGAATACAGTAATTCTATAGATATAGAAAGTGCTTCATTTTCGGAAAGATATGAAAATAAAGAATTACCAAAATATTCTACTACTACACAAGGTATTAGATTTTTTGATAACATATTAATGGAAAAATATTATGAAAAAATAAGAAAATCATGTAAAGAAAAATATCTTACTAAAGAAGAAAATTTTAAATATCGATATAGACCAGAAGCTTTAAGTTCCGACATTTATGGAACTACAGATTTATGGTATATGATATTGAAAGTTAATTCTTGTGAAGATTTTTCCGAATTTCATGATTTAGAATATGTTTTATTACCAGATTTAAATACTATAAGTGATTGTATAATGAATGAAGAATTTATTCTAAAAAAATCAGCACAATAAATTTACTGGGTACCATTAAGTACCCAGTATTATTTTAAGTAAACCTATTCATAAACTCAATATATGTATTTTCATAATATCTTTTTCCATAATTACTAATCCATTTAGCCATCTTTTCAACATCCGATTTAAAAACTTTTCCTACAAATTTTATAGCATATTTATCCGCTTCTTCTTCATTGGATAAACCATCATCAGTTTGTTTCATTATATGGCCTATTTCATGATATAGTAATAACTTTTGTGCTTTTGGTGATATCTTTTTAAATTCTTCATCATATGCTATAAAAATAGCATATTCTTTTATTTTATTAAATAGCCCGAAACACGCATGTACAAAACATGGTGAATTCCACTTCATCTTTTTGAAAAACTTTGATTTTTTATATGCTAATTTTAGATCACAGTAATAAACTATTACAGGAATCTTATTATAAAACGTTATAAATTCAGTTTTATAAATGTAATCTTGTAATTCTCTTTTATATCTCATAGTATTATCTCCTCACGTATATAATATATAAATATAAAATAGGAGGTAAAACCTCCTATTTTATATTTAGAATAATACTACAGATGTTCCTGTCGATGGAATATCTTGTTGAGGTACTTCATATGGAGTATTTGGATCAGTTGCGGAGGAAACTTCTACCGGACCATCACCAACTGGGTCAACTGGTGTTTCCACAGGAGTTTCTTCAACTATTGCTCCATAATCGACAGCATCATTATCACGTATATCATCTCTAGCTTTAAGAGCAGCATCGTTAGTTTGTTTATAGAAGAAATTAGATAAAGAACTCATGTTAATCATAGCTTTACGCTGTTTTTCTATAATTTTTCCAATACGCTCTTTCTCTTTATCTGTTGTAGCTTTATTCTGCATCTCAACTAAATCTTCTATATTAATTTCAATTAATGTGGCTTCTTCTTCGAAGAATACACTAGTTTTCATTCTAAGGTTATAAATCCAATATACGATTGGTTTTAACATAATAATTAATAATACAAAAGAAACTATTACCGGAATTGCAAAACCGCCACCAAGTAAGAACTCTTGTGAATATTCATAAGACTCTTTAGAATTCTTTGCTTTACCTAAACGATTAGTGATATTTTTAAAATATCCATAACCATTATTCATGGTATTTTGTAAAGAAGTAATAACGAAATCCATCGGTTTATAGCAAGTATTTTTTGTTAATGGACTTGTTTTCTCCCACATATTCTTAGCAGCAGTATATGATGTAGTTTTTCTAATATTTTCAGCACCTTGTTCTTTAACATCATTTTCACTTATAGCAGCCAACGCTTTAGATACTTCTGATTTATATTTGATATTCAAGATTATAAGTGTAATTAAAGCAGAGATCAACGCTATAATAATTACAGCAATAATTACTTTAACCATAACGGGCAAATTAAGTTTAATACCTACTTCACCAGATGTTTTAACTGTGTGACCGAAAATCTTTATAGCACTTGTAAATTCAGTTTCTATAGAACGATCATCCTGTAAATACATTTCTATACTTTGAAGATCATCTATTGTATAATTTTCTTTTGAAAAAGCTTTTTTAAAGAATCCATCATTCTTCATCTCTTGAATAAACTTTAAATTAGGTTTATGAGAAAAGAATTCAAAAATTTTACAATAAAGAGTTACACCTGTATCTTTAAACTCCCTATGATTATTAGCAAGTTGTTTAAAATCAGTATATGTTTTCTCGAAAGAAACTTTCAATGATGTAGGAAGTTTAGTAATGTCATAATCTGCTTTTTCAAACTTATCCACAATAGGTTTCATTTCTGGAGAAATTAAATGTCCATCTCCACACTTTTTCATAGCATTCATAAATGATAATGCTTGTTCACTAAATTCTTTTTCTTCCTGTCTAGAAAGAGTTTTTGAATTAGTATAACTAGAAAATTTATTAAACATGCTTTGAATTTTTTCTATAGGCATGTTTATGATATCTTTTGTTTTAATAAACATCTTTTATACTCCATTAGTGTTTTGTAACGAGTCTAGTCATGTTTGCTAGAGCTTTAGAAAGATCTGAAGAAATATCCTTTTCTCCACCAGTTTTTCCAATCTTCTCTATATCACAAGTTGTTGGATATGGTTCACCAGAATAGAAGAAATGAATAACTCCGTTATCAGAATCAACAATACCTAATCCAAGAAGCATATAAGTATCAAGGATAGGATCAATATATTTTTCTCTATTTCTAAGACAATCTGAAAGACGAAGTTTAATACCTCTAAGTTCAGATTCATCAATGATAATAGTACACATTGGAAGATCTGATTGAGTCTTTCTTGCAACAAAATTTTTAAGAATAGGGATGGTGTTTGCTACAGTCTTCATTCTATATTTCGACTTATTACTCATAAGACGTCTAAAGAATGGAGTATTTCCAATAGTTCTTTCACGTTCAACATCACCCTTTACTGTATCCAAAGCAAACAAGAAGTCTTTAAAGAACTTAATTTCACCAGATGTTAACTGTACGAGTTTAAATAGCTTTCTAGTTTTACTATCAATTTGATTCAACATCTGATTAATATCTACAGCATCAACATACTGTAATGAGGCTTTAATAGCTAATGGGAAGTCAATAGCTCTATCAGTTCCATCACCAGCTCTAACATACATACGTACATTAACGATAGTAGGTCCAACTTTACCAAGTTTTCCATTAATCTCATTAAGCTCTTTAACAGAAGATCTAGCTGTATCTGCTTCCAATCTATTAGCAGCAGTTAAAGTCTTACCTTCATTATTTGCTAATGGGTTTTTAATTTCATCATATTGAACACCGCCATTATCACCTATTCCATTATGTTTATCGTCAAAATAAAGTGTAGAATTTTTTGGTTTATCATCTTTACCGTCGTTAGCTTCTATACTATAAGATAATTTTGTCGTTTCTGTTTTTTCATTAAACGTTTTATAAGGAGTTCTATCATAATAATTATTCATATATATTTCACCAGATTCAATCATTTCTGGTGTAGCTGGAGTAATAGAGACTTTAAATCCTCTAAAACTTTCATATGTAGAAACTAATGTATTAATATGTGACTGAACACTATCACCTTTATGTTGATTAACAATAGGGTTTAGACCTGATGCTAAGATAACAAATCTTGCACAATCGAACTCTACCTGTTTTGTAATTGCTAATGCAGTTTTATAATCAGTAATTGTTGTAGAACAAGCTACAGGATATTCCATAACGTATTTTGATGCTTGAGCAGATATGGATTTAGCTTTTGTAAATAAACTGGAAACGGCAGATACATCCTGTGGATCCATCTTGAGTTTTTTACTAGCTTCTGAGCATAAGCCTACCATATCAAATAATTCAGTAATTACACCCATTGTAATACTCCTATTTATTGTTTAAATTCTATATATTAAGATGTTTTTCTCTACTTATTTAATAGATATAATATCTTTTGATGAAAAACAAAAGTATATATTAAGTGAGGATTAATATGCCAACAACACAGAATTCTAAAATAGATTACAATCAAATAATGAAAGATTTCCAGAATGATTCAAGAGATATCTTTCAAAATAATGTTAGTGAATATACAGTAAATGATAGAAACTTTATGCAAAACTTGAACCAAATGTTCGGTAATGCAATGAGTGCAAAAGGATTAAACGTTCTAGATCCTATTTATGCAAATTTTTTTCATTATAATAAAATGGGTATGCTTGGAAATGTTGATTTTCCAAGAGTTACTAGAACTTACTGTTTTTTCACAAGACCAGAACTTAACTTTTCTATAGAAAATTTAACAGCTATACCATTTTTTAAATGGTTATATAGTAAACCTATTGGTAAAATGATAATGTGTTCATTAACTGATCCCGAATACTTTATTGGTGGTCCGGCAGCATTATCCAATAATAACTTATCTTTTAGTGCTATGATGTCTATAGTTAATGATTTCGTAACTGAACAAAAAACATTAAATAGAAAATTTATTGATAACGCTGCTACAAATGAATTTAAAACTTGGTATGCAAGTACAGATATAAATGACGATGCATCATTTACAGGTCTTGCAGATTATAAAGGATTTGATCAAACTACATTGGATGCTTTTAGAGAAGGTTTAAATAATTCTGAAGAGGCTAAAGCTGCGGCAGAAGCTGCTGAAAGTGATGATCCTGCAGAAGTTGCACGTCTACAAAGTGTAGATATGAGTGCTCTTTATGATTCTGCTACTCTAGATAATTTACAATCAGCTTTCACCAATGCGCAAAGAGCATATGAACAATTTATGGCAGAGTACGATGGTTGGCTTAACAGTAAAAATCATACTGAATCTCTTTTTTCAGCCTATGGTATAGAGAATAAAGAAAACTATATGAAAGAATTGGCTAAAATGGGTATACATCAAGCTAAGAATATGTTTATTGTTGATCATGATAGTCCATTCGATAGATTTAATTTTACTTCTCCATTTATTCCATTATTATGTAATACTTGTACTCAAGTAACTGGTGGAAAAGATTTTAATCTTAGTGAACACACTTATGAAGAAGATGAATATAGTTCAACTATTAAAGTTCCTACAGGTATGGATGAATTATGGGGTCCTGGTACAGTAAACGCAACATTTACTGATATTGCATATGGTCCAGTATCATTATTGTTCATGGTATGGGTTTTATATATTCATTATGTATCTAGAGGAAATATATTAACGACAAGAGAACACATTATAGAAAGAATTCTAGATTACACTTGTTCTATTTATGTATTTGTAATTGGTGAAGATGGTCGTCGTATAGAACGTTGGGGTAAATTTACCGGATGTTACCCAACATCTTTCCCAATGAGTTCACAACTTGAGCACAATACACAGATAGAAAAAGATGTATTACAGAAATTATCTATAACGTTCTCTTATAATAGATATGAACCAATGGATCCACAAGTATTCACTGATTTTAATTTCTTATCAGAATCTGAATGGTTAGTAAAACTTAAGCATCCATTATGGGAAAATATTTATGATAGAGAATCAAGTCTTAAAGAATTGACTACAGTATTTGAAGATCTTTCTACTCATAAATCCCAAGTAGAACTTCTCAAATTACATCAATTAAGAAGACCTAATCAACTATGGGATACTGTAAAAGATGAAGAAAGAGGAATGTCTGGTAAATTACCTATGGCTCTTATAGAACCAGCACCTAAAACAGGTGGTATGTCTGGTCACAATCCTTTATTTAATCAACAGACAGCAGAACATAGAAAGAATTCAGAATGGTATATTGATGCAATGACTAATTACTGGGGAGGTTATCCATATATAAATAAAGGATCAGAATTAATATGGGTATTACCACAATGGTCAAAGAGTCAAGATGTATATAAAGATGATCAGCCCATTGGTACAAATAGTAATTATAAACAGAGTCAACAACCAAATAACTTTGGTCAATTTGAAGAAAGTACTGGCTTCTCTAAGCATGCTATATTACGAGAAAGTGGTACAAAAGCTCCAAATGGATTCTTTATTGGAAACGCCACTTTACAAAATATTTAATATAAAAGAGGGTATTTTACCCTCTTTTATATACTATTTAAGGAAAAACATTACTATATAATTTTGTAGGAGCATGTTATAAAATGGAAGAAACAACTCTTGAAATAAAAGATATTTTAGATGCTAATGCACATAATAGTGCTATGGCTCTTACAGCAAAATGGATAGACACTTTCAAAAAATATGCTATGGAAGATTATGAAGGTCTAAGCGATGATCCTGCAAGTTCATTTAATATTTTTACTCATTTGACTGCTCAAGGTGCAGCTAAAATGATGTATGAACAAGCAGCGAGAATTAATGAAACTAACATAGCTACAGCTATTTTACCAAAGTCTCTATTAAATAAAACTACTAGTGAAGAATTAGCTGGAGTATTTGGAACGCCTGCATCTACAACTATGGCATTCTGTATCAAGAAAGACGAAATCATAAAATTTGGGGTTTATATACCGGCTGAAGGTGTTTATAGGTTACGTGTAAACAAAAATATGGAAATTGTGTTCGAATCACATCCAAAATTCACTCTTCCATACGATGTTATCATTAATGCTAAACCTATTACATCTAAAGTTTATGATCCTGATACTGGTGCTATGGAAAATGTTACTGAGTATAATATATATGCTTATTATGATATGCCTTCAGAAGCAAATGATGGTATGAGACATGTCTTTAACATATATAATCAGTATATTTCTTCTCGTGATATGAGATTTGAAGGAAGTACTTATGTAGCTTTCTTCTTAAAGATTTTCCAATTAGAACGAAAAGAAATAAGTCTTTATGTATCAAATCCATATACGTCTGATACTAAGATTGCGTTTGATAATATGCTTGTAGGTATGGAAGTATTCAGAAAGAAAATAAATACTACTTCAGAAATACTTATGAAAGGTTTTACAGAAGGTACTTCTCTATATCAAAATACTTATAATTATTCTTACGATAATAAAAGAAATAGTAGTAATCTAAATATTTCTTTTTCTAAAATGAATGATTCTAGTGCTTTGTCAGTTGGGGATAACCTTAGATTTGTTGTATATACTACTCAAGGTACATTAGGAAATATAGACTTTCCTTTTATGATTTATAATATCGATAAACTTTCTGTAAAATATAATCAAGATTTAAATGATTCTACACAGAATGCTATGCTAAATATAATTTGTTTAGCATTTGCTAGAGATCAAGAATCTTCTGGTGGTAAAGACTCATTAACGTTTGAAGAACTTAGAGCTAAATTGATTTCTAAGCAATATTCTAGAGATATCTTGATTTCTAATAATGAAATTATAAAGAAGGGACAAGAATTAGGATTATCTATAAAGAAAGTGCAACAAGATCTTACAGCTATGTATTATCAGTGTTCTGATAAACTTAAGTATAAAAATATGATTCTTTCTACAGGAACTTCAAATTTATATTTTGATTTGACTAAAAAAGAAAAGTTATTAAGAGGTTATAATTATTATTTAATCTCTCCAACAGATGTTTTTGTTTTTAATCCTAAAACTAATAGATATGAATATGTACCAGAAGATTCTAAAAACGGTGGACAAGTTGTAGATAGTTACATAGATTATGTAAATAAATATAATAGTTCTTATAATGTTGATGCTATAAGAGAAGTAACATTCCCATTCTATATGAGATTTGAGAATACTACTAATCCTAAGATTCAAGTATATGATATGTTTGTAAATACAACCGAATTCTTAAAATTTACATTCTATAATGAATCGACAGCATTAGACAAATTGGATATTTCTATTCTTAAAGTAGTTAGAAATCCATATAAGGGAACTATCTCTGGTTCATTCGATAAAACTCTTTCAAATAAAATATTCTTATCATTCTTAGTATATACTGGTCAAAATACATTAAATAAGCTTTATACACAATCTCATAATCCATCAATTTCATTAAATTATGTAAATAATACTAATGAAGATATATACAAGAAACAATATGTAACATTTGAAGTTGGTATGGAAGGTACCACAACTGGTGAAAAATATATTCTTGATCCAACTAAGGTTCGTATTGTTAATGTAGATTCTATGGTTAAAGATGGATACATTATGTATCAAGCCGAATTGGAAACAAATAATTTTATTTCTGATGATAAGGAAATCCAAATTAAAGGTATTAGAAATGCTAGTTCCATTTCTAAAGACTATTCAGTATATATTCCTGTGGATACTTCTGTTAAATTTTCTGTAACTGGAAAGTTTAACGATACAGAAAACAATCCTACTAATAAAGAATGTATTACTTATGAATCTGATGAAGTAGATTTAGTTCATTATCTATCAGAAAGTTTTGGTATTGATTTTGATATTGAATCAGTTATTCCTGGCTATGAAACATATGATAATGATAAATTCTATCTATATGATACAAATGTTTACTATAAAAATCCTTTCTATGATCCTGCTGAAACTGACGTAACTAAAGTCAACCATTATCAACTTAAAGTTGAATCCTTAGATGGTGAGAATGTCAGTTTCAAAATTGCTGGAAATCAATCTATTCCTACTTATGTAGTTGCACATAAAATAGGTGATGTTAAATTTAATTATACAGAATTAACTCCAGAAGAAAGAGAAGAAGGACCATCGGAGTATAAAGAATACTTCGTACGTGTTAAAGAATCTAAATTAGATTCCAATGGCAATGAAGTATATTGTATAGACGAAAATAACGAATATATTTATGAAAAAATTAATATAGAAGATGATTTTGATGAAAATATAACATATTATACTAAGTCTGCTAAAATTAAACATTATGCTGGAGAATTAGTTTATTATAATAAAAATACTGGTGAAATTGTTGATTTACCAAATGCTGAAGCAGTACAAAATATTAACTGCGAAACAAAGAGTAAACCTACAGAATATATCGGTATTTGTAAAAATGTTCCTTGGATCAATAGATTATATATGGCTGGTGAATACATGTATGAGGTAATTCATAAACTGTATACTGATATCATTGATCGTTCAAATGAGATTAAAAAGAATCTTTTTGATGGAGGAAAGATCTATATTGGTCTTAATTCTACATCAGGTAAGTCTAAGAAATTCAAAGCATATAAGTTAGCAGATGGTTCTGAAGAATATCTTAACAATATTGCTATGAGTTTCGTATTTAGAGTTAAATACAAAGAAGATACCTCATTGGAATACAAAGAGGAACAAATTAAAAACTCAGTTATAAATTATATAAATTCTATTGGGGATCAAGATGTAAGTATCGATAAAATGTTCGATAATATTAAATCTGCTGTTCCTGATATAGTTTATATAAATATAGAAGGTATGAATACCTATAAATATGGTGAGGTGCAGACCATTATGAACGACACATCTGTTATAGATGAAGTTCTTACTGTATCACAAAAAATGACTACAACAGAAACTGGAGATATTGATTTCGAACCAAATATCACAGTTAATGTAGTTACACAAGAATAATTAATACGGGAGATTAGATATGATCAATGATTCTAAAGAAGATTTTTCTACGGCAGTAAGTATTAAAGCTGACGAATGGAGAAATCGTTCATATGAAGAGCATATGGTTGGGTTCCTCACAAAGACTATTAAACAATCAACTACATTAAATATTCCTGATAATGCTGAAACAAGTACTAAAGAAGCTATCTTTAAGGAATCTACAGCAACTATTGGTGAGACAGCCAAACGAGTGATCAATAATGCATTACTTGATGAAAAGAATACTATGCATAATGTTGACTTTGCACATGAAATTGCTAATCCTGGAAGCTTTAGTGAATCTGTACAGAAGCTTCTCGCTGAACACATTTATAATGAAGCTAAAGATCGTGCAGATGTACTTGAAGCTGAATTTGATTCTGGTAAGTTTAATAACTTGTCTATTGAACAGGTTATGAATCATATTGACCACGCTTTTGAATCTATTACGTTTGATTCACAGTTCAACAATGGTAAAGAACTTAAGAGAAAGATGGATATGCTTCTTTCTCTCGAAGGTGAATCTGTAATTGATTCTATTAAAGAAGATGTAAATAAACTTATTACAGAAACAGAAGCTAAGAACTCTGTAGTACGTGATGCTGTTACACAGATTAATGAAAAGCGTGAGGAAATTGAAAAGAAAGTTAATGGTGATTCTGTAGATCCTAATGCTGAATCTGATAAAGAAGTTGGTGAAGCTGCTGAAGAGTCAGAAAAAGAAGAGAAGAAAGATGAAGTTCAAGCTTCTGAGGGCTGGTATGGTAAAGCTCTTAGAAAAAATAAGAAATATAAGAAGAGTGATCTTTATAAGAAATATGATATGTCTGTAGATGTTGATATTTCTAGAGAATCACTTTATAAAACTTTCGATGAAAATTCTTTCTCTAGAGAAGAAGCAGTACAGATTCTTCAAGAATTCCAAGAATTAGGTGATGAAATTGATACAACATCTTTACCTAATAATACTGCTAATGCTAATAAGGTTTTCTCTCTTTCTGATGGTGAAGAACAGCAGAATGATGATCTGACAGAAGGATCTGATTCTGGAGAAATTGAATCTCAGGAAAATACATATACTGATGATGACGGAAAAGAGATCGAAGTAGATCAAGACAAATTCCAGTATGATGAAAATAAGTTTAAGGCTAAAGAACCTAAAAAAGACGAATATGATGACGAAGATGAGGATGACGACGATGATAGCAATTCTTCTGATGAAGACGATTGGGGAAGTAGTTCAGATGATGACGATGATTGGGGAAGTGATTGGGATGATGAGGAATCTGAGGAAGCGTTTGCCAAAGATTTCATGCCTCTGTCATTTGAAAAATTGCATCATCGTACAATAACTCCTACTAATAAACTTGCTGCTTATCTTGCATTTACAAAAGATGGTGGTCAATTCTTCTTTAATGAAGTAAGTAGAAGAGCTACTGAAATGTATGGTCTTCTTTCTAAAGAAGATTCGGTTGCTGATAATATCGATAAAGATACTATTAACAAAGAAATTGAAGATAAGGTAGAAAAAGTTGAAAAGGTTAAAGAAGATACTGAAAAACTCATGAATGACTTCGGTATTCTTGGAATCCTTTCTGGTTCATTCCAGAGAACTGATTCTCCTGTTCATAATGCTGTAGCATCTTTATTTAAACCTACAATCCTTACACCAAAAGATTCAAAAGATATTTCTAAAGAAGATCTTCATGAACATGAACTTGCTGAAATCTTGAAGATCGGTATGTCTATTTCTGAAATCAAGTCTGAAATTGCAGATGGAATTGATATTCGTGGAAATAAGAGCAAACTTGGTTATCTTGATGAACTTCTTAATGAAAAGATGTTTAATCTTGAACCAGGTGAAAAGATGGAAGTTGAATCAAAGATTAAAGCTCTTCAATCTATTGAAAGTATTATTCCTATCGAAGAAGCAATTTCTATGAAAGTATTTGCTTCTAAGTCTGCTAATACTGATGATAACTCAGATAGAATTACTATTTCTTCACTTAAGGATATCGATGCTTATGGATATTCATTCGATGATGAAATTGCTAAGATTAAGACAGAAGTAGAAAAGAACTACAAGAAACAATTCGAAGGAAAACATACTATTGTTAACTTCGATATTATGAGACTTGTAGACTTTGTAGTAGATGAAGTAGATACAACAAAACTTGATACAAATCTTTATGAATCAATCATTAGTAAAATCGTAGATAAAATCGATGTTACCAAATCAAGTGAAGGTCTTATTGTATTGAATAAGGCTAGATGTTTGACAACTTCTTTTGTTGCCGCTGATAAGCTCGGTATGCTTTCAAAAGACGAACTACGTAATATTAGAGCATCTATGATATGCTAAACTAACTAATAATACTGGGGAGTATACTCCCCAGTATATTTATAATAACTATTTAAAACCTCTTACAATTTTCTATATAATACCGTAAAATGACATTTCTATATACTAAAACATACCTATTTATATAGGAGGAATATATATCATGGCTTATAATAATAGAATGCCTGTACTTTCACGTATAGATAAAGGTGTTAGAGATAATGACTTTATTCCTATAAGTGAATTGAAAGAATTCGATAAAAAGCTTAATAAGATAATTGAGCTTTTCGAATCTACAAAAAATACAGACACTAGTGATGCAAATTCGTTAGCCAAAAAGATGAAAGATATTGAATATAATATGGCTGACGCATTAGTATTTGATGAGAATAACAATATTATTGGATATAACACTATCACTACTGATGATGGTAAAGAAATACCTAAATATGGTCCAGATGCCATATATAATATGCTCAATACACTTGAAGAGTATTATGGTAATTTTGTTACATTAATGGGTTCTGATCCTAATATTGATAACTGGAAAATTGATCTTGATGCTTACTTTACAGAAGCTATTACATTATTTAAGAATAAACTCAATGGTGTATTCCGTAATTCTGCATTAGCTGCTACAATGGAAGCTAAGAATGATAAGACTAATGATTATATTTTAAATGATAAAGTTAGTCTTAAAAAGGGTCAGATTATGAGATTGAATCCAGATCTTCAATCTTATATTCGTAATGTAAACTTACTTCCTAGTGAACAGAATGTTGATTTTATTGCTTTTGAAGTTGGCGAACTTGAAAAAGATTCTCTTGTATTCAATCTTAAAATCCAGAATGGCTTCATGTGGGTAAACCTTAATGTTGTACTCGATAATGGTAAATGGTTTATCTCTAGAGAGAAAGTACTTGGTAAAGATCTTGAAAACAAGTTTAAAATCGATGTATTTAAATATAAGAATGGTGATAAAACATTCTATGTTTTCTGTCTTAATACTGATTATCCTGAACTCGATGAATATTATAACTTTGAAATTGAAGGATTATTAGTAAATGGATATAGTTTCAACGCTACTGGTCTTACTGTAGATAAACACAATAAGTACTATTCTTACACATTAGTAGAAGATACTAGTGTAGATCCATTGTATAATGAAACCTATTATACTAAGAGTTCAGAAGAGTATACTGATGAAAATGGTGCAAAGATTACTAGAGAAATCTATATTCCAGAAACACATCTTACTGTATTCCGCGAAGGTGTAGAGTATTATGTAAGAAGTGTTAACTTCTCTTTCATTCATAGTTTTGATTTCATTAATGATGAACTTGATGGAAATATCAATAAAGATGACGTACTTAAAGATAAGAATAATCAGCTCGTTGTAGAAGATATTAAATATCGTGGAACAAATAAAGCTTTGAAAGTTGATTATGAAGTCTCTGAAGTATTCGATGATAATGAGGAAGCAGATACAAATAATTACATAGCTAATGAGAATAAACTAAAAGAAGATGATAGTGTTAGATTATACAATAATGAACAGAGTTTAGTAGCTGTAGGAAAGAGTCCAAAGAAAATCGATAATCATATAGCTGTTGCTTATGGTGAAAAGACTTTTGATATAGTTGATTTACGTCCTGGAGATGTTGTAAATACTAATTCGTACTTAGATAGAGATGCTTCCAATACAGTTTATAATGATATTCATGGTAACATTGAACGTACTAATACGAATATTACATTAGAAACTATAATTGAAGGTGAAGAAATTGAAAAGAATCGTCTAGTAAAATTCGATAATGGAAATAGTATTTATTTACAAAAAAATGGTAACTTTGTATTTTTCGACAGAATAAATAATAATCAAACTATTATAAAAAATATAGGTGATGAAATTCGTTCGGAAAATGATATTTATACTAATAAATATCAAGATGTAGTTATTGAACACACTACTGGTAATTATGTGATTGTTTCATCTACTCAATTAGAAGATAACTTTACTACTGCTTCTGGTTTGCATGTAACTAATCCTAAACACATATATGATGTTAACTGGGGTGGCGAAACATACAAGTGCAATCATGGTAAAAATAAAAAATTATTTATTATTTATAATGATGGTACCATATCACATGTTAAACAAACGGTTGCTACATTTAATGAAGAACAAGATTTGAATGATCCGATATTTTCATTAGTTGATGATAAACTTTTTATAATTGGTTTACAAACTTATAAAGTCTCCGATAGTAAAGGTTCTATAAATGCCAATCATGGTAATACGGATACAACTTTTTGGGGCAACCAAACACACACTTATACATATCAACAACCGTTAACTTGGGCTAAATCTGATCAACAAGGCGCAATATCTTTGTATTTACAAATCTATGATATAAATAATAAAACTACTATTAAACAACAACGTATTTTTGGTGATACTGTTGCTAAAGGTTTAGGTAAAATATTAACTCTTAGTGCTTCTTCTACTAAAGAGTGGTCAGATTCATATGGTGGAACGACCGTTAAAGACATTCTTTATTTATATGTACGTAAACGTCCATTAGTTGTTACTAATTTTGTACCTGAAACATTAGATGCTTCTAATAAAAAGTCTTTACATTTCTTTGTAAAAACTGATACATATGGTACAAGTGAAGCACAATGGAATAGATCATATTTTGTTAATATCGATTATACAGACGTTGACAATATGATTTTAACTATGGAAGATAGTGCTGTTACTTCTGGTGTAAATGCTGGTACTAATATAAATAAAGATTATGATTATCCTCATGATTTTGTACAAAAGAATCATTTAGTTCTTTCTAATAAGACTGTAAAATCAGGAAGCAATTATATACCTACTACAAATACATTTATTCAAAGTGTACAAAATGGTAGTGTTATTAGTACTTCAGCAAATGATATCTATACATCTTTGGGTGCACTCATTCGTGATCATAAAGATGATATTAATATCGAAGAAGAAGTATCTGATTCAAAATATTTTGTTTGGTTTAAGAATACCAACTCTATATTTAAAGTATCAAAAGCTACAGCTTCAGATCCTATCGAAGTAACTTCTTTTGATATTTCTACTACAGATCTTGTTTCTATCGATAATTTTGAAGTTTATAAACCAAATATCGAGTATTTCATTACAGGTAAAGATTCTTCAGATGATGTTAGAACGTATCTTTATACTGTAAATACTTCTTCTTTTACGGAGATATTAACTCAAGATGGTGGTTATGTATCAGGTATAGCTAAATTACCAAACTGTACATATCCATCTGGATCAGATCAAATAACTATCGATAATTATACACCATTATATATTTCTAATGGTAGACTCTATAATAAGAACGATGATGGTTTACTGGAAGAATGGATACAAGATTCTACAGGTAATTTCGTTAAGTTAATTGGTCCTATAAAGTCTATAGAAGAAAACAAGCTTAAACAAGTACGTACATATCATGTTTATGATAATGAATTGTACGCATATATTAGTAAAATAGAGACTGATCAATTAGTTTCAAATACAATAAAGGTATCTGATATTGCAGAAAATACAGATATGTATATTAGCAGTTTTGATGATACACACGATTTCGTTTATTATAAAAACAACGGAGATGTAGTAGCTAAACTTATTGATATTACAGATTTCTCTACATCAGATATTGATCTTCAACTTACAGGATCTCCAATAGAATATTTTGGAGAATTTACTAAATTTATTAAAGATGACGATACTAATGCGTTATATAAACTCGAAAAAAATGGTTCATTTAAAGAATATATCAACGATAGAGATGTTTATGAAATATTTGATTTAAACGAAAACGAAGTTCTTTTTGGTATAGATGATTCATTGGTGGAACCATTTAAATTTATTAAGAATGACGATTATTATAAACTAGAACCTGGTCAAAATCCTAAGATTTACAACAATAAAAAACTTTATGTAAATTATCCAGAAGTATTCAAATACGATTTAATGCAAGATCCAACAATTCTTGATAATTTGATTAAATCTAATGATCCTATTTTGTCTAAGAAATGTCAAACAATTAACGAATATATTAAAAATAATCTTGTATTTGTTAACTCATTCAGAGTAGGTATTCTTAAACGTAGTGAAAATACAGTAGATATCATTATTATTCCAGATAATGCTGATGTAGCTAATGGTGATTTCTATATGTTATTTACTGTTAATATTTCTACAGATATCTTGAATAAAGATGCTACAGAAAGAACTATTGTTTATAGAAAACTTACTAAGTCTGAAGATGAATTTGTTGGTAAAAAGATTCTTTATCAAGAAAAATGGACAAGCATTTGTTCTAATAATATCATAACTCTTGCTATAGGTAAGAATGGTCTTTTCTATTCATATAACTCTGATGTGTTCCATAGACTTGTAAAACCTATGACAGAAAATACTCATGAAGAAATCATTTTTGATGATTCATTTGAAGTATTCTATGATAATTTCTTGTATTTCTATGCTGTAAAGGTTAATAAAAAATCTACAGATCATACATATTACTATTCTAAAGATGGTATTATCTGGAAAAAATCCAATATGGATATTATATTCCTAGATATGAAAGATCAACCATATTATCCAAAAATTTATACAACTGGATTAAATCGTATTTTCTTTGTTGGTGAATATGGAAGTATATTGGTCGATAATGTTGGTCTTGAAAATATTACTTCTAAGTATACTGAAGCATATGTAACACAAGAAGAAGTACAATATTATGATCCTATTCATTCATATAATCTTGGATTTGATTGTACAGATTTATTCTTTGATAATAATAGATATTTTGCACTTGATTCTACTAACCATCAACTCAAATATGCAGAAACTACTTCAAATTTAGTTGATATTAAAGAATTGTTTACTTCATGGACTACAGTTACTGTAAATGATTTGGATTTAAGTGGTGATAAGATAAAAGATTATAAATTATATGGATATGATCTTCGTGGTGTTATTTTGTATGGTAGTGGTAAAACTGATCCTACAGCTATTGGACTTTGGTATTCTGGTTGGGATGATCCTGATACATTTACTAAGAGTAATCTTCCAGCCGATGTTGGTGTAAAGAAATTCTATCCTTGTGTTTCTATTTGGAAACAAGATAATGGTTCCGAAGTATCTAAAGACTTTATCTATTTACTTGGAACTGATGACAAGACTTATAAATCAGAAGATTTTGGTCATACTTGGACAGAAGAAGCTGGTACACGTGAAGTACTCCATGTAGGTTCATATAATAACTACTATATAATTAAGAATACTGATACTGGTGTAATTACTGGAAGATCATTAGATGGATTACCAACTATAGCTTCTGATTTTACATCACCATTAGTTGATCCTAAAGCATGTATGTCTAGAAATCTTCATGCTACAGTAGGTTATAATATAATTCATGTTACAGATAATAATACTGGAAAGATCTTATTTACAACTGACTATGAACATTGGTATCCGGCTTCAGTAATTAGTTATAATCCTGTTACAGAATTACGTGATTCTGGAAACCTTGTTGTTGGTAATACAGTAATGTATCCAATAGCTATAAATAAGGATTATGACGAATCTTACTGTCCCACAAAAGATACAAATGCTCACAAAAAGAAGTTTATAAATGATAACTATAATTTCATTACACTTGATGATGACGGTTTTATAGAACTTCATATAAATAATGATAAATATACAATTGGAAATTCAAATGGTATTAATCCTAATGATTTCTTGATAGCTACTTTATCTAATTCAAAGATTAGATATTGTTTCATATCTGAATATAATAAGGGTATTTGGATTTCTGATGAGGTGGTACCTGGAACATTCAGTGGTACTTTAACCCACATTGATCTCGATATTTATGTAGAAAATGGATTCCAGAATAGAGACGGATTCTTTATTTATGGTAAAGATGACAATAACAAAACTAAGCTATATTACTTACAAACTAGAAAACTTAATCTTGCAGAGTTTGAATTTGTTGAAAAACTTTCTGTTGATTTTATCGATTATATCAAACCACATAATGATGATATCGTTGTTTCTACATATGATTTCGAAAATCCATATGATAAATACTCTTATAAACCAGAAACAAAAGAGTTTATAAAGAGTACAGCTATTGATATTTCGGATGTTTATTCTTTTAATAATACATTTGAATACAAGGGTGATCTATTCTTCATAAATGGTTCTGGTACAAATACGGCAATACGAAACAATGTAGATAATAATGAAGGTGTATTTATGATAAGAAAGAGCGTTGATACACTTGGAAATATCGAATATAATATTACGCCGTTCGTTAAGAATTCTGAAATCTATAAAGATATAAGTCCTATTGATAAGATTTATACTGGAGTATTACAGGTAGAAAAGGATAAATTTATACTTGTAACTTCTGGTAAGAAACAAGACAATAGTGATTTCGTAACTAATAAGTTCATAATTGATTTCACAGCCGTTAATGCTGAAGACAAACTTAAAAAGATTGAAAATATTGATCGTTATACTAATCCAGTATTATACGATATTGGTGCAATAATTAATACAGAAGATATAAATTCTCACGTTGTAAATGAACAAAATAGACGTACTTCTGTTGCAAACATTCCTTCATACGGTTTGATTGTACAACGTCATTCATATGGTTGCGATATTAATGATTTAACAGAGTCTAATCTTTCTTTAGAGAATAAAGTTGATAGCTATTATTTCGATAAGGAAAATAAAACTATTAAATTGAATTCTTATGGTATTACTGGTAGAACTGATTTCAAATTGAATTCAGAAAAGATTGCTTTTGCATCTACTGTTAATACTAATAAATCTGCTATCGTTATGGCTCTTGGTCAAGATAACGCATTTGGTATATTCGATAAGAATAACGAATGTATTAAGGTTGTAAAAACTGGTTATACAGATAGAACAACTGGTCAAGATATATTTATAGAATTCGATCCTAAGTATGTTAATATGCAATCAGTAATTATCGGTAGAAATAATACAGATCTTCAGGTCTATGGATTATTCTATGGAAAATTCCCAAGATTTAATTATGATATCGATACTGGTGAAAGATATTTAGATTATAGTCAGTCAATTACAGTATTCAAAGTATTCTCTATAGATTATGATTCTCTCATTTCTGCAGGAGATACTTTATCTATAAACGAAGAAAAGAACTTTACATATGATATTTCTCAGAATGAGATAAGAACAAATCTTAAAAATTATATAAAGAATCAAGGTTATCTTCCTAGTGAAGATCTTAATCTTACCGATTCTGATATTCAAGTAATTGCTATTTCCAACAACATTGTTTATGAAAATACATATTCATTGATAGTATGGAATAGTAAAAACAAATGTTTACAAGCTTATACTAAATTCAAATATGATTCTTCTCTTGATAATCCAAATGAAGAGAGTAATGTAAATCAGAAGATTGGTAGCAATGTTGAAGGATTAGATTTCGAAAGAAATTCTTTGTATGTTGATATTGCGGAACCTACTATGTATATGGATAGAACTACTATGAAATATATGAAGTTTGGTAGTGCTGATGGTTCTTATATAGAAACTAAATTATTTGTAGCTAATCTCACAAATAGAAAGAATTTATTCTTTACTAATGTTGATGATTATAAGAGAGATATACTTTTTGATTCTACTAAGTATCTCAAGTATATGCAAACAAGATATGGTGTATTCCGCTATACAAGTCAAGATTATGTAAACGCTGTAAACAAACGTTTGAATACCAACTTTGAATTTAATGAATCCAATTTCAACTATATCAATAATGCTCCTAGAAGTTACAGAAATGTAGAAAGTATGTTCTATTTCACACCTGAAGGTTCATCTTCTATTATTCCAATTCATATTGGTAATAAAGGTTGTGTTACAGACATATGGGAAATGGGTGAAGCATTATTTGTACAAACAAAAGAATACATAGAATATATCTTTGATGAACAAGAAGTTTATAAATTATATAAATTGATTATGATTCCAGATTCTAACAGATCAGAAATTATTTCAATTCATGATCCAAGATATTTTGTAGAAATGGATACTAAGTATGCACGTATTTATGATATGAAAAATACTCTAGAAGGTCTCATTTGTGTAGGTACTGAACCTAAAGGTATTACTGATACAACTCATGTTACTGATTATGGAAATAGTTATGTATTCTGGTATAATGGTAATGACTTTATAGTTGTAAAGACATTTGATGTTAATGATACAGGATCTTATGCTATCCTTGAGTACATATTAAATACAGTTAAAGGACCATTACTAATTTCTAGTAAAACTGCAGCAATATATAAATATTCTAGAACAACAAATACTGTAGAAGAAGATACGGAATATAAAAATATTCCAGTTACTTTCCCAAATAATGGCACAATGCAATCTATATTTATTTTAATGGAATTTGTTAGAAACCAGAAATTAGAGCCAAATTATCCAAATCCGATACTTGATATTTTAACTGACGATACTATAATATATACACCATATAGTCGTGATGATATGGATGGTCATTATAGTTGGTATTTGGTCGAATTTAATTTAACGAAAAAAACTACAAAAATTATAAAAGAATATGGTGATGGTGCAGATGAACTTAGTATAAGTGCTACACAGGGATTTGCAAGATATCCTATAGTAAGACCATCTGATACTACTAGACAGTATAATTCAGATCTTATAGAGAATATTCTTTCACAAAAAATACCTGTCGATAAAACATTGAAAGTAGTTGGTTCACTTATTTGTGACGGAGTTAGATTTAATGTATCTGCTATGCATATCGAAACTCACACAGGTGTGAATAATACAACTTTCAAGACTCTTGTATTTAATATCGATAAACATTTCCGTTCTGATCTTTCTAAAGAAATCTTTACAGAATCTCCTGGAACTATTAGATTTGGATTTGGCGAAATTGATAGAAATATACAAAAGTTAAATATAATAATATTCTACTAAAAAAAATAAAGTCTGGGGATTTATATCCCCAGACTATTTTTTAACGTTCTGCTGTAATTTCTAATTTCCAACCATCAAATACAAATTTATCCTTTGTAAATATAACAAACTCTTTAGTCTTAGTATTTACTATTGCAAAATTATATACTTTATTTTCAGAGTCGTCATTTCTTACAGATAAGAAATATGTGTTTCTATCAAAAAATAGTATAGGAATAGATATATCACAGTTTTCACAAATAACGTTTATATCGAACCAAGGATTATTTGATGTACTACTTGGTATTATTTTGTAGTTTCTTGTTTTATAACATGTTATTGGTTTATCTATCTGCTTATTTTTATTTGAATAAATATATAGTGGTTCTGATTCAGGAATTGTGCATATTAAATTACGGATATATTTACGTATATTCTTTTTAAGAGTTCGTAAATCAGAATTACTATAAGTAAAGTTCTCATGAACTTCTCTCTCATTAGTTATAGTCATGATAACTCCACCAAATAATTCTTTTAATTTATTTCTAATCTTTATTCTTTTATCTTCCTCTACTTTTGTAACATTCAGTTTGTGCAATATTGGTATTTTAGGACTTCGATATTGATCCGATATATCTTCTGGATGACAAAATTCTCCCCAAACTTTTGATTTATTAATCTCTTCTTTATCTTCATTTTTAAGTGAAGTTGAATTTTTATCATCATGATTCACATACAACATTTTATGTGATTTGTAAAATAATGTGTAGTCATGATTAATTGGATCAAATAACATAAAATTTGGGTTACCATTATCACATTCAATAATAGAATATCCACGATGCCACTTAAACTGAAAAAAGTTTTCAGTTCCATTATCCTCAGTAATTATTAATTTAACATCATAATCAAATTTATTGTATTCAAATGGTGAAGGTCTATATATAATACACGTTTTTGGATTAAAAACAATTGCTGTTGAATCTAAGGTTTTTGTGTTTTCTGATCGGCTACTAATATATAAAGCATTAGAATTAGAATCATTGTTTACCGAATTTATAAGTTCATCAAGTTTTTTTCTTAATACACGAGAATATTCATAAAAATACTTTAAAGTATAGAATGGTAAATTTACATTCCATTTCGCATCACAGTAATATTCTGAATCGACCAAAGTGTATAATTCTGATGCAAATTTATTAATTAATGTTCCTGCAATTGTGTGTTTAAATTCGTTCTCTAAGGTTTTAGATTCTTTTAGTTTTTGATCTTCCTCTTCATCTACATCTTTATCTTCATTAGTAGTTTTTGGTGGAAATGCTTTCTCTATTTGAAGTTTTTGAATTTCAGCTTTCATTTCATTCTTTAATCTTTCAATTTTACTTTCGACTATAGCGTCTATAGCAGACATAACTCTTCCAAATCTTATTTCACCGATGCTCCAATCACTAAATGGTGCAATTATTTCTTTAGCTTTCTCATCCATACTCTACTTACTCCTTAAAATATGATATAAAATTATTAGATCAAAAATAAAAATAAATATATATTTTTATAATGATCAGTAAAATAATATATATTTATGGAGGATTTATATTTTATGCCTAAGTATGTACAAACTATAAGAAATAAGCAGAATGTGAAATACTTTACTGAGAAAAACAAGAATATCATTATTAATTTCGATGAAATTTTTAAGAATCCAGATCTTAAAGTATATAATACTTTTAAAATGGCTATTGGAAAGAAAAGAGTATATGCTAACTTTGCTAACACGATGTGTAAAGACAATAATAAAATTCTTTCTTCCATATCTTATACAGTAACACAACAGGTGATTCTGTCATACTTTAATGTAAAGAAAGCCATTGATAGTAAGTTATTTGTGAAAACGGATTCCGAAGAAGATCTACTTCATTATGGTGTAGATGCTAGAAGAGACTTTGGTAAATATCAGAACTTTATCAATTTTATGATTACTACGTTGTTTACACCATCATTTATTAATGAAGTAAAAGGATATGTAGAAGCTCATTATAAAACATTCGTTGATGAAAAAGAATCAGAAAAATATGCTCCAGGTACTACATTCACTAATGAGCATTTTAAATTACTTTACACAATTTCTATGTTAGTTAAATTTGCTATTCCATTGTGTACACATTATATCTTTATTAACTCAGATAAAAATATCGAAGTTTATTCATTTATGTTTACAGTATTTGATTCAATATTCAAGATTGTTACCGTTGATTCAAACTGTAATAATCTTATGGATAAACTTTATCAGTATATTGATCGTATTGTACGTTCTACAGAATCATCTAATAAACCTATTTGGGCTAACTTCCCACAATATAATGAAACTAGAGAATCAATTATTGATGAATTTGTGGTAAAGATTGTAACAACTATTGTACCTAAATTTGATCTCGATAGATATATAATTCACCTTATTACAGTAGTATCTAGAGATTCTATTAATAGATTTAAAATTAGAGCAAATAATCCATTTGACTGTTATAGAATTAACGATAATGATAATAGTAATGATGATGAAGACGCTTTGAGTGAATCTGATATATTTGACATGTTTTACCGTAACATTGACGAAAGTATAAGTATTCTAAATAGATATGCAAATGATGATGCAATTGATACAATTTGTCGTCGAAATAGCATCTATATAGACGAAAAAGAGTTCAATTGGTACAAGAAAAATTATAAATTGCATAATTTTACAGTCAAAGTGGTTACCATGGTCTTCGCTAGATTTTTCTCTGGTAGCGTGAATGTTAAGTCTTGTACACAAGATCAATTAATTAGATTGATGATTGTACTTATAAAGAAGATGGAAGATCTTGGAATTAAATATCTTCCATACTTTGTAACTGGTACTAGAGTTAGTTATACATTTACAAATATGCCTAGTGCTACTATTTTAAAGAATTTAAAAAATAATATCGATTATGTGCAATTAATAGAACTTAAGTATAAATATGTACAAAGTGTGTTCGAAATAAAGACAACATCATTCGATGAAAATAATCCCATAAAAGATATGATTAGTAGTTTAGTTCATAATAACTATAATTATAATCTTTATGGAAGAGATGATATAAATGGTAAGCCTATACAGATTAGTGAAGATAAAATCATTAATGATGTAATTCAATTATATAAGAAAATGATTATTTAGGGAGAGACAATGATAGGAGAATTAATATTAGGTTCTATCGGATTAGTTTTAGCTATTTCTTTTATAATTATATCTAAAATTATTGAACGGAAAATTTAAATATGAAGAAGGGGGCCAAGAGACCCCCTTCTAATTATTTTTTTATAGTTTAGATTTATATAAATATTAATCATCCCACCATCTATCTCTACGTTCACTAGAAGAATATAATGAACTAAGATTATTATATTTATCGAATTTATAATACCAAGTTGTATAATAATCATGAACATATTTTCGGTGTTGCAAACCGTGCCATTCCCAAGAAGTTTTAGTTCTAGTAAGACGTTCGTTTGTTTTGTAAATAAAATAGTCTCCACCGGTTGTATGTAATGATACAAAACGTATTGTGTAACCACTTACGATATGTGTTAGACCACGATTAATAGGATTACGAAGGTAATTGACGAATTTCGTATTTTCGCCATTTCCCTCTATAACCCTACAATAGTCGAGTTTTTGGAGGAATTTAAAATTTTTCAAACTATTATCTGGACCACAAATTAATTCAAATTCATATGTATATGTATTTGATTCTATGGCGTTTATTCCTGTTACTACATTACTTGGGTGATAAACGTGAAACTTTTTATCACCGTTCTCCATAGTCTCTATTAACTCACCATGTCTAGTATTTAATCCATCAAAATATGTTATATATCCTTCGTATTCAACAATTTGAGCTGTACTTAATAATCTGTATCTAGTATTCTTATTTAATGAATATCTATCAAAAATAATAGAATACTTCTCTTCTTCTGTACCATGTTGCATAATATGCAGTTTTTCTTTACTTAAAACTAATAATTCTGTATCACCAAATTCATCAGTTACTTGCATTTTATTCTTTCTAAGTTTATGATTAAAATGATAATCATGATAATGAAATTTATTATAAACTATAGCTGTATCACTAAACTCTTTATCTATTACGTCATAATTAAAAGAATTTTCTACCCATCTATTGAGATCTTTACAAGATACAGACTCGTCTATAGAATCACTAACACCGATTTGTTTAATATTACCAAAAGATATTCCATACAATTTATCGTCAGAATCTTTAATAACAGTATCAACTGTAGGTAATATATTTTCTAATTGTTTAGTAGTGAAACTATTGGAATTCATATTCAGTGATTCTGTAGTCAACTTTGTATCATTTGAAAGATCTAAATCTTCTTTACTTGATTTAATAACCTTTATAGGATTACCATCTTCTGTTTCTTTAATTATTAATAATTCATCATTATTATTATATGTAATTAAAGAGATCTTGGAATTTGTTCCAAGATCATTATGTTTCTTTTTAATCTTATAGATGTCTGCATCATTTTTATGCATTTCTAACATCTTTTGTCTAAATTCATTCTTTTTCATAAAAAAATAAATCCCCTTTATTAATAGTATATAGTTTTGTTTTTAATAAAACTGGGTATACAAATACCCAGTTTAGTTTTATATTCTTTCATTACTATGTAATACAGGAAATTCATCATATAGGCTTAATTGACATTTATTAGGTCTAGGATATTTACTATATTTACAAAACATATCATATAATTCATCAGATAATCCATTATGCATTGATGGACTAATCATAGTTATTTTTTCAAGTTTATTATTAAGAATATATTCATAAGTATCAGCCATATTTGGTGTAATAATAGAATTATATCCTTGTTTTAGTAATCCATTAAATGGTGTACCTTCACTAGCAAAATGGAAAAATAGTTTTTCCTCACTAGAATTCTTAAAGAATATATTTCTAAGATCTTTCTTTAATGTCTCACAATTATCGAATTTACAAGGAAAATAAAACCCAAGCTTATCAAAATAAGTATCCATTCTCATAAGACCAATAAATAATTCAGAACGTAATGACATAGTAAGAATTCTCCAATAGAATTTCTTCTTTATATCATTTATTTGCTCTTTAGTTAATACATTTTCAAATAATTTATATACATATTTGATACCATATGAATATTCATTTGGTCTACCAAAGAAATGCTTTAGATCAATTTTAGCATTAGATTCACATATTTGATTAACTAACTCTATAAGAGCTATAGATGTAAATTGACATATATCATCCCAATAGACTATACATCTTATAGGATCTTGTTTATGAATAGGAAAAGCATCCTTTATTTCATTATAAGTAAATTCTTTATTATTCTCTTTTTCAATAACTGTATCTCCAGTCATTTTAGGATCAACATTCATTGTAAAATCTACTATATCTTCTCGTTTAACCATACTTGATTCACACTCCTTATTATATTAAAATATTATCTTTTTAATTATATATTATATTAATGAAAGATACGTTGTATCTTATTATAATACTATTAGTGTAGAGATGAAACTACTATAAACATAAGGGAGAAATGAACTATGAAAATTTTTAAAGCTACAATCGTAAGAACTAGAGCTACCAAAGTATTTCTTAAAAAGCTTATTATGAAAATAATAAGTATTTTCAAACCAGTAGTTCCTAAACCTAAAATTACAATTACTACAGCTCGTAGATTGCCGGGAGATATAACTGCAGAAACAGTAGAAAACACCGTTGCCGAATATGCAAAAACTACGTCTGAGCTAATGAAAGAAAAAGGTTTACTTCGTGAAAAATATGTAATCATGAATGGTAAACGTATTCTTGGATACGTAACTTCTAAACAGAAATTGTTTGGAATTCTTAATTATGATTTTTCTACGAATCATAAAAGACATGTATCATTTAATACTAAAGAAGAAGCATACAAATTTATGGTTGACGAGTATCGTTCAGCCTTTAACAAAATGTGGAACATTGATTCTATGTTTAGACAACCAATTAATGGTTACAATCAAGCTCAAGGATTACAGCTGATTCGTTACTATGTAAAACAGTTAAACAATTGTAAACTTAATATAATCCTTGTTTATGACGTTAATGCCTTAAAGAAATAAGGCAAATGCTTCTAGAACTAAAGAGATTAATATCTCTTTAGTTCTTTTTTTACCTGTTCGGGGGGTTTTTCAATTATATATTATATTAATGCATAAGGAGAAATATATGGAAGAAATGCAAATTAGAATGGTCGTAAGTAAGACCATTAATCAGAACAGGTTCATAGCCTCAATAGTCTGTGGATTGACTATGGGGTTATGGAATCGTTATTATGCTGAGAATCTGTCCTTTATATGGACACAGGGACAGATTCTTGTAATGTTTCTTGCTGGTTATATAGTCAATGACATAGCCAGCAAAAATTTTTCTTTCCGGAAGACCATGTTCTATATCCGGAACAAAATTGGATTTACGGTAAGAGCTATAGACCTTGTAACAGTTCTGTGGTTCACTTTTACTCATAATCCATTGGTTTTATTTGTAGGAGATACTATCTCCTGCATATTTAGTGAAATTGAAGCGATTGCATGGACGGAAATGCATTCCGCTACATTCACTGGAAATTTCCGGGCTGAGCATTCGGCTCGGAATACAAAGGCTGGTAACTTAGGTAGCATTATTGCTTATGTTACATCGATGTTCCTAGCTATCTTCATTGTTGGTGATAAACCAATCAGTGAAGAAATCCTCTTAATAACACAGTATGTGATGGTAGTAGTTTGCTACTTTATATACTTTAGGGGATTAAAAATCTTTAAGCTCACAAGACCACTCGTGGAATCTATGTGGGCTGAAAAAGAAGAAAAGTAAGCAAAAGAAATATAATCCCAGGGAATAAAAACCCTGGGATTTATTTTTTTAGTTTTGTTTGTTACGATTGACCTGTAGCAGATAGCCAGTCCACATAATTTTCAACTTTTGATAAATCGATTAAATATAAAATTACAGTGTTAACAGCTTTAGTATATGTACCATTCAAATCTGTTAAAGATTTAGCCATAGTTTTAAGCTCAGTTAATCCACCATGGATAATACCTTTATTTGCAGTAGCTGTGTCAGTTTTACTAATATCTGTTGAATAATTATGTTTTTGAACAGCATCGTTATTCAACGTTTTAGCAGTAATATCTTTATCATTTACTTTTTTGATACAAATATCGATAAATTTATCTGTCATTTTTATTACTTTATCCAAACTATTCACGATATTACTCATCTGTTTACTAATAGCATCGTCATCAAAATTATCAAATACTTGACTCAACGATTTAACACTAATATTATTTTTATCAGTTATTCTTTTTATTTGGAATTTATCTTTTCCTTTACTAAATAAAAGAGTGAGAACATTTTCAAGTTTTGAACCATCTTGTTCTTTTGCAATTTTGAGACGTTCTTCCAATTGTGAAATATTCTCTTTTACTTGAACAAGCTGTGTTTTAATTGTTTCCAAATTATTATCTTTCATTTTAGTGACAACGTCTGTAGCCATACCAACAACTTTTTCAGTTCTCAATATCGTTACATTTTCTAGTTTAATTCCGCCTAATGAATAGAGTCCACCATATCTTTCCAGAATTGATTCAAGTAAACTTCTGAATTTATCCATCTTTGCTGCATTTTTTTTACTATCTTTACCAGACTTTGCTTCTTTAAAAATAGATTCATCAGGATTAGCTTTTACTTCTGAAACTTCTGGAGATTTATCTTCTTCTTTTACTTCTTTGTTAAAATTTTCTTTCTCTTTTTTGAAGAATCCTATAAATTTTTTCCAAATAGATTTCAAGAATTCAACAAAACGTTTAAGCATATTCTTCAACCATCTGAAGAAACGGACTATAATGTTTCCATCTTTCTTTCCGCTGCTTTCTTCTTTCTTCTCTTCACCTTTACTCTCTTCACCGTTTTTCTGATCTTCTTCTATAGAATAAGCCAAGTTAGACAAATAAGATTCACAACTATTGTTAGCTTGTTTATTTCTTATATTTTGTGTTACGCTATGTAACCTTTTTACCATCTTAAGTTTCTGTAAATTATTATATGTACTTAACTTACTATAAGTATCATAAAATTCAAGATCTTCCATAGCTTGACTAGCATCTTTATATATTTCGTCTGTAGTCTTTAAGGAAGTCTGTGTATTTACTACCATATTGTTAGTAGTATTTGTATCTTTAAAAAGAATAGATTCAACACTAAACATTCTTTTCAAATCTCCTATAAAAAAGAATAAGGACGAGAGTTTAAACTCTCGTCCTCCTATCATTATCCTTGGAGGATATTAAAACCTAAAGAGCGATTCTGTAGTAGAAGCTGCACCAGCTAATCCAACACCTTTCTTAGCGTCTTTAGCTGTCTGCTTATCTTCTTTACCCTTAAGAACCTTAATCTCTGCAAGGTATGCTTTAAGAGCAAT